CTTGGGCTAAGCCTGCATCATCTCCTTCCTTCGCAGGGAATGGTCAGGGTGCTATCTCAGTACCTAAGGTAGGTGTCCGTGTCTTCGTCACCTTTACGGGTGGGTCAATCTTTAACCCTGAGTACAGCGCATACAGCGATGTTGATACAGACCTTATTGAAGAGATAGGTGACGACTACGTGGATAGCCAAGTGCTGATGTACGATAAGACCAACGAGGTCTACGTCCTCTTCCAACCAAACCGAGGGCTACATCTTCAGTACAAGGGTAGCGAAATACAACTATCTCCTGATGGGATGATTAGCATCATCCATGCAAACAACCAATCCGCAATACAGCTTATAGGGGACAAGATAAACATTGTGTCTAATGGCGCAATCAATATCGGAGGGGACTCCAACGACAACGCAACCTTGCACGCTGATAACGTGTCTATTGGCGGAAAACATCTAACAACTATAAAAGGGCAAACACCCAATGAGTATGCCGTGAATGGTCAGGCTCTAATGAGACTCCTTTCGTCTATGGCTAAACTCATTGATGCAAAAATGCCATCGTCTCCTGGGTCTTGCGAAGTCCTCGTGGAGACATCCAAGATGGCAGTGTTAAACAAAGGAATAAAATACGAGTGAGAAAAGAATAGCTATTCTATAACATGACAAACAAAGAAAACAAACTCAGTCAAGGCACACGTGTGTGGTTGCGTGACGGGAATGGAGAGAAAGTTTATGGTCATATTAGGGCTGTAAATGAATCCACCCAAAAGTGTTCTGTTGGAGCAGATGATGGACGCATCTTCCGAGGCATACACAATACACGTGTCTTCTTAGACGACAGAGGTCGAGTGTTTGATATTAACGGAGTTCATGATATGAACGAAGGCGTTTTTTCAGATGCTGTAGACAAAGTAAAGAACTTCGCAAAGAAGTTTATCAAGAAGCTCGTTAAGATGGTTAGTGGCAAGAAATTTGCTATTGACCCCGATGACGATGGTAAAATCGTACCTGCTGTAACATTTGAGAACATCATCGTAGACCTAAGTGATGGTGATATTCCTGGCGGTGTGAATGGCTATGGTATTCACGAGGCTGTGTCGGGTAAGACATTTGGTGATGCGAGAGTATTTGAGGAAGGAAAGTCCACAGAAGCTCAAGCCAAAGCCTACGTTAAGTACTACGCTATGAAATTGAAGGGGATGAAAGATGAAATGAACCCCGAGGAACTCAATATCGTAGCGGAGCAGGTCTTTATTGACACTCTTTACGATGCTGGTGCTATCAACGAATCTGAACAAGAGCGTAGAATAAAGGACATTTACGAATCAAGACGTATAAAGAAAGCTCTTAGGGAAAGGCGCATCAATGAAGCAAAGGAGACTCCAACTACTCAAACGGAGAACCTTGACTTCCCAAATATCATTGGTGTCCAAGGTCTCCACAGCTACCTAATCCCATATCTTGAAGGGTATCTAAGAAGAGGTAACAGCAACATTGAGAATGACCCACTTTGGGATTATGACAAGGTATTCCTTGATGACATCCGAAAGAAGAAAGAGGCTAACGGAGAAGTCTTAACTCAAGAAGAAATAGATGATATAAAGAGGAACAATCTTCTTTCATCTCAAAACATCGCTGGTGGAAAGAATGCTGGTCTTCAGACAATCCCTATGATTTGGGGTCTGCCAGGTACGGGTAAGACGGGTATCACAAAGGGCATTCGTCTTATAATTCAGGATTGGATTCAGAAGAACAAAGAGCTGTTCCCTCCCGTAAAGGTTGATGGTGTTGAAAAGGACAGAACTTATGGTATCATTGAATTTGACCTTTCTCAGTCTACCGCAGAATCCCTCTCAGTCTTAACTATTGCAGAAAAGCCAGCAACATACATAGATGACGAAGGATTTGAACAGAAGTATGATGGTCTTATCACTCAGGAAGCTCATTCTGTTCCCGTATCTAAGTTCCCTATGTTTAACTTCATGGATGGGACTAAGGAGCAAATCTTGAGAAGGAATGATATTGCAAATCGTGGCAATGAAAGAACGGGATGCGGTGGTATTTTATTCTTTGACGAGCTGTCACGAGCACGAAGAGATGTCCTCAATGTATGTATGAAGTTCTTCCAAACGAGAGAGCTTGATGGTCGTTATAGACTCGGTACTCAGTGGGCTATGATTGGTGCTGGTAATAGAATCATAGATGGTGTGCAGACGGATTGGGATACGGCTATGTATGACCGATTTATCCATTTCAACTATGTTCCTGATACTGACGAATGCGTAAAGTTTGTAAGAGACCAATACGAATCGGCTGGTGAAGATGTTCCGCCCGAAATGGAGCTTGTTCTTCAAGCGGCTTCAACGGGTAATAACAAATTCCTTCTTGGCGTGATAGGCGATGAAAATGTTGCAATGGACAATGCTAAGAAGCGTCATGAGTACAAGCAGATAGCAGACGACCCTCTTGATAAGGGTTCTGTTAGACCTGCTTCTCTGAGAAACTTCTCCGACTATGGGGTTTGGAGAAATGTGCTTATCAAGAGCGACATCTACCAAGACCTTTACGGAAAGCCTGCGCTCACCAACAGAAGCACCGAAGAACTTAAGGGTGGTCTTTTGACCGATGAAGAGTTTGAAGAATATGTTGAAAAGGTCAAGGAGCTGACCAATGCGACAAGAGGATTTGATGCGGCTGAATTTATCGCCCAAGGTCTTCGTCAGTATCGCCAATTCAGTGAGTCTAAGTTCAAGGCTGGTCTTAACAACTCCTCCCTTATTGAGTTCTTCCAAAAGTCAATCTATACGATTGATAGAAGGCTCAAGGGTAAGTCTGAAGACGAATACACCGACAAGGACAGAGAGGCTGTCACGTTATATAAAAATGGGAAGTTCGTAGAGATTAGCGGTGAGAAAATACCGAAAATCTATGACATGTTCTTTGACGTGGAGAATGGGAAGTCCCAATACCATAAAGACACCCATTACCTCCTCTCTAATGAAAGAAGTGTCCTTTCATTTACGCCACTATCGGAATATCTTGTTAAGCCCATTATTGATGGTCTTGAGCGTGAGGTATCCGTTGGAGGTGGCAAGACTGAAAAGAGAACCCTTCCATTCAGTGGCATGCACAAGATTGTGGTTGGTGAAGAAGGAGACTCTAAATCAAAGGAGTATTCATTTAGCGCAGACACGCTGGGTATCAGTAGTGATAACATCCAAGCGGCGGCTTACACTGCACTTGTAGCTATCCTAAGGGAGAATGGCATCAAATTCAAACTTGATGTATCCAAGGTTGATGGCGTAGACCCATTCGGTAAGCTGAAGGAACAAATCGCTGATAATGTTGGTAAAGAATACTCAGTCAAGGATAGATTCAAGAATATCGCATCTGTTGAAAACGGGAAGAAGCTGAATGATATAGATGATGTTATATCACCTATACAATGGTTCAACCTCGTTTGCCTTGCAAGTAGTATGTCAAATAAACAGCAGGCATCTGTGTTTATATCAGACTTTTTGAGTGGTATCGTATCAGTGTGCTTAATCCTTGGGCTTGCCCCATCAGCCGCTATATTAGACTCAGAAAAACTTGAGAAGGGACAGAAGTCTATAACGAGATTTATTGATACCAAGTGGGCTCTAACACCTCTGATTTGCGTTCCAACCACATATGACGATAACTATGAGGCACTGCGGAAGGAGATGAAAAAGCGTGAAGTCACGGAAATTTCTATTTCTGACATGGATGAAAGAATGGATACGGGTGTCAAGAAGGGTTATCTCGCTGGTGCTATTATACTTAATGGCATATTTGGTCAAAACATCAAGGAACGAGATAGCTTCATGCAACATGTCACAGATGGTGCAATCGTAGAAGAAGTCATTTCTAATATACTTGATGCAAATATAGCCGTTAAGGAATAACGAAACTCAAGCATAACAAGTAACTCAGGAGAGCCCCTATGTTAAATCAGACATAGGGGTTTTCCTTTTTATATGAGCAAGAAAAACATATCTAATCCACTTAACAAGAAGGTGCTATCTCAATCAGAGTTCAAGCGTCTTCTCAACCAAGAATACATACCACCACGAAGAGTTAGCCCTCCTAAGACGCTAAGCGATGTTGATAAGCTCGTTAATTACAATGAGTTCGTATCATTCTTCTTCCTTACGTTTGGTGGTATCCACGTTACGAAGCATCCTATCCATAATGTTCCTGACTACTCCAACGTACTCACTGAGTCGGAAAAGGCTTTGGCTAACGATGGTATAACCGATACCATTAAGCAGAGTTCGTTATACAAGACCCTCTTGAAGAAAAGAGAGGAGGGTCTAAGGTCTACCTATGATGTGCTACTTGGCAACCCAACGACTGAGACAGCGGAGCAACAGCCGAAGAAGCCTATGTTCCCTGCTATGTCTATGTCAGACCCAAATAGGGACGCATATATCGGGTCAGTAAGGGGAGGTGTGTATTCCAAACCCGTAAGCAGAGGGAATTGGAAATGGAGAGCCAAAGCTGGTCTTCCTTTTAGCCGTCTTCATGTCGCATTTGAAGAGTACTTCTCCTCTCTTCCAAGGGAGATACAAAACCAAATCGTCATAACGTCCACTACGGGAGACAAGCACGCATCACGCTCGTACCATTATGTAAGTATGGCTGTGGACATATCTTGTAAGGTTGGAGGTGCAGATGACTTGGTCAATGCCATCTTTACTGACCCACTGCTGGCTCGCTTCGGACTTTGGACTCTTGACCCTAATCATGGCACAGCTCCGCACATTCACTTGGAGTACAGAGGTTCAAGAAACGAGTTCGCTTCATACACCGCATCTAACAATAGCTTCCCAAGCATGGGGTCTTTGTCTGCCTCGGTGATGGCTAAGTTTAGAGGTGCTCAGCACGGGATGAGGTCAAGGTCTACCCTTCGTGATGACCTTCTGAAGGATGCTTCATTTTCAAGGAGTGGTGTAGACGGGTCTTCTTCGTATGGCAGTGGAGGGTCTCTTTACGGAGATTCTGAGCCTCTTGACGATGGTAGCTTTGGTCGTACAACCTACTCCTCATCAAACCCTTGGTCAGGAGCAAAGCTGGTTGCTAAGCCATTAACAAAGAAGAAGGGCGGAGAAGAAGCATTGCTTTCATTCTTCGGCAAGGAGGTAGGCTCGGATGCTCCCCCATCATTGTATGTCCTATCCGAGCACGAAATCGTCCTTGACGCAATGAGTGTGGATGGAGACGGAGCTTCGTACGACAACAAGGACGAATAATTTTTTAGCACGATTTTGGAGTGAGACTTCTTTTGTATATCTTTGTAGCGAAATAAGTCTCACTCTAATTAAGTGCTTAAATGAACATTTCAGTAAACCGAGCGGAACTGCTCAAGGCTGTTGTTAATGTCAGCAAGGCTATTAACAGCGCATCTGTAAGCGCAGTGCCCGTTCTCGGAAAAATCCTATTCTCGGTAGAAGGCGATACGCTCAGCGTGAAAGCCTCCAACCAAAACTCCGCCATTTCAGTCAAGGTCAAACTTGATTCTACAGATGGCGATTGCGCATTCCTTTTTGAGGCTGGCGCAATCAAGAAGATTCTCTCAGACGCTCCGTCAGAGCAGGTCACTATCTATTCAACGTCCGACACGTCACAGCTGTCGCTTGACTATGGTGTAGGTACGTTTATGCTTGGTACGGATGACGCATCCATCTACCCCGATGTCCTCCTTGACGCAAGTGGTTCTTCCTACAAGGAAATCCACGTAGAAAGTCCGTCAGAGTTCCTTATCGGTATGGCACGTGCGCTCGCTTGTTCGGGTCAGGATAAGAACAGACCACAGCTTATGTCTGTTCTCCTTGATATTCACACCGACACGATGTCTATCGTTGGTACGAGTGGTATTGTCCTCTCTCAGTATGATGTCAAGCTATCTCAGCCATCCGAAGAGCAGGCTGAGGTCGTCATTCCAGCTAACATCGCATCCATCTTCCTCTCGGGGATTATCTCTGAGGATAGCGATATGCACTTGTTCTACAACGATAAGACCATACGTCTTGAGACGGATAACGAGACCTTCACGGCTATCGTTCTTGACTTCAAGTTCCCCAAATACGCACGTGTCGTAGAACAGCTGTCAAAGACCAACTCCTTCAAGGTAGACCTCCTTCCTTTCGTTTCATCCATTAAGCGTGTCGCATCCCCTAACTCTAAGGTAGACCGCCTCATTGACCTCAGCGTCTCTCAGGCAGGAGTAGTAGCGAGCTGTAATGATATTTTCAGCAGTTACTCTGCACGAGAGAACATCAATGCTACGGACATCACGGGAGATACACCTCTTGAGTGCGTATCCTTGAATTTTGACCTCCTTGCGTCTCTCCTGAAGAACCTAAGCTCACCTCAGGTAACGTTCAACATCAATGGCTCATCTGCGGCGACTTCGGTTGTAGAGGAGCAGGAAGAAGGTTCAAATCTCAAGCGAGTGAACATCATCATGCCTATGGCTAAGAAGAAGTCTTAATCGCTTGGAGAAGTAAGAAATAATTCGTACCTTTGTACAGCCACGAAGTGCGCTACTTCGGATATCACTAATATAAGTTTAATATAACATCAGTAAGAAGCATGGCAAAATTCAGCGTAAGCGACATGGCTCAGCAGTTCACCTCACCCGTAAAGCAACCCGACATCTCGGCATACACGGGGAGTAGAGACTATTTCGTAAAGGAGGAAGACCCTCGTCTCCTGAAAATCAAGGTCAAGGACATCAAGAACTCACCCAATGGGGTGTATCCAATCGCCCTCAGATTCCTCGCAAACCCATTCGTGGTTGAGGATATGAACAATACTGACCCCGTATTCCTTCGCAATATCATTGCGACACGAGAGTACGAGCTCCCAATTATCTCTAAAATCAACCGATTCAAGAACGACCCAACGGAGACGATTAAGTTCCCACCCGAGGTCGCAGGCGTAAAGGATGAGATTAGTGAACTTTGGTGGGCACGATGGAAGGAAGACCAAATAAAGACGGGTCTGAAGAAGGATGATACAAGGCGTACAAGACTCAAGAAGGATGAGAAGCTCGTAGACTCCCCTTCCGAAAGATATTACGCACTTGTTCAAGTCGTAGAGGATATACAACACCCCGAGCGACAAGGCAAGGTATTCGTATTCCAATTCGGTCGTGCCATCTTGTCAATTCTGTATAAGTCTCAGGGAATTGAGCTCCCTTCAAAGTACAAGAAGGCAAACGATGCACAAACTCAGACGGCTCAGAGTGCTCCTCAGAGCAAGTTCTCCGCAAAGGCAAAGATTCGTCCATATCCATTTGACCTTGTCAATGCTCCTATCTTCGTTGTTGAGGCGAAAATCAAGGACGGAACGGAAAATATGCCTAACTATGACTCATCTGCTTTCATTGACGAGGGCATGGAGGGAGACAGAATGCCCGTTTCATTCGTTCACCCAACGAGAGGTCAGGTCACTATGACTGATACTTCGGATATTGACCAGCTGACGATGTACGCAGAGTGGCTTGAATCCATTGACGCTCCCGACCCAAGCGATTTCGCATACAAGGGTCATACTCCTGAAGAGCGTAAGGCGATTGATGAGTATCTCAAGTACCACACGGATAAGGACTATAAGTTTAAGGTAAATGCTGAGGCAGAACTTGACAAGGCGAACCGACTGAAGGAGGGTAGTTACGGCTCAAGGTTCGGAAACCAGCCTGCGCCAACCTTCAACGAAGGTGTTGCTCCTCAACAGCCAGCATATGCACAGCCAGCATATCAGCAACCAGCATATGCACAGCCAGCACCTCAGCCCGCTTATCAGCAACCCGTTGCACAGCCTCAGCCACAGCCGACCTTCCAGCAACCCGTTGCACAACCAGCTCCTCAACCTCAGGTTCAGTCAGCTCAGGCGATAAACACTGATGACCTGCCATTCTAACCTATAAGGGTTGAACATAAATAGACAGCCGTATCCGATAAGTAGGGTACGGCTGTTTTACTTAAATAGGATTAGAGGATAAAAGAAACCATATATGAGTATATATTCCGAATTAAACGACTTGAGGAGAGCATCAAAAAAGTCGCTAAACGAACTTACCCCAGCCCAAGCCAAGGAGGTTCTTGAAGGCTCAGGTATAGACCCTACGACAGCTAAGTATGTAATCCTAAAAGATAGTAATGAGGTAATCAATATGGAGCATATTCGCCTTGGGTTAAGAAGGGTGGATGAAGTGATATTTAGAGTGCTCCCTGACTTACATTATATAAGGAAGAATTTAAGGACGGATTTTACTTTTTCAATTAAGACCATGGCGACATCGCCAGGTCGTTTGTTTATTAACCCTGCATTCTATCTTGAGCTTGAGAGTATAGATTATACCCGAGCTCCTCTGTTCGTGGTTATCCACGAGATATACCATAATCTATATAGACATTTTGAGCGTGCCAAGCAAGACCCTATTAAGTACAATTTGGCAAACCCAAGCATAAGGCAACGCTGTAATATGGCTATGGACTACGAAATCAATCCGCTTGTTGAGGGTATATGTAGTAAGATTCAAGGCATGGAGGGTATGACACGGAAGTGCCATGGGCTATTTGATGAGCGTTTCATCGGTCTTTTTTGGGAGGATATATATGATATACTTTTAGAAGAAGAAGCGAAACTTCAGGACTTGTTTGATGAAACGATGATGGATAATAATAGTCAGGGAGGTGGAGAACCTGGCGACAGCGGTGAGTCTGACGGAGAGAGTAGCGATGGCAATAACAGCCAATCTAATAGCAACTCTAACCAAGCCCCAAATAATTCTCAGGGCTCAGAGCCGAACTCAAATAACACTCAGAGCAGTAGAGGTGGTAATAATAGCCAACCCAATAGCAACTCTAACCAAACTCCCGACAACTCTCAGGGTTCAGAACCTAACTCAAATGACAATCAGAGCGGTAGCGGTGGTGATGAAAGCTCTGATGGGCAGAGTTCAGATTCATCCGATGGAGGAGATTCTAACTCTCAGTCGGGTGATGGCTCAAACGATGGTAATGACCCACAGAGTGACAACTCGGGTTCTCAGGGAGAAAGTCAGTCTGATGCAGGAGATGAAAGTCAAGGCGATGGCGATGGTAGTAATGGCGGTAGCCAAGGCTCTGATAATGGAGACTTTGATGGGATGTCGGGCAATGAGATTGCAGACAAACTGAAGAACAGCTCTAATGCTATTGATGGCTCTAATAACGATACTCTTAGTGGTAATGGTCATGTCATGAGCACTGAAGAGGCGAAAAGAATAGATAAAGCCGAGGGGCGAAATACAACTGCAATAGACAGCAAAGCATCTAAGGCAGATGAGGCAATGAGGAATGCGCTCAAGAATAAGTCCCTTATGAGGAAGCTGATTGACGATGTGCTCCCTAAGGATTTAACTGATAAGGTGAAGCCTTCTAACCGAGGCATAATGTCTGCCAACAACATCGCAGGTATCGCCCTTGCTAAGAAGGAGGTCAAGGTTACTTGGGAGGATATTATAGATGAACTATTCTCATCCATAAAGCCTGGACGTAGACTCAAGAGGGGTATAAACCAGCATCAAATATCAACATATAGAGCCGTTGCTCGTATGATGAACAGCCGTAACATGATTGTTCCAATGCGTTCAAGAAGAGACGTAGAAATGGTTGGAGCTGTTTGGATTCTCGTTGATACATCAGGTTCTATGTGGCATTACCTATCATCATCAGTAACAATGATAGCAAGTCTTGCGCACGAATTGATTGATGGTCTTAGTGGTCTTGTCATCATCCCCGTTGATACTGAAATAAGTGAAATTCAGGTTTGGGATACGGATGCACTAAAAGAGATAGGCGATATATACTCATCTACGGAGCAAAAAGGTCAGCCATTTAAGTTCTCAGGTGGCGGTGGAACATATTTTGACCGAGCCATCGACTTCATAGACAAGGCTATATATGACACCTCTATGGATAGCGATGACATTTCTGAGGCATACTTTGGTGGAAGAAATTTTGATGATGTAGTCAAGCTCTATACCGAAGACAATCTTTATGATGGAGGCGAGAATATAGATGATGCGTTCTCTCTCATAAGGGATATGCCTCCTTGCGCTACACTCCTCTTAACTGACTCTGACGTTCTTGCAGGAGCTATAAGTGGTAGTGCTATTGACGAGATTGAATATATAGATGAAGATTATTTCTTCACTTTTGTTCTCGGTGAGACGAAGTGTAATCCCGTAGGTTTCGGTCAGACCATTGCTGTCCCATCTCTTGACGGGAATATCATAATGGTTGGTCGTGAGGGTAAAGAAATCACACCTGAATCAGTTTAACACGTAATAGCCTATGATTGATAGGTCAAAGACATTTAACAAAACACTTGCGAGCAGAGCAGAGGGGGCTGTGACCCCTTCTGCTCTTGGTCGTTCTCCTATATCGGGTGACGGGTCTTCATTGCTTGATTCTGTCGGTAGACACGTGCCCGTAGTTAAGATTAACGACTACTACTTTGCAAGTAGGCAGATTGAGTACATACGTATTGAGACTACGGAGTTCCTTCCATCTGTGTATGCAGTGTTCTCTCTTGATAGGAACAACCCTATTGCGATGAACCAGCCGAAGGATGGTGATGTCATCTCGGTATTCATGAGACCTATGTCTGACGTTATGCGCAGTCTCCGTTGCGACTTCCGTATTACGAAGGTATTCATCACAAACATCAATCAGTCAAGCATGTCTCAGGACGAGCAGGCTTACTATCAGATGATAATCAAGGGTGACATTAACGTTCCAAATTTATATACGGAGGGTCATCAGTACGCATTCAGTGGGACATCCCACGAGACGATACGTGACTTCTGTCAGAGGTATAGGCTTGGCTACGTCTCAGGCGTTCAGTCGGACACTACAGACCAGCAGGCGTGGTACTTGTATGGACAAAAGCCTATTGACTTCATTCAGGATATAATTGCGCACTCGTGGAGGGATGAGGAGAGCTTCTTTGACGGATGGATAGACCCATTCCTCAATCTTACGTTTAGCAACGTCAATACGATGCTGGGGCGTACTAAGGCTGATGATGGTTCTATTGATTGGGGTGCATTCGTCTCCATTACGGGTCGTGAGTTTGCAGACCGCTCGTATGCTAAGAATGCTGTCGAGAAGGATGGTGCATTTGATTTTGAGGCTATACCTCTAATCCTTAGTAATATCCCTCAGATGGATAAGACTCCGTATTTCGTGAAGAAGTATAGGGTAGAGAACAAAGCATCGGCTATTTCATCCAAGTACGGGCACGTCATAGAGCTTGACGTTAATATGAACAACCAAGCTCTTGCAGGCTCGGGTGTCCCTCAGAATAGGCAGGTTGTAAGGATTGAGCCTTGCTACAACAAGGACAAGATAAAAGACCATATCATCCTGAGAGGTAGAGCGAGAGACGGATACAATAACGGAGTAACGGGAGAGACCTTCGCTGACAACGATACGGAAACGATTGTCAGATATGTATGGGGTGGAGATAGCCACGTCTTCTCCGATGGTGATGGTAAGTCGGGTAACACGAATGGAGCTACGGGCAATACGCACAAGAACTACATTAGGGCGTACTACCACAACCTAATCAACAAGGTTGAGCTTGAAAAGCTAACGCTCGTATGTACTCTCAATGGGCTTAATACGTTCATATACCGAGGGCAGAAAGTCCCCACGTTGCTTCTTGAGCAGTCTAACATAGATATGCTTTTTAACTCGTCAGTATCTAACCCGAGAGAAGAAGGAGAGACCCCTCAGGCTGTCTTTGAGAAGACTATGGATAGGGCGAATAACTTTATGATGTTCTACTCAGGTTGGTTCGTCACAACGGGGATTAGGTATATCTACGAACGTCCTCCCATCACGGCAACCTCAACGGATGAAATCGTATCCTACCGAACAGAGGTCTTCCTCAGCAGAAGGGAATGGCTACCACCCGAAGCCATCTCTCCTATTACTATTGACGACTCGGGCAAGGTGCATCTTAATCCTAATGCGAGAGCGTATGGCTCTTCTTCCGAACTCGGAAAGACTTCTGACGAAGGTTATATCGGTAGAGGATATGACTCCTCTTATAGCGGAGGAACATCTGCACCCGTAAACCCAATGTCGGGTGGGTTCACACCGCACGGGGATATTGGTAAGGCTGTCTCCTTTGAAGGTAGTAAGAAGGAAGTGTATAACGAACTTGTCACCCTTGTGGATAAGTATATCGCATCCAAGAGTAAGGGGGCTAAGCGTATGAGTGGTTCAGTCTTCGTTTCCATGTGCGCTAAGTACAAGCTGGATATTTCCCTCGCCCTCGCTCAGTGTCAGATTGAAGGCAACTTCGCCACGATGGGTAGACCACGAACGACTAACTCGGCATTCTCTGTGGGGCTGTTTGATACGGGAGAGAATAAGTTTGTTTATACGCACCCTGATGAGTCCGTAGAACCCTATTGTAGGCTAATGCAGAAGAACTACCTTCAGTATGGAAAGAAGAGCGCAGAGGAACTACTTAGAGGAGGCTTTGTGAATGCAAGCGGTCAGAGATATGCTTCGGCACGCAACTACGAGAGCAATGTATCTCAGACGAGAAACAATATCATTTCGCAGAGTAAAATAATGAGCCTCTATAATAAGTTAGTATCTTGATAGATACATTGTATTCATATTTTTTTTGAGTTTTATTTTGAAGAGGGGTGGGTCGTCATGGAGGCTCACCCCTCTTGCTTGTTGTCAATAATCTTCGTATCTTTGTGCGAACTCTAATAAAATCCTAAGAATGCAATACATTCCTGATAAATGGAAAGGCATCGTTGATGCTATGGTTACAATAACCGACAAGGACGAGTATGTAGTAAACAAGAACTATCTCATCAAGAAGGGGTTTAGTCTCCTTCTCAACAAGTATATCTCAGAGGCATTTGACGCACTCGTTCTCGCCAATGATATGTACCACGTAGGAGATGATACTGCCGTTGAGCTTATGGCTAAGCGTAACCTCACGGATGAATACGAACTTCTTAGGTCAGCTATCGGTATATACAAGGGAGGTGAGGAAACCCTTCGTAGGAAGACAAGGTCTAAGAAACCTACAACAGCCATACGTCATTATTTTGGCGACTTGTTGTCCTCGCTTAACGGACTTGATGAAGACCGATACAAGCTCGCCTATTGGCTTATGACGACAAGGCTACTTATGGACTTCCTCGGCATCAAGCCAATGGATAATGTAAGTATCCCTGATATTCTCCTCGCATACCAAGGAAAGAATGCAGGCAATCATATCGGTGTAGATGAGGTTGAACAGATGCTAAACTTCGTCAAGAACTCTCGCACGAAAATCATTGAACTCGCAGATAAGATTGACTTTTGCGTAAAGCAGAATATCTCCGACATCGTTGCAAAGGAAGCGTTATGCACCTATACGAGTAAGGTGATTAAGGATATTTCCGTTTATGATGTTGAGCTTGATTTCTTGGATAACGTCTCAAAGGCTGAGGAAGGGATATATGGTCTGAATAAGGATATTGCCCATATGATTGCAAGGGCTATCCATCGTGATTACGGGATACGCCTACACTCTCAGAAGGAGATACTAAGAGAGATTTACTACAACATCATCCCTGATATTTGCAGTGTCTACCACGAAGGGCGTTTGTCCATAACGATACCAGCCTATCTTGGAGCGAACAACAGCCCTCTTGATGAAGTGGAGAATGACCCTGACGGGGTTAGCATCTTCCTGAAGCATAAGATTATCAACGACTACCTCTTCTTCGCCCGAACCTATACGGGACTTGGAAGAGACCAGCTCCTTGCCACTCGCTTCTCAGATGTTCATTACAGCAAGTTCAAGTCAAAAGCTACGATTGAAGACGCATCAGAGTGGGTTCGCAACTCCATCACGGATACGCAAGAATGGAGCGTAGCCATTTCAGAAGCCGTTGAGGATGTCCTATCCGAAGGTATCTACAAGGAGCAGTTTGATATGGTTTGTAAACTTATGGTGGCTTGCGTCTCACACTTCACTGCATCGTGGATTTATCGTCATGCTTACAACTCCATTATCTTTAAGTCTATGCAGATGATGGGCACGGCTGATACGACCAACGTATTCAACGAAGAGAAGAGTAAGTATATTGAGAACACGTACAATGACGCTCGTTTTGTTACGTTCATCCTCAGGACGCTCTCTGACGATGATAACGACTACACCAAGTCCCAGGAGTTAAGAGCACCACTTGAGGAGATGATGTTCACCTGCAAGACCATTGCGTGCGAGAAGTTGTACGAAGTCTTCAAGAAGGATACAGACTTATACTTCACGCTTATTAAGCCTCTTCCATCCGTACGAGATAGCAACTTTAAGATTGCGAGCAAGGAGATGATGGCGGTAGTGGTAGAGCGCATCAAAGACTACTTCCCTCACCCAACGATGGAGTATGACGTGCTATCGGAAGACGAATGTACCTCAACAGCGAAAGTCATCATTGACCTCATCTTTGAGAGTAGGTACTGCAAGTTCGGAATGCTAAAGTCGTTAGACCCCAACTTTGATGACGCACCAAGAGATAGCATCCTGCATTCGTATAGGCTGATGCAACCACTTGGAGCTGAAATCACCGATGACGACATTCCTCACCATATCAACAACAAGGAGGATATTGAGAAGCTCAAGAAGTTCATCTTGTCGTCACCACAGCGTTTCCGTATATTCATTGACCTCATCACAATGACACTCAAAGGGGAAGGGATTGATACCCCATTCGCTTTTTAGAATGGGTGCATAAGTAGTATGTCTAAAATATGGAAATAGCTCATCCATTGGTAAATAGGCATATGAAGAAGAAGCACCTTATCATAGGGGCTGTCGCTACTCTTGCAGTCGGGTTTCTAATGTACTTGGCACGAGAGAACGGCAAAAGCTCCGTAAAGAGAGAGCTTGTCTACTATGTAGACAGCCTCTCTTCTTATCAAAATAAACTCGGTGAGGAGTACAAGCAAAGACTTCTTGTGGAGCACGACAAGGAAGCCCTTAAGACGAAGTTTGCTTCCCTTGAAGAGGAGTACAAGAAGCTCAAGGACAACCCGCTTGTTATCACCAAGGTGGTGACAACGACAAAGATTGATACCCTGAAAATACCTCTCATCAAGGAGAACGATACCACCCTTGTATACAACTACGACAAGACTTATTCCGAGAATGATAGGGTTGTAGTGAAGGGTAAGGTAGACCTTGCTAATATGGAGACGACTATATCAACGATTGAAATGACATCGGGTCTTTTCTATGACATCGTGGAGGATAAGAATGGTATGCTCTCAGTACTCGTTCGCTCCACAAACCCATTGGTCTCCATAGATAAGGTTGAAGGTGCGCTTTTTGATATATCACAGAGCAAGTTCTTCAAGAAGAAAGTCACAGAAAAGAAAAAGAGCTTCTCGTTCATCAAGAGGTTCTCTGTATCTGCTTATGCAGGGTATGGGGCTTCGTTGTATAATCAGCAGGTCATTCTAACCCCTCAGGTCGGGATTGGTCTTACTTACCGCATATTCTAATTGTATGGTTGGAACAAATATAATCAGTAGACTAAACAACAATATACTAATAAGCTACAACAATGTAAGTACGAAGGGTATACAATCAGGTGCTTCCCATAAGTACACGATTGTTGATAGCGGTCGTGGGTATAGGTCGATACTTATGGACGTGGATAAGGACGGAGTGTATAATACTCACGGGCTTGTTTTCTCTCCAAAGATTACCAAGCCTACCCACAAGTACCTTGAAGGGAAGCCCATCGTTACCTCGGATATTATCACTTCTGAGGTGACGCTTTACTTTAAGGCTGGATATACCCCTGAGGTGGATTATGTGCTTAGGATTTTAGGAGAGACGACCACGGGTGACGTTTCTTGCCTTGCAGTCATCCTTATCAACTACGACCTCCTCCTCCGTTATCAGAAGATTATCCCAAACCCATTGACGTACGGCAGTCAGGTCTTTGATAGGATTGTTACCTTCCAAGTACCATCCTTGTCAAGTATGCAATATGCGCAAGGGTTTGAGCTTAATGGATACCTGCTCTTCAAACAGCAGTCATCCCTTATTGCAGATATATCACCTATCGTTGATGTATATAACGATAGCTATGACTTTGGTGTATCTTACGATGTTGAGGAAGTCCCTCAGTTTAGGATTACGATACCATCGGCTTCGCAGGCTGATAGGTTTAATGTATTCCTCTCCTTAGATAAGAAGAGTGGTCATATCAACTACTACCCCTATTGGGGGAGTGACATATACACCCCGATAGATACCTCGGTCATGAACGCCATTGAAAGCCGTGGCATAGACCTCTACTTCGGTGAGAAGAGCATAGTGAATGAAGGTTGGGCTGACTTCAGCTCTCAGTATGGCGGAGCAGACGAACGCAGGTGGGTGACTATGCACGAGATTAAGGTGACGAAGTACTTCCCTTCTCCAGCGACCCCTCCCGAAGAAGTCTCCTTCTCGTTTACGGAGAATTATTCCAAGCGAGACAAGAATGGCAAGTCTTCGTATAAGTACTCTTTCAGACCCACTATTTTTGATGATGAGATAATCCGTATCCCCGAGAATGACGTATCTTCCGTTATGGTGGTTTATACGTGTCGCCTCGTCAATAGGCAAGACCTCACTCAGGTTGTACGTACTGCCTCTCTGAGCATCTCAGGTAGCGAGCTTGATAGGTATAGGCATACAGCCAACAGACCGCTTAACCTCCACGTGGATAAGGTTACACTGAAATACGAAAGCGATAACCTCGCAGGTCTACACGCTCCCGTATTGGATGACACCTCTAAGAAGGAAAGCGTTATATACGAAAAGGTATTCTACAACTCTCAGGATATTCAGGTCAATGTACATGGGGAGGGTATCTACACGACACAAGAAGGCTCGCTGTTTAAGCTACACAAGTCACCAAGCCTATACGTCTTCCGCCTCTACGACAACAAGAGGAAAGACCGCCTTGACTTGTCCTCGGTGAATGGTCTGATATACCTTCGTGTGTACGATGACAATAATCAGCCGATTGATATTGAGCCTACGTACTCTGCAAATATGAACCCCGTCCTTGGTGAGCTTGAGTTCTACATAAACGAACAGCTTGTTGATATGCTGAAGCTAAGCACAAAGCGTTCGGCAGAAGATAAGACCTACTCTATAATAAGTAAGACAAGGACGATGACGACAACCATCGTTGATGGATTATATGATTGATATGGAGAATAACAATATCACACAAGATAGCCTCTTGGAACACGTTGAGGCTTTTGAGAGACAGACGGGGGTGAACACAGCACCGCAGGCGGATGATATGACTTCCGCTCTTGAAGCCCACGGAGCTGGTGGAGTAATTGAACGACTGCATCAGATTGAAATGGGTGATGACGTAAAGAGACAGAACGAGGAAGAGTTTGAGCGTGCTGTGGCTGATGGTCGCATCATGAACGGGATTGAGATGGACGAGAACGGCTACATCAGGTATAAGGACACGATGGAAGAAGGTCGAACCATTGATAAAATCACGATAAGTGGCGACAGCTCATCCGAGAACCCCGCTGTTCAGAGAGGGAGAAAGGTTAAGCCCAAGAAGGTGGAAACACAGCCAATCCAAGAAGTAGAACCAAGAGCACTCTCGGTTACTTTTGATGGTGTACCTCCAACGTATAATATGGGCTTCACCAACCTTGATATGGAAGAGCTACCATCAAAGGGCAAGCATTACCCTGATGGTTTTTCTATCGGTGTCAGACCTTGTACGATGGACGAGCTTAGACATTGGGCTTTGCTCCCTCTTGATTCGCTTATAGAAAGGGAGAATGCAATCAACTATATCCTTGAGAACTGCACGCATATCTTCTCTTATACGGATGGTACTCAGTATAGCTTCCGTGACCTCCTTGAGGCGGATAGGATATACATCCTTCTCGCCATTAGAGAAGAAACCTTCGGTGCATCAGAAGCTCCGCTCATCATGAATATAGAGGGCGAGAACCATCCTATTGTCAAGGAGAACCTGACGCAGTTTGACTTCCTGAGTCATCCGCAGGTGGCAGGAAAGAAGTCCATCAAGATGAACCAAGGTGTCATCAATGTGACTATCCCCAAGAAGCATTCAAGCACGGGAGAGTCTTATGACATCAAGTTGCATTTCCCAACGATTGGCACGTCAATGTGGCTTCAGTATTACTTCGTCTCAAACCTCGTAGGAGAGGATGGACAGCTTGATGTTCCTGCTGATGAACTTGACTTCTATCAGTGCGCTATGGTTCTAATGCACTTTGATAAGGATTTCTCCGTTGAAGACTACAACAAGATTAAGCAGGAGTTCCTTTCGCTGAAGCCTGCCGAAGTTGCAATCATCAGAGCCATCAGGGACATCATCACAGAGGTATCTAAGCCTACTATTTCTTATATCAACTCGGGAGGTGTGGAGCGAGAAGCCCCGCTTTCCTTTCGAGACGGCATCAAGTCTCTATTCGGCATTTCAAATCCCTTGGGAGACCTTGAGTAAGATGAGGTACGTCCTCATCAGAGACTTGAAAATGTCGGTGTCTGATATAGCAGGACTACCTTATATTGAATGTATTGAACTCGTCAGCTTCATGAATGAGGATAACAAGAAGGAAGAGGAGAGGAGAAAGCAGGCTGAGATTCAAGCATCACAAGAGCAATAATCTTATCAACCACGTGTTGAAGGAGGAACGGGGGCGGTAGAGATACCGCCCCTTGCTTTTTGTTTGCAGGATACAAAACATTTCACTACCTTTGCATAAAGAATTGTCTCACCTAAAGAATAGTAGAAAAATAATTGTTATATTTGCACTGCTAAGGGTTGCAGTTCAGAAGACGGGTCTTCACCCCAACACATTAAGGAAGTATGCAGGCAAAGGAGTCATCAAAGAAGTCAGGATGTCAGAGAGATGAAAATGTTTCTCTGAAGACGGCTCGTTCCTTGAAACGAGGGAGGAGGGCTCATTGCTCTTGTCTCTCGCCTGCCACTTCCGAATGTCAAGATAACGCTCTTTCTCCGAAGAAGAAATCATCCAAGACGTTGGTTCAGGTCTCAACCACAAGCGGAAGTGCATTCAGCCAATTCTACGATGAAACCTGCAAGGCGATAAGTTCACACTTGTTGTCCCCCACCGAGATAGACTCTTCCGTTTCGGATTTGAGCTGTTTGAACAGCTCTTCTCGTGGAGAGGAGGTGAAGTCTTGGTTCTCAATAAATCAGAGAATAGCACTGAACGAGAACTCACGGGAGATTTACTCTCAATACTTCAAGACTTCTCGTGCTGAATGCACGGACTTAGTAAGTACACAGCTCAAAACGAGAAAAATACGCATTTATCCAACGAAGGTACAGAGAACGATACTGCATAGGTGGCTTGGAGTGCAAAGGCTGGTGTATAACCAAGCCATCCAGCACTATAAAGACAAGGAGTTTGAAGTCAGACATTGGATGAAGCTGTATGCCATAGTTTTTTATGAACTTGACGTGGACTATGTTAAGGAAGTGCCATACGCCATCAGGTTGAATGCAGTCAAGGATGCTTACACTTCGTGGAGGACAAACTGCAAGAAGGCGAAGAATAGTAGGAAGCCATTCTCCTTGAGGTTCAAAAGCAGGAAAGATAAGGTTCAGTCCTGCCACATTCCTAAGAGTGCTATTTCAACTCTTGGTATATATCATACCAAATCAGGTCGGATGAAATTCTCCGAGACTGATTGGTTCGCCAACTCCGAGATTTCGGACTGCCGACTTATATATGACCATGGTAGATGGTTCATTTCTATTCCGAGGAAAGTAACTACGCAATGTGTCTCCGAGACTCAAGGAGGTGCTGTTGCCATAGACCCAGGGATAAGGAACTTTGGTACATACTTCTCTACTGATGGACGCTTCGGATGGGTCGGACAAAGAGCGTTTGAAAGGGTTCTTAAGCTCAACATACGAATAGACAAGATGAGGTCTATCATCGCAACGACAGAAGACAAGCTGTACAAGTTTAGGCTAAAAAGAGTTGTGGATAGATTGTATCATAAGATACGAGACCTCGTGGATGAATTGCATTGGAAGTTCATAAACTTCCTGACCAAGGAGTTCTCCGTTGTAATCTTCCCGCCATTCAATGTTTCCGATATGGTTAAAACCCAAAACAGAAATATTCGCAAGGTGGTCGTCAGGTCTATGATGGCGTTGAGGTTTCACGAGTTCAAAGAACGCTTGAAAAATAAATGCAAAGAACGTCACGTCCTCTTCATTGAGCAGAACGAGGCTTGGACATCCAAGACCAATTCGTTCAACGGAGAGGTGATGACAAACCTTGGAGGTAGAGAGTCCTTTAACTACCAAGGTTTGAGAATCAATCGTGACGTTAATGGGTCTCGCAACATCTTGTTGCGAGCAATGAGAGATAACTCCGCCAATGGTTGAAATACCATTGGATGTTTTGTGACATGCTAATGTTTATACGAATGTTAGAAGTTGTCAGCGAAAATCTATCGAAAATGTTTCTAAAGAAAATCGCATTCAGGAATATCGGTTCTTACGGGAATGCCCTTAATGAAATTGAGTTCTCCTCAGAGGGAGAGGTCATACAGCTAAAGGGGCGTTCAGGTTCGGGGAAGTCCACGTTCCTCAATATGCTTAGTCTGCTTATATACGGGAAGGTGCAAGGGGTGAATAAGTCCTCCATCGCCAACCGAAAGAACAAGAATGGGTACATAGCAGGGGACTGCTACTCGGGTGGAACGCACTACTTCATTGAGCGCACGTTCTCTCCAAACTCACTCAAGGTCTACCAAGACGGAGTAGACATTGAATCCATCGGTATCCGTGACGCTCAGAAGTTCATTGAATCCAATATCCTTACAATCCCATTCAACGTCTTCAACAGCGTTGTATCGCTTAACCTCAACACGTTCAAGTCATTCATCTCAATGACCCCAACGGAGAAGAAGCAGATTGTGGATAAGATATTAGGTCTTGAAGCTATCAACATCATCGGTGAAGCTATCAAGTCTGACCTGAGAAACGTATCTCAGTCTCTTAACAAGGTCTTGTCACTTGCAGACCATCTCGCTAATTCCATTGCCACAACTCAGGCTTCTATTGACACGTACAAGAATACGTCAAAGAAGAGAGACGAAGCGGAGATGGAGAGGCTGTCAAACGAACTCGCACTTATCGCATCTCAGTATAAGGAGCTGGACGAGCAAATCAAGGAGCTTGATACTAAGGGAGACAAGGTTGTTGCAATGATGAACGAATGCACTGCAACATTAAACGCTGAGCGTGCAAAGAATAACTCAGTCATCTCTAAGCTGTCACTTTATAGGCAGGATAAATGTCCTACTTGTGGTAGTGACTTCCGCTCGGGAGACTTCCCTCAGATACTCGCCGCACTCAACGAAGAAAAGAAGACGAACGAAGCCAATATGGCTGTGTACCTTGAAAACGAAGCGAAGATTAAGGAGTCGTATTCAAGATACCAGCAGAAGAGGGCTGAGCTTACCTCTAAGAGAGATGAGATAGCAACGTCAGGGAAGATACTAAAACAGCAGTACCTTACGTTGAAGAACGAGGGGAGCAGTAGCATTGACGAGGAGGCATTGAAGGTTCTTGAGTCTCGCTTGGATGCGGATAAGGAGTCTAATGTAGACGTATCCGTACAAGCTACGAACATAAGAAAGGAGATGCGTCTTCTCGGTGTGCTTTCGGATATGTATGGAGAAAAGGAAGGTAGCGTTAAGTCAATCTTCTTCTCAAGCTATATCCCCTACATAAACAACAACATCAACGAGATACTCGCAAAGGTAGACTTTCCCTACCACGTGTCGTTTGACAATTCCTTTGACGCTATCATCACAGATATGGGAGAAGAAGTCCCTATCAGTACGATTAGCGCAGGTGAACATAAGCGAGTAGACGTAGCTATCCTATGCGTGTTCCTCAAACTCATTAAGCGTAGCTACCCACAGCTTAATACACTTTACCTTGACGAGACGCTGTCAAGTCTTGACGTGCAGACCTCAGACGCTATCCTTGCGTATCTGAATGAACTCGCTAAGGAGCTAAATATGACTATTGTCGTAGTTAGCCATTCACAGATTAACTCAGACTCAGTAGCACGGAATATAGTAATCACGAAGACCGCAGGTTTTTCAAGTATAACTATTGAAGAGCTATCTATGTAGCAGTAAATAATTTTATCAAATATGGCAAAGAAGAACAAAGAGAACGAGCCTATCGTTAAGAACGAAGAGCTCTTAGAAGAAAACCCAACCCCAGCTCCTAATGAAGAGAAGGAGGAGAACCCATCGGAAGAACCTGCGCAGGCTAAGCCAAGAGGTAAGGCAAAGGCAGAACACGCACCCGAGCATGAACATACCCCCGAGGTAGTGCACGAGCACACGCCTGAAGTACACGATGAGGTTTCTAACCTTGAAATCTTCCGTGAATACCCAGGTGTCTTTATGCCCGCACGTGCAAACGCTAATGACGCAGGTATCGACTTCTTCCTCCCCGTACTCACAGACCACTACCTTGAACAGCTTAGAGAAGCTAACAAGGATATGCCTACGCCTATCAACGCTGAAGGCGGTTTCCCTCTGACGGACGAGCAGGCTTCGCAGATGACGGAGGAACAGCGTAAGGAATATGTTGAGAACAGCAAGCACTACATCGTTCTGTTCCCCAACCAGCATATCATCCTTCCTCTTGGCATCCGTGCTATCGTACCAGCCAACAAGGGTCTGTTCCTTTACAACAAGTCGGGTGTCACGACTAAGCTCGGTCTTGGTCTTGGCGCAAGCGTCATTGATGAAGGTTACAGAGGTACTATCAAGCTCCATATGCACAACTTCACCAACATCCCTGCTAAGATTACCTTCGGTATGAAGATTGTTCAGGGTGTACTGCACTACCTTGAATACGAAGGTGTCAAAGAGCTGTCCGCAGAGGAGTTTGAAGAAAAGTCCAACACGGGTCGTGGTGATGGTGGCTTCGGTTCAACGGGAGCATAACTAACACGTAATCATATTTTATAACCAAAGTTTAGCCTTAATTCGGGTGGTGGTCTTTGACTATCACCCGAATTTTTATATCTTTGTGGTAAAATAAAACTCTAACTCACTTTACTCACTTCATCACTATGAAGAAAAAATATGAAGTTGATTTTCAACAGCTCGCTCTGAACTACCGAGACGGGAAGAAGGAAAAGGACTTCGTCAAGCTATACAACGCCCTTAATGGAAAGATTAAAGGGTTTATGCTTAGTCGCCTTGGTAACAGCGGGATGATTGACGAAGCTATGAGCTACTTCTACTTATCCCTTTATAAGTACTTTGATACTTGGAATCCCGATAAGGCGTTGTTCTCAACGTGGGTGTACACTATGGCAGGCAACTGCTGTACGTACGCTTCTAAGAATGCAACATCCTACGAAGGAAGGTATATCAGCCCCGAGGAGATTTCAGCGGAGAGGAACAAGGGGCATTCGGGAATGGAGGATTCATTAGCCAATCTTTACGATGCCGTAGAAGGTGGTGCTGATGACGAAGAGACCGCCAACATTCCGTACATCCGAGAAATGCTATGCGAAGCCTTGGAGGAGGTCTACAAGAGCCTTGACAAACGTGAGCAGGATGCTTACAAGGTTCTTATATACCGATACTCCACCCACAAGGAAGAGGATGAGGATGTAGAGCGTTGCAAGACGATGAACAAAGGTGTTCTTAATTGTAGCATATCAGATACTATGGATACCATCAAGAGGGTTATCACAACCAACGAGAAGTTCAAGCCCGTTGTGGAGTACATGAAATCAATAGGTTGCGATACCAGCTACGAGGACAAGAGGATTTTGTCTTTGTTTGATTTGATTTAATCCGTCCTTATATCTATCTTTGTGTAGGTAATAGTATAAACTAAAAGTAATATCCTATGGAATCATCAGATAAGAAAATGACGATTGAATCCATCTTTGACAGATGGGGAGAGCATATTGAGGAACTCCGTGAGAAGATGTCCGACATCAAACAGCTAAACCACGCTCAGCTTGAAATGTACGCAAAGCGTCAGAATCTCGTTGAGGAGCGTAGTGTTGTGCTGATTAACATGGCAGAGACCAACTCTCAGGTCAAGGCTCTTTATAGTCAGAAGTACAAGGAGTACAAGGAGAAGGGAAACCTCATCTACAAGAGTGAGGTTCAGCTTGAAAACCTTATCAAGGGAGAGCTTGCTGACAAATACCACAAGCTGGAGATGTACAAAGTCCTGGCTGAGTTCTACGAGGAGACCCTCAAGACGATTGACAACATGATTTATGGCGTTCGCAATGTCATCACCATTCATCAGCTTGCCAATGGAGACACGTTTAAGTAAGGCTCACGATGATTCTTTCAACACAACTTGTACCGACACTTGCAGGGGAAGAGGTCTCAAAGAAAGACTACCTTCTCCTGCATAGGTCTTTTGAGTGTGCTGTGGAGAGTGCTGTCATCAAAGGACTTGACGCTATAAACATATCGTCTACGGACAAATCGGATTTGTACCTTTACTACTTCTTATCCCTTACACCAGCTGTCAAAGTGTGGTATGTGGATATGGACAACAGCGTGAAGAACCTGCTAATTCCCGTTTCTGATGATGATGCGTATACCTACTCTACGGACAAGACACGTGAGGTAGCAAAGGAGAAGTTCATAGGAAACTATCAAGCCTACAAAGAGCCGTTCTTCAAGCGTATAGATGAAGGGATGAAGTTAGACTACGAGAATGGGTTATACCATAACTCCGAGTTACTCCCATACCTCAAGAAGTCATCCAACCTCCTTGATGGAATCAAGATAACCATTGACAACTCCATTGAAATAAAGAGGAAGGAACGTATCTTCTCCTACCTGCATCCAACTATCTCCAAGACACGTATGGAGCATCTCGTACATCAATACGAGAAGACTGCTCCGTTCCCATCGTCTTCTCCTAATCTTGGTTACTTAAAGGTAGTGCACAGAACGAGTGGGGCGGAGATGGGCATTGTCGGTGAGGTGTACATTTACAATGGTGATGGTAGCGTCTATGTCTTCTCCCTCGGTCGTCAGATGAACTCAAGTGACCTTGCGAGTATAAAGGCAAAGATGGAAGCATTCTCTGAGAAGAATGGTATCAAGACATCCTCCAAGATACGTGCGGTATCATACCAAACAGAAGAGGAACTCATCACAGCCGTTCTGTCGTTCATCCCTTCGGTCTCCCCGCTGTTCTTCAGTATGACCTCTAAAAGCTCCATACACGAGCTAAAAAAGAGGTATATGGAGATTATACGTAAGCATATCCAAATGTCATACGAGAAGGACACTACGGGATGCTACAAGAAGAATGACAGCGTAGAATCCCCATACAACATCCCTAAGGAGCTTACCTTGGTAATCAACTCAATGATAAGTCGTGGAGTGGAGTCTCCATCAGACAAACTCCTTGAGCGTATCTTCAGCGTGGCTTTCGCAGGCGCTTCACCCGTAGTGTCCATTGACTATGGGTATATGTACGAGCGTTGGGATAGGGCTGTCAAGGTAAAGGAGCAAACGACAATTCCGTTCATCAGTAAGGCACTCTTTGGCATCACCGACATTCCCGAAGAACCATTGGAGACCTCACTCTCCTCTTCGCACGTTGATATGATGCTCTATCCATACTGCATCGGTGTCGTGATGTTCGCAAGGATTGAGGAGCACTTGAAGCTGTCACACATCCTGATAGACCACGCTAACTTCGCAAGGATACCACCCGACTCTGTCCTATCATCACGGGTTATAGCGAACGCTATTATGTCAAAGTTCCTTATAGACAAAGGTCTCGTACTCCCACCATGGAAGCCCGAGACCAAAACCCTTACGGGAGCTTATAACAAAGAACCGATGAAGGGATACCATAAAGGTGTTGTTCAGTATGACTTCACGGCTATGTATCCGACAATCATCCGTCAGTTCAATATATCGCACGAGACACTCTTAGGAAGAGCAACCGAAGCGTGCGCCAAGGGAGCAGAGATAGACCCTACAAGGAATATCCCATACTCCCCGAAGGTCGTAAAGGAAGCCATAGCAAAGCATATATCCTGCGACCCATCCTCCATCCATACAGCAGGAGGTAGCGTATTCTCAAGCACTGAGAGAGGCGTTCTACCAACGATTATGGATGTCCTCTTCGACAAACGTATCCAAGCCCAGCGTAAGCTGAAGGAAGTTGATGAAGAGATTAAACGACTAATGAATGAATAGTGACCAAAGGAAGTAGGTTAGGAATGACAAAAGTCCAAGACCAATGAGACCTACAATAGACCACGAGACGACCTGCCTAACGAAGTAGGAACGTTCAAGATAGGGGAGCTGTAAAGTGTACTGCACACCAAAGCAGTTCGATAGCTCCCCTTCTTCATTCGTGAAGTTGAACACCTCCTTATACAGCATAGAGCCATCAATCCCAAGCTCCTCAATGAAGTACTTAAACTCCTTAATCTCAGCTTCTTTGAGTACGTAGTCAAGTTTGTCTTCATAGCTTGGGTCTCTTGCAAGAACCTCGGCAGGAACGACTATCTCGCATAGCACGGACTCCCCTTCATCATCAGGTCTCATTCCGTACCTATTCATAACGGAAGCCTTGTCTCTGTGGTCGGCAAAGATGTTCTTCCTAAACCATTCTTTTGACTGCTTGCTGTACTCTATCTTCCTAAGGAACTTATAATCAAGATATTCCGTTATTTTCATTCGTTTTGTTATCTACATAACTATAATATATTGTATTATAGAATACAAAGACTACAATAATGAAAATGAGTAGGACGGATGCTATGTCACCGCCAAGCACAACTCTTGCTGACCTGCAAAACAGCATTTCGCAGGACGTAGAGAAGAAAGGTGCGGCTACGACAATATATAGCACAAACAAGATTAACGAGATTATTGACTCCATAGCAAGTGGTGCACCTAAGGTAGACTACAAACCTTTCTATAAGAAGAACCCTGAACTGAGGTCTCCCAATATCCTCTTTGAAATGACAGAGTGGGAGAGCGCAGAGTTTGATAGGTGTATGCTTGATGCGAACTACTTCACGGAGAACTATGCTAAGTTCAAGACCGACTATGGCTATCGCCTTGTTGAGCTGAGAGACTACCAAAGAGAAGCCGTTGAGCTTGTCACAAGTGAGGTCTATGACGAGGAGATGGACTTATGCGTCCCCGAGAACAGAAACGTCATCCTTATGCAAAGCCGTCAGACGGGTAAGTGCGTCACGTACGACACCAAGGTGATGCCCCTTTGGGATGATGGAGACCAAGAGATTGGAGAGATTTACCACAAGTTTAGGAAGAAGACGTTCCTTGATAAAGTGAGGGATGTGCTTATGTGGGTTTATAAAAGATTGTAATTATGCTTATACCAGCAGATAAGATTAACAGAGATGAGCCTATCGTTAAATCGGCTATCCCTTACAAAGGAATACTGATAGAGGACGGGGATATTTCATTTGCCTCGTTTGATAAGGTCGTAATGCGCTCATTGTCGCTTGTTATTGAATACATGGCAAATGCTGTATTCAATAATCAGTACACGAAGGATGTTATTGAAAGCCCAACGGATATATACCTCAAGTTCCCTATCGGAATCTGCAAGGGATACAACGATGAGTTTATATTGTGCTTTGCTCCGATAGACTCCGATGGATTAGAATATGAAGTGGCACGAACAGGTGGAAATAATGAGGGAGTAGAGTCCGATGATGTTATTGAGTCTATACATGAATGGATTCTGAAGAACGGCACTCGTGTCGTTCCGATGTCCGTAGACATTACATCAAACTACTACGATAAGACTAATCCCTCTTATCTCGTTGATACATCATCCAAGTCGTTTGTCGTAAGAAATCTTAGCCATGAGTATAATGATATGCTTGCAGTCAAATTTGATGGTGGTACACTGAGGGAGCATCCTAATAGGAATGACAATATCCCATATCATACGCACTCAGTAAGATGCTTTTATAGTCCTGGACATTTGTCAGGTAATCCAACCTCACTCCCTCTCCCTATCTATTCTGTAAACAGCCCATACAGAGACCCAAGTACAAGGATGGCAGTAATCAACGATAAGATAGCCTCGGATATGAGGGAGATAGCCTCTTATGTATTGTCTCAGGATAATGCGTATAAGATTATATCTAACAACATTCGTACAATAGGAGTCCTCCAAGTGAAAATATCCTCAAGGGATGAGGATGGTAGTATGGTGCATGACCATAGTACAAACAATATCATATGCGGAGCACTATCAGGTTCTGACGAGAGCGCAAGAATGGAAGTATTAACCGAATTAAAATTTACCGAAGATGTGAAAAGATGTTTATCATGAAATACACTCTCAAGGAGTTTATAGGAAAGCTCATTGAGAAGATTGACCGATACCAAGCGAGAAACTACGAGCTTGACGAGAATGACGACACGAAGAAGATTATTGACACTATTGATGTAAGTGAGCAGAGGCTTCGTGTACTCACCGATACGGGGTATGAAAAAGTTACCCATATCCACAAGACCCAACCTTATAGGGTCTATACCATAGAAACAGAAAACGGGGAGAAGCTCAGCTGTGCTGACAACCATAAGCTCTTCTACTTTAATAAGGAAGCAGGTAGACCTGCGGATGAAGTCTTCGTCAAAGACCTAAAGAAAGGAGACTGCATCGCAGTCTTTGGTGGGAAGGACTACGTCAAGTCCATTACCAAGCACGGGTTCTCCCATTCAATGTATGACCTTACCATTGATAGCAAGAACCACCGATACTACACGAACAATATCCTATCGCATAATACTACGACTATTGTAGCTATCATCGCTTGGATACTTTGCTTCAGCACGGATAAGAATATCCTTGTGATGGCGAATAAGGGTGCTACTGCAAAGGAGATTATCAGTAAGCTCGTGGAGGTGTTTAAGGGTCTCCCGTTCTTCCTAAAACCTGGATGTATCTCCTTCAATACGGAGAGTATCGTCCTTGATAACGGATGCCGTATCATCTCTCAGACCACCACGGCATCATCAGCTATCGGTTTTACCATTGATATGCTTTACCTTGACGAGTTTGCCCACGTAGATAGAAGCGTGGCATACGAGTTTTGGCGTTCAGTATACCCTACCATTTCAGCATCAAAGACCTCAAGATGTATCATCACATCTACCCCTAATGGGATGTCAAACAAGTTCTTTGATATATGGGATGGTTCACAGAAGGGTCTGAATAGCTTTGCAAGTAAGAAGGTCTATTGGTGGCAAGTCCCAGGTCGTGACGCTGAGTGGGAGCGTAAGACACGTTCTGACTTCGGTGACAATGAGTTTGACCAAGAGTTCAACCTCTCCTTCAGCGTGTCCTCTACGATGCTTCTTAAAGCGAGAGACCTCAAGTTCCTCAAACGCATAAGCAAAGAGTACGTACAGCATGACTTCAATGGTCTAAGGAAGGAACTTAACGACAAGCTCATATGGCATCCTGACTTTGACCCATATAGTATTGACTACATACGTGACGCATTCGTCCTTTCTCTTGATACGGCTCAGGGGTCTCCTATCCAAGATGGCAGTAAGCTGGACTCTGACTACAACGTGCTTAATATCTTCAAGCTCGTTCCTATGTCACAAGCCGCACTGAGAGACCCATATCGTGTCATCAAGGATGTACGTGACTGCTTCAGACTTGTTCAGGTCGGGATTTACTTAGACAACAAGACCAACGAGAAAGACCTTGCAGAGGTCGCCAAGTATGTTACATTTAACCTCTTTAGGAATGGTATAGGCGATATTGATAACACGAGGGTTCTTGTTGAGGTGAACTTCAATGGTGGTCGCTTCATGGATGTCTTCAGAAGTCACGATAACTTCTACGACAACGTACTCATCCATACGGCTCATAGGATTGCTATGGATGGAGAGTTCATTCCTCTTAAAGCAGGGTATAAGACAACTCCTGGGAATAGGTCTTACTACATTGACCTTGGTCGTGATGGGATTGAACAGAGACGTATCATTACAACGCATACGGACAAGAAGTCTAACCTAAGCACAGAGGGTCAGCTCAGCTCGTTTGGTAAGAACAAGAAGGGGAAGTACGAAGGTATCGCTATCCATGATGACATCTCAATGACAACGCTTAACCTAAGTAGATTGTTTGATTCAGAGGAGTACCTATACTTCCTATCCAACTACTACGAGACATTCCTTGAGGGTATGCCTAATTATATCTCATCGGCTATCAACAGCTACTACTCCAATGACGAGCAGGAGCTGTATAACCTCCACGATGGTATCAAGGGAGCATTACAGATGGCTTCGGGGTACAGCTCAAGGGACGAGGAGATTTACGACATCTATCGTGGGATGCGATAAATAGGTGAAAGTGATAGCAAGTTTTTATGGCAGAAGATAATTCAAGAGTAGTTCAACTATTTGACGGGACAGCACAGCCCGTCTACCCCGTAGTCGCCTTTGAGAATGTCTGCGACATTGTCGAGACCTCAGGGGACAACAAGGTCATCCCCAATGTCCTTGGAAGTGCGGCAAGACGCAGAGCGAGTGATTTCCTTGGCGTTGGTCTCACTTCCGTTTACAACGACAACGAGGAAGCCAAGATTATCAAGCGTATCAACATATCTCCGTCAGGTTCACCCGATGCTCCTGCAACGCTTACTATTGAAACGGATTCTCTCTCCAAGGGACTTGAGCGTACACTGAATAAGGAAACGACTATTCCCGTTGCGAACAGAGTACTCACCAAGGGTGTTGCCTCTGCACTTAGAGCTCTGATTCCTGCTAATCCTTCTGATTGGGGTACGGGAAACTACGTGACGAGTGGCGACAACGCCTCGGCTAATATGTATCTCTTCGTAGAGAGCCTATATAAGAACATCTCAAACAAGCTATTCAATGAATTGAAGGGCAGAACGCATAATGGAGCAGTTGTCGGTTCAATTCTTATTGATGGCGGTCACAAGACGGCTTCACCTAACGACTATATCAACGTAACACCCACTAAGCCTAAGAACCGAAACTTCGGAACTCCTATGGGTCTGTTTGCGATGGATAGCGGTATCCTACTTCAGGATGAAGATAGCGAAGCATCTTATGCTATAACCAACCTTACTATCAATAGGGGTATTATCACTGCAACGAGAAATAGGATTAGTGGTGGTGGCTCAAGAGGCGGTCTTGACCTTCCTTCGCTTATCACGACACTCACGGCTGAGATGAACAAGACTACGGGTCGTGCAGGTGGCTTTGATAATATGCTTGACAAGTTCTTTGATGAGAATATCAAGCGTTTCTCTACAAGGTATAGGAAAGCCGCTAACCTCCCCGTCCGTATCAACAACAGCGCAGAAGGTGTCGTTTCATCTGCACTACCCAATAAGGGCGCAGGTGATACTATCAACGTCTTGGCAAATGCCTATATAAACAACGATGGTTATCTCGTCCTTCAGAAGCAGTCTGTGACAATCCCTTCGGCTGTCGCAGGTGGAGGTACAGCTACGGATGCCCTGACGCTTAACAAGGCAGAGAAGCAGACGACAAACAAGCCTATCAACCTTGATGGTCTCGGTGCGGAAAACCACGTTGCTCTTAAAGTAGATGGTAAGGTCACGACTTCAGAAGGGTTCTACGAAGTCTCTGACGAAAGACTGAAGGATATAGTAGGTCGCCTTTCTTCTTCGGAGATTGATGTCATCCTCAACGCAATGACAAGCCCTATCAGATATACACTGAAGGGCGATGAGGATGGTCAGGTTCAGCTCGGTGTGGTCGCTCAGGAAATTCAGAAGATAATTCCCGAAGTCGTATCAACTCAGATGATAGAAGGAGAGGAAAGGCTTATGGTGGACTACTCTCGTCTCTCAGTAATCGCTCTTTATGCAGTAAAGGGTGTGAGGAACGAGATGAACGAACTCAGCAAGCGAATGACCTCCCTTGAAAGCAAATTCACGAACTTCATCCAGCAATGCCACAAAGGGTAACGACAACAGAACTGCATACGGAGATAAAGCACGCACGTGATGCGTATAAAGGCGTAGGTCACGACTACCACGGAAATATCCTACGTAATATGCTCTCTAACGAGCTTTTCTCCAATCCAACGCAGGATGCCTTTCTTAGAGGTATAGAGGTGCTTATAGAGGAACTTATTGACTCCGTCAAGACAATCAAAAAGCATTTCTCCATAGCCCATAGGAAGAGCGGGAACAGAAGACGAGAGAATATCAACTAATACTATAAGAGAGGGAAGCGTAAAGCCTCCCTCTCTTGTTTTTATAGGTAAATAACATTAGCAAAACGATGTGTCAATGAGGTATAAAGCTATCAGCTCTCTCCTTGGAATGAAGTTCTTTTCCTTGGATGGTAAGCAACAAAATATCAAGCAAAATCATATTGTATCATTCTTTATCGAACCTACTGAAGGGTTTGAAGCCAAGGGGTATGTAGTAAACCTTGGTGATGGAGAATTTGAGTTCGTTATAGAAGACGGAGGCTCACGATTTGATAATGGCACGAAGGGAGATATATTCTTTGTAAACAACCTCTCTGAGCTTACCTATACGATGAGCTTGGAGCGTCTTGATATAACTTACGAGGATGAAGAGTATAGCACCTCTGATGATGGTTCTGTGAGGTATGAAGGTAGCAAGGTGAAGAGCATAAGACTTAGGGATGACGAGGATAAGCACCTTGTCTCTAAGATGCTCAATTCCTTCATCCCATTCCCTTCGTTCTCCCTTGTAGGCTCTATTGAGATGGATAAGGGCGCAGTGGGCTTGATGAATACCTCTGAGCTTATCATCCTTGGAGAACGTATCTCCGACAACTATGTCTCTACCTATTACACTCCGTTCTCTAATATCCCTCCGTATGTAAAGGTTATCAACGGAGTCCCTTGCCTTGCCACATATCGTATTGTCGCTAAGGCAGATGATGAGGCTGTCGTCTTTGAAGTGTCTTCAGATAGGGGGAGTATCTCAGAAGGAGAGAATGTAGAACTTGTAGCACCCATCTCTTACTCTAAGGTAGAATACGAAGGTAAGGAGTATAAGCTAAGAGAACTTGGCAACTTCTCCGACATACCCATCAAGAGGGATACGGAATCGGCAGTATCTCCTATCATCCTGCATTACGGGATGAAGGCGGACAACGAAGGTGTCTTTGATAGCACTCTTTCATTAAGCCTGATAGAGGAGTTTGTACCTCTTGCAAATGACTACTCTTCGGTATCAACACAAGAAGAGTACAAGAACCTCGTATCGGTATATCCATTCTGCACCATAACAATCACAAGCGAAGTAGAGGGTCTTGACGATAGGCTACGTACCTTCTTCACGAACTTCGGTGTACCCGACCCTAAGGACTACCAAGAAGTATTCAAGGATGCTCCTTCGACCCCTCTTGACGCACGCTTTATCAACGACAAGAGTAAAGAGCTATACCTAATTCACCAAGAGATATTCCCATATGCTGGTACGTATAAGGGCTTGCTCAATGCGGTGAACTACCTTGGGTATGATGACATCTTCTTCAGAGAGTGGTACACAAGGGTAGATAACCCCGAAGAAAAATCTCCTGAGGTTGGGTTTATCTCTATGGATGTCAAGAAGGGTATGACGCTCTCAAGTAAGCTCAAAGCCACCAATATAACCTATGGCGAATACCTTGACCTAAAGAAGCTGAGAAAGCTCTCCCTCGTATATAACCTCAATAAGGTCGTAGGCGAAGACAAGCATAGCGTTCCCGTGACCGAGAAGGTATATGACTACACTCAGGATGTCCTACTACTGAAGCTGTACGCACTACGCTCTTGGCTTAGCGAGCATATCATTGGTCTACAATCTGAAATCACTGACATTGTTGGTGAGGCATCCTTCTTCCACGGACACCCCGTAAGGCACTACGCTACGGGCGGGTCGCTCCTTGAAGTGGAGAAGGTGATGAAGATGAGACCTATGTGGGAGAGTGATATGTCCATAATAGAAAATGACTCGTATGGAACAAGCACGCACGTCAAAATGGAGAGCAACGGGAATAATATCAAAATATCTGACATTGGAGATAAGACCTTCCGTGACTTCGTTGACTATGCTATCAATGCCTCTCCTCACTCGGAGAATGGATTTGACGTATCCAAGAGGATGTATGAATCTGCACCAGCCCCAAGTACGTGTATCGTGCGTGCTGAAAAATGGAATCCAAACAACTCATTAGAGATTCCATTTGGGGCTACATTTGACTTCCCTGCGCAGTATGAAAACCTGACCTATATATTAGAGCTTGATGAGACAGACACCTTTGCTTTGTTTGAGGCAACGGAAGATTATAGCGGTAGTAACAAAAGTTCGCATATACTCGTTCATGATAATGCGATGTACCTGCCCGATAAGTCAAAGAAAGCCGAGTTCTCAAGACTTCCTTCGTTCTTCGTATCTGAAGGTCGTATATATAACTACGACCATAAGTATGGGTTCTTGGAGATAGCATACGAAATCACAAGTAGGGATGGCAAATATGTGCTGATTAAAGATGGAGAGGTCGTACATTCAAGTGAAGAACCTATTGTAATCACCCCTTCAAATAAGGGTGGAGAGAAGTGCACCTTTGAGTATGACGAGGCAGATAGCACTCATGCCCTCTGCTTTAGGTACGATATGCTTGGAGACAATCTACACGCCATTGTTATAGATAATGGTTATCTGATAGCTACATCGATAAGCCCGTTAAACTCAGAAATGGAAGACGATGAGATAATATACTTCTCATCAGTCACGGATAAAAATAAGGGCATAAAGACATTGTCTATTACGGCTAAACAGAAGACACGAATTACGTCAGTGTCAAGAAGAAATAGGGCAATCGTAATGCTTGACCGAGTATGCAACCAACTCTACCCACGACCAAATGTCAATATAAACCAAGTGTATAACGAAAAGGTTGCCGTCTCGGAAGGTTATGGAGCTATGTACGTAACGCTACTTAGAGCAGGCAACTACACCCTTAAGGCGGTTGTCACGGACGAGTACAACAATGTTCATATAGCAGAAGCCAAGAAGAAGCACATCGTCACACGAAATGACATCACGGCTGTTGAAGAAAAGTATTATACTCGCATTGTCGCTATCACCGAAGATATGCCCAAGACGGATGTGACGACAGACATTATCATCCAAGCGAGCGAGTATCCTATCCTACCGATGGTGGATAAGGTGCAGGCTCGTGGGTCTATGGAGGTGTCTATCAATGGCGTTGATTATGATGCAGTATCCTTTGAAGATAAGACCATATCGTCTAACATCTCAAAGGGTGACTTCGTCTATATGGATAACCTTACCATTCGTGCTATCAGTGGTGTGACGTTTACGGACGACAAGTATATCTACCTAAAGGTCAAGAGAAACCCAATGGTAAGCTATCAAGGTCTCAATAGGAGCGGAGCGGAGATGGCAATGACCATCTTTGACACTGAACAGAATACCGAGTACGCTACTTATAATGTTGTCGTAGAAAGAGCATACAGCTCACTAAAGTCTGTTCCTGATGACGAGAAGCTGATAAACTCAGCTATCTTTGATAGCAATGAGGTCATCTACCTCAAGTGTAGGGTCGCCAATGATAAGTACCATGAGTTCAAGGATGCCTACGAGAGTATAAGGAAGAAGAGGAACAACAAGATTACACTTGGTCTCAACTCTTCCATGAGAAGGAATGTGATTGCAGATGACCCCTTCTGCCGTAATTGGATTATAGACGGAGTGAAGTTTGCTTCCCTTCCCGTGTCGTCTTTCTCGGGCATCAGCTTTGAGCGTGATGCTATCGTCAAGCTCTCCTACCTAAGAGACATAGGTGTATCGGGCGGTACTTGTATCAGCGAGTGCGCCTACAAGGTCATAGACATCAAGCACGAGATGGCGAAGGCAAAGGAGTATAGCGTCTTTTGGAAGTTCAAGAAACTCGTAGATGAGGACGAAGAGCTAAAGAGAACGATATACAACTCAAGGATAAAGGAGCTTGTCTTCATCAACGGCTGGTTTGATACAGAGGTGGCGCACCCCAACGGCAACCATCGTGTCTCTACCCTATCAGGAAAGAACGTAACAACGCTTCAGCTTTCTAATGCACACAATACCTACGTTCAGTACATAGGTAAGGCAGAGACTTCTCAGTCTACACTTAACGGGAGACCATTCGTAATCCTTGACGAAGAGACCTCCATCTACGCCCCATATATGGATAGCACCTTTGAACTTTATGGTAGACGATTTGACGAGAATAGATTTAGGTCTTTATGGGCAAGCTCCTCTGCATTCGGGTCAGAACGTGTCAGGAATATACTTGAAGGGAATGAGGGGACTATGGAGAATGTCTACGAAGCGAGCGTCCTATTAGACAAAGCCACCATCAAACCAAATACAAATATCATTATAACAGCAGAAATTCCAAGTTCGCATACTGCTTCGCCTTGCGTTCTTTTTTGGCGTATCTATAATAACATAGACAATACTCTCATCGGAGAGTGCCATAACGCTTCACTGCAACTCAACCTTCCTCTTGAAAAAGGGAAAAAGGAAACGACCTACCGAGTGGAATGTGAGTTCATTGATTCACGTGGAAATAAGAAGGATACAATCAAACCCTTCTTTGTCAAGGTTAGAAAATAGAGAGATATGCTTAAAAGGATTGTCTTCAAAATTATTGAATTGTTCTTCACGAGGGAAGAGAAGATTTGGCTGGTAAGGAACGTGTCTGCACTATGTGATTACGACCTTAACACCAACATTGAAGAACCCGAGGAAGTGACAAATGAAGAGAAGAAACTAAAAGATATGGGTAAGTTCTCTACCCCTATCAAGGAGATAAAGATTTCCATTAGTATGGATAGCGAGGATTAAGAAACGAAACAGATATGGCAAATAGAATGCAGAATGCGGTGTACTTTCAGTATATCCAAGGTGTAAACCAAAATGAAATAGTATCCCTCCTGGGGTCAGAGCGTCTTCCTGACGGGAGGATTGCATATACCCTTAGCGATATGAATGTGGTCTCGGATGACCTTATCTACCCACTCTCTCGTATTGGTGGCGGTGATGTTAGGTTCAACGAGCAGACGGGCGAGTACGAAGAAGTTCCCGCCTTCGCTAAGCCACGTCCACTCGCTCAGTACAAGGTTATTCAAGTACCATACCCCGATAGGAAGTGCTATAACTTCTTCGCTGTGGATGCTAACGATGAACGTCAGTTTATCAAGCAGTACGATAATCAGGGTCGCCCCATTGGTGACTACCCTAACCCAAGGTTCAACCCTTCTCTTATCACGTCATTCTCCTACGAGAATATCCTGCCCATCCCAAATAACTTTGTCGTTTCATACGTGAACTTTGTTAATCCCGATGAAGATGAAGATTATGACCTTATTGACTTGTCAGAGGAAGAGGTAGCAGAAGAGATGGTTATCACGCCACCACAGAGGATTGTTAGCGCACCAATGCCTACTGAACCCGAACCAATTCAGACGTATGAAGAAGTAGTTCATAAGGAAGAACCACGAGTGATTTCGGACATTGAGGAAGAACTTATCACACGCATCCTGAAGAACTCAAAGAAGAAGGACAGCACGCTCTCCATTGGTCTGAGCATTGAGCTTCCCGTAAAGACGATTGTAGATGTTGTACGTGCTACCTTTGAGAACCCCGATGAACATATCAATAGGATGTGCGATAAGCTCGTTCAGTCGGTCTCTACGGAAGATATTAAGAATAAGATGAAGGAGATTATTCTTGACCTTTATACGAAGGAAGAAGAGGTCAAGCCAAAGAAGGAGAAGCCCGTACGTCTTGATGACAATAAGCCACGTGAGGTTGGGAACGTAAAGGTCGTTCCACTCAACGAGAAGATAGAGGGCAAGGAGATAACCCTTGAGGAGGCTATGACGATGACTTCAAAGAAGAAGGATGAAGATACGCCACTTGCAAGCAAGAGGGAGAAGTCAAAGGATATGACTCCCGAGGAGATTAAGGCAAGACGAATAGAGAACCTCCGCAAGGCTCGTGAAGCCAAGAAGCTAAAAGCTCTTCAAGAGAAGGAGAATAACTAATACCTAAAACAAACCGAAGAAGAAGGGGAGGGCATTACTTAATGCCTTCCCCTTTCGCTTTCTATTCAGTAACTCTTAGTAATCCGCTGTAATGGTCAAAGTCACACTCGCAGGTTATCACATAGTCTACTCCGCTCTCAAAGCCCTCTCGGGTGAGAGTAGCGTTGTCGCAGTCCTCAAAGATACGTCCGTTGTAGGCTAATAGGTTGTCGCTACCTCTAAACCGCTTCTTCTTTCCGACTATGAATATATTGCGATAGACTTTCATATTACCATTTATAGGAATAGTCATCCCCGAAGTCATCTGCTAAGAGATAGTTCTTCTTCTTCGCTTCATAAGTAGATATAACATACTTATACTCGTCCTTGTCGCTCAAGAACTTCTCGTCAGGACTTGTCGTCTTGGAGTGCTTGAAGAACTCCTTATGGATGCTGAATGTGGTTACATCGTCATCTTCGCTATAAGGAATGACAGCATCAATCTCAGTGACGAGGAACATTTCAATGTCAAACATAAACGTAGCAAAGATTTCTGCTCCGCCTATGATGAACGTATCTCCCTGATTATCACCAATATACCTCAACACTTCGTCCCTACTGCGCAATACAATAACGTCATCACGCTCCTCCATTGTCTTGGATAGGACTATGTTCACCCTATTAGGTAGAGGCTTGCATCCGAGAGACTCAAAGGTCTTCCTACCCATCACTACGCTCTCTCCACTTGTCATCTCCTTGAACCATCTCAGGTCACTTGGGATATGCCAAGGCATCTTGCCATTCACGGCTATAACGCCATTCTTAGAAATGGCTACAATCCCGAATATCATACGGCTACCTTTCCTGCAATGTGTGGATGTGGGTCGTAGTCAAAGAGCTGGAAACTCTCGTAGACGAAGTCGTCAATGTCCTTAACCTTTTCATCAAGGAGGATATAAGGAAGAGGTCTTGGCTCTCTTTGGATTTGCGTCTGTATCTGCTCCATGTGATTAGAGTAGATATGCACGTCACCGAGAGTATATACAAGGTCTCCTGCAAACAAACCCGTCACGTGCGCCATCATCATCAGGAGGAGAGAATAAGAGGCGATGTTGAAGGGAACGCCAAGGAAGAGGTCTGCACTTCGCTGGTAGACTTGCAGAGAGAGCTTGTTGTCCGCTACATAGAACTGCATAAAGCAATGGCATGGAGGGAGAGCCATCTCGTTAATCTGACCAACATTCCAAGCAGAGATAATCATTCGTCTGCTGTCAGGGTTATTCTTGATGCACTCAACAATATCCCTTACTTGGTCAATGTATCCTCCGTTAGGCAAATCCCAATGTCTCCACTGATGACCATATACCTTGCCGAGGTTGCCGTCATTATCAGCCCATTCGTTCCAAATGCGAACACCATTATCTTGTAGGTACTTGATATTAGTATCGCCCTTCAAGAACCAAAGGAGTTCGTGGATGACGCTTTTGAGATGCACCTTCTTCGTAGTCAGGAGAGGAAACCCATCCTCCATACTGAAACGCATCTGATGACCAAAGATACTTGTCGTACCCGTCCCCGTGCGGTCTTCTTTGTAGACCCCTTCGGAGAGAACCCGATTGGCTAAGTCAATATACTGCTTCATCGTGTATGAAAATTTATGTAAATCAATGATTTATGTAGTTCTCACTTCTTGCTTCAACCTACCACTACTTTTTAGTACATTGCATTTCTGCAATCAGTCATCCATAGGAGGGCAGTCCACAAGCGTAAATTCGGTGCTACGGACACCTACTGATTTCTATTGAGATTCTCTGAGCATTCGCTGTCCTTCAAGCAGAATGTTCCTTGCGGCGTTTACATCTCTATCGTGGTGTTCACCACATTCAGGACAAGTCCAAAACCTATCACTGAGCTTCAAACCTTGGTGCTTGTAACTGCAACACGAGCAAGTCTTTGAACTCGGGTAGAATCTATCAATGAGATAAACCTCCTTGCCGTTTTGTGATGCCTTGGTCTGTAGAACCGACTTGAACCGATAAAAACCAATCTCCTGAATTGCCTTTGCGAGGCTGTGATTTCTAAGCATACCTCGGACATTCAAGTCTTCCATGAATACCACATCGTAGGACTTGAGTATCTCGTTCACCACGGAGTGTATGTAGTTCTCTTTCTTGTTGGAGAGTCGCTCATACGCCTTGGCAAGCCTAACCCTTTGCTTGTTGCGATTGTTTGACCCCTTCACCTTGCGGGAGAGTTGACGTTGGAGTTTGGAAATCTTTCGTTCCTCACTCTTGAAGAAGTGCTTGTTCTCAAACATCACTCCATCCGAAGTTATGACAAAGTCCTTTACTCCAAGGTCAAGACCAACCTGCTTGTTGGTCTTCTTGAACTTCACAAGCTCGCTTTCAGGAATATCAACAAGGATTGACAAGAAGAAATTCCCGCTCTTGGTTTTCGAGAGGGTTGCACTTCTTATGTTGTCCTTGTATTTCCTTAGACGGCTGTGATATAAGTCAGAACAACGAAATTTGATGTCCTTAAGAGATGTAATCAGCGTTATATGTTTTGTCTCAAACGTATTACGCCTTGAAATTGCCTTGCGAGGGAACAATGCTGACTGCTTGTCCTTTTTGGACTTGAACTTTGGGAAACCATTATGCTTCTTGAAGAACTTTTGATAAGCATCATCCATTTGCCTGATGGCTTGTTGCATTACTTGCGTGTTCTGTTCTTTCAGCCAAGGATATTGTTCATCCTTTCGCAATACTCCGTGAAACCACTTGGATAAATCGTTTCCGCTTAAGTTTGTCTTATCTGCTTCATAATCCTTCTGCTTCTTAGCGAGCATATGATTATACACAAAACGATAAGCTCCAAGAACCTTGTTGAGTTCTTGCTCCTGCTCATTGTTTGGATATAATCTCACTTTGATTGCTCTAAGCATATTTGCTATGGACTTACTCTTCTATATATTCTTCAACTGAAACATACAAATAGCACATCATACAAGCTATAAGTTTCTCTGTGTAAGAGACACGCCTTAATGTCTCTTAAATCGTGACCATGGAGGGACTCGAACCCACAACCTTGTGCTTAGGACGCACCTGCTCTATCCATTGAGCTACACAGCCAAATCAAAAGTATCAGAAACATATGGGGGAGTACGGGGCGTGCGCCTTTGCCCTGACCCAAGACAAGTAACACACACAATTAGTAACAAAGGATGTTAGGGGAGTTTGCACGCCCGTTGTACTCTCATATATAGTGGCGAGGTGTTTTACCACTCTCGCTCGTTCTGACCTCTTGTCACTGCAAAGGTAAGAAGATTTTTCAAACTACCAAAACTTCCGAGAAATTTTTTCTTCGGTGAAGGATGTTTTTCAAGTTATCTTTTAAGCGTCTGTTTATCGGGAGATAAGCAGACGCTGTTTTTATACCATACCCCCTAAATACCTCTGATAATCAATATCACGAAGGTTACGATGTCAAAGAAGAAAAATATAGAACCCGAAGAAGTCCTATTCGGTGTTCGTTTTGGTGGTAATTTCACGGGTAGTAACAGAATGGACGAAGCTACATACGTTCTGATGAACCCATATATGGTGGACGCTCCACCGCTCCTCTTATCGTCTTACATGGAGTATAAGGTTCTTCTCGGGTCTATTCTTGAGAGGACTCCTTTTGCATTCAAGAATATAGCAGGCGAGCGACCCGCTTGGAACTTCCAAAAAGGGGAAAGGCATTTTAATGGGGGTGCTTATTACGCAGGGGTTAAGTTCCTGACTCCATCCAAGGAGAATATGCTTGAAGACGTAAAGAGAGACCTTGAAAATGAATTTGACGATAATACTGATATAGCCTATCTGCCATACGAAATCTCAGGTAGGATTGACCCTAATGCTGACTATGATAGAATAGACACCATACAGAGCTATGGGTTAAAGATAAGTATCCTTAACGCCTATAAGGCTCAGATGTCTGATGCCATGAGGGATTATTCTGTACAGCCAGGGTCTTTCCTTTATGGTCTCAAAGAGCCGCTGTCGTCTCTTTCAGTTTCAGATGCTAAGTTTACTGATTATGGTTTGGAGGCTTGGGCGAATGTACGAGACACTGCGGATTTAGTCTATGGGAGGCATTCATCTGCGTATGACTTCCCAACGCTTGCTAACGCCACTAAGACGAGATATACTATCCACGTTGGAGAAGGATATAGCGCACTTCATTCCCGTGTCAAGCAGAACTTTGACCTTCTTGAGGTAAAGAACAAGGCAGATTATGACGAGACTAAGTACGACAGACGTGTAGCGACACGTAATCTTGTAGATAGAAAAGATGCAGATACGGGAAAGGGAAACTACAGCAATGTAAGACCTGACTTCCATTATATGGTTCTTCGTATGGATGCGAGATACCTTAGAGAGGGTGAGCGTGTTCATTACGGGGACTTCCTATGTCGTCTTCTTGGTGTTGATTTTGATAACCCTGATGGTAAACCTATTGATGAACGTTTTGATAGCCTTGGTGTGAAGTTCCTGAATTGGGCTATCTCTGAAATCTCTATTCAGTCGCTGATGAACAGACCTGGGTATGACAAGTCTGAGGATGCGTTTGTGGAGTTTGACTTAAATAATGGTTTCAATAATCAGATTTTTGATAAATGGCGAGACTTTAGCTATATCCCCAAGGTAGACGCTTACGTCAAGCTGGCTCTTCTGCACTCTGACTTGGTTCGTATCAAGATATACGCTAATCGCCTTACGGATTGGCTGAATAAGACCTATCCAAAACTCTCGGAAACACAGAAGAGGGAGTTCCCACTTATCCCTAACAACGATAGGTACATCAATGGCGAGGCTAATGCAGTACCTTTCGTTCTTGAAGGTTGGTACAGACAGAAGGAGCAGGCTCGTGACACGGGTGCGAAGATGGCTGATTATAGTAGATACGAGCATCCAAGCCTATATGGTACTGCATCTTTCTTTGATGCGTATGCGTCTCCTAAAAATGGCGGTAGTGCCAATATGAACGGAAGAACCGAATATGCCAGCTCAAGCCTTAGAATGGGATTCTTAGGTGGTATGACGGCATTTTCGTCTTCTATGGACACCCCCACATTGGCTGGTAGTGAAATTTTCAGTAGGAGACCTTCGGACGCTGTCATCTCTGAGTCTATCCTTGGGCATACGGAGGACAATGGTTCATCGGCAGGTGCAGGGTTCTCTTATAGAGATGTCTCTGCTCTACATGCAAGAAGAAAGAGGATACAAGACTTTGGTGCTACACTCGTTCTCACAGAGAATATAATGACATCACGCTGGTGGTTTCAGTCGCCAGGATTGCGTAAGCCTTCGGACAATAAGAAGACTACAGCTCCTTACACGGCTGATGCAATGGACAACCAATACTATTGGGGTCTTGTATTTGCTGACCAGCTTGCATACTATCCTTGGGTGTATATCTCAAAAGACACGCACCTCAAGATGCTTCGTGCTTATGGTGTTGGTGCTAAGCCTACTACCGATTTCATCAAAAGCAGAGAGACATACGATAGGATTCTTAAAAGTACGTCACTTATCTTAGTTCCAAGTTTCTTCACGACTATCTATGGAAGCTGTATTCAGATGTATGACACCGCAATGGACAAAAACTCTGATATAGACCAGCTTATTGGTGCTATTGATATTCGTAAGAACTACCTCACTATGGTTGATGGCGTTGCTAAGTACGACACGATGTCAAGCCTTTCGGCTTTCATCCCTGCAAGCTGTTACTTGGCTATGTGGGGGTCTATCCCTTATCGCCATATGAAGCTCGTATTAAGCTCTTGCGGTGGGGTCTTTGAAGGTGGCATCACGGGTGGTAGCTTATATGGAGACCTTGCACTTATCGACCCCGTCAGGGCAACAACGAGGAGAGCTGTACGTGAAGCCCTTGAGGAGCTTGAACTTGGAACATCGGATGATACGACCACGACATCACTTGCTGGTCTTGACTCCCTTGGTGATAGGTTCAATATGGGAGATGCGGGTGATAGGATTTTGAGTTTTAACTTAGAGAAGAAATTAGCTCTAAGGAAAGACCTTATCTCCACCTTCTATCAGTCGTCTCGTGTTGGTTCGTATAACGCCACAAAGGACGTTCATAAGTTCACCTTCAATGTGATTAACAATGAGCTACTAAGCAACTCCCCTGCCCCGCATTTTAGTAAGGAGACGCTTGCGTATGACTTGCTTCAAGAACGTTCTATTGACAACGCTATCAGCTCACTTGTTTCAAGCACGAATGCCAAGATGAATAGGCTTCCAGCGGATGCACTTGCTCTGAACTACTTGAAGACAATGGCTAACACGTATGATAAGAGCTTTGATGTTAACGATTTAAACTATAGCGTTCTGATTATTGAGACTGCAAAGACGGCTCTTCTTAATCTCGTGAAGTTCTATTATGCTAACAAGCTGGAAGTGAGCTATCCAGGAATCAACCTTCCTGAGATGGTGAACTTCTCCAATACGGGTATCAAGGGGCTTAATCGTCCGTTCTCCGATAGGGAACTATTATCTCTAACGGGGAACTACACTTCTGTTTCAGTAGACCCTATGACGAAGCTCGTAGCACAGAAGGGTCTTGATGCTGATGCGTTCGGCACTTCATATACGAGAGGAGGGTACTACGATAGTCTCGGGAAGATGGTATCCAATGCTACGGGATTTGAAAATCAGGCTGGGACAATCTTTGAAGGAAAGAAGAGACCTCGCCTCCTTGGTAAGGAATGGTATCTCTCGGAGCTTGCCAACCCGTATATGTCTGATGCACTTAGACTGCATACGACATCTACTCCATTCGCCTCAGGTGCTGGTGATAACTATCGTCTCCCTCTTTCAGGGAATGCGATGTACCTCACTCCTTCTCTTGTCACGCACGCCACACACGAAGGGAAGAACCACGAACGTGCGTTTAGTATTTCCAATCAGAGCTACTACAAGACGGCAACGTATAACGACCTCCTTAACAATGAAGACGTGATAAGATTCTTCAAGGAGAATGAGGTCGTCATCAACAAGCAGATATTCCTAAGCCAGCCTTATTCATATAAGGATGACGGGTCTCTTGACTTCACGCCATTCGTGTTTAACTCGCTCCTCCATAGTGCTATTGAGTATGGAGATACATTCAGATGGAAGACGGCTAATAATGTTCCCGTTGAAGTCTCTCTGAAGAGTGGAGAAAACAGCTTGTATGAAATCTACTCACGCACTTATGGTAGGAAGACTCCTCTCCTTATTCCTTCATATAAGAGGAAGGGTTATTCCGATACCATTGGTGAGTATATGCTTATCAGTGCGTTGAATAAGACGGCTGATGTGGACAACGCTCCAATATGGTCTCATGTTAATCCTAAGCCTATCAATTCACTTCCAATCCCATTCGTAAAGTATGGGTGGGATACTCAGAACATTGAGAAGTGGACTAATCAGGATAACTTTGGGAGTGCTCTTTACAATGAAGTGAAGGCTAATAACGCACGTTCAGTCAAAGACCACAGAGGTAACTACCTCCTCCACTATGCACGTCTTTCTCCACAGAACAAGAATGCGGCTATCTTCACTGACCTATTCTGTAAGTACTCTCCTTATGAGCAGTACAATGGTATTACGTCAAGTAGGTATCATACGACTGCATCTAATGCAAATGGTAGAGACACACTGCACGCTGTGTGGAGGCTGAATGTCCTTTACGTCCTTTACCTTGAACATAGATGGGGTAAGGAAGTAGAGCGTGTCCTCAAGACTAAGGGTGGTAGCGATAGAGTACCATTCATTGATGATATAGCAAGGGAGTTCTTCAACGAGTGTATGAGGAAGACCGACCTTCCAAGTAACACCTTCACCAATATCACCAAGATGCGTGATATGGACTTGACTAAGGGTGGTGCTTTGAATAAGGTCTATAAGGAAATGGTCAATGTCCTTGAGGAGTTCGCTCAGCGTGCTGTTTCCCTTGACAGAGGTACGTGTAGCCCTCTGATGTGGCTGTCGGTAGACCCCAAGGTGAAGGCTCTTAGTACCAACCCTTATGTAGCACCCAATGCAGGATACCCACTTTACCCTGCTTATGGGACTAAGACGGATTCCCTTGGCAAGGATGGCAACTTCGTACTTGATACCTATGGAGAGACCTCTGCACCGCTACAAGCCATAAGGTCTCTCGGTGCACACCTCCTTCTTGATGGTATTGCCAAGAACGATGTAAAACGTTCTACGCTTAGAGGTATTGATGTGCCTAATGATTGTTTCTTCTATGGGTTTAATCCAAAGGATGAAAGATATACGGGAACACATAACTTCGCTAAGTTCCACTTTGATGCGAACAACGGGCGTAGAGTAGACAACTACGCATTCACCCCAAGACAAAAAGCAAGTGGTATCAACCTGACTGACTACACGAAGGAGAGTGGTAAGATTATCAAGGCATCTGCCTTTACGTTACACACGAAGAAGGCTTCTGCATATACTGACTTCCTCAACTCACCTTCTATCTCAGGTGGTACATCTGCTGATATGACTGCATTCAAGGCTGGTGCTGTTGATGGGGTCAAGCAACACGCTCCTTGGATGTTCTCTGCTCCGTTTAAGAGCAACCACTCGCATGCTGGTGTAGAACCTCAGGGAGGTAAGATGTATGCCCGTGAGATGGAGACGCTTTGGAATCCATATAGCGTCAAGCATCTTGTCGGAAGTGGTGGTACGGATAAGCTCAATCCTCTGATGATGTTTGGTACATGTTCATCGTTGACAGACCTCAAGGGCGAGCAACTCTCAGGTGCTGTCGTCTCAGGTGTTAATATCAGTGGTGGTATGCTTTATGACCCACATTCTATCAAGCCCATATTCCTATATCCAGGGAATACCGAAAGGACAAGATTTAGTGTCACTGCATCAAGAGAGAAGTACGATGTCTTCACTTGGGCTACCATCAAGGAGGACTATATGAATGAGCTTTGGGCTACACCTAATGAAATCACAACACCTTCTGCTCTTACACAATCAAAGAAGGACGGGTTTGCTAATAGCGTAGAGGGTATTAGAAATAGGTATCTTGCTAAGGGCGTTAAGCCTACCTCTGTTAAGAGGACGGATGCACCCAAGGTAGAATCAACTATCTATGGTATTGACATCCTTATTGATGTAACTTACCGAGGTGAAGGGTTCAACACGAGAAAGAAGCTGGAGCATATCAGGGACTACCTGAAGAACTACGCAAGCGTCTTTGCTGGTGACGAGAACGTGAACAAGACGCTCAAGAACGATAAGGTGAATGCCCTTGGTATTGGCAATACGATGTTTGGTTCTTGGCTGACGAGAAACGATATTCCTGCGCAGAAGGTTACAGACTCTGATTATACCCTCCTTCAAAATCATCTTGGGGAGTCCATGACCAAACCAAGGATGAGGGATGTGTATACGGGTAGCCATTGCTACATTGAGCACCTGCACGCTTACGATGGAAGTGCTATGGCGAAGGCTGGTATCCTTGATACGATAGAGTTTGCAAACACGTTCTACGCCAGCTACCTTGCAAGGTTTATGTTCTCAAGAGTATATGTAGATATGTTCCCCGTACCTCTTGAAGAGCACCCTGCATTCTTCTCCGCTACTAAGCACCTTGGTAGTGGTGGTGTACTTGGCTTGCAACGTGTAGGCAACAAGGTGAACAAGAACATCTCTTATAGCGACTTCTTGAAGTATCAGAATGCACCTGAAATGGATGCTCGTCAAACGGAAAGGCTCGTCAGGAACATCAAGACCAACGGGATGCAGTCTGACGTAGATGATAACAGAACGAAGAAGTTCGGTGAGTATATCAGACGTATCCAAGTCGGTAGTGGTGGTATCGGAGACGTTTCGGTAAGAGGTGTTACTATCGCAGGGGTTAATCTCACGGAAGAGCAGAAGAAGCAACTCCTCTTTGAGACGAATACGGCCAATAGTAATATATCACCACGTCCTATCAAGTATGACGAAACCAAGAATGGTATCTTCATCAAGGATGGGGACAAGGTGACACTAAGGCTAAGAGTATACTCAACATCCATCTACGACTACATGACTACCGATAGGGTGAAGAATGTAGCGTCAGTGGATTACAATGATATGCCCTTTAGCAATGTCGGGTATGGCAAGGACTTCACGGATGCTATCAAGGCTACCAACGAGACGAGATATGCACGCACCGCAGAAACATCTCTTCCTTGGCACAACTACGACAAGTCTACCATCTTTGACTCTACCATACCTAATGCTTATACGGCAGGTGCATCGGAGGGTGATAATACACTTCTCTCGCATAACACGTATGGCTCGCTTCTTCCCTATCGTAGCGTCAATGAAATCTACTCAAAGGCGAATGGGACGTTGTCGCTTAAAAAGACGAACCAAAGATATGGTCTATCTTACCACGATAGATTCCTTGAGCTTGGTGTAGTAGAGCCTTGGGGCGTTGATTCCTCCGATGCTAAAGTTGGTGATATTACGAGTGGCAGGACTTCTCTGAATGCAGGAGGATTGAAGCCTCTTACATTCGGTAAGATTCCACTTAATGTATTACACCGAAGAGTATCGCCTCCAATATCAAGTGTAACTCTTGAGGGTTCGCAAGATGCTTCGTATAGACTTACGGAAGGTGAAGTGAACCTAATGCAATATCACGATATTATCGGTATCGGCAAGGAGCAAGGTAGCGTTGGTGGTTTCTACCAAAAGTGGTTCTCTCCAAGCGAACTCAGCTTGTTTACGTTCTCAATGAACCAAATATCTGAGGATGAGAGTGTTACAATCAACAAGAAGTTGTATAGGCACGAGCCTCTTAAGAAGATAAGACCAGCTGAGTACAAGACCAACGAGGAGTATACTGATTATATCAGCAAGAGACTTGACAGAGGTCAGATACCTAACGTGATTGATAGGATATACGCTTCTCCTACTACGGCAACGTATTTCTCGGGAGGTCCAGCCCTTTCCTACAATATGCTTGTTACGAATGCAGTGGTAGAGCTTCAGACGCTTGACACTTCCATTATCCACAAGGAAGATGTAGCGAATGGGTTTACTAAGGTAGCCGAGATGCTCGGGAAGAAGGGAGACAACATCTCCGCTGTTGATGCTTGGAAGACCATCCCTTCATTCGTAGTGCCACTCTATATGAATGGTGACACGATGGTAAGGTATATTGACAAGTATGGCTACTACGAGGACGCTATGGAGATGAATGCGATGTTTGAAGACTCCATCGTATCTGAAAAGAGAAAGAGGGTTGAGGATATGAATATCGTAGAGCTTATTGAAAACTCCATGTGTTCTATCCCGCTCACCTTTGAAGACCCTCGTGGTATTCGTGGCTATGCGTCTCTTGACTTCGGTGGTATGAATGTACCTATGATTCATAGGACGCTCGGGGAGAGAATGAATTGGCTTGGTACGAGAAAGGCTACCAGCGGGTTCAATATCAATGATTTCATCAAGGCTATTGGCGGTAAGGTGATGGGTGACGTAAGAACGAGTGACAACTTCAACGCAGAGGTATATACTAACTCGGCTCACGTTTATAGCCCGTACCACCTTGATACCTTTGAGTACTTCTACCCACTGACCTTTGAGTATGGTCTCACTATGGCATCGGAGACGAGAGAGAACGCCCTCAATGGCGTTCCTAATAGGTTGAGTGCTACGTATAAGACAAGAACTCAGTTCTCAGTGAACTACACCGCCCTTGAAAGGAATACTATCGGTAGCGTCCTCTTCAATATGACGAATACCGCAAAGCCTTCGGGGTCAGTATATATTCCAAAGCCTTCTAAGTCTATCACACGTTCGTATAGTGTTGGTATAAGAGACATTGAAGGAAGAACGAATGCAGAGCTGTGGAAGAGGGTAAACCATTGGAGATTCGCAGAGCGTGTCTATATGGACAACCCAAGTAACATGGACGTTCTTGAAAGGTTTGAGCAACTCAGGGAGATAGAAAGGCAACACGTCCTTGATGAAGTCCTCTTTGACTCATTCTACGAAATCCCTCTGAGGCTGTTTGAGTAATGAAGATACGACCAAGGTTAATCCTATCAGGGTTCTATAACTACTTCCTTGGAAAGAACAAGGTGCAGATGAGGAGGCGTTTGAACGTCTGCTCATCCTGCCCTGATAGGAAGGGAATGACGTGTGGTATATGCCACTGCTTCTTGCCCAGCAAATGTTCAGCTAAGTACTTAGAGGATGAAGAAGGAAAGTCTATCTACGGATGCCCTAAAGGCAGGTGGTAATCAATACAAATAAGAACGCTCCTATACCCATTGCGGTGTAGGGGCGTTTGCTTGTAAAGGAGAATGTTCGTATATTTGCACATCACTATGGAGTAAACACACTCCGTATAAAACCTAAAAGTGACATGCAAGAAGAAATAGAAGAAGGACTTATCTGCAACGAGTTCAGCAAGTTTGAGCTTGTTGATATAGACGAGGTCGTAAGCCTCGGTGAGCGAGAGGAGGATGTCTACGATATGGAGGTAGAAGGAACGCATTGTTTCTTCGCCAACAACATCCTTGTCCATAACTCTTCCTTCAATGCTCTTGGCATCATAGCAAGATACTTCGGTATTCCCGACAAGGAAATGATACCATTCCTTGAAGCCTTGGACGAGTATGGCATCCAGCCATATCTGATGAACTACCTTGATGTGTATGCAAAGGGAATGGGTTGTCAGGGAAACCTTCTTAACCTAAAGGTAGATGACATTGCAGAAGATATGCTTATCTATGCAAAGAATAAGTATGCAGTCATCACGGATAAGAAGGATAAGTCTACGGGTATTCCTACCATCTCTACAACTCAGTCTGAGTTCACGAGAGAGCTGATGAAGGACTTCATCAAATGGGTCTTCACTGCTGTAAGGGAGAATGACCTGAACCCTATCAATATGGGCGAAAAGGTGATGGAGATTTACTCCACATTCCATTGCGGTAGTATTGATGATGTCTCTACCCTTGTTAATGTAGGTGATGTCCTAAAGGGCGTATCAGTCAAGCCTTCCCTTGGTGTTGTTAAGTTCCCTATGGGGGCTATGCCACAGACGAAGGCTTCGGGGTATTATAACTTATCCATCCGAAGGGATGCAACACTTAGGAATAAATACAAGCTCATACAAGGTGATGAGGCTATTCGGTACTACTACACGACAAGCGAAGAATATCCTATATACGGATACCCAGCTGGATGTTTGCCTATTGAAGTAGCCCCTGAGCCTGATTATGGTAAGATGTTTAAGGTGCTTGTACTGCCGTTTATCAACGACACTATCAGGCTGTTTGGAATGCCCACTATCAGTGACGGACTATTTGAATAGCGATGCTTAAAGAAAAGATTGAACAATACAAGGACGAAGCCATCCGACTAATCAACGAGAAGAAGCAAGACCTTAATCCCAGGACTATCGCTTCCTCTCTTTGGAGTATGACGGAAGGTGCGCTTGTTTCGTCTCTTCTTGAAGAGCCTCTTAACCTTGGAACTATATGGGGACGCTTCTCGTCTCCGCTTCAAGGAGAGTGTATCGTGTGTGGTAAGAAGTCTGATATTATCCTTGACGGAGTATGTTCTGCTGAGTGCGCTATGAAGCACGCTAAGGAGACCGCATCGTCTTATATGAAGGGATATGTCAGCACGGCTATTGACGGAGCTGTGAATGAGATTATGGAAACGAAGACCAAGCTCAACCAAGAGCTTGATAAAACGATTTCATCACTCACTGACACAGCAACGGAAACACTCAAGGCTCTTGATATGAAAGCTACGCTCTTGGTAGAACAGAATGTCACAAGACGTACCGAGGAGGCAAATAACCTCCTACAAGAGCTTGAAACGAAATACACGAACATCTCTTCCACCTTGGTAGAGAAAGCGTCTCTGATAAGCCGTATTCAAGCCGAGAAGGAGAATGAGATTGTTGCCAAGCTGATGAAGGCTGTGACATCATTCGTTGCTTCTATTAGGAAGGCTCTTGGTAGTATCAAGCTCCCATCCCTACCCAACAGCCCATACGAACACGCACTATCTGTTATAGGCGGTGTTTCATCGGCATCCGACCTCGCCATGTCAGGACTAACAAAGGCATACGAGGCAAGCTACAAGGCACTCACAAGTGGTGTCGCATCTAAATTCTCACTCAAGGCAGGAGGAATGTATATGTTCCTTACGCCTAAGAGTATAATAAAAGGAGACCCTAATATCGTCTCCCTTATCAAAGTCAATCAGAGCAATCCCGTTGGTTCAGTTCTCGGTGCTCTTGACAATACGCTTTTACCTCTCGTCTCAGAGAAGCTGTCTTCATTGTACAGACCAACGGAGGCGGATAGGTATAAGCCCGTAGGAGAGTTTGCTTCGTTAGCATCTAAAGGCATCACCGCCCTCCCCTACGTCACTCCCCTTCTTGGACTATTCAACGCCTCTCTTGGCGGGTTCAAGATGACCGAAGAGGCAATGCCGTTATGGGAGAACCTAAACGTTAAAAACTTAGGGTTTCTCCTTTGGTCTCACAAAGAGTTCGGCTCGGTGGGGTCAAACCATTTCGGTTTGCCATTGTAATATAAACGTATATAAACGATGTCTATTAAAAAGAAGTTTGTATTTGCGTCCGTATTGTTTTTCTCATTGGCTTCTCCTAAGTCAAGTTTCGTAAGAGCATCAGAGACCAAGATGGAGATGGATACCGCCTCCGTCAAAGTAAAGCTCAAGAACGAATATAAGGACACCAAGGAGAAGCTCATCAAGGAGGTAGACGAATATATCGCCTCAACCTCTAAGTCAAGTAGAATGACGGGAAAAGCAATCGTATCAAAGTCTATCTCTGAGGAGTTTGATATTACCCTGCTACTCGCCCAATGTCATATTGAAGGTCACTTCGCTACAATGGGCAGACCAAAGCGCACCAACTCTGCATTCTCTGTCGGGTGCTTTGACAATGGTAAGAGCGCATTCAGATACAAACACCCCGATGATTCTATCGAGCCGTACATCAAACTTGTTAAGTACAACTACATGGACGGCAGGAGCGTGGAACAACTTCTTCGTAGTGGCTTCCGTAATAAGAACGGAGCTAAGTATGCGTCAGCACAAGACTACGTCCCAAAGATTAGAAAGTGCATGACCAACATCAAGAAGTCCACCGAGATACATAGCTTGTATCAAACGCTACTATCCCTCAAAGGGAAGATAGAACAGAGCGAGTCCTGATAGTAGAAATCATCCAAAAGAAAGAACCGCCTTGAGATACGTAATAGTACCCAAGGCGGTTCTCTTTGTATAGGTAGGTAGTCCTACTCTTCTTTGCGGTTGTCCCATAGTAGCTGTGCAACTCTTTCCTCAAAGCTATTAAGGTTATACCCTTCGGTAGCCTCCATAACAGCATCAAGGGCTTCCTGAGTGAGCTTAACGTTGTAGAGACCAAGCACGAGCTGAATGCGAACCCTAACACCCTTGCGTGCGACAATGTCAGCACCGATAGCTCTTGTGAAGCATCGTACGAGATACTCCCCACCAGCAACAATATAAGAAGAGATATTCTTATCGTCCTTCTCTACGGGCATGATATTTGCTTCATCACCGATAGATGGAACGTACAGCTTAGCAATGTTGATGTCAAAGGACTTAATGTAGTCCGAGTTCTTTACTTCTTCCATAATCTTTTTCTTTTCTATTTCGTTTCGTTGTAAAAAAAGTACACCCGAGATGCACATTGTAGAACACCTCGGGTGATACTTTTCAGTTGTTAAACCCTTAGCGTAGTAGCCAAGCGATACCAGCTACAACAAGACCTGCAAGGACTGCACCTGCCATGAACATAGCGGCATGAACCTTGTCTACCTTAGAGGTATTGTAGGCTCTATCCTTCTCACCGATAAGGAAGACTTCGAGCTTGTCCATCAGACTATCGTACCAAACGAAGGTCTTGTCAACGAGCTTGATTTCCTTTGACTTACCATTACCAATCATCAGGCTGAAGTACTTTTCAGTACCATCCTCAAACGTAGCCTTGTAACCAAGAGCACCCGTAGGATACTGAATGAATTGGAAGCCCTGCGTATAAACGGACGTAGTACCTTCCTTCAGGAGACGCTTACGTTCGTCAGGGTGAAGCTGGATGACCTTGATGTTCTCTGCTTCTACGGGTTCGGCAAAGGCTGAGGGGTCGTTGTAGTGTGGGTCGTCCTTAGGAAGACCCGTAGCACCTGGCTGACTTCTTACGATTACTTGTGACTTTTTCTTGCTCATATTAGTACTAATACATTCTTAGGTATATCTATTTACCTATATATTATAGTACTAAAAGAACCAGCTAAGTTTTTCGTAAGCCTATATCAGTAATGAGATAATACTAATCAATACCGATAGGAGTGAACTTATAATTGCGAATCCGAGTAGTAGCAGGAAGAATGCAATGTACGCTACATTCGGGTTTCGTGATATGGCAACCCTATACAGAGCGATTGACCATAAAATTACAAGCAAAAGTGATACTGCGAGCCAAGTTGTCAGTGAATCCATATTTGATACTTTGATAAAAAAGAAAGGGCTACGACACTGCTGTTCCCTATTGCTATCACACTTAGTTAATAATACTTAATGTTAGACTTTCAGCAGTAATCGTAGCCCTTATCTCTTTAGAGGTCTATTGAGAAGTCAAATGAACTCTTGATGCTATCTCCTTCACTCAGGTCAATATCCTCTTCCATCATCATCTCCGCCTTTGAGGGGAGTTCGTAGTTGGGTCGGATGACCTTTTCATCAAGGAGTTCAAGAATTTCATCTGTGAAGACCGACTTGCAGAAAATCTTGTTTGCAGGGACGGACACACCAAGGTGCTTCACGACATAACCTCGTGCGGTCTCCTTGGGTTGGAAGTACTTCTCAGCAACTTCTCCCGTATCCTCGTCCTTTAGAGCATCAAACTTCCTGCACTTAGCCTTGTCTGCATCAGATAGCTTCTCGTATTCTCTCTTCTCAAGAATTTTCCCTCTTTCAATTCCAACGTTATCCCACGTAAGGAACTTCTCAAGACCGATATAAGGGTTATTCTTCGTGAAGAAAGAGATGTAGAACTTAGACTTGATAGGCTTTGCAAATCTCGTCTTAGTAGGGTTACACGTTACGATACAACCTGATGACTGAATTTCAATACCAAGGTCTTCGCTCTCCTGCTTCAGCTTGTCGCTGATAGCATCCTTACCATCAAGTTTAGCCCTTGAGAGCATCATGATTATGGAGGCGTTGTAGTTCAGGGCTTCACCACCTGCGGCTTTTGCCGTTGGGACGTAAGACCCTTGGTCTACATAGACGTGGTTGGTAAGAATCATTGGAATATCCAGCTGACCTAATGGTGTCGTGACAGCACGGAAAAACTGAGCCGTGTACTTCTGCTTCGTTAGGTTCATCTTACCTGCCTCTCCGCTTGCCACTTGGTCAATCCCTGATGTCGTTGTGAGCGCACCAAAGCTATCAATGACAATCATAAGCCTTGGCTTCTCGGTGTCAGGGTCGGAAGCAAGTTGCTTTTCGTACTGAGTCATCAGGTTAGCCGTCATCTTAGAGATGATAGCTCCAATCTCCTCAATACTATTCGTCTGCTTCAGGATTAGTCTATCTGTGTCAATGCCAAATCGGTCAAGACTTGAAACATCGTATGAGTTCTCGCTATCAAAGAGGAGACAAGTATATCCCATCTTCTGAGCTTCACGCATACAATCCATACACAGATAGGACTTACCCGTACCCTTTTCACCTGCAAACTCCACGATACGTCCCGTAGGAATACCCCCAAAGAGAGAACCACTCAGTGACGCATTTAACGTGTAGTGACCCGTAGGTATATACTCTCGTATCTTACCTACCTGACTCTTGCTTAGAATCTCAAGTGAGCTATCTGCACCTGTGATTACGTCCAAGAGATTAAAAGAGCTTCCACCGCCCTCTGTTGATTTCTTTCTTGCCATACGTTTCTTTTACATATTCATAGCGAGTTATACATTTTGCTGTTTGAAATAGAATTGCTAACTTTGTCGTCACAAAGGTAGGACAAACTTTTGATTCCGCAAAATGGCGAGTAAAGAAAAAGAGGAACAGATAAAATACGTTCAGGAAGCCCCCTTAGAAGAAGGGAAGATGTCACCATACGACTTGGTGAAGCTACTCTATGAGAACAGGGCTATGGTTAAAAGTCTTAGAGAGGATACCCTTTCTAAGAATGCCTTTATGGTCAATCGTATTATGTCTATCCAATACCCTTTGCAAGCCGACACCATCCAAAAAACGGGATGCACACCACGACAGATGTTCTATGTATGGTGCTCTTTCCTTGAAAATATCAAGGCAAACAAAGTCCCTCAGGCAGTTTATGTTAAGGGAAGAAAGAAGCTGGAGACAGAACTTTTTTCGGACATATTTTGCATACCTGCGGAAGATTTACTACCTTTGAGCAGGTTTGCAGGAGTAGAGTGCAAGACAATACAATATGCGTTGTCTAACGAATACATGAAGCAGATTGCGCTACGAGAGTACGAAGAATACAAGGAACACGAAGAGCGTGTCACGAAGCAGACCTCACGAGTAAAGAAAAAAGATATAAACGATATATTATAATGAGTACATTGACATCACACGAGCGGAATACCATCCGCCTCCGTCTTCAAGCTCTTGAGAGTGGGGACAAAGAGTGCGTGGTAGCTCCTATCTCTTCATTTGATTTCACTCAGATTAACCTTCCCTATGCCATTGTCCGAAAGGACGAGAAGGGTGATGTAAATATCACTCTTGATAGCAATGTGCACGGGGAGATGGGTAAGCATTGGATGAAGGTATACCGCCCATTCCTACGTAACATTCGTGAGAACAAGACCGAAGGGTATTATATTGTTCAGTACTACGAAACGCAGGAAGATAAGGCTTTAGGTAGAAAGACCTTTGCGCTTATCCGAGTGTTTAACACACAAGAGCAGGAAGACGATAAATGTATCACTGCGAGTATCTCTGAGCTTGAGGAAATCAACAAGCCGTCATCGGTAAATAAGATTTCCGAGCTTAAGAAGAAGTTCCTTGATATTGCAAACATCACTTATCCTCTCAATGTCCTTTCAAGCTACTTCTCCGAAGGTGATAGGTATATGGCTATCAAGAAGAGCCGTAGGGTTGGTCTTGATTATTCGTACTCCCTTGATGGTCAGGCTTACAGCGTGGTCTGTGGGGATGAAGATGAAGACCTTATCGGAGTAGAGTACGAAGTGGAAGATGAGGAAAGAGTTCAGAAGAAAACTGCCCCTCAGGCTGAGACGTTTGTGAGTATCTTTGATATGTTCTAAGCGAACGAACACACTATATATAAGAATGAGTATTACAAAAGAAGCCGTAAGGCTATTAGCGAAGAAAGCGAAAGTACAGCAGTCCGTAGAAGAGATTGCTCTTGAACACGCAGACGGAATCCTCGTGCAGGAGAGAATTGACCTCCCTTCGGTATGTGTATACGTATCCAAGGACACTAAGATTTTCTTCACCTCGCAGTGGATGAACGACTACGAGACTATCGTGACACGCAAGAAGAGATATGGTGCTATTGAGTTTTCCATCAACAGAGACCTCAGCGAAGCATGCGACAAGCTCCGAATGTATGTCAATGGTATCTTCAAGGCAATGAAGATTAAGGATAACTCCATCCTTTGTCTTGAAATCTCCTACCTGCCGTCATCAGGTAACTACGCCCCATACGGGGTATCCTACAAAGGAATGCACACGAAAGGCTACGAGTTTGTCATCACCCGCTCTGCCGTTGTAAGGGAGGATGGGAGTATTAACGACATTCAGTCTGAGGAAGAATTTGAGTCCATTGTTAAGAATGTCTCCGAGACGTTCCTCCTGAGAAAGGACTACTCTATTCACGAACTCAGTAGCATGGCAGATTTGGCAAATAGGGAATACATATCAGATATGCCTGATGCTATCTACTTCCGCTTTATCTCTAACACGTACGAGTGCATGCCAAATAGTTGGAAGAAGCTCTCGTTGAACACCTCAGTGCATCAGATTCGCCCTCGTAGGTCTACTCTCTTCAAGGCATACTATTTCATCTTAAGCGACTTTATCAGAGCTTATACGGAAGGTATGGCAAAGGAAGACCTTGAATGGGTGCGAGCGCAGTACGCTGGGGATTATATCAGACGTGTGGGAGAAGTCGCCTTGGTATATTTCAAGGGGCTTGATATGCAGGTTCTGAAGGAAAACAAGATTGAGCCACGCCTACTCAGACCCCAAGACCAATACTCTTATCGCTCTGATATTAACTACAACTACATCAACAACGAAGAGCTGAAGGGGATGCTTCGCTCAAGTGAGATGTACAGATGTATCTACACGCTCCTTATGGTTGCGCTTAGATTCGTCAAAGACAAGGAAAAGGTTGGCGACTATCTTTCCGATGCTGAGCTGAACAAGCTCAATGCAATCATCGTAGACCTCCACAAGAGGCACGACATTGCAGGATAGCAACTACAATCCTAAAACAACGGCATTCTCGTGATAGACGTAAAATCAACGATACAAGGAATGCCGAGCAACTTGGAGAGACTTATGTTTCTCCGAGTTACTCGGGACGCATCTACCATTCGCTCATTCACCGAAGACATCTTTGAGGATGAGCGTTTAAGGAGATGTTTCAAGACTTTCTCCATCTACGTGGATAGGTACAAGGATATGCCTGACTTCAAACTGCTGTCAGGTCTTGTCAATACCTTCCAATCCAAGGGCATCCTCGGTGTAGAGAGTGAAAGCAGAGAGGAGATTACAGACCCATTTGTAAACCTCCTATATGACGAATCCTTTAGGCAGTCTGCTGTACAAGAGGAAAACGAGTGGCTTGACTCTCAGATTGACGAGCGTCTCAAGAAAGTAAGTATTGAGAATGCTCTCCTCGGTGCTACCTCGGCTTTCCGAGATGGTATGTATAAGCATAAAGACCCCGTAGCTGTTGTTGGGGACATTACGGAGAAGCTACGTGAAGCCACTCTCCCCATAATGGCTAAGACTGATATAGGGCTTGACTTCTACAACCCTGAACATCACAAGCAAGATGAACTTGAACGTACCTCTACGGGCATCACGTTCCTTGACAAGTGTTCCAATGGTGGTTATTGGAAGGGCTCTCTTTGGTGCGTCATGGGTGCTCCAAAGTCAGGGAAGACCTATACGATGCACAACCTCCTTGCCTCAGCCGTCCGTGCTGGGGTGGATACCTGCCTTGTTTCCTTGGAGCTTGCACGTACAATGTGTATGAGCCGTATCGGCAGTAACCTCCTATCCATCAATATCAGTCAGTACCAATCGGCTGAGGAGAGTGGTGTGGTAGGTTTCAAGCTGAAGGCAATGCAGGCTTCTAACTTTAGGAACGGGAGACTTGTCGTTCAGGACTTCCCTACGTCAAAGCTATCGGTAAGCGAGCTTGCTTCGTACCTTATCTCAACGGAACGTTCGCTGAGTAAGCCAGGTAAGCCGTTTAAGTTCAAGGTTATCTTCCTTGACTACATCAACCTGATGTCAGATGAGAAGGGAAGTAAGAATGACAACTCCTATACTAAGATTAAGAACATCGCAGAAGGTCTAAGACGTATTGCCAAGGAGAATGATTGGTGTATCGTAACTGCTACTCAGACCACTCGCTCTCAGACGGACACGGAAGAGATTTCAGCTACGGACGTATCTGAGTCCTCGGCTCTCAATGCAACGCTTGATATGATGTTTGGTATCATCAAGTCTCCTGCAATGGATGCGAACAATGAGATGTTCCTCAAGTGTCTCCTCTCCCGTGCTGGTGGTATGAATACCAAGCAGAGGTTCATCCTCGAGAAGGACTATATGCGTGCTACCGAAGACTTAAGTCCTGGTGGTTACTTTGACCCTTCTGAGGGAGAAAAGCAACGTTCGTTCTACAACAACGAAGCAAGTAGCAATGGACCTCAGCGAAACCTGCAAGGGAACTCGGCAGGGAACTTCTATGGTCATCAGAACAAGGGTGACTTCTTCAAGAAACTTGAGGAGGTGGCAGGGTCTTCACTCTCTGAGTACAACGACCCCAAGACGATGCAGAAGTTTGGAGTGACGGGCGCACCTAATGATGCACCAAGGCAACAGCCTAACCTAATCTCCCATACAACTTCTGAACCGATGTTCATTGATTCAGATGATGCACCTCCCGCTCAGCCAGCACAACCAGCTCAGGTAGTAGTGGAAGAGCAGGTGGACAATAGGCAAAGGATACAGCCTATGGGTATGGGTTCTGCAACGCCTCCTCCAAGGATGACTGACTTTGCTCCAAATGGAGGACGAGCTTCAGAAGACCCTCTTAGTCCGAACTACGCAGGAGGCTTTGAAGCCCTTGGAGACCCACTTGAAGCCCTTGATAGGGGACTTGGCATACAGCCGATAGGTATGGGAGCGTCACAGCCACAACAACCGCCTATTGATGTAGCACCCCCGCCTACACCTCCTGCTCCTCCTACACCCCCAGCCCCAACTCCAGCCCCAGCTCCTGCTCCTACCCCACAAGAGCCTCCTACGCCTAAGTACACGGCTAAGCCAAAGTACACAGCGAGCAAGCCGTCCAAGTTAGAGTACCCGAAAGCAGAGCCTGCACAACAAGCTCCGCAAGTAGAGGAGAAAGCTCCAATCTATAATAATGTAGAGGAAGAGAAGGCTGGGTACGACATGATGCTGTCAGCTGTCCATATGGTTCAGCAGACACTCGGAGCAAAGCTGGAGAAACCGCTTCCAACGTTTGAAGAGTTTAAGAAGAACAACGAAGGCTCTTAATATGTAACGGAATTGATACCCCCTCTCTGCCTCTTATACTACGACAATTATATATGCAAGAGGAAGAAGTAAGAGGGGAGCGTATTGTAAACCTCACAGAAAAGAGAGGGGGTGTCAATCCCGTATTTGAAAGCTCATATAACAACGGAGCAGAGTATGTCAAATCTCAGCTGAAGAATAAGCCACGTCTTGACCCGTCTGTATCGGATTGGTATCAGGATGCTACAACGGATGATATAGTAGGCAATTTGGAGAAGAGGGCTTTGGCTGTTGCTATCCGAGATATATACGAAGGTAGTCCTTGGTTTCAGGAAGACCAATCGGACGAAGAGTATCTTATCAGGGTTGTATTCACCAATAGGTCTTCTCAGCCGTACCGAGATATGTTTGAGTACTTCTACACAAAGCTAATCGGAACATCGGAAGGCTATACTATATATGACATTGTCCTTGGGTTTGGCACGTTCTTTGACATAGAGTTTGAGAGGCTCTGCAATGAAATCCTAACACTACAAGAGCGTCACTCTCTCGTAGAAGAAATCCATCAACTCGGCATCAAGAGGAGGGAAGATGTAGAAGCACCTATCTCGGTGTTTAATATGTAAGACCTACAAAGGATGCTGTTACTAACAAACTAAACAGAAATGAGTGCAACTCAACCTTTTGAGTATACAAATAAGCTCATACTCGTTAGCGACATCCACTTCGGTGTTCGCAACGACAGCGCAGAATGGCTTGATAATATGTCATCCTATTTTGCCAACTTCTTCATCCCTCTTGTAAAGAGCAAGGCGAATGAAGGTATCGCAGTCTGCATCCTTGGTGACTTGTTTGACAATCGTCAGTCCATCAACATTGACACGATGAATGTCGCCTCGGGAATTATTCGTCGGATAGCTGAGATAGCCCCCGTGTATGTAATGGCAGGGAATCACGATATGTCAAGACGAAGTGACAGCTCGCTCAACTCACTTGTCATCGTAAGAGGCATCCCAAACGTTTGCGTCATAGATGCCAATTCAATGGTTCACTTCAAGACGGAGAGTGGGCGAGGTTTCATGACTCAGTTCATCCCATATACGGGCATCTACTCAAAGGAGACGGAAGCGGTAAGCAACTCAGACGCTGACTACATCTTCCTTCATACGGAAGTCCTTGGTGCTATCTTTGACTCAGGTAAACCCATTAAGGATGGTGCTGTGACGACAGCGTCACGAGCTAAGCGTATCTTCTCGGGACATATCCACAAGCGTCAGGAGCTTGGGAAGTTCATTTATATCGGTAGCCCATACCACCTGAGAAGGTCTGATGCAGGTGACTTGAAGGGTGTTTATATCCTTAACATGGAGGACGACACGCTTGAGTTCGTTCCTAATAGGTACTCCCCCATCTTCCAAGCTCTTACGTTGCAGTCCCTCCTTACGATGACACTCTCGGAGTTCAAATCGTACATCACGAACAACTACACCGACATCATCGTACCAAGGGATAAGGCAGGGGATATTGAGCCGTATGAGCTTCTCGCTTTGCTTGATAGGTCTACCTACAAGGACATTAAGTTCTCCATTGAGAAGGGCTTGAAGATGACTGAGGAGGGTCTACCGATTGAGGAAGAAATGCCTATCTCGTCACTTGAGGAGGTTAGCTACAAGTACATTGACGAGCTTGACCTACCCAAGGAGGAGAAGGAGCATCTCGTTGATTTGATGAGAGGGTATTTCAATGTCGCAAACGAGAAGGCGAAGGAGGGTGTTTAACTTTATGATTTTGTATTAAATGGAAGGAGAAAAGAAGAAGATTAGTCACTACGATGCTGACTTTATCAAGGAGCTTGGTGTGAATGGAGCGATTACGCATTACCGAAGGGTTGCCGCTGGTAGACTGATTTCGCACAGCCAAGAGTTGTACGACATTATAAAGGATGGAAATATGACGCTTAAGCAGATTGCGGATAAGTACAATACCTACGAAGATGTCGTGTTCTTCTATCTGTACTTTGAAGCTATCTTTGAACCCATCAAGTACAAGATAGTAGCTAAGTATCCAAAGCCTCCATACCCACTAAATGAGTATCCCGAGGTGTACAAAGCACCATATAACTACATCGACAGATAACGAAAGAGGGGAAGCAACCAAGCCTCCCCTCTTCTCTTTTAGTAAATCGTCCAAGTCTCAATCGCCTCATTCTCCCAATCTTGATAGGAGAGCGTATAGTATCCTAATGTACCATAGCTCGTTCCCCACGAGTTCCTTAGAAGAAGGCTTTGCGTCTTGTCGTTGTATCCTACAATGCAGATGGCGTGACCACCATAATCTCCACTACCATTCCAAAAGTCATCACGGGACATGGATTTGACAAACAGCCCTGAAAGCACGGGTCCATTCATGACGATGGCGTTCTTCAAATCGCTAAGTTCAGTAACAAGACCATACCCAGCTATTTGGTACTTCCTCCCAAGCTGTTGTATGTACACTCCACTTGTCCTGATATATTCAAAAGCAACTTTGGGACTCATACCTATATCCCTTGACCTATCTCTACGCTGTTCGTAAATCTCTATCTCCTCAATACCATAGTCAATTCCCCTTGTCTTCTTTTCGGTGTTGATGAGGTAGTTCACCATAGCTGAGCAAGAATGTGCTACGCAGTGCTGGGTTTTGCCTTGGTCTTCAATGGGAGGCATTATCCGCTGGCAGGAGAACGAGGTTGGAAGCCCATCTATCCCCATAGAGAAACGTGGGGTATCCCTCGTGATGTCTGATGGCTTATAGCCACCTAAAAGTCGCTTATCCATATTAGATTACAAAATATACATTAGTAGGAGATTTTCTTTGATAGGTGGTAGTTCCCATCTTCGCTTATCGTCAGTCGGTAGATGAACAGAGTGTCCTTCCCTGCAAGCACGCAAGAGTACTGAGTGAGGTCTCCGTTAGCCCCTCTACCAAAGGTAGAAGGTCTCCAATGACCGAGGCTTGGAAGAGCCTCTTTGTGGATATAGGTTCTTAGTTGTTCCTTGTTGATGACGCTATCCTTTATAACGACCTCAATGTGCTCTTGCTGACTTGTTCCATACTCAACAGAGCCAGCATTTTTATTCGTCTCACACCCTACAAGAGCAATAGCCCCGAAGAGTGCAACCGCCAAATACTTGGTGATTGATTGCTTCATTTGTTTATATGATTTCATAGTATTACCTTTGTAGAGAATTTAGGTTTGAAACCCCATATGCAAGTAAGCGATACCCTCATTAGTAAGGTAGAAGATATACTACTAAAGAAGTTCCCAACCTCTGCCGTGAAGCAGAGAATAAACGTCAGCGAAGCTCAAATCAACTTCGCTTGTCCGCTATGTGGGGACTCCAAGAAAAATGAGTTCAAGAAGCGTGGTTCTATCATCCTTCACGGGGAACACGAAGGGATGTATAAGTGCCATAACTGCGGTAGGTATATGTCCTTAGAGAAGTTCCTTGTAGAGGCATCAAGTGCAGGGAGCGTCTACTTTGACGAAGAGCTTGTTAAGGAGCTGAAGTCAGCACCAAGAGCCAAGAAGAAGACATCCAAGGAAACAGCACGTAAGGCAGGGAAGGCTATCGGTGTCCTTATTGATGACGAGATTGTCAAGAGGTATTGCTACCACAAGACGCACCTGATGGCGCATCTCGGATACGTCCTTATAGATGATGCCCCAGCGCACGCTAAGGAATACTTAACCAACAGAATGCAATACGCCTGGGATGACTTTCTCTACTCAAGGAAACTCAATGCTATCATCATCCTCAACCAAACCCTGACGGGTCACGTTTTAGGTTTGCAGTATAGATTCCTATCCCCAAAGAAAGGTCAGGCTAAGTATCGCAGTATGGGGTACGAAGAGATTGTCAAGAAGATGAAGGAAGGTGAGGACTTTGATATAAGACTTGCTGTTCCCGAGGACACCTTAGAGACGCTCAAGGAGCTATCCTATTTCTTCGGTATAGCCAAGGTAGACCCATCAAAGGAAGTAACCATCACAGAGGGCTTCTTCGATGCGCTCCTTATACCCAATGCCATCGCAACGAGTGGGGCTGGCAGAACGCCTCCTAAGCTCTTCAAACGAAGGTTTATGTATGATGATGACGAAACGGGAAGAGCCAAGTCCTTAAAGGGGCTGAAGAATGGAGACTACGTATTCCTTTGGAGGAAGTTCAGGAATGACTACCATATCCCTGATAGGAGCAAATGGGACTTCAATGACGTATTCATCTACCTACAAAGCAAAAAGAAAATGATAGGAGACCTCTCTCCTTATTTCGGGAACGATAAATTTGATTTAATCAATGTCTAAAGAAGAACGACTGAAAGAGCTTCTGAGGCAAAGGGATGTGCTGGATGCTGAGCAGGCATCGGCTAAGCTCCTGATGAACGCCTTTACGGGTGTCCTCGGCAGTCAGTCATCAGAGTTGTATAGTCCTGCACTCTACGAGGCTATTACAATGCAGGGTCGGCAGATGACACGTATAGCATCTGTACTTATAACATCATACTTCAAGGGTGCATTTCAGAAGGACGAGGAGCTACACAAGAGACTCGGCATATCTACTGAGAAAGTAAAGACCCTTGACATCAATACGCTTGACCTGCCAAAGGACGAGAGTGGCAACCCAAGCCTTGAGATATACTCAAACACAGACTCTGTAAGCGGAGATACCAAGGTATATGTTGATGAGTTTCGCCAAAGACCTAAGACGTACTCCATAGAAGAACTTTGGAATAAGCATTACAATATCCTCAAAGAACACGAACATTTTGAGAATGACGGGAAAGAGTATATCTTTGTAGGAAATATGCTGATGTTCACTCCGACATTCAACGGAGACCACGTCTGTTCCAACCAAGTGTCTTATCTGTATAAGCACAAGGTAAAGAAGGAGATGTTCGCCATCAAGGCTTCTGACGGGACTGAGGTCAAGGTCACATCAGACCATACCATCTTCGTCTATCGTGACGGGAACGTCATCCAAGTATCACCATCTGAAATTCAAAATGGAGATAAGCTCATCAAATTAAAAGATATAAGTTATGGCAATAGCTAAAAGTAGTATCAACGTCCTTGGCATCAATGACGAGATTGGGAGCATCCTAATGGCTCTCAAACAGCTTGATGTTAATGTGGGTACGTTCTATACCATAGGCGTTAATAATACGTGCCTTGACGTTATCAAGGGGAACTTCCCTTCAACTAACATCGTCAAGGTGACTGAAGATACCAAGGATTTCAAAGCCGACCTTATTATGGCGAAGAACATCTTTGGTTGTAGCTCTCAGTCCAATGAAGATGACGATGAAGAAGGGAGTAATGAGTCTCAGCTCGCAATCCTAAAGCACTACATTGACCTCTTCTCCGAAGGAGAGAATGAAGTCCTTTGGCTTCTTGAGGAGCGAGTGCTATCAAATGCAGACGAAGAGCTTGTAACGAGAACGCTTGGTACTACACCTTGTAAGATTAACGCCTCCCTCGTCTCAGCTCAGAATAAGGAACGTCTGTATTGGTCAAACCTCGGAGAAGAAGACATCAACCTCTTCGGGGAGAAGGAGACCAATATCCCTATGCCTCAGGACAAGTGTGTATCTCTTGGCAAGCTGGTGCGTGATAAGGAAGTAGACGAGTGGGGTGACTATGAAGATGATGAGGATGAAGATAAAGAAAAGTTCACCTTCGTAAGTCTTGAGGGCGTTACGATTCCTGACCTCTCTTCTGTTGATACCGCATACTACGTAAGTGGTGCTATCCGCATCCGTGGTGAAGCCAAGGAACGTGTGCTGGAGCTTCGCAAGGATTCTAAGTCTAATGCTATCACAGCGTCCAAGGTGAAGTGTCTTGTGGTCTCGGTAGATGGTAGAGGCAAGGGTGATACTCGTATTGAATGTCGCCACCTGACTATCGGAGAAGTAAAGAAGCTATACACCATTCCTTCCGAATACGACTTCTCCCGTCTGAATACATCAGCGTGGGGCGTTCTATCCCGCTCGTCCGTTGTGGATATTCTCGTGCATATCCTATCATCCTCAAAGGCATTCGCCACCCTTAGAGAGATGGCTAAGGCAACTCCTATCGTTCAGAACCTTAATGCTACGGATTGGAATGAACTTGCCAAGCGCATCTGCAAGAGTATGAAGGATAGGGGTGTTGATAATGACACGATGAAGTCGTCATATGCTGGGATGGTGATTGCCAATGAACTCACAAGAGCCTACATAGGAGATGAGTTCGGAGTTGAAAACATCGCCATTGGTGGCAAAGACAATATCAGAAAGGTAATGAATCTCGTTGAAACGGGTTGCACTGCGGACAGAATTATTTGCTCCAATGGTTCAGCTTACGACCATACGACTGACTTCTACTTTGGTGAGGCATTCATCTTCACTATCTTAGCTATGATGAATGATGGTAATTTTGGCGGGTTCAGAGAACTAAGCGATAAGCCTGAGGACTTTGACTATTACGAGAATAAGTATGCTTATGCTGGGAAAATAAAATCAGCCTTGCTTACACTTATCCAACAAGACCTCTTGCTGATTTACGGGTATTACAAATACGATGACATCCTCTCTCGTTTTATCAAGCTCGCAGATATGTTCGGTGTAGACGCTTACGAAAGCACCATCCTGCGTCTTACCTACAACGAACTTCAGGGTTACACTCACAGATAACATATACGAATATGTACAACGACATCACAGAGGAATACCTCACCGCACTTGCTAAGAAGGTCTACGACAAGCTCCCCGTCAAGCCTGAACCTGATAAAGAGGACAACAAAGCCCTTGAAGAAGGCGAACTGCCATTACCTGCTGATAAAGATGTGGAGTTCTACCATATCTTATCAACGAGGATGCTGTATGAGCTTTACGACCCCCTAATCGGAACGTATGAATATCCGCAAGAGGCTTATATTGACCAAGAGTGGATATTTCAGTTCCTAAGCGAATGCGTGGAAGAAGGGAATAACAAAGAGGAGGAAAAACGTATTCGTGCGAATATCACTCCGAAGATTATAGCGCACGCTATGGAGTATCCGCTTGCATACATTGGGTCTCCATTCAACGATACGGGAAAGGTTAGCCTTGATATGTACAAGGAGACCTTGGACGCATTCAGTGGTGATGCAAGTTCAGCACTCTTCCATATATCTGAAATTGGTTACATATGGTGTAATAGCAACTATGTAGGTGAGTGCTGTGTTCATATCGCACAACTTATGTATATTGCCGAAGCGTGCCATATTGACCTCAAGAAAGCCCTTGACGAGTACGTAGGCAAGAGAACGTTAGAGTTTTAGCATCAACATAAATCACATTGTGGCTATGAGTTGAACTCGCATTCCAAAAGAGTGTGGTTCGCTTATAGCCACTTTTTATTCTGACATTTGGAGGAGTAAAAAGTTCTATGTACCTTTGCAGTAGAAAGAATAAGATAAACGATAACAGAGATATGGCAACATACAATGAAAAGGTCGTCCTTGAGATAATCAACTGCATAAAGGACGGAGGCTTCCCTCTCTACCTTGATGTAGATAAGGGACGAGTGGAAGTTCTAACTCCTGATACTCAGGTCAGGATGTTCACCAATATGCTTAATATGAGCATCGTGGAGAGCGGTGTAGCTTCATACAAGTGGGGTGATTACTACCCTGCTGGTGGGTATCATATAACCTTCTCCAAGGAGCATAGCGATGGTCACACCTCGCTCTACGAGGTAGCATTCAAGCCTAAGAAGAAGTAGTATGCTCTACATTGTAATCCTAATCCTCGTCATCATCTGCATCAATCAGGGCGATAAAATCCGCAGACTGAAGCGAGAGTTAGACGAAGCCTACAAGAGCAAGGATAGACTACGTGCGAGTTTATCAAACAACATAGAGATGCTACGAGAACAGCTCTCCCATTACAGACAATAATATGACCAAGGAAGAACTTGAAGCCTCACTTCAACCTCTATTTTGGGAGAGAACAGAAGATGGAGGCTATTACAGCAGAACAGGTTTGACCTACGACCTGCACATATTCCAAATGCCTAATGAGTCTTGGTGCATTGAAGCTCAGGCAGGTAGCCTTTATAGTGGAGTGACCATTGGTTTTGCTGGGACGCTGGAACGTGCGAAGGAAATAGCACGAGAGTACCAAGTCATCAAGGTATGCAATATGTTTTACACTAAGAAATAACAATATGGAAACGAATGCACCCAAGATAGAATGGAGGTATGACGGAAATTTCGCATTTGGCTCGTATCCAATCAACGATGATTATCGTGCCGAGTATATGTTCTATGACCACGACTTCGGATATGGACCTTGCTTCCGTTGTCTCCGTGTTATTATCAAGTCAGACGAAGATATAGACAAGATTGGCTTTGACGAGTCTCTTGAAATAGGAACATATATCCCCAACGAGGATGAAGCACAACTCGTCTGCGAAAACGACTTGAAGGAGTTGCTTGAGAAGAGCAAGACGGTTACCAACATCTTACAATTATAATCAAAGAGAAGTCTCCTGAGGTGCTTGCCTTGGGAGACTTTTTTGTTGGATGTTTGGTGGATTAAAAAACTCTTCTTACCTTTGTGATGTGGAAAGGGACAAAAGACACTCCACAAGAAACTAAGTAACGACTAAGATAAAAGCAACAGATAGATATGACTCAAGAAGAAAAGAGTTCCGCCCTTAATTTAATCCATCAACTTAAGTCTTTTTGCGATGGAATATCTGATAGTATATCCATACAAATCGCAGAGAGAATCCCCACCATTGATGACAAGACTCTCCGTCTGTTTAATGTCACACGAGAAGGGATGAAAGAAGAGGCTATCCGCTTTGATGAGCACGTTAAGAAAGTAGCAAGAGCACTCATCGAGACTAAGGACATGATAGATAAAATGGAATGTTCCGAATAGGTCTTTAAGTCTAAGTAGGATGATACGCTTGCCGTGAATGAATCCCACTGCAAGTATATCTCCAAGCACTTCACTCTTGATAATCAATCCAAATAAGTAATATACAAATATGACTCAAGAAGAAAAGGTTTCAATCCTGGACTACATCACGCAACTAAAGTCCTACTGCGAAGGAGTATCCGATGGTATCTCAGACAAAATCGTAGACGGCATCCGCTCTCTTGATGATAGCCCTATCCATATGTTTGATGTCGCTCAGGGTGACTTGGAAAAGGAAGCACTCAGTGTGGCAGATGATGTGAATGATATGGCAAGGGCAATCACGGAGTTTGAGAACTTCGTGGATGGTATTGACTGCTCCGAGGAGGAGGATAATTGGGATGTCTATGGAACTGAGCATTAAGAACCTAAGAGACCTCGTTCTTCCTCTTGAATGGAACGACAGCGGGTATGCAGGTTTTGCAAATATCTTCCAAGACCTCTTTGTAACGTACTATATCGTTTACAATGAAGAGGGAGAAGGATACGATTGCTTTGTTGAGACGGGGACATATATGCAGAACGAAGAGTGCTACGAATGCATTGAAACGGCAAAGACCTTGCCCATCAACGAAGAGGAGTACTTTGAGACACTAAAAGAAGCACAAAAATTCTGTAACGAGCATTACAAGAATGACCTCTTGCAGAACTTCAACCTCACGAAAATAAAGTAGTATGAGCTTATTATTCAGCGTCCTCGTACTCTCCATCCTTACCGCATTCTTCGCCATTGCGATATGCGCAATCTCAATTCGTCACTCTCGTGAGAAGGTGCGTATGGCGGAGAAAGACCACGAGATAGCTACACTGATGTTCTACCTTGAGGACGGGGACAAACATATCTCTGAGCTGAGTGCTTCAGTGTATACCCTCAAGTCTCACAATGTGAAGCTCTCTAAGAAGAGCAAAGAGTACATCTCTAAGATTAAAGAACAAGAAGATGAAATTAGTAGACTTAAAGAGCTTCTTGAAAAGTATGAAGGGTCAGGCAATTAAAGAGACGCTTTTTCATATTGCCCTAAGCATCGCATTCGTTGCTACCTTCTGCGCCTATTGGCTTGGTGGCTTTGACGAACCACTGCGTGGCTTCGTCCTGATGCTTTGCCTTGTAGCTTTCTCGTCATTCATTTTTTGGCTCATAGCCATGTGTTTCTTGGCTGTCAAAAACAGCAGGTACGTGCACTATTATATGATAGGGATTGTCGTTGCTGGTATCATCGCATCTTCCGTTCCATATATCATCCTTTATAACCCACGATAACAACTATGGAATCTCAGAAAAATAAAGGGAAGAGTGTTCGGGATTATGATGACATCCTAATAAAAAAAAGACTGCCAACTCTTTTCTTCCTTAACTTCGTTATTGAAGATGACAAGGATAGTCAGAAGAAGATGAAGTTCCTTGATGATTTGAAGAAGTTTATCTTATCTGAACCCAATAGACTCACCAAATCGGTGCAAGAGCTTGTTGCAAGTGGAAGTAAACTCATCATAGAGGTAGTCCCGAATAAGTTGTATATGCGTATTCTCGGAGTATCTCGTTTCAGCGAATCCATCTTGGTAAGGAAGTTCGTACCTGACACGTGCACAAGCGATGAAATATCAGGAGAAGAGCTGTCGCTTGTCAAGATATACGGCTACTACCCAAACCACGTCTTTGAATATGCAACAACTCCTATGATTGAATATGGCATCTCAAACCTGCCGCTGACTATCAATGGAGAGACCATCAAAGTTCTGGGGGTAGACCCTTGTTATGGATGTGAAGAGGAGTCAGAGGCAAAATGCCTTGACATAGAGCGTCTCGTGAGGGACGCAAATAAAAAAGGTAAGACTAAACGAGAAATGAAGAAATACTTAGTTATATTAACGCTTATCATATCTTGTATGTTCACCTCTTGCGGTAATCCTGAGGTGAACTACCCGTATGCGAAAGGAAGCGTCATCGGCAAGCATACTCGGCAAGAGGGAGACAGCTTGGCTTATGTCATCGTCTTTACGTATCATGGTGTTTTCACAGCAAGGTACTACTCGGCTGTTGTGCCAAAGGAGTCGTATGATAATATAAAGTTTGGCGACTTTGTGGAGCTGGATATAGAGAAAGGAAAGAAGAGATGAATGTCTTATCCCTCTTTGACGGAATGAGCTGTGGACAGATTGCTCTCAAGGAACTTGGCATCAAGGTAGACACCTACTACGCCAGCGAGATTGACAAGCACGCCATCAAGCAGACCCAACTCAATTTCCCGAACACCATCCAACTTGGAGACGTAGAAGAATGGAAGACTTGGGATATAGATTGGTCATCCATTGACCTCATCCTTGCAGGGTCTCCTTGTCAGGGGTTCAGCGTTGCGGGAAAGATGCTTGGTCATGAAGACCCTCGCAGTAAGCTGTATTGGGTCTTCCTTGATATTCTCCATCACATTCAGAGTGCCAATCCGAATGTCAAGTTCCTCTTGGAGAATGTTCGTATGAGAGGTGATGATGAACATTACATCAACGAAAGCCTTGGCATCTTCCCTGTTGAAATCAATTCAGCTCTCGTCTCCGCTCAAAATAGAGTACGTCTGTATTGGAGCAATATCAGGGTTCGTGAGGATGGTCTGTTCGGTGAAGTTCATACGGATATAGAACAACCTGAGGACAAGGGTATCAACCTGACTGACATCCTTGATGAGGATGTGGACGACAAGTACTACATCGGTAGCTCTTCCTTCGGAAACGACATTGTAAGAACGTGCGATAAGACGATGGAGAGTGAAGGTAAACTTCCATTCTTTGATGTCAAGCAAGATATAATCAAGATAGGGAAAGACCTGAAACCTAAGGGAACTCAGAACAAGGCTTCCTGCCTTTCAGGCGGTGCTAATAGTGGAGGCAACCACTCCGATATGGACTTGCTCGCTATAAAGAGCGACAAGGAAGTCACCCCAGGTCTTTGGAGAACCCACATTGAAGATAGAGGGTTCAGACCTATGGCAGGCGATAAAGCTCCTTGTCTCCCAGCACGTGCAAGGAATGACGGGAGCGGTCAGCCCGTGGCTAAGATAGGATGTCTTATAAGACGATTAACGCCTATTGAATGCGCACGCTTGCAGACCATCCCTGAGTGGTATCAGTGGAAGTGTCCCGACTCACAAGCATACAAGATGCTTGGTAATGGTTGGACGATTGATGTCATCAAGCATATCCTAAGTCACTTAATCAACAAGTAATAGTATGGCAAGACCAAAGATTAAAGCATCATACCGAGTTGCAGAAGGAGGGAGTGAATACTGCCTTAGACGTAGTATCACAAACAGACTCTTCTCTCCTCGTGCGCAGAAGGAAGCTGGTCTTTCGGTGACGATGTTGAAGAATAGGTTATGTACCCTCTTATCGGAGAAAGTGCAGATGCCTATTGACAACATCCTTATATCACATCTGAGCGAGTCTATAGGCTTTGGAGTTCAGGTTCGTTTTGGGGAGCAGGTACTCTTCAAGTTCATTCTCAGGATGAAGTATAAGGACTCCTACTTTGAGGTGAATAGCTTCAGCATTGCTATTGACAGCATCGTTAAGAATGATACTGAAAGAGAAAAGCTGAAGAAGGCGGTTAGTAGCATCGCAATCGCCCTGAGTACGGATGTCAATAACGCACTCCTTCAGTCCTACGGAATATCCAGCTATGACGATGTACTATTGGAGAGTGTCGTGGTATTACGTATTGTGAACTCTGAGCTGAGAGACGCTACCTGCTATTCCGACATCACGTACCGAGAACTCTTCAATGAGTTCTACGACAAGAACGATAGGCTGAAGTATATCAACGGAGAGTACTATCAGTTCGCAGACAAGAAGTACGATGAGCTTAATATGCTTTACTATTACTCAACACGAGGGAATTTGTATTATGACAGAAAAATCGCACGAGGTGGCATCATTGACTGATGCCAAGAACGAAAGTAACGACATTCGTGATATTCACGTTAAGGAAGCCTTAGCCTACATAAACGCTCTTATAGATGAAATTTTTGAGAGGTACGGATTTTAGTAGTAATCACAAGTAAGATGACTAACCAATGAAAGTCTTGATGTCCATAAAGCCTGAGTTCGTGGATAGGATTATCTCAGGAGAGAAGTCCTACGAGTTCAGGAGAGTACTATACAAGAGGAACGATATTAGTCGTATCGTTGTATATGCTTCCAGCCCCGTATGTCGTCTCGTAGGAGAGATAGAGGTTGCATCGCTCCTTACCGATACTCCTGAGAACCTATGGGAGAAAACAAAGGACAAGGCTGGTATCTCGGAGCAGTTCTTCTTTGCCTACTTCTCGGGCAGAGATAAAGCCCACGCTATTGAAGTGAAGGCTTTCCATCCATACGATGAGCAGGTCAAGCTGAAAGACAAGTACCCGCACCTTGTTCCACCTCAGTCGTTCTGCTATGTGGAGGACTAATCAACAAAGGAAATTCCCCAGCGATAGACTTCGTTGGGGATTTTTCTTTTGATGAGATTTGGTGGAATGAAATAGTCTTCCTACCTTTGTGGTGTGAGAGGTACAAAGAAATCCTCCACAAGAACATTCAATCAACAACAACAAAGGAAAAAACTATGAACTATGTAGAAGTAGAGGAAATCTTAAAGGAAGACCCTCTTACCTGGGAGAGGACAACCTCAGGTTTTATGACCTTCCTTCATGGTGTATCTTCATTGCTCAGCGAGGCTCTTGGGGCTGAGTATTATGTTATCGTTATATGTAATGCTCCATTCGAACGTTCTACGAGTGTATCACTTTGCCTCTTTGGTGGTGAGTACGCCCGAATAGCACGAGAAGAGGATGTAATCTCATCGGAAGAGAACCTCATGAAGATTGCCGAGGAGAACTACCGCAACCGAATCGCCAATCTCTAAAACAACAAAGAAATCACGAACACGCCTCGCTGGTCAAGCTCCCTTTCACACACCTCCTTTCGGGAGAGCGGGGCGTGTTCTCTTCTTTTAACCATACGCAAAAGGAAATGGATACGAACATCACCAACGACCCATCCATCGTTCTCAACCTTGAACGTGATTGGGACTTCGTGTGCATGGTGACTATCCCCGTAAAGGTAGGCTCAGAGCCTATTGGGTTTTCTATCTATGCAGAGAAGGCTACCATCGCATACAAGCATATCATCTACGATGGAGTAACGACCAAGAGCGCAGAGAACGCTGTGGAGGCGATTAACCTCGCTCTTGAAGGTATCTTTAAGGTTGTCTTAGAAAGACGCTCAGATGTTGTTCTGAGTACTCAGCTGGTGAAGTCCTACGATAAAATGTCTGATACGCATTATATCAAGGAGGATTCACCCGAGGCTAAGGTCGTTGCTGTTGCTCATATGAACTATGATACAGCTGTGATATACGACAATCTATGCGTATTATCTGACTATCTTAGCGATACAGCTGAAAGCGGTTCTTATTCGACTCTTCCTGACCTCCACGAATATCATACGCTTGCTTATAAGTGTAGCATCGGAAAGACATTTGCGAGGGATGGTAGTCCACGCCTATCACTATTAAAGCCTTTGTACTTGGACTGCTACCATCTTGAATACTTCTATGAGAGAGTAGGTAAGTCTTGGACTTACGGCTTTAACACTAAGGGGGGAGTAGTGGAACAGATGGCTTTTGATAGTTTCATTAGAATGACGGCAATGAACAATTTCAATTTCCTAAACATCCCTTCATATGTCTGCGAAGAGACGACATACGAAGGCGATTCAAAAGGATACCAAATTCGCATCCTCGGGATGGAAGTCCCTCTCGCTATCTTCAGGTCAAAGAAAGATGCCATTCTATTTGCAAAGGAGTTCATCAGGCTTGTAGATGAGCAAATCGCTACGACCTTGACTTGTTAGGAGAAAAAATCGGAAGATTTGGTGGAGTAGAAAACTCTTCCTATCTTTGCAGTGTGAGAGGGGAACAAAAGAACCTCGCACGGCAAACTAAACTAAAAGACAAAAAGACTATGGTACGCATAGAAGCAAAGAATCACGTAAGTGAAAACCCTATCAGCTGGGAACGTGTAGAGTTCGGTAAGATTACGTTCTTCAAGGGAAGAGCAAACAAGCTGAACGAGACTATCGGATATGAAGAGTACGTCATCCTCGTATGCGATACTCCGTACGAACGCTGGACTTCCATTGGTCTCCTATCCAACGGATGGGATAACTCAGGAGACATTTGCATACGCCAAGAGATTGACGTTATCTCCTCTCCCGAGGAACTTATCGCTATCGCAGAGGAAGACTACCTCAACCGAGTGAACGAACACTTCAACCGATAATACGTAAGCACTATGACACGCTCAGAGCTCCTCCTTGCAACGGGTAGTGAACCTCTTCGCTGGGAACGCCAAGAAGATGAGATTTATGTAACCTACGTAGCTAATCACGTCACTGCGATTAGACGTATTCCAAGCCGTTATGTAGTAATCGTTCTCAAAGACCCGATTGATGTGCAGTCATATGTATATTGTGGGATTGGGACGAAACTTTCAGACCAAAAGAATGGGATGTACACCATCCACAAAAACAATGTTAGCAATACACCTATGACAGCGGATGAGCTGATTAAACTCGCAGAAGACGACTACTATGGCGTGCTGGAAAAATGGGTAGAGGCTGAAGATAAGTTCTACGAAGAGGAGAAAACCGCTATTTTCTTTAATCATCAAGAAAGCTAAACGACAATGGAACTCTCAGGAACATCACCCAATACGGGAAATAGCCAACTTCAGTGGAGTTCAAGCGAAAATGAGAATAGAATCATCTACTCAGCTAAGGTTAAAACTCCTTTCGGCAATCAGGATGGTGAATACGATGTGATTGTCAATAAAAACCCTAAGAAAGTATCTTCTTATGTACGCTTCACATATTTCTCTCCTCACTTTCAGGGATATAAGATGGAAGTCCTCTGCAAGAACGAAGTCGGTAGTACACCGATGTCGGTAGAGGAGCTAATCAAGGTCGCTGAAGCCGACTACATCTCCGCCTTGGAGAGGAAGTCGGAGTTTATGAAGAAACTTCGTGAACACGAAATCAAGCATGTAGAAGATTGTCTTCGGATAGCTCCATATAGCATCCTCTCTAAGCAGTAAACTCTATCGGAATGTTGGATATGCCTAATTTTTTTTGGGATATGAAGCCACTTGACCCATTCGCCGAGAAGAAAGGGCGTATAGCTCTTGAATGGGACGTAGTTGAAGTTGAGGTCGGGCTTTTATATAGAGCAAAGGTCATTAGCCCCTTTACGAGGCTTGAGTGTGAATATAACGTACTTTTAAGGAATGGTTATACTAAAGATGGGGTACATGCCAAGGTTTATCGTAGCTGTTATCTCCATGAGCTGAAGAGGGCTGAATCGGAACTGATTCACGAGTACAAGGTTCAAGACACCCCCATGAATACAGCTGACCTGATTAGGATAGCCGAGGAACACTTCTACGATGAAGTAGAGCGATACAAGAACTCCACTTCCAGCTCCAACATCAAGGCTGATGCGGTAACAAACGAGCAGGATGATAGTGTTATTCATATTGAAGTTCCAGCAGGTAAGACTATTCAAATCACAATAACAACAAAAGACGTTTGATTGGCTATGTGTAAGCAGAGGACGCTATCACTCAAGTGGAAGGAAGATGGCAACAGATATGTAGGCAAAGAGTTTCTATCTGCACAGAGTTCTGTGAGGTATTACATCTTTAATGTAGGCGAAGGGAAAGACCGAAGAGCCGTTCTATGCCGAGAGAGACACTATGTCTACGGAGAACCACCTATCAAGGTAGACTACCTTGTAGAACCTCCTTGCGAGGAATATACAAGAGAAGAACTTGTAGCTATGGCTGAACTTGACTTCGACAACCTTGAAGATGTCCGCTACCACAATAAGTTTGAACTGCAATTCGTCAAGGAGTATATAGCCAACTGCGTAACGCTCAGCTTCTCCAAGTCGCACTATGGTGACGGGAGCGTCCTACAAGCCCACACGGAGATAGGAGAGTATGAGATTGAGTATTCAGGAGGGGCGTATTCCATCTTAACACCTGATGAGGAGTATCCTCAAGGCGTGTACAACGACATCAACAGCGCAATGAATGCTTGTACCGAACACTTCAAGAACACGCTTGTAAGAGCGATAGAAGAAGGCGTAAAACATCAATTCTAATCAACATCAAAGACTATGACAGAAGAGCAGTATGATATGCTCATGGAATGGAGCATCAACTTAATTATTGAACATCAGTTAGACTACTTTCGTGGGAGTGCCCTTCGTTCAGCTGTCCATGCCTTTGCACGAAAAAGTCCTTGGACGCACGAAGAAGCACTTTATTATTGTCAGGACGCTGAGAGTCGGAACGTCCGCATCCGCACGAAGGACTACGATGAGCTGTCCAAGGAGCTGGATGAGCTATCAAAGCAAGTGCCACTAAGTGAAACCATCATCTACGCTATCAGCTACATCTTCCGAGGTGAATGGAAGGATGCCATATCGTACATCAAAGAGATTGATATAGAGTTCAACAAGAGGAAATAACAACAAGGTATGACAAGAGAAGAAAAGCTGAAGGAGTTAGGTGTAAAGCCTCTTGAGTGGAAGTTTAGTGTACGTGGCGGGTTTGTACAACACAAAGCATATACGTACGACCCATATGAGAAAGACTTACTTCGATATAAGATTGAAGTGAATAATACGGAGTCTGAAGACTATTATGCTTACCTTAGACGTGAATCAAGGGCAGGAACATATCTATTAGGTAAGGTATTATCACTTGATGCTTCCGCAGTTAAAGAGCTGAAGGAAAAGGCTGAAGATGACCTATATAAAGGCATTGTGAGGGGTGCGGAGGAATCTGATAGGAGAGCTCAAATCCTTAAGGATAAAAAAGAAGAAGAGGAACGCCATACGCTTGAATTTGCTAAAAGACTACTGTCAGAAATAACTCCACATATATCCAAACTATTCGAAATCCTACTATCAGAAGCAACTAACAAATAAGAACGATAACGAGATATGACACGAGAAGAAAAACTAAAGGTGTTAGGCGCAAAGCCTCTTGAGTGGAAGCACGATGGTCTCCTCGGGATGGAATGCTATGACGCAGTCTCGCTTAACCCGTATACACAAGAAGAGCTTGAATATAAGATTGAAATAAAAGAGATGTCTACTAAAGGTTATCACATCTCCATTAAACTAATCAGTCGTTCAGGAACGTTGCTGTTAGGTGAAACGCTGTCTGATAATTATATGTCACCTGATGAACTCAAGGAGATGGCAGAACAAGACTTCTATAATCGCATCGTGGAGAGTGCTAAGGAGGTTGGTATAGACGCACCAATCTTTGATAAGGAGGAAGCTGAGGAAGACCATACTCCTGCGCAAGCCGAAAGCCTAATCTCGAAAGTAACTCCATTGGAGTGGGAAGGAGAAGAGGATGATACGAAATGCGACCTTGAAGCAAGAATAGTTCTGATAGATGAGGATGACGAAGATGAAGACCATGCCCTCACTATTGAGTTCCAAATAGACTCAAACAAGAAGATAGGGTTTTGCACTCTTGATGTTCACGTATCAGGCAAATGGGAGATTGGTTATTACAACATCATCAATTCACGTGGATATAACATCCCTATTGATGAACTGAAAGCCAAGGCAGAGGAAGTCCGCCTTTCAATGGCGAAACGACTTCTCGGCATCAAGGACTAATATGTTCAACTTTAATAGACAAGAATAAACTATGAATGAGATTGAAGGAACGAAGGCATTCAATGTAAAGGCGTTCTGTGCAGACTACAACCTTGATTATTTCCAAGGCTCTGTGCTTGAGAATGTGTTTGAATACAAGAAGACAAGGCAACTCTCATACATTCAAAAAGCCGTTGATGTATGTAGTTTCTGCATTGCAGAGGCACGAGTGAACAGCAATAACGTGAAGCCCGTGGTAAATGATTTGGAGCTTGAGAATAGCAGTCTCATAATGCGACTCCTTAATCGACACTTTGACACATACCTCGCTCAGGCATTATACAAGGCGTTATGTAACAACTATGACTCCTGCGAGTCCTACCTTATCTTATTCGCCAATGCCATCAGGGCGAATAGAAATGATAACGGATATATCTATTCTGATGGGGTGTACACTTATACACGGCACGGATATGGAGTAAAAGTGTCTATTACCCCAATTTTTGAGCTCACACTCCTTGCAGGTTACAAAATCTATGTGAGCACAATGGAACTCGGGGATGCAGAGGCAAGGAACTACTACGCACCAATCATTGTCAAGACACTTGATGAGGCTAAAAACTATTCCTCGGAGCTTATCAAGATACAAGAGGACTACATCAATGGACTTGAAGATGGCATCATGGAATGCGATGGTTCTGAGTTCGGCATCTTAGATTGTGCTAAGTGTGAATATCGTAAGTTTGGTAATCATGTTGTTGTGATGGCATATATGGAAAGTACTCCTGGTGCTATAAAAGTTCAACACATGGCTTGGTCTACTAATACGGGAAAGTACGAAGTGAGAGCTGGTGTAGGAAGTCTGAACTATGACGAGCAGAAGGAATACTTTGACCGATGGTATAACGACATCTACGAAGAGAGAGTAGTCTTTGAAGTATCAAGAAAATACAAAGGTGTCCCTTTGTAGAAGTAACATATGTAAGAAGCGTCCCATTGATGTTGCCTAATTGTGATTTCAATGGGGCGTTCATTTCGCACATCATTTAGAATATGAGTAGCATGAAACCATATCGCATCAAGCATAAGCCCACGGGGCTGTACTACAAGCCATCCACGAGAGGGACGAACCTTTCAAGGGAAGGGAAGGTGTATATCTCTCATGGAAATTTCCTGACCTACTCCAAGTGGGATAAAGAAGCATTGATTGATATTACGCCAAAGCAGTACGAAGAGTTAAAAGGTGTCCTACTGAAAGACGGGACTTATCCCGAGTTGCATAATAGTGGTCTCATTAAAAAACGTGTTTATTTGCCAAAGGAGGACTTTGAAATTGAGTATCTATAATAGTCTGTAGTAATTGTTATTATAGGTTATGAATGAAGAATTTTTCAAGAAGGTAAGCAACCTTCAGGTTAGTAGTGCTACATTTGAGCTAATTATCATAATTGAAGAATACGATCGCACGGGTGATATAAAGCATATCCATAGGGCATTAGACTATGTGGAGAGTTCTATGCGTGGTACACTTGTCGGAAGTCGCCATGTCTCTGTTGACGATGTGATGAAAATCTCGAGGATAAAGCCTCTTCTATACACCCTTGGTATCAAACAACAACTGATTGGAGCGGTAGCGTGCTTCATGGAAGGTGAGCGTGGAAGTGCCTCGTGGTGTCTTGAGGACTTCCTTGAAGAACGTAGTACTGACAGCGAAGACACCTTTGACGAACAATAGCACAAATCATACAAAGAAGAACGTAGTTCTATCCAAGTTCTACGTGCTTCTTCCTTTTTATTTCGTCTGAGATTTGCATAAGTGATTTTTAGTTTGTACTTTTGTTGGTGTAATACTAACAACTAAAAAAGAATCCGTTATGGGAGATTAAGCTGAAGTCGTATCCGATTGGAATGACGACACCGCATTCTTTGATTCATGGGATGACGGCTGTGGTAATTTTGACTACGAAGAGTACTACGACACCAAGCGTTTTATGGCTGGTCTTCACAGAGATGCAAGCATAAGCAGGTATAGAACAAGACTTCAAAAGCAAAGGCGTAAGACGATACGCAAGCAAGAAGCACGCTACTTAGAAGCCAAGCAAGCAAAAGTAGGTGAACTAATTCGCTGTGCAGGTCACGACTGCGCTAAGCCTTTCGTGAAGAAGAGCTACCAGCAGGCGTTCTGTTGTACGAAGTGCAAGGACTCATTTTGGAATAAGCGCACAGAGTTCTACGGCTATCGCAAGCAGGTAGAGATTCCCAAAGAAGAGGACAAGCCTGCTGAACAAGAAACTTTACCAACTACAAATACAAATCAGGTTATGGAAAAATGTTCATGGGACTATATGGGTGCTCGTGAAGCACTCGGTCTTGATGAGAAGGAATACGAGGTAGTTAAGTGCTTATCGCACTACAACGAGACGCTATCAAAAGATGCTCTAAGGTCAGCACGCCTCATTGCAGACGAATTGTTCAAGGAGGGACGAAAGGGCAAGGTGGAAGATGCCGAAGCCTATGGTCGTGTACTTGAGTTTGTCGCCAACTCTCAACAAGTCATCCCAGCCGATATGGGAAGAATCCTCGCAACTCTCGTCCGAAAGGACTATGACAACGTTGTTAAGCACCTTGATATTCTAATCGGAGAGAACGAGGCTGAGGATGACGGCTCTGATTACGACAAGGAGTTTTGGGGAGATGTAGACTCCGAACCTACTCCTCCATCCAAAGAGGAGAGGTTTACACATCTCCCTCTTGATGAACAGCTCAGGTGTGCTTTGGGATTCTACGGGTATGTGCGTTGTCCTGATGAAGACAATCGTATTTCCTTCTACTTCACACGAATAGGGTCAAGGTATATCCTAAAAAGCATATCCAAGACGAACAACATTTCAGTTGTTGCCGAAAGCGAAGGTTTCCCTGCTTTGGTTGAGAAATGCCTTAGCTCCGTTATCTCTCCACGTATTAACTTTAGCACGATTAGTGTAAAGGATAAGACACTTGGCACAAAGTTATTAGAGTCTAAGGTGGTGGCAGAAGTAGATGGCAATGAAGTAGATATAGCTACATTCGTAAATCTTGATGACGTGAATTGTGTCGCTGACTCCACTATCTTCTATAGCAAACTCTACATGGAAATCCAAAGCATCTTGTTAGGAGAGAAGGAGAACAAAGCGTTTGCTAAGCAAATTGAGCTAATCAAGAACCCTGATGGGTCTCCACTTAGCAATAGTCTCTTGCGCCTCATGCCGACCTGCACGATAGCGAACTTCTTTGACCCTACGTCAGGAGAGCTTATTGCATACGTTCGTAGGATTGACAAGAGTACTTGGATATGCGTGAACAAGGAGAACTTCGGTGATGAAGGTGTCTGCACCAAACACAATACGGAGGAGGCCGCTATAAGCCATTTCATTAAGTCTTTGGCTGACAAGGTGTATCCTTTGCTTGAAGGGCTGAAATCAGGATACCTATTGGTTGATGATTGTTGTGAGTATTATTCAGTCTCCTTGAACGGCAGAACCGACTTCAAAGTCTCGTATAATATCTGCTCTACGTACAATGACTACCTTGCCTATCGTGTGTTGTACAAGCTGAGCGAATACATGGAGTCTGAGTACAACGTAACCTTCCCGTGTTGCAACAAATACCAGCCCCGTGTGAAGGCAAGTGCGAGAAAGTTAGCCTACGTTCGTAACGACATCTACCCAAGTCTCCCTGAGAATTTGGTTCTTGAGAGACGTTTGATGGAAAACGATGAGGTCAATACGTGGTACGAGTTCTGTGAAGTAGTAGGGAACAAAGTGGAACTCGCTTGTGACTATGAAGACGAAAAGAGTGCAATGCGTAATATGGCAGAGGCGGTCGCTACATTCGTTTTCGTGGCAGTAGAACGCAACATGGTCATGCCCGAGCTGTTCGCTTCAATGAGTGTAGGTGAAGACACGCTTGAAGAGAAGGTCTTCATGAAGGATAAGAAAACGGGGAAGTACTACGACCTTGTACACTTCTATGGAGAAAAAAGCATCAGCCACGCTAAGGCTATCTGTTCAGAACTTGATAAGAAGTTTAATATGCCATATGTTATGAACAACGAAGAAAAGAAAGAAGTGTCTCCTCTTAACGAAGAGACCATCCATGAATCCTTGGAATCCGAGATTGACGAAGACTTCCTCACGGATGAAGATTTCATCTTTGACGAGGACGGCTCTGATGTCCCCTTCTCCTGCGAACACATGCAGGGAGAGCTGGTATCAATCAGCATTCCCGTCAGAAGCAATAAGGGAAGCATTGACATTTCCGTATACAAGGAAGACACCAACGCATTCAGTGATGCTCGTGTGGAAGTAGATGGTCAGACCTACAACCACAGACTATATAACTATGCGTTTAAAGCGACTATGGGGATACTCCTCCAAGAGGTTGCTAAGAACCGCTCTGACATTCACCTTGATGCACCAATCAAGATGGATTATGAAAAGGCTGTTAAGGCGTACTACATCTCTACAAGCATCAATGGGTCAGACATCGTCATCGCAAAGGTGAAGGGCGGTCGTTACGAAGCAAAACAAATCTTCGGTGCGTTATGCTTCATTCAGGACTACCTCAGAAATACAAACCACGATGGTAAGTACGCTAACACTCCTAAGAAGATGCCTTACTACGACTTGGCATACGACATGGAGAACAAGCTCGGAAGCTCGCATACAAGAGCGTATCGCCTAACGGACTATGATGTCGTCAGAGTACGTGGTCTTAACGACTGCCATATCATCGTTAGACCAAGCGGTCAAGACGAAGAGGAGTACGTCATCCCATTCAATAATGTAGATACGGCACTTGTCTCTCTGTCCCACGCAGTAGCAAATAAAATTGCTGTGCACCATACGCTCATCGGGGAAATCTCTATGTCCGTGATGAAGGTCGGTGGAAGTGACGGGTATGACGTAATCGTGAATGGGGTTGGGTTTGAGACGGCTTCGTTCAAGGAGGAAGAACACGCAGTCAAGTTCGCCAAGGAACTATACAAGAGACTCAAGGAGAAGTTCTCCAACTAAACCTAAAGAGCAAGGGGCATTCCATTCGGGATGTTCCCTTGCCCTCACTTACTAATCCGATATAGCATGTCAGAAGAAATCAGCAGAGAAAAGGTCTCCGCATCAGGATGGGTGGAAAGGTTTACCATACACATACCAATACGTAAAGGAAACGCACCCTCCATCCGTGGTGAGCATAAGTTTGAGAACAACGGAATCTCCTGCCGAGTTGTTGTTACGAGCAAGAACAAGGTGGAAGAGATTGAGACGTTCAACTTCAATGATACCTTTGATGTAGCTATGGCTAAAACAGCCCGCTACTGCAAGAAGAACTACCACCTTGTAGATAGGCGTGCGACATTGTCATCCGAGTTTAGTGAGGAGAAGGGAGCTTATGTACTCTCTACGCAGGATGGAGAAGAGGTGGCTATCGTTTACAACGGCTATGATGCAGAAGCAATGGTCAGAGCTTACAACTTCATCTTGTCCTATATCCATGATTTCAGTAGCAGTTCGTCATACGCAAAGAGACACTACCTCACACTCCCAGGAGTTGTTCGGGATAGCTACTCTGACCTTTGCTACGCATCGGTTGAAGCATTGCGCTTTGATGGAGTTTACCTATTTGCTACAGAGCTTAGGTACAACATCCACTTCTGCGAGTACCATGTTATCCACCACGGACATAACGGGACGTACTATATTGACGACAAGAAGTTCGCAAGCATCCTGCATTCACACAAGAGAGCTTATAAGAAGTTTGCCTCTCACGTGAAGAACCTTATCTTGGACGATGCTTTCTTCGTTACACCTCCTATGGTATACGTAGACAAGAGCCATGAGACGGGCAGGTATGAAGTCAAGATAAGCGGTGTAGACCTCAAGTTCCGTATCAGCTATCTGTACAAGCACAACGCAGTGCTGTTCGCATGTGACCTTGATAAGGCTATCAGGAAGAGATGCGGGGAGAAGTATGTGGAAGCTCATAGGAAGAGAAACTACAATAAGTAAAATATCAAACATATCAAGAAATGAGTATGGAAGACAACAAAGAAATCGTATCAGGTCTACAAGACTTGACTCATGTATTCAATGTGACAGCTCCTACAAGTAATGGAACTGAAGTCAATGTTGATGGGTATAGCTTCATCAAGGATGGAGAGACACGCTACAAGATTGATGTGGTCGTCAACGAGAAGAAAGATGGACGTATAGAGTATATCTCAACATCGGCAGAGGAAGCACTGCAAGAAGCAATGATAGCTATCGCTTCATTCTGCCAGCACTTCCCCGAGAAGGTGGTTGCACACTCCGTTATGGCTCTCCCTCCGATAGAGGCGAACAAGACTATGCGATACCAGCTTATGTCGGAACATATTAAGGGAAGAGTTCTTGCTTGGTTCAGCTCGGAAGATATTGCCAAGATAGCACGTGATTCATATGGCAAACTACTAAGAATGAAGGACTGCATTTAGACCTTCGTAACCCTAACGACCGAACAGCTCAGTAGAAACACTCTGCTGGGCTGTTCTTAACTCCTATAAGATATGGAAACGAACGAAGCAGTTGTCCTAAACAACCTGAATGACAACGCCTCCCTGAGAATACAAAGTATCATCAACGACAATGGTGATATAATGTCGCTCGTTTACGAGGCTTACAACTACATACAACCTGGATACAATGACGAACTCAAGGATATTATTGAAATCCTGAACCGACAATACGAGACCATCCAGCAAGTGAAGGAGTACCACGAGGCAATGAAGGTGAAGATAAAGGAATACGAGGAGAAGAAATAGGTTAGATTTGGTCATTCCATGTTTTAGCTATACCTTTGCGTAGTAAGACAAACAACAAGAAAGATGAAGCACGAAGATTTCACAGAAGAAGAGCTTACCGAGATTGACGAAGCGATGACTCAGATTGAGCGAGGTGAATGCACTCGTATTCACAGAAGAGACGAACTGATTGGCTACCTTGATAGCCTTTAGGATATAAACCATATAACAGATAGAAAGCAATGAATGAAGACAAAGAGTTGTTAAGGCTAATCAAAAGAAACATAGATGAGGCTTTGAGATTAGCAGATATAGAGGAAGATAAGGTCAAAGACCACAGAACAGAAACAAGACTCAGAGCTAAGTCTCTTAACTACGACAATATAAAGCCTCTGCTGAAAACAATAAGTAGAAGCATCAAACTCTAATCAGAAAAGAAAGATATGATTATTTGCGGTTATGCAGGCGTTGGTAAAAGCACGCTGTCAAGAAAGTTTGTTGGTATAATGGACTTGGAGTCTACCCCATTTGAAAAGGATTGGGAACGATATGCCAAGTGTGCAACCTACTACCATAAGCAGGGCTATCTCGTCCTTGTCTCCTGCCATAAGGAAATCCGTGAGAGTATCCTGAGTGTGCTTGCAGGAGATACCGAAGGCGTGTACACTATCGTTCCCAATGTAGCAGACAAGGAACTCTACCGAGAACGCTATACGAGACGTGGCAACACTCCTGAGTTCATCAAGGTTCAGATGGATAATTGGGAGAAGTGGCTTGACAAGGGCAACGCCATTGAAGGTGAACGTTGGATTGAAATGAATAGTGGTGAGGTTCTCAAAGATACACTCATCCGCCTCAACATCATCTAACAGCACTCTACAAGTAGGAGTTTTAGCTACGAATGAAATTCAATTATAGCTGGAATTTGAAAGATGCCAACTTCACGGGAAGCAGGGGGAAAGTGTTCTCCTGCTTCTCTTGTGGAGGAGGCTCTACTATGGGCTACAAGCTCGCTGGGTTTGATGTTATCGGTTGCCTTGATATTGACCATCGTATGATGGAGATATACAAGAAGAACCATAACCCTAAGTACGCATACGAAGAGGGTATACAGACATTCAAACTACGAGACGACCTCCCCGAAGAGCTTTATAACCTTGACATCCTTGATGGCTCTCCTCCCTGCTCTACGTTTACTATGACGGGAGATAGGGAGAAGTCCTGGGGTGTTAAGAAACACTTTAGAGAAGGGCAACAAGAGCAGGTTCTTGATACGCTCTTCTTTGACTTCATAGGCCTTGCAGAGAAGCTGAAGCCAAAGGTAGTGGTAGCAGAGAACGTCAAGGGTATTCTTATTGCCAATGCGATGGAGTACACCATTGAGATACATAAGTCCTTTAAGCGTGCTGGATACTACTCTGCACACTATGTACTCAACTCGGAGACGATGGGCGTACCTCAGAAGCGTGAGCGTGTATTCTTTGTCGCCATCAGAGAAGACTTGGCTCAGCCATTCCTGAAAAGTACATCTCTCTTTGATGAAGAGCCTACACTTGACCTCACCTTCAATGAAGAACCTATCCTCTTCGGAGAGGTAGCAGACTACTTAGGAGACGAGATTACAAGCCCTTCTATGCGTATGCTATGGGAGAAGCGCATCTTCGGTGATAGGACACAGCGCAATGCGAGTGAACGTCTATACAAGAAGCGTGTGAACTTCGGTCGTGTCTATGCCTACGAGAATGAAGTCGCCCCTACGCTTATGGCAAATAAGGCTTCGGTCATCCATTTCAGCAAGCCATTATTCCTAAGTCAAACGGAAGTATGCAAGATTTCTACCTTCCCTCAGGACTATGATTTCTGCGGGAAACCTCCTCATTATGTGTGCGGTATGTCTGTCCCGCCCATTATGATGGCACAAGTAGCGTCAAGAATTTTTGAACAATGGCTGGAAAATTTGGTGGAATGAAAAACTCTTCCTACCTTTGTGGTGTGAGAGGGGACAAAAGAACCTCCACAGCGAACTAAACTAAAAAGAGAACAGAAATGGAAAAGAGCAAATCCGAGCGTCTGTTAGGGAAGCTCAACGACATCGAGCAAGAACTGCTCTGCGTAGGGAACTATAAGGACATGGTTGAGAGTAGCGTCATCTGTGGCGACACCCAAACCGCTCTCCGCTTCACGAGCTACCAAGGTGTTAAACTTGGTGTTCTTCTCAGCCTTATCCAAGAGGCAGAACTCATCGCCAAGCTATAAAAAAAAGAAATCTTCCAAAGATTTGGTGGAACGAAAAACTATTCTTACCTTTGTAGTGTGAGAGGGAAACAAAAGAACCTCGCTAAACTAAAAAGTATAATAGAAACGAGAACGACTGACATACAGAAGTCCTCATCAAGAAGAAAAAAAGAAATCTCCAAAAGATTTGGTGGAATGAAAAATGTTTCATACCTTTGTAGTGAGATAAGACAACAACAAGAAACTCAAAGAGCGTTATGAATATCATTCTCACCATCCTGGTCTTGGCACTCGCCTACCTAAGTTTCAGAAACTATTGGAACAACAATGGTACTGACGATGACGATGACGACCTCGACCATTTGTACGAAGACTAAAAAAGTAAAATCATCTTATAACAACTAACTCAACTAACAACGATTATGAAGACAATGAATCTCCTCAAGACCCTCCTCTTCGCAGGTTGCGTCTCGCTCACGGCTACCTCACTCACGAGCTGTGGCAATCACACGGAAGAACCTACCTACACGCTCCCCGCACACATGAAGACGGGTGTCATCGTGAACAAGTTCTACCTCCATAACGATGACCCCAAGATGGCGAAGTACATCGTTGTCTACCTCGCAGGTAACAAGGCTCACCTCATCATGGTCATCAAGGACATCTACGACCGAGCTGTAGTAGGTCATGTAGGGGACTTCGATACCCGATATGAATATGTCGGTGATACGTTCATCCCCGAAGCAGACTACGAAGCCTTCGAAGCTATCAACTAAGAACAACTAACCAACTAAACAACTAAGAACGATTATGAAGACTATGAATCTCCTCAAGGCTATGCTCCTCATCGCAGGACTGACCTTCGCAACCACAAGCTGTACGAACAGCGATGAGCCTAATACTGAAAATCGCTATGTGCGTAATGGCTACGTTGTAGACAAGACAATCGTAATGGCTGGTGATACGCCCGTGTATTACATCCATTTCTTTGATGGACGTAAGACATATCGAATCATCGTGAATAAGGAGAAGTACGACTACTTCAAGGTGGGTATGATTGCCGATGGCGACATCAGCAATGGTCAGAACTTCTCTGAATGGGATAAGTAACCTCTTCTACACCTATGAAGATTAAGAGCATCCTGAAGTCAGTCCTCCTTATCGGGGGGCTGGCTTTCGTAACAGCGAGCTGTACGAACAAGAATGACGAACCCGTCATTGAGAAGACCAATCAGTACATCCACAAGGGTGTTGTCGTAGGCAAAGCGACCATAACGTCTAATGATAATCCACCCATCTACCTCATCCTCTTCTTTGACGGACAGCGTGTATACCGCATCGTTGTGAGCTATGATAAGTACTCTAAGCTCAAGGAGGGCATGGTGATTACGGCAGACATCCGTGAGGACATCAACTACGAGGACGAAGAATTGTCTTTTGATTAGCCAATGTTCTCCAGCATCTCGCAGGGGTATACCGATAAGGAATTTGAGAGGACGGGCATTGAAGAAATCAACTTCACAATCGGTTCTTGCACCTTCCTCTCTTTCCTCATCGGAGTTATCTCCCTTCTTTTCACAGAGGTCGTTGGGATACTATTTGGAATAGCGTCAGCAGTCTTCGTACTGATAGGCGTATCAATGATATTCACCCTTATCATCCAAGCTAAACTTCACAAGGTGAGCCATTATGTTTGGGGTTGGGTTTGGTTCTTGTCATTGGTACATACGTTCTTCCTGACATTCCCACTCGCACTACTCGCATACCAATCTGATTACTTTCATTGGTATTTCTTCATACGATAGCATAAGCGTACGCTATAACTCCTATGTACAGACAAAATTTTGAGCATATCCTGAGAGATATAACCCACAACGGGAGTATCAAAGACGAGACCTATATGGCTCTCCTTGAAAACTTCCACAAGCCACTTATCGTTGCTACGTTAGGGATGGCAACATCATTCCTCTTCTCAGGTCGCTTGGAGTTCATATCGGTACTTGTTGGAGTTGTTGCGTACGCTTCATTTTTCATCTATCTAACAACGATGCTGGTGGAGCTTGTGTACTACAAGGTGTGGAGCTTGAAAAGGCTTCTCCTTACAATATACACAATACATATCCTCCTAAGCATCCCGTTCTTTGTAGCCCTCTTCTTCAAGTGGGGGTACATTACAAGCGCATTCAAATAGATATGGAGCAAGTCGCATTCACAAGAGAAGCTATTGAGCAGTTCGTAAAGGAACACCCTATCCAATGGATAGACGCAACTGCTGATGACGCATATGGGCGTAAGTGTAACATCATAGCTGAGCATTACGATATTCTCAGCGGTAACACTCTCTTCTATGTTATAGACGAGATTACGTTTGAAGATGGTAACGAGAAGTACGAGGTCGTTCGTACAGACAACCACAGACGACACAAGCGTTGCGAAGAGCTGTTCGTTGCCACACGTAACAGCGTTGAAGAAGCGAAGCGAGCCGCAGAGGAAGACCGAGTTGATATGGTCTGCGACTATCTTCGTGTCAAGTAAGAACAAATATGTTACGAGCAATCAAAGTGAGGTTATATCCAAATAAAGAGCAGGAGCATTCTTATCAGTAATTCCTTTGTTGCTCTTGATTAGATACGCAGTGGATGACATTGGTCTTGTGTATCACCTTGAAAAGGTCTTTGTAGGCTAAATACAAGTCACATACTAAAGTAAACGAATGACCTATCTATCGCACCTATTCAAGACGCTAAAGCAGGCGAAGGGAGACTGCGAACGTTTCGGAATCATTGAAGACCGAATTAACGCATTCATCGCCTCCCGATGGATACTGCTTATAGCTCTCTCCCTCGTTCCATTCAGATTGGACGCAGATAATCCTTGGAAGTATATCATCATTGGGATAGCTATCTCCGTCTACTTCGGAGCTATGAAGTACTCCTTTGAGAGCCTCTACCACGGAATAAAAGATAAGGATGTTAGGCGTATCTCACTTGTCACGTTCTTCTTCAGTCAAGCATTGTCGGTGCTATTCTACATTCTGATGTGCCTCCAACTAAAAAACATTTTCTAAATGAAACCTTCATCAATCGTAAAGGCAGGCTTGAGCCTGCTCCTCGTAATCAGTCTTGCTTCCTGCCGTAGCAAATCAGGCTATGTCAATGGCAAGCAAATCCGTCAGGAAGCTGATGGGTCTACTGCATTCCTCATTCACCTTCGTGACGATAGTAAGAATGGGAACAATACTATGCACTGCACCATCCGTGTGAATAAGGCTACCTACTTCTCCGTTTCTAATGGGGAGTACGTGGAACTCAAAGAAGGTACATATACACGAAGCGAGAAGTAACTATGGAGGAGAAGCTGAAAGAAGCGTTCGGTAATCTTGATGCTGAGTTCTCCAAGATGCTTGAGATAGCTATTGAGAACTTCAAGCGCATGGAAGACTTTAAGAACGCAACGATAGAAGACCTATATGGTGTGTTCTCTGACGTGTATCGTGGAGGAGCGTCCCTGCAAAGGAAGATGACCGATGTATACGATTTGATGAAGCAGGTCAGGAAAGAACTTGAGTAAAAGGGAGAGAAGTCGGAGAGAGAAAATCTCTCCGACTTCTTTCGTTTTTATTTGGTGGAATGAAAAACTCTTTCTACCTTTGTGGTGTGAGAGGGGACAAAAGAACCTCCACAGCGAACTGAACTAAGAACAACTAAAAGGAAATCCGATTATGGAAACTATCAAGGAAAAGGCTCTCAAGCTAAAGAAGAACATCGAACAGCTCACGATTGAAGCTGAATACCTCAACGAACTGAGAGAAGAGCTGGCTATCTCCACCGCACGACACAAACCCTTCAAAAACATTATAACGGGAGAGATGGAGTATCCTTCCGTCAGTCGTCTCCATCGTGTCCTTTATCGTGCTCTCAAGAGGGAGCTGGAGTATCACGATGCCAAGTTTGCAGAAATCAGTTCTCGCTTTGAAGCTCTCAAGGAAGAGTATAAGGCTGAAAAGGCTAAGGAACATCTCAAGAAGCAGTCCGAAGAAGCACCTGAGGATAGCGTTCTCGGTTCTCTGTCTGACTTCCTCGGTGGACTTGAAGTGGCTTCAGTAGAAGAGACAGAGGACGGCATCACAATCTTCACGCTTAAGTAGTACAACACATCATGGGACAGAGTAAGTCGTCCATCGGAACGTACCAACGGCTCGTCAAGAGAAAGGCTGAGCTGAGTAAGGTGATGACCAATCACGGGAGTAGTGAACATGCCCGTGCAGTAGCCAGCAAGGAGATTGAGCAGTTAGACGAAAGCATCTCTCTCGTGAAATTCCAAATCAGCGTCTCAGAGATGAGGAAAAGCAATATGGCGGGAAATCTGCGTGTTACGACTATGTACTCTGACGACAACGGGGATGTAATTGCATTCAAGAATAGCAATGGTATCATATTAACTCTTGAGTCCATAGAGACCTCAACGGGTGGGTTCGGAGTAGACAAGATGGATGTGTCTGACTTGGATATTTACGAGTTTGATGGGATGACTTTCACATTCAAGTTTGACGACCTTGGTGCTACCATTGAGCGAGTTGAAGGAAGTGGCATCCGACTGAAGCCCGACAACGGGCATCCCATCTTCATTCCTTGCCGTAATGGTAATGGGTGGTATGGTGACAAGACCATCCTCGTGCTGAAAGACCAATTTGGTTATAAGGTAGGGGAGTTAGACATCACCGAGTGCCTACAAGAAGTAACAGAAGAAACAGAATAAGATTATGGAACATATCATAAAGAACCTCAAGGTAGTAGGGTTTTACAACCCCGAAAGTGAGGTAAACGGACTCTGCCTTGAAGACGAGAATGGCGTTGATTATCGCCTCTACTCTCATCACTATCAGTCCTGCTGTGAAGTCCACTACCTCGCTTTTGATGACCTTGAGTTGTCAGAGTTTGAAGGTCTACTCTTTGACTTCGATGCGGAAGACCTCTCCAACTCAATAGAACGTGTTGAGGGGAGTGGTATCCGTCTCAAGCCTAACAACGGACATCCTATCTTCATTCCTGGCTACTCATCCAACAATGGGTACTACTCCGATAACATCACCCTTATCTTTTGCCGTTATGGCGATGATGATGTGTATTGTCAGATTGATGTCACTGACTGCCAGCCTGAGTACTAACATCAAACATTAGTATGGTTATTAAAAAATAATTATCTTTGTAGTTGATATGAGAAAGATAAACAGAACATACAAGTTCAGGTTGTACCCGACCGAGTCACAAACCGAGTTGCTTGCAAAGCATTTCGGTTGCGCCCGCTTTGTGTACAACTACTTTCTCAATCAAAGACAAGAGCAGTATAGACTTACAGGTAAGAGTGATAACTTCTATACTGAATGCAAGACTCTCACAGAGCTAAAGAAGCAAGAAGAAACGGCTTGGCTTAATGAAGTGAATGCTCAGTCCTTGCAGTTCGCTCTTCGATGTCTTGAAACAGCCTATACCAACTTCTTCAAGAAACGGGCAAAATCCCCTAACTTCAAATCCAAGCATTCTAAGAATAGCTTTACAGCTCCTCAGTACGCCACCATATCTGATAATAAACTCTTTATACGAAAGTTCAAAGAAGGTATCAAGTGTCGTGTACATAGGGAGATAAAAGGCAAAATCGGGAAGGTGACTATCACCAAGACACCAAGTGGGAAGTACTTTGCCTCTGTACATACAGAAGAGGAATACGTAACACCACTTGAAAAGACGAAGAAGTCCGTAGGTCTTGATTTAGGTTTGAAAGATTTGCTCACGACTTCTGAAGGAGAAAGATTTACAAATAACCACTACACGAAGAAATACGAAAGCAGACTTGCAACAGCACAAAGACATCTTTCTCGTAAAAAGAAAGGAAGCAGAGGATATGAAAGCCAAAGACTCAAAGTTGCCCGAATCTACGAGAAGATTTCAAACAGACGTGCTGACTATCTGCATAAATGTTCTATTTCCCTTGTACGAAGGTATGACACCATCTGCGTTGAAGACTTAAACATCACGGGTATGGTTAAGAACCATAAACTCGCCAAGTCTATTTCTGATTCAGGTTGGGGCGGCTTTGTGTATATGCTCACCTGCAAAGCAGAATGGAATGACAAGAAGGTTGTGAAGGTAGACCGATTCTATCCTTCGTCTCAAACTTGCAGTGTCTGTGGGCACATCAATAAGCAGACAAAAGATTTGTCTGTCCGTGAATGGGAGTGTCCAGCTTGTCACACACATCACGACCGAGACGTGAATGCCGCAATCAATATCCTTCGTGAAGGCTTAAGACAATACACATCGGCAGGGACTGCCGATTACACGGGTGGAGAGGAAGTAAGAGCTGTCCTTTAGGAAAGCCATTCCTCCGTGAAGCCCGAAGCAGACAACCATTCAGGATGTTTGCAGTCCACATCAAATAATTATAATAACAACCCCAAATGGAAGGAATCAATCTTTACCAAGCAAAGGTCGCATACGATGTTCAGGGAGAAGACTTCTCGGGCGGTATGCAGAGAGTACGTGAGACCTATCTCATCAATGCTACGAACTTCACTGAGGCTGAAACACGCCTTGTGAACTACCTCCTCAGCTACCCACACGCTTCACAGCACGAGGTGAAGAGCCTTGGCATCATCAAGACCGAAGCTGTCATCACCTCACCCAACTGCACCTACGAAGACCCTATCTATGCAAAGGTCAAGGTAGCTACCGAGGATATTGACGTGAAGACGGGACGCACCAAGGTGACGAACACCACGCTGGTCATCAAGGTAGATGAACTCAAGCAGGTCTTCGGTATCGTAGCTAACACCTATCAGATGACAGACCATCGCATCGTATCCATCACGGATATGCAGGTAATGGACTTCATTGAGTAGTAGTAATCATCAAATAATAACAGATATGTAGAACGGCTAATTTTGCAGTGTAGTAAATAGGGAAGGGAGACAACATCCTCTTCCCTATTTTCTTATATGACTAAAGACGAACTCATCAAGATTATACAATACGAGATTACGTGCTATGGCAACCTCCCCGTCAAACTTGATGACGAGGATATATCTAAGCTCATTGACATTGAGATGAGTATGCTATATGCTAAGTACTCCGTACTACAAGAGACGCAGTATAGCGTTGTATATAAAGAATACTTCCAAACACCTGAGTTCAAATCAAGCAGGCTTATCAGGTGTCCTGACTGCGTTATAGGTATTGCTCAGTTCAGAGAGATAAACAAGTTCGGGGCTTTGACCTTTGGTCTTGGTTATGGTGATGTAGGCGGTGCTGGCGTTGCTAATATCGGTGCTTCAATGTATATGTCTCCTTGGTCTATTGATGGGGTCACGTATAGAATGTCACGCCTCTCCGTGGTAGACCTATACAAACAGCTCACAACCTCTGCAATTCAATTCGGGTTCTCGGAAGCAACTCATACCATCTCAGTCAAGGGTAGGACACCCAAGCACGATGTCCTTATTGAGGCTATCTGCTGTATCCCACTTGCAGACGCTTATAGCGACCCTTGGGTGAGGAGATACCTCATCGGTAAGGCAAAGCAACAGCTCGGTAGGGTAATAGGCTTCTACAATGCTCAGCTCGTTGGTGGTGCTACTATCAACGTCTCTATAATAAATGAAGACGCAAAGGCAGAAATGGATGCCTGCGACACATACTTCAAGGAGATAAATGCTCCTTGCTACTTCGCAATGTTCTAATGGCACGAAGATTAAAAGACCAGGTAAACGAGATAGCCAGCATCATTGACAATCAGTCCGCAGGGGTGGTTGCAGTGGATGCTTCTACGGCTATTGACGAGCTTGAACCCACACCACCTCTCTTTACTATTGACCACGATGCGATGCGTCAGTCCTGCGAGAACAGAGCAAGGATGACCATCACCCGTATCGTCAATCACGTCATGAGCGAAGAGGACGCTTCGTCTCCCTATGTCAAGCAGAAGATGGAGATAGACATAGCTTCGCTCACGAACCTCCTTGTATCACAAGCTCAGAACGCTGTACTCACCGAAGCGATGATTACCAAGCTCGCTATTGATGGGATGCCTACAAGTCAGACGAGAGTATTTGCTGAGTTCAGACGTATGGACGCTGAACTAAATAAACAAATACTTGAATCTGAAGCCGTATATAGAGCAACCTACACACAGCTCAAATATGAAGTTCAGCAGAGGCGGTTTGAAGGGTCACACCTTGAACTCTCCTCAGGGGAAGCAAGTAAACCTAAGTTTGCTTCGGAGCGTATCAGTGTAGGGAGCAAAGACCTTATCAAGGAACGCAACCTCAAGAAGAAGCAGTTGCTTATGGCGGTAAAGGTAGAAGAAGCTGAGGCTGAGATTGTGGAAAATGAAGATAGTAAGGAATAGGTTTATCCCGCTCAAGGGTTATCAGGGAATCAACTTGTTTGGTATTCTTTTCGTCCGTGAAGATGAAGAGGTGAATGACGTTCTTATCAACCACGAGAGGATACACACGGAGCAGATGAAGGAGATGTACTACGTTCTGTTCTATGTATGGTATTTCATTGAGTTCCTTGTACACCTTGTAAAGCATAGGAATGTAGATAAGGCATATAGGTCTATCTCCTTTGAGCGTGAAGCCTATGACAACGAACGCTACCTATCTTACCTCAGTATGAGGAAGAAGTTTTGTTGGTTGGATTACATCGTATAAAAGAGAAATCTCCCAAGGAATTATCCTCGGGAGATTTTTTTTTGTTGGATATTTGGTGGAATGAAAAACTCTTCTTACCTTTGTGATGTGGGAATGACCCACCATAGATTAAAAAGAGAATAGTTTAACAAACTAAAAAGAAACGTCATTATGGACTTTATCGACAGCTTCGGGCACTCCATCAGCTACTTCGGTAGCATTGGTTCGTACTCCACGCTCATCTTCTTCGTCATCTGCGCTCTGCTCGCTCCCGTACTTATCAAGGTGTCTTGGTTCTTCATCAAGATTGTATCCAAGATTGTCTTCGGGCTTCTCATTGGATTCATCGCAGGGTCGCTGGTCTACGCTCTCTTGGTCTTCATCCTTCTTCCCCTTCTCGGGACTATCATCGGCTGGAACTAAACGATAGAGCGGGTTCTAAAGAACTTGTTATCGCTACTGCTCTCGCCCTGATGGAAGGTGATATTCACAGCCCCGTAAATCTTCTTTGCTATATCACCGACAGCGTTGTTGGTGTATGTAAAGCCGTTAGAGGACGTGAAGCCACCCTTGATAAGCGGAAGTATATCACGAACAACAACCTTGCCTCCAAGGGTCGTTTCTATGCTTCGTGAGAGGACTATGTCTCCATCACTATCAAGACCATCCTTTATCTTCATAAGGTCTTCAGAAGAGTAGAGTGCGTTGTTACGTGGGTCTCCTACAAAGGATACACGTACGCTATCCACACCATCCACATCTTCGCATAGCCTTACGATGTCAGACTGAGGCACTCTATCACGTCTTGTCATTTCAAGGAAGTAGTTAGAAAGAGAAGACATGATGCCATCACGGATTGCTTCTTCGCTACTACCCTCCCACTTCCTTACGGAGATATTGATAGCAAACTTAGCTATACGTGGCTGAAGGATTTTGTTCTCAATGGTGATGACACGCTGACCGCTTTCCTCTATAAGGTCAAGGATAGACTGCTGTTCGTCTTCGGACAACGTGAACATACTCTCGGGTGCAGTGAAGTAAGTATAAGCACCAAGACGCTTCTTGATGTCGGGTACAAGGAAGAGGTATATCGTATTGTCATCAAGCTGAGTATTGAATAGCCTCTGCTGAAGCCCTCTCATCCTGACACCCATCTTCCTAAGCTCTTCCTTCTCCTCTTCAATCTTAGCTACGCTGTTAGACTGCTCTGCATCTACCAAGTAGGATTTGTGTATATCAATGTTCTTTTGCAGAGCATTGATTTCTCTTTTTATGGCTTCGTCTTCATTCGTGTTGTCTCCTCTGAATACATCCACGATGGAGAACATGTTAAGCCTGCGCAGGAAGTACTCGTAGTTCGTCTTGTTGGCAAGTACCATAGAACGTGAAGCGTGCGGTGCAATGACCTTTGTAAGGGCAAGGTCTTCGGGGGCTTCACCAAGGGTCATATCCGTAAGAGCCACTACGGAGATATACTTATTCAAATCAACCTCTTCTCTACCCATAAGACCTTCGGTCTTGATAGTCCAATTCTGAGGGTTTGAACCAATAGTCTTAGAGAGGTTGCCCATCGTACCATTGGCAAGGAGGTACTCAATCATAATAGATGCACCCTTGGGAGGGATAGCACCATTGTCGCCATTCCCGAAGAACACATCCACACCACCAAGCATCCCCGTACGTACGATACAGCTCTTCTCGTCTCTACCCATATCAAGGAGTGATGACCTATTCTGATATAGCTCACCATTCACAAACACACGTACAAGATACTCATCCATAAATGCCGTACCCTTAGTAGAGAAGTTATAGCTCTGCAAAGCACCGCCATCAGACGTACCCTGCTGGTACTCTATACTCCCCTGAACGAGGTCTACGTCAAGGAAAGCACCATTCCTAAGAGGGATAGAAGCCTGCTCGGCTGGAATAAGGACTATGTAAGAGACTCCCGTAACATTACTATATACCTGCATCAGGTTGGGAATAAGAACCTCTCCTGAAGCCGTATTAGCTGGAACTTCTTTCAGTAGAAGTCTGACACGACCTCTTGATGCTGAACCTCGGAATGCAGAGTGACCCGTAAGGCTTGCAAGACCATATATAGAAGATGGTCTTGACGCTGTGGAGATATTCAACTCCGTGATAGAGTCTTCCACGTAGTAGAGTATCATACGACCTACGTGGAGTATCGTCTGAAGTATCTGAGCGAAGGGTGAGGCTGGAGTGAAAACCTGCCCGTGCTCGTTGTATAGGTTCGACATATAGGTGCGGACATCAGTCCACATCTCCTTGAAACGAACCTTCATCCCGTTGATAACTCCTTGATTATTACTATCTTTCGCCACGATGAATAAAAATTTCTCTTGCCTTTTGTTTATTTAGGGAATATGCTGTATATTTGCAGTACAGATTAAGACAAAAAGAAATCGCTATGGAGATTTATAAGTATAACAACAATGTCGCAGTCCTCTTCCATACAACAGAGGAAAACGAACTCTTCATCCGCTTGGATGACCTGAAACGTATCACGGGTAAGAGGCTCAATGATTGGGCTAAGTACTCAATGTATGTCCTTCCTTTCTATACGGGGAAGAATGCAGACAAGACGAATGAATACTACGTTCAGTACGGAACATACGAAGGTCACTACGGCACGTGGTTACGTTTTGAATACGCATTAGCATTCGCTACGTGGTGCGATAAGAAGCTGGGTAAGTTCCTTGAGGAATGCAAGGCTGACATAGAGAAGCCTAAGAAGACCTACGAGGACTACCTCTTTGAAGAGCTGGAGCGTCAGAAGGCTCTCGTCAGAGAACGTGACGAACGCATCCAGGAGCTTGTCAAAGAGATGCAGGAAGCACCACTCCTTGCAAGTAAGAGAAGTAGACACATCCCACCTAAGACTACCTACACGATGACCCAAGCGTCTAAGATGCTCGGACTGCGTTCTGTGAATGAACTCATAACCATCCTCTCAGATAAGAAGGTCATCTACAAGAGTGGAGGCATGTGGCTACTGCACGCTGACTACTGCAATCAAAGCTATGAAGTCTATAAGACATGCAATGTAAAAGGAGGTCACAAGGAAAGCTGGGAGACAACCTACCTCGTATGGACACCTGAAGGTGTTGAGTTCCTAAAGAAAGTAATCAACAAATAAACTCTCACTAACACATAACAACAATGTCAGACAACAAAATGAAATCCCCTCTCGCTACTCAGATTGGCGGAGACCACTACAAGAGTGCTTACCAGCCTATTGAGTTCATCACGAGATTCCGCCTTCTGAAGATTGAAGGCGACCTCGTCAAGTACATCACCCGCCACTACAAGAAGAACGGGAAGGAAGACCTTGAGAAGGCTTACCACTACCTGACGCTTGGCAATCAATTTGAATGTCTTTGGAAGTTACCCGAGAACATGTCACGCTCCTTCTTCAATGAGGAGCTGAACCGATACACCAAGGAGAACAACATCACGGAGCTGGAGTACAGCGTCATCTATGAGTGCCTTATGGGTGATAGAGACTACGGGATGAGTGTCCTGAAAGGTCTTATTGACAACTACGATGAGTACTACAAGAGGTAGGTAGTAGTATCATAACAAAGACAAAAGAGGGGAAGCAGTCTACTGCCTCCCCTCCCTTTTTCATTAGATTACTAATTGCTCTCTACAACTGCACGTATGTCTTCGGGAACTTCCTCCTCATAGCCTTCCAGCTCAGGGAGGTCATAAGCCTTCCAATCAACACGCTGTCGCCTTTCCCAATACCTGGACTTAGCATTAGATATATGCCTTGAGCAAGTGAGAGAGAAGTGCGTCATCTGACGCATCGTAGTGAAGGTATAGAGATACTCGTCCGTAGCGTCCTTACCTATGAAGATACTCTGAGGTAAAGAACTTCCGTCCGAGGTTTTTGCCATTAGATAGCCCATCCCCCATTCAAGGATATTACCATCGGTCAGTCTAATGACACGCTTCACCTTGTTGCTATCCAAGGTGGTATATATAAGACCAAACTCAATCTCGTGTTCCATCTCCTCATAGAATGGGTCAGTGACATGCGTAACGACATCTGAGAAGGTGGGTTTGCCATTCAGCACCACTTCTGAGTAGGTGTAGGTCTCCCCATCCTCGTTGAGCTCTACGCCCGTGCGTAGAACCCATTGGTCAGCTATAGGGTCTTGGAGGTAGTATAGCTTCCCTTCCGAGGTATAAGGATTACCAACTAAAGTTTGAATAGTTCTCATCTTTAATAAATCTGTATTGTTCTTTAGAGGTAAACTGACTTAGTGAGGTTGCATACTCAATACGTCCCTTGAAGATAGGAACATACATTCTATATGTGCTCCTTTCGTTTTCGGAGAAGTAGCCAATAGAGAATGTGGAGTTAGACCACGACCACGAAGGATGGAGTTGTGACATACTCGACCCATTTGACAAGAATATAGTCTCATTACTATTACGAGGCATACTATTACCGAATAAGTAGACTGAAGTACCGCCATTGGCTGGGTTTATCGTTGTATCAAAGCTCCTTGGAAGTACGTCTGCAAATCGTCCACCGACCATGTCTACAGATATAGTGTTTTCAAGTATATTAGGAACAGCCCCCTTATTATTGATGTAATTGAGATATATCCCGCTTGCATGAATACGCCTATACCCTACATTACTATAAGGAGTAAAATTCTCCACCACACTTGAAGAGCTATTTCTGCTCTCGTAGAAGACAAGGTTTCCAAGGGCGGGCTGTAATTGCAACTGCGAAGTAAACAGAACACTCTTTTGGAAATTGTCGGAAGTCATCTTTGCAGTCAGATTATGGTCTAATGAAAGGATGAAGCCATACCCCTTTGTATTACTCATACTCGTTGTACCTTTAACCTGATTGGACAATACAAGAGGTACATTAGGACTAAGCCATCCATATCCGCCATAGTTTGCGATACACCTATCTTCCTGACCGCTGTTGTCTTCGTAGATAAAGTATGCGTGATAGGATACCGCTCCACCATCAGAACGACCATTCTTATCAAGTAGTGATGAACCAATGAAACCCTTTTCAGGTACAGACTGCCATTTCATTATGGTGTCTTTTGACATCACATTATTAAGCGAAGGTGTTCCGTATTTGTTTCTCAATGAGAACGTCCCATTGTATGCTGACATCATCATAAGAACATCCTTATACTCTTCGTATGTCACGTTGTCGTAATACGAGTTTACTTCAGCAAATCGGTATGCCGAATTACCTGCTATATCAGGTTTTGCAAACTTGTCATTTAGCGACATCGTGTACAGAGTAAATTGAGCACCTTCTTCTGAGTGTAAAGGCATAAACGAAATCCATCTCTCATCAACCTTGACCCACTCGCTCTCCCAATCTTCGGGGTTTTCGCTCTTAGATAGAACAATCGTTGTAAGCTCATCTATATCCTTTGTGTAGACAGAGGTATAACAATGCGTAGCTCCTTCGGGGATGGCGACACATAAGTCCTTGTAACACGCAGGGTATTTCTTAGGAGATAGTTGTACGACCTTAATCACCTTATCCTGAGCGTTAGTAAACACAGCTGCTTGTCTTACGGGGAGCTCATATACAAACCTATCTTGGAATGGCGACCTCATTTTCTCCGTCATGTATCCGAAGATGCCAACGTTTTGAGCATTAGAGAAGTCACTTATGTCTCTTTCATCAAGACCAATGTTGTTCAGAGGAATCTTAATACGAGTATATCCACTGCAAGGAATCTTGATATACGATAGGGCGAGCGCACCTCTGTGTTTTCTGTAGTCAGACGAAGTAATCTCAGCATCCTGCCTATACTTATAGATACACTGCTCTATGCCAACACTTCCATCCGCATTCCACGTAGAGAGGAACTGAATGTAGTGCTGTACCACGGGTTGTAGCTCATCCTGAATAGCCTTGTAGTCATATACCTTACATTCAGGCACAGCAGGCATCTGAGCGTTTGAGCTTACAACGAAGTAGTCATTTCCCGTCTCCCAATCGTGTACACCCTTGTACCAATAAGCAGGCTCTTTAATCCAAAGGTTGCCATTCGTCCAATCCTTTAGGTCTACGGGCGTTGAGTTCTCTATACTCTCATTGTCAAGGTACTTGGTGAAGTTGTTCCTATGTACGGGGTAGACCCACATCGTACCTCGCTCTTCTTCCTTACCCATATAAGCCATACGGGTATCCCAAATCTTCTTGATGTGACCGCTTGCCTCGTATGCCTTTCTCGTACCATAACCCGTCCCGTTGTCGTAGTTAATCCAACGTTCAGTAGTGATAACATCTGAGTAGTCTTCACGACCTTGTCTCTTGATTTTACTTACCCAACCATATACACTATACTCAGGTTGTCTAATGGATAGCTCAGGGAACTTAGCTACAAGTCTATTGTACTCATCATCATCAAGGTACTTACCACGGATTTGGAACTCACCAATAAGAGAACAGCTCTCGTTGATAAGCGCACCCGTAGAAGAGATACCACCCATATTGTTGAACTTGTTGAGGTACTCAGGGCTTTCTCTCTTTCTGACACCATTAGCACGAAGGAACTTGACATTAGGAAGCATCTCTAAAATCTCTTCCCAATCAAGGTTGGGGCAGTCCTCAATCCAAAGGTTGGTGATGGAGTTCTTGTCTTCAAAGATAAGTCCATCCTTCGTGATTTTAGAAAGAGCCACGAGCTTCAAGGTCTTCATACTTGCAGGGATATAAATCTGCTCTACGATAGCACCTTCGCAGAAGTTCATACTCGTTATACTCGTCCTATGGGCATTGACCTTCTTAATCTTAGCATTCTGAGAGAGGTCAAGGCTGGTGAACGAAGGTCCACTGATGCCATATACGTCAATCTCTTCAAGCTGAGAACACTTCTCCGTAGTGATACTCGTAATCTTGTCGTTACCGCCCTGAGTACGCATATCAATCTTACGGATATTGGTGCAGTTGTTGAAGTTAATCGTACCAATAAGGTATGGAGAGATTTCCTTCATATCTACTTCCATGAAGCGTGAAGCACCATATACATACTGAGGGTCATTGACGATAAGGTCGGTTGTGAACGTCAGGGAGACGACCTCACCAGCACCACTCGCATATACACCACTCTGCTTAGGCGCACCGCTCGTATAACCATATCCGAAGTAGAACTTATCGTTACTCTTGATACGGATGCTCTTGTTGTCTTTGCTGAACTTATGCGCTAAGTAGATACGCAGGTTATCTGCACGATACGTACCAGCAAGGTACTTAGCGTCAAGAAGTCTAAATCTGTTTTCAATGATATAGCTTCTGTGGGCAAGACGAGCACCTTGGAGTGAGTAGAGGTAGTCTACACCAAGCTCGTTAAGAGGCTTGATATACTTGTACTCACCATCCTTGTTATAGATACGCTCAGACCAATTACCCATGAACTGCTTGTTAAGTACATCAAGGACATACTCGTTACTCATCACAGAACGGATATTCTGAGCGGCTTCTGCAATCTCATTCTTCAGACCCTTACGAGCCAAATCCCAAAGGACGCTATCGTGACCTGCGAAGGCGTGTGAACCAATCTGAGCGTCCATCGTCTCCTCGTCAATGTCGTAGTCGTATACGACCTTACCATCGTTACGTACACCGAGGATAGTATCGTTATCGTAAGGGATAAGATACCACTTCAGACCATCCCACGTTGCGAACATCATATTCTTCGCTCTTTGGTCTACCATGATGAAGTAGTCCGTCATAGCATACCAAGCACAAAGAGACTTGACGTTGAAGTAGTCAGCCACTTCCGCCTTGAACTTCGTTGGGTTGTTCTTACAAGAGACAATCCATTCCCAAAGACGCTTGACTGCGTTCTTGTTCTTCTCGGATGCCTCTTCCCACTTTTGGTCAGGGAAGCGGAACTCAAGACCATCCTTGAACTTCGTCATATCTGCCGTTTGGAAGAGGTCAAGAGGATGGGAGTTGTTCAGGAACTCAATACATACGCAGTCGTCACCACTGAACCCGAAGACTTCATCAGCTTGGCTCTTGTCATTGTTGAAGTTGTACTTACCGAGGTAGGTATTCTCTTCTTCGTTAGAAGGAGCGAAGAACGCATCCATAGGGAAGCCATCAACACCGATACGTACATTTGGGTTTGTCTTCTGAGGTGGCGTTAGCATCCCAGCACGTTTCCAAATCTCGTTGATGATGATTGCCACGCCTGAGTTGTGCGTTGAAGAGGACTCAGCGAAGTCAGCCTTGAGGGTATATAGAGGTACGGGGATAGCATTAGGTTTGAAGGAGTACTTCAGTTCCTTCTGTTCTACACCACCGACCGTCAAAGTCGTTCCATACTTCTTCTTTCTGTCAAAGTAGATACGATAGTTCTTTCTTGGGTAGGTAGTAGAAGACGTACCTTGGATACGAAGACCGCCCTGCTTCAGAACGAAGTCGTATTGCTTGCCATAGGCAGAGTAGAAGTACACATCAATGGGCACTTCAAACTTCTTGTTGTTCGTCTCAATAACCTTCTTCACGTCACCTACGAAGCGCAGTACGCTCTTACCCTTAGCACGGAGCTTCTCAATGGAGACATCACCCGAGTCGGTGAGTACGTCATTGCTGTGGTACAGCGTGATAATCTCGTTAGCCGTAGGTCTTGTGTAGATGTAGTTGGAGAGGACTTCGTCATCGTTGAGAGCCTTCTCATACACACGGATATTACGAATAGCTACGTCAGCACCAGCCGAAGAGATAGTGATACCCTTAGGCGTTTGGTGAAGGATGCTATCGCCATTGCCGTATCTAACAGCACCACTACGGATACCATTGATATAAAGTTCAAGAAGTCTATTGCCGTTCTTGCTGTTGATGACGAATGTCATTCGGTAAGACTGACCACCAGCGTAGTTGGTAGACACCTCTACGTTAGATGCCGTCCTAATCTCAGCCTTCTGAGCCGTAGCCTTAAACCCTACATTGCCATCAAGACAAGAGATGATAGGAGCGTTGTTGTCGGTGATGTTTGAAGTGAAGAACTCCAGCTCAAGGGTACAACCCGTGTTGGTAGCGTCATCCTTAAACATCTTGTATGGGATTTCAATGCTACCGCCATTGGTGATATGCAGGTAGCCATCCTTCCAACCGCCCGAGAGCCAATCGAAGTTAGGCGAGAACTTCGTTACAATCTTCTTGTACTTCCACGTAGCCTTCTCCTTCTCGGCAGAGGTTCTACCGATAGCAGAGAGGTTGAGTGAGAGACCTTCGGTGACATCGGAAATATCCACAGCACCCTTCTTAATCTCTGCCGTAATCGTCTGAGACTCGCCACGGCAGTCTATAACGATAGGAATTTCCCCATTGGTAGCGAAGGTCGTTCTGTAAATCTTCGTGCTTCTCGTGACGCTTAGCGTGCTTGCAGACTGCTCTCCAATCTTAATAGTAGTAGGTGCAGATGAGTTGAGTGCGTCATAAACAGCATACTCAAATGAGAGTTCACTGAACTGCTCGCCAACCATCATAGGCTTGACGTTGTTGGCACTCGTATCTACTCTACCATCCTTACGTGAGAAGAGAACACCCACCTGAGGAGTCTTATCACTCGACCCTACGTAGAAGTCAAAGTAGATGGATTCACTCTTGATGTTTGCACCACCGATAGATGATTCAGCAACAAGCTGAGCATTGTGATGACCCTTAGAGTAGTTGGAGTCAAGAAGGAAGGAGAAGGATGAGTTCGTCAGACCTGCCTTCGTAACAGACACGTTCGCCTTCTCAATGCCGTCTATATACAGCGTGATGGTCTTGTTCCCTGCACCACGGATGGCGAAAGGAATGGTCATCATCGTATTAGGCTCAAACCCTCTTATCCCCGAGTACAAGTCGTATGTCGTAGAGAGGACGAGGTTATGCACAGCGAGCTTAGCGTACGCCTGCTTCTTTTGGATAGTCCCTTCGGCTGTCGTACATGTAGCAAGGAGCTTCACTTCAACAAGACCATCCTTATCTGTATATGGAGAGAGGTCTATATTATACGTACCACTTGATACGCTCGTGAACTCCTTATGGTAAAGCTCTACTACACCTCTGTTGATAGTCACTCTAATATCAGCCTTGATACCCGTAGGAGACTGAGAACCATCGTTAGTAACGTTGTTATAGGTATAGGTCATCATTGCACTATCACCCATCTTAACGTTCTCTTCGGGCACAGCGGTCGTCAGGACAATCTTTGACCCAACGTCACCACCTCCGCCACCGCCTTTACCAGCGGGAATATCCACGGAGATAGGGTCGCCATCAACCATATTCAGAGAAAGAGTGACCTTCGTCTCGTCTTCTGAGACAACGGCTTCCATCCCTGATACGAGGTTCTTCTTGATAGATTCAAACTTGCTTGTGATGACACTATTAGGAAGAGCGTTGTTTGAACCAATATCAAACGTCTCATCCATCGTGACGGGAGGAAGAGTAATCTCTACCTGACCATCCTCCGAGATAGGAAGAGCCTTACCATTGAACTTGATAGACTTAATAGCACCGAGAGGTATAGCCTCACCCCAGCTGTTCGTTTCCACAGAGTAAGGTCCATATATAGCACCCTCATCAGTAGCAATATAGTAGTCACCATTCCTCTTTCGGAAGTCAGGACTAAATCTCCCTTCTGCCCTACCTGACTTGATTGTCACACCTTGAAGGTCAATAAGGTCTCCAAGGATGACACCCTTAGCACCATCCGACTCGTACTTATATACAAGCTGATTACCTTCTCTTTCAATGATAGGTCTCTCGCCCTTCTCGCCACGTGGACCTCTGAGGTCAATCTCATTAACGGCTTTGAGCTGGTCTGTACCCCACGACTTGGCAAGGAAGACCTTCTCGCCATTATCACCACCGATGATGGTAGAGACATTGGGAGAGAGATAGACAAGAGGAGCTTCACCCCACTTCTCCGTCTGAGAGTAAGGTCCATATATAGCGTGCTCCTTGGTATGCAGGTAGTAGTCCCCGACAAGGACACCGATGAATGTATTCGTATCCGTGATGTCTTCACCTTTATGTATCTGAGTACCACGTGGACCTTGGATACGCCCTACATTGATAAAGCCCTTATGTTCGGTATGAACATCACTCTTCACCCAAAGTTCACCATTGATAAGATAACCATCACCTACGTGAGCATCATCAGGGAGGTCAGTAGAGCTACGGAAGTTACCACTACGGATATTCACAGAAGACCCTGGCTCACCACGCTCACCACGTGGACCTTGGATACCTCTGAGGTTAGCGATAGGAGCGACACCCCAATCCGTCCCGTTATGCCTCCATAGATTGCCGTCTACACTACACAGATACATATCTCCACCAACGGGGTTCGCATTCGCTGTTGCATCCGAAGATGGGTGCGTTGCAATCCCCGAGTGGATATAGTCTCTCACTCTACGTTCAAAGACAAGCCTGCCCTTCTCTTGGTCTTCCTTGACATCAACGATAACACCACCCTGATTGACGGGGACACCATTGACCTTCGCACCAACGACAATCTCCTGACCGAGGTATTTTACTCGGTCAATATGAGCCTCGTCAGTGACAAGCTCACTTGGCTTGGTTGGGTTGTAGTTAAGGAGGATAGCAATAGCGTCAGTGCTTTGTTCAAACCTTGCCGTTGCTTGCTCAAGAAAGAGGCTGTGCTTGATTTTCTTTCTGCTTTTATGAGCCATTTCTTATATCGTTTTGTAATCTAATGAAAAGCGAGGTCTACATCATGGTAATCAGACATAGACCTCGCTTCCACAATGTGTATATTAGATTTAGCCTGCGACTACGCCCCAGCCATCTTCTTCACCTGCGTCACCTTCGCCTTCGGCAATCTTGCGAAGACGTTCCATAATCTTGGCAGGGATAACGGCAGGGTCGCCCTTAGCACCAGGAGCACCAGGGTCGCCCTTGACACCTTGTAGACCTCTGATGTTCGTTACATAAGAGAGAGCAAATCTGTTCTTCTTAGAGGTATCAAACTTGAGGGTAAACACGTCAAGTGTATCAGGGTTGTAGATGTTGTCACCTTCAATGAGCGTTTCCGTTCTGTCGGTAACACCACTCGTAAGGAAGGTTGCAAAGACTTCGTTCTCGGCAGGGTTCTTTTCGAGTTCAAGGAAGTTGGGGTTGATGCTTGCCACGACATCCGTTGGAGCGGTCTTGTAGACCCCCTTAGACCAAAAGAATCGTACACCACGTGCACCAGCCTTACCATCGTGACCATCAGTACCATCCGTACCTCTTGGACCTTTCAGCGTATTCATATACAGCTTAGAACCATTGGGGTTAGGAATAGACTGAGCCTGACCATCAGAACCATACTTGTACATCAGCTCGGCAAGGTCATCTGAACCTTCAACGAAGAGGATAGGAGCATCACCCTTCTTACCTTCGTCACCCTTGAGTTCACGGATGAGTACGAGGTCAGTCCAATCTTCATTGTCTGAGTATCTGTACTGAATGCTGTTCTCTCCCTTTCTGAACTTAGGACTCTTACCACGGAGTTCTTCGGTGGAGAAGTTATCCACAAGGTATTCCTTCCCTGCGACAGAGAACTTAACACGACCCTTATTCACGCCACTTGTGATATGGGTGATAGAGTCAATGGCAGGAATATCGTAGAGCTTCTTGTAGTCGGTCTCGCCTTCGTATCTCCACTTGACTTGCCCTTCGTTGGTGATGAGCTGAATGTTCTTACCAGCTTCACCCTTGAGAGAAGTAATCCATTCGCCTTCGTTGGTAGCCGTTGTTCTGTTGGTACGCTTTGCGATTTGGTAAGCACTCTCACCATCAGCACCATCGTTACCCTTAACACCTGGGATACCTTGGTCGCCCTTAGCACCCTTGAGATTCTTGAGGAAGAACTTAGAACCTTCTTCGTCATTGATAGGATAGGACTGACCTTCGGCAGTGTACTTGTAACGAAGCTCAGAAGCGTCACCGCTACCTGATACGAAGAGGATAGGTGCATCACCCTTCTTACCTTCGTCACCCTTCTCACCCTTGAGGACTTCAACGAAGCCTCTATCTCTTTTCAGTTCAGAAGCAACGGAGACGACATTGACCTTTGCCAGCTCCAGCTTCATAGAAGAGAGCGTGGCAATCTCATTGGTGACTTGCTGACGCAGGTCGGTGTAGGAGTTCTTGATAGCCTCAAACTCGCCAATCGCTCTTGTCAGTTCCTTGACCTTCTCGTCAATAGCGTTCTTAGCACGGAGCTGAGCGTTGTTCACCTCAGAGATAGCCGAAGCAACATCCTCCTTGAACTTCTTTGATGCTTCATTCAGCTCGGTAATCTTCGCATTGATGTCGGAGGTTGCTCTCGTGAAGCGAGTGTCAATATCTGACGTTACAGACGTGTGCTTTGACTTGATTTCCTCGGAGAGGGTCTTCTTAGCCTCTGAGAGCGTCTCTTCCACCTTACGTGACAGCTCTGTACCCTTAGCGGTGATTGAAGCCGTCAGAGAGCTTGCAGTCTGCTCGTAGCTGTTCGTCAGTGTAGAAGTGAGTTCCTGAACCTTGCTGTTGATAAGACTTTCCGATTCAGACTTGACCTCGCTCTTGACAGAAGTCTTGATTTCGCCAACCTTCTCGTCAATGTTGATAAGAGCGGAAAGGTCAATGGCTTCTTCCTTGATGTCAAGGGTCAGACCATTCTCACCTCTCTTGAGAAGACGTGCAGAGCTGGTAATGTAGGTCTTACCCTGCTCACGCTCTTCACCTTCACCTTCAACCTTCACGCCATTGACATGCAGTTCAAGGTCAATCTTGTTCGTCCTAATCTTCTCTTCAAGTTCACTCTTAGCAGTTGCAATCTTCTCTTCGGTAGTGTCTTGCTTGTACTCTACTACGAGCTTCCTCTTGCCACTAAGGTCGTTCTTAACGGATACACTCTTGACAACCTGATTATCAGATGGGTCTCCTTGCAGTGCTTCACCTACGACCTCAACAGAAGAAGAAAGGGAGTTGATGGTGACAAGACTATCAACCTCTTCCTTGGTGTAGAACTCCTTGGCAAGCTCATCCTTGACCTGAGGCATTTCTGCCGAGACAGCATCACCAACGAGGTCACTCACCTGAGCCGTCTTAGCGTACTCACTGAATGAAGGCAGTGGAGCTTTGGAGACCTTGATAGTCCCATTGCTTTCGTCTGCTACAACACCAACGATGACGCTGTTGTCGCTTGCGTCAAGGTCAATAGCATCCTTTACCTCCGTGGTGAAGTTCTCAACACGAACGTACTTAGCATCATCGCTGAGCTTCTCGTTGGTCTTGAGCGTGTTCAGCTCGCTCCTCAGTTCTGCAACCTGCTCCTTCGTTGAAGTTACATTTGCATTCAGGGCATTGTACTTCCCTTCAATCTTAGCGTTCTGCGCAAGGATAGTAGCGACATCATCAAAGGGAGCAGTCTTGGCGGCGAGGTCATCTACACGTGCAGAGATAAGGCTATCAGCTTCTCTAAGCTCCGTAGACAGACGAGCCACCTCTTCTCGGATAGAAGTACCCTGAGCCTTTCTTTCGTCCTTCTCCTCACGGATGGCAGAGTTTACCTTGGCGAACTCAGCACCATCCTTCTGAGCGTACTTAGAGAGGTCAGGTGCATTGGAGTAGTATAGGTGGGTCTTGAAAGAGTTGCCTTCCTTGATATACCTAATGTCATTAAGGATACGACCTCTCAGAGTGGGGTCTGATGGGTCTTCAATATCCCCTGAGTAATGCTTGGTAGGAGCATCGTGACTGAGGTAGTCATCAATAAAGGAGATATTCTCAGATGGTCTACCTTCAGTAGCAAAGTGCTTTTTAAGGTCTTCCTTGAACTTGTCAATAGAATCCTTGATGTAGGAGTACTCTCTCTTGACCTCGTCAAACTTACCATTGACAGCGGGCAGGTACGTCTCAGCATCAGACACGCCATAAACGATAACCAGCTCGCCAGCCTCATTGGTCGAGATTTCCTTGACGACTTGATTCTTTGCTCCACCGACCTTACCACGAGATAAGATATTCTTCAGAGCGAGGAAGCGAGTGTCAAGGATGTTGCTTGACTGAATTTGCTTAATAGTATCAAGAGATACATATCCACTAATATCACGAATAGGAAGCTCATTGTACCCCACAACACCATCTTCCGAAGCATACATCCCCGTGACGATAGTCGTCAGGTCAGAAGGAGCTCCTGGGATTTGCCCATTGTTCCTTCTGTTATATGCTTCAATGAGTTGTGCCGAAGGCTGGAGCGACCTTTCACCACGTCTGATACCATTGAGGAATGGTGCGATGAAAGCGTCAAGAGAGCCAACCTTGATGGTAGCCTGACCATCCTTTGTCGTGATAGAGGATAGGTACGTATGTTCATTCCCTACTTCGCTTATAAGCGTCTCAAGATTAAGGTAGTGCTGTGCGTTCTCCTTTGCCATCGTCCCTAAGATAGGGTTGAGGGTGATAGGGTCTACGACTGCTTCAAACCCGACTTGAGGGAAGTAAGGGTTTTTGTTCCCGTCCCTTAGCAGGACTGCGGGAATAGGCTTGCGCCCCTTTTTCTCTTCACTCATGTATATACCGATATATAATTTGTTCTTACCTATTTACCAAAAAGAGTTTGGGGTCGCTATGCTCCCGCACCACGACCCCTACATCACTCTCTTAAAATCCGATATGTTTTCACATCATATTATTTATGCACGAACGTAACAAACAGCTCGCCCGTACCATCGTCCAATGTGATATTCTTTACGACCTCATCATCATTAGCCCTATCGTTACCCTTGCTGTAGCTAATCCTACGTGGCATCATCTCTCCCCTAAGGATATTCATTGCCGTCTCAAGACGCTCCTTATCCGTGACACCGATGCTACGAATATACTCCTTAACATCTTCCATCGTAATAGGTTTGTCAAACGTGACGACAAGTTTATCCCCATCAAGGGCAATGCCCGTAGCAACACCACTGCCAATCGTAGATAGGCTCTTAGAAAGGAATACCGACTTGAGGTATGCAACATCAGAAGCCTTTTCTGAGATAGGCTTACGCACCTCCTTCTCAAGAGCAGACACCCTGACATTCAGCTTGTCAAGTTCCTTGGTAAAAAGCTCTACCTCTCCCTTAACTCTTTCCGAGCCTGAAGTCTCTACTATATTCTTAATAGTCTCCAACTCTCCACGTAGTGAGTGGAGCAGGTTATATAGTTTTGCTACTTCTGCATCCATAATATAATCTTAAAGGTCTTTGTATTCAGGGATAGCGTCAAAGCAAGGGCATTCCTTGATACGTTCCCAAGGGTCAATGATGCCATTGCCGTTCTTGTCTTCGGAGAAGTCCCTATGACCTTGAATCTTTGCCTTGGGGTACTTAGCCTTCAGCTTCTTCAGAAGCTCTCTGAGAGCCTCTTTCTGCTCAGGGGTGCGATTGTCCACGCCCTTACCCGTGGAGTCGATACCGCCAACGTAAGCCACGTTAATCGTGACCATATTGAAACCCTTGACCCCGTTGCTATAACGTTCCTCTGCTTCCATTGGATGAACGACACCATCCTTGGTGATGACGTAGTGGTAGCCAGGTCTCTTGAACCCTCTCTGCTTGAAGACACGATTAAGTTCTGCTACACCCCAATGCTGAGGTGATGCCGTGCAGTGCACCGCAATGTATTGTATGTTCCTTTCCATGTTCGTTGTGAATAATATAAAAGGTAGGGGCATAAAAAAGCCCTACGGATAGATTATTTATCCATAGGGCTGTCGTGCCTTTTAGTATGATGGAAGGCGACTATTACCTGAAATCAAGATAGGATACCATAGGTACATGAGCACCCACAAGATGGAGGTTGTTATTATCTCGTAGTTCATATGAGCCTATACTGCTAACCTGATGTTTTAGCTGAAAAAGAGCGAAACCAATAAAATCCATATACCTCTTGTAGTTTCCCAAATTCAAACCATAAACTTCATCAAGAAGCTCAATAAAGCTGTAATCACCAGCAACACCAAACTCCTTCTCAATCTCATCTTCCATCCTAAGCCTAAACTGATTGATGTCAGATTGGTTGAATACCTTAATGCTATCTGATAACTTTCGGAAAATAGTCCCATCGGCAACATTCCACCGGCCTAACGAGAACTTTTTAACGTATATAGGAGTAAGCCTACACTTTTCCGATTCAACGTCCCACAAGGTCTCTGTTACTTCTTTTCTGCGAACCTGATATTTTGTGGTCTCTTCACGTTTTACCGATGGATGCAATGGAGCAGAGAGATACTTATTCCCAAATCGGTCGCTGAATGGCGCAAAACCTACGGGGTCTCTTCCGTCTATGAACTTAATACACCTCAGCAAATCCTCCCTTGTTAGGTGTTCCTTTGCCTTAAACGAGTCAAGATAGCCGTCAAGAGCCTCTAAGTCCTCTTTGGGGAGACTATCGTCAACTTTCATACCATTCTCCAAGTTAAAGATACGAACAAGCTCCTCATAAGTCATGTTATCTATCCTACTTGCATCGGATTTATATCCTCCAACATATATATAGACGTTTTTTACTCTAACCAAATGATTATACACCTTAGAAAGCATCTCCATACACTTGAACATACCTCTATTTGCGTCAAACCCAACGTTTACACACATAAGCCTACTCGCAGTGGAATGGGAAGTATTCATGCCTTTAGGGCAAACCTGAATAGAGCCGTCATCGTTAAAGACAGGCTTGTCGTAAACCATTGCTCTCCCTCCGACTTCTCCCCTACCGATTGGGATAACAATATCAGATACCCCAGGCACGCAACCATTTGGTCTGCCATACCTATCCTCAACGGAGAAGTCTACATTGGGGATAATGGTATCATACATATAGTCAATAGCATTACTAAGGATAAGGCTCGGTGAGAAACGGAAAGGAGAAGTATGCTCTGTGAAATCACACGAGTAATCTACAACCCTTCGCTTGAGGTCTATATCCTACATAACATCAGTATACCTAAGGATGAAGCAATTATTGTATGATGTGTATATCACTATTTGCTCCATGATATGGGCTAATATGTTCTTCCTCTCGCTGTCAGACGATGACGCAAGAGATGGAACGTACCAGCTCTTTGAACAAGAATCAACAATGCCTTTAGCCTTCTTGTATAAGTCGCTATCAAAACCCTTACTCAAATCTGCAAGAAGGGCTTTAGCAACCTTTTCATCGGCTTCACGAATACGTCCTGCAAGGATGCGAGAGAGCGTGGCTACGAATGAGGAGTATGGCATAATACCTCCATGTGATACACGTGCTTCACCCTCTCCCTTGTAGAGGTCGTAGTCATCGCTTTTCAGCTTTGCAATATCAGATGCTCTTAACATACGGAGATGAATTGTTGTTAGTCGTTTTGCACAACAAAGGTAGTACGAATAATACAATAAAACAAGCCCCCAAAGATTTTACTCCTTGGGGGGCTATTTGTCCTGCTATAATGTACCTGAGTTTATATTAAACTCAACGTTAATAATATCAGCGGTTGTCAAGTATGGTTTGTATTTATTTGTGTTAGTACGCCAATGCTCGGTATCCCGCAAATATGCGACCATACAGACAGACGCAACACCTCGCAATCGTGAAAATCCATCAGTCTTTGACGCTTTGAGTCCGTAGATTTTATCTAAAATCTCAAGAGGTGTATCATCTCTAAACATATACGTAGCGTGACGAAGGTTGTCAGAACCATCAAGCATTTCTTTCAGTATGTATCCTTCAGCTATAGGTTTAAAATAAGACGCTATATGTTCACTTATAATAACATCTAAGTCCATAGCTCCAATACCCTTAATCTTTGATAATTTGGAAATATCAGGAATGAACTCCAAAGAGAACCCTTTATTAGAGCGTCTAATATCATCCCCGTCCTTTTTAACGATACTGATTCTTGGGCACAATTTACTCCTTGTCACATAGGTCATGTGAGGGTATTCACCTATTATGCCTTTATATAGGCTTCCAAGGTATTCGTCATTACACAAAACATACTGAGATGTTATTATGTCATTCACTTCGTCACTGACATAAGCTGATTCAAATGCGTGTCTAATGTCATTTGGTGAATGAGGTGTAGGCATAGATTTAAGCTCTGATGATATACTGCGAGCAAGGTCATTTATGACGTAACTATCAAAAAACGGGCTAATTTCGTTCATCGCACCTTCAGACAATGAGTACATATATCCATACTCATTGAAATCGGGATAGTCATTGCTCCCATCCAATCGCATTTTCTTCGTAAACTCTCTATCTGAAGAGAACCTGCATAGGCTTTTACCCAAGAAAGACACATCCGTTCCGTTTCTCATAGGTTTACTATATGTGTACATAAGTCTATCTTCCTTAACGTCAGACGACAATGGTACACCGAAATCTTCTACGCATATATATGATATATGTTCTCCCTTACTTATATCGTTTGAATACATTGCGTCATAAGCCTCTTTATCTTTGTCTGTAAACTCAATGCGCTTGTTTATGTATTCACGTATATAAGGCACAATGAATCTTACAAAGACATCTTTATCAGTAGTATACGTTGAAACGCAGGTAGCGTTATCAGGGAGTTTCTCAACTGATAGCCTAATTAGCTTATTGATTTCACTCTCATTAGAGAAATGAATACGGATGCAGTTGTCTATGTTTATGAACTTAAAGACGTTTATCATAAGTTGCACAGCTGTTTTTCGAGTGTCCTTATCAATCTCAAGAGAGGAGACGAACGACTCAGCCATCTTAAACATCTCGCTGTTAGTACCATTAAGTAAATCTTCATATAAGATACGTGGTACACGAGAGTGGTATTCATTTATCACTTCTGCTGATAAGCGCACGAACTCATCTATGTATTCACCAAAAGGCACGTAAGCCTCTGTTTCAGTCAGCCTCTTCCCTGATTGTAATGCGTCAAGCTCATCGCCTGCATTACCATTAGATATAAGTTTTGATATGTTTATAAAAGCCATGATATAATACTAATACTCAAAAATCCTAAAATACACCGACAAACTATCCGTGGTTGTCAATGTAAAGCCCTCGTTATTATTCGTTGCGTTATTAGTCATATATACGATAAAGAGAGACTTTATGTATTTGACTAAGCCTTCACAGCCTCCCGTGACATCATCGCTAAGACCATAAATGTCATTTAGCGTGCAAGCGATATTGTTGGTGTTCATATACTCAAAGTTATCTACCACCTTCCTTATCACTCCGTATACCTCTTCCTTAATAGACCCCTTTGTCATATAGCTATCATGGTCGGAGATAACGTATTTCACCTCATCATCCTTCAGGGATATGGATATGGGAGATTCAATCTTTACTTGCGAGTTCTCCGAAAAGTCTGACACCTCATACATATCACCCCTCTTTTCAAAGGAGAACCCGCCCCTTTTGTAATTGACTGCGCCCTTGCTCTTAGCTATATGCTGTGCTCTTTGAAGGACTCTTTCATGGTTGCCTTCATATACAATAGGGGATAAACTTTTTGTAAGGTCTTCCAAGTCATCAAACTTCGGAGTATCCTTCAACTCTACAAGCGCACCGACATCCTCAAAGCTCAGGTCATCGTCAAATATCCCTACCCCAATCTCAGCTTCATTCGCCTTGATATTATTGTAGATGATTTTATGAATCCTCTCCGTGAAGTCTAATATGTGCGTCAAATTCTTAGCATATTCATCATTCATAATCGGAGTCCCCAGCTCCTCTCTGTATTGGGAAGAGAAACCATAGTTAAGGGCGAGCTTATTCGCCTGAGGCTTTGAAGGGAAAGGGGACTTACAAACAACATCCTTTCCTGCTACATACACTCCTTCCGCATCAATCGTAGCGGGGAAATACGACATAGCCCTATTGTTGTCGTATGGGTCATACGTCAGAGGGAAGCTGTGGAAGGATAGGGCTATATGTCGATTGTTATCAAACCCTATAATCTCATCACGCTTGTGGTTCTCGCCCTTAAACTTCCTTGCATCAAAGTCAGTGAACGCTATCTGCTCATTAAGGTACTCCTGGATATACCTAACGACAAATCGTTCAACGATAGCTTTGACACCACCGATAGTTTGGTACTCCTGCTCTTTGTGGTGGTTGAACTTTATGGTATCTTCAACCAATCCATCAAACTGCAACTTCGTTGAATACTTGGTCAGTATGCAGTTATCCATATTGAAGTACCTGATAAAGTCTACCATCATCATGATAGCCTTATACCTTGCATTCTTGTCCCCACTAACATTTGCGTCTTCCTTAGCAAGTTCATACGCCATTTGGAACATGGTACTCTCGTCATGCTTACGCAAGTCTTCAATGACGAGCTCAGAGGCACGTGTGTAGAAGTTATCAACAAATGTAGCGACCTTCTCCGCATAGTCAAGCAGGAAGTCCTTAAAAGGCATGTTTGGAAGGAACGAGCTTCCAGCTTTCAGAGTCTTCTGATAGACCTCCACTACATCGTCATTAGATGGGGCATAGTCATTCAGCAACCCCGACAGATTGATATACGCCATTTTAGATAAAGTCTAAGTACATGGATAATGCTTCTCGTTTGAAGAGTTGTCTAAACTTCTTTCTGTTTGGGATTTCCGACTTCCTAATCCCATGGTACATATGTATTGACACATAGACAAACCCATCGCACTCGTCATAAGCTCCAAATGATGACTTCATATCATCATAGTAATATACATTGCGGATTACGCTTGTTATAGGGGTATGGTCTAAATGTCGCTTGGTCTTCTCATTCGTGGAACACGCCCTCTTAATCTGCTCTCCTAAGAACCCCTCCGATGCCTGCTTCAGAGATAAAGCGATGTTATGAAGTCTTTCATCGTCAGTGATAGGATTATCCCAAAAGTCTAAGTTATACTCTGAGCTGAGCGAAGGATTACCATGGAGATACCCATTAGGGTCTCTCGCTCTCAGAATATCAACATTCTTAGAACTATACTTATCCTCATCGCCTAACCAAAACGAGCGCACCTCCTCTTCTTGCTTGTCATAAACCTTATTGAAAATGCTGTCGCCATGGAATGGTAAATCATTACTACGCTCAGCAAGAATATCATCCTTGGTCAGGAGAGAGCGTAGATACTCCTCGGATACTACGTCTTTAACTCTTAGGGTGCGGAATGGATGGTTGTCGGGCATACCATTTTTATTTGCAAGGTCAAACACATCGTAAGGGGAAACGCCTTCGGGGAGCTCGTCTTTAAACCCGATGCTATGCTGAATCTCATTACAGAACCCACTATCTACTTGGGAGAGCGATAGCGAATTAAAGTAACCATTGAAGTCATTCAAGTCGTTTAATAGTTCAGGGTTAATCCTATCTGATTGAGATAGACTTAATGCCAACTTATCCCTATTCAGGACATCCGTAGTCATCCTTATGCCATCAAGTGTTATCACTCCATCCTCCTCAAACTTCGGCATAGCATATGTCATTATCTCCTTGTTCCTCCCAACGTGGACGGGAACGGGAAAATTACATACACCGAGGTCGTACATACTTTTAGTCCCGTCAGTGTCTTTGTACGTCTTGACCTCGTAGTCGAACATAGCCTTATCCCTTTCGGTGAACTCAAGCCTTGGGTTCACGTAGTCAATGATATATGGGTATATTACATTCCTGAAGAAATCCTTTGATAGGATCTTGTCGTAGGAGATGGTTTTTGATAGCAGATTAGCCAAGTCGCTTTTATCTGTAAATTTAATCCTGATGCAGTTGTCTATGTTTATGTATGCTAAAGCGTTTAGGACATAAGCAACTGAGTTTCGGGTAATTTCCTTTTCACCCTTCTCACGAATGTACTCATTAGTTTCTACAACCTGACGCACCTTCTGATACAAGAGGCTATCCTTCTCCTTCTTGAGGTCTTCATATAGGACACGAGACAAACGAGAGTAGTATCCGTCAATATCCCTTGCTACTGCGTCTACAAGGCTGTCAAGAAAGTCTGTGAGTGGTATATGCGCAACTAACGCTGTATTAGAAGGCTTGGATAGTGAAACCTCCTCAAGGTTATTTTCATTCGCTTCGTGATTAGCAATAAGCGAAGACAGATTTAGAAATGCCATAAAACAAATGTATCTTTAATACATTTATATCACATACGGCTTTAAACAGCTCCACCCATACAAGCTCAATGTCTCATATGGGTGGAGGATGGATTTATATCGCAGATAGCTTATGATAAATTGACCCCGATGTTAATATAGCTTCTCGTGGTAAGACAAGCCCCTCCTGAGATATTTGACGGAATACCATCCTCAATCATACAAGCGGTGAGGCAAGCATATCCCGCAAAATCAAGATAGCCAAGTTTCTGAGTATTGATGCCATATATCCTATCAAGCAGGTATATAAATGGTGTAGCATCGGGCTTGCAGGACTCTTCGGTAAAGCGGATATTCTCAACTATCCACCTTTTAATCCCTCCATCAATGACTTTTGATAAGGCTCTAAGTATCTCAGCAAATGGCTCTTCGTCTGCGCTAATGAAGCGACCTGCATTCACGAATAGCGGTGTGTTGTGCCCAACTATGGAGTTCTGAATTGGTATGCACATATTTCCTTTACCTACATTCCATACTGAGCCATCAACTTCCATTTTATATTTCTTGAGCCCGAAACTTTTTCCCTCGGAGAACTTAATTCCCTCCTTGTACATTATCGCACTTAGATAATGTGTTTGATAAGAAGTGCCAAGGTAAGAGTTGAAGGGAGATATATTATACAGCATATCACTCATGTCATATTTGCGAGCCACGGGGCTTGGAACACCACCATCTGTCATATGCAGAATTTCATCATTAGCGGTACGGCTAATATCAAAAAGTTCTTTGATGGCATCGGCATAGTGGGAGTCGGAGATGAATGTGGGGCTCTCGTCAAATGACCTTTTATTTTCAGAGACAGCATCCCTGAAATGCGTTATAGTATGGTTGTTTAGACCAATCTCGTTGGATAGGACTCTGACTTTATCATGGACGACTTCACCTAAGAAATGCGGATAGTTTGCAACTATCCTTTGGTCGTGCTGTAAGGGTACGCCATCATATGATGCGTTACCTTTATTCCAATTAAGCTCCGAGTAAACCCCAAATGTATTTCCATTCATCATCCCGACTGCTATTGGCATAACCCCAATACCGATGTTGAATGATGCGTTATGTGAAGATACGGGGTTATATCTCACCTGCTCAAAGAGTTCCCTATCTACATTCGTAAAACGGATGTTATGGTTTAGGTAGAACCTAATATAAGGGACTACGACATCAGGCACAATGGCTTCATTGAGCGGGCTTGGAACTATTGGAATGAGGTATGTGTTGCTTCTTATCTCTTTGACGTACTCTTCATCTCCAAAGCGTAACTTTATGCAGTTCTCGGGGGTGATATATGAAAGACATGCGTCAAAGATGTAAAGTAACCATTTTAGACCTGAATCAGGGCTCAGCCTCTTATGCCACTCTACGCACGCCTTAAATAAGACCCCGTTTGACCCCATACTAATATCCCGATAAAGAGCCTCTGCTACACGGACGTGATGCTCGTTTACTCGCTCAGCGACATCCAGCATCATCTCATTCAGGAGCACGTGAAGTGGCTTGTAAGGAGCTAACGAAGATATAGTTCTGTCTCGCTTGACCGATATATCCGTGTCGGTCTTCCCGACAATATCTTTTGCTCTAAGCATACTACAATGCTATTCTAATTGTCATGTTAATTCCCGTAGACTGATTAAAGAAGCCAGCGTCACAAGGCGTTCTCTTACTCTTGTCTTTTGATGGGTCAAATACAAATTGTTTGTATTCAATATGGAACACGATGGGGATGAACCCACCAAAGCCTTGTAGCCTATGACCACCAATAATCAAGTCCTTAGGTGGGAATATCCTAATCAGCTTTAAGTATAGCGTCTTCATCAGTGAAGTCAAATTATCCTTCATCATGTTCTTCGTGCCCCTATCAATTAGTATATTGATTTGTGATTTAATATCCTCAACATCAATAAATAAATCTTCGTCCGTGATGAAAGTTGGAAGTATGGGAATAGCCCACGAGTAGGACTTTAGTCCGTTGTTCGCTACATAGCCAAAGAACGGATTTTTACCCTCTACGTTATATCTGTTAAATTCAACTATTGGAAATAAGTCTTCGTACTTAGATAAATCTTCTTCCAACTTGAAGAACCTCCCAACAGAGTTGAGCCGAGAGAACTCTCCTAACGAGACTTTCTCTCTAAGTTCTGTTAAGGCATCGTAGAAGTTGCCTAAAATCTTCTTAGGGTAGTCATGCACAGCGTCCTTGAATGAGTCGTCATTCTCTTTGACAACGTACGAAAGAAGAGAATAGTCTTCACCCTTCAGTCCGATGTTACCTGCGCTACCATATCCTTTTTGTTCCGTTTTCTGTGAAGAGCCAAATGGCATCACAAACCCGCACTCGAAACGCAATGACAGCTTAGAGTCATCTTCATCGCCATTGATGTATCTTTGGACTACATTGTGAACGTCCACCACGTAGTCATCAGGGTATTGGACGTGATGCTTAATGACCTTGTCGTATAGCGGATATAGTACTTCAGATACGATGCTATCTACGCTTATCTTCTTTTTCGCTCCACATATAAACATGCCCTGAAAAGCATCATCGCTCTTTTCGGAGAGTATGCGACTTGCAATCTCCTTGATGCAAACATTCACGAGCAACATATTGATAGGAGTGACGTATCTAACGACCTCACGTATGACCTGCCTAAGATTGGACATATCCGCTCCAACAAGGTTGATTAACTCTTTGGATTTTGATACTATTATGCTATCACTACCACATCGCAGGTCTACATTTACGGCTTCGTAGAAGGTCTCTGTTAACTCAATAAAGCTCTTAACCTCAGAGGCTATAAACTTATTGAGAGAATCCTCTATAGACGTATGCAAGCATAGGGTAGGAGTGGAGTCCACTTCCTTGTCAAATTCATCCTCGGTCTTTATACCTATGATGTTTCTTGCTCTTAGCATGAATTTTAGCCTAATTGATTAGTTAGTTTGTACTACAAAGGTAATGATTATGTTTTGGGAAAACAAATCCCCAAGGGGTGCTCCTCGGGGATTTGCTGTATATGCTTATTGTGCAATCTATTTCGCATCTCTGATGTCAAACTCAAGACACATTGCGAAAGGGTTCTCCTCAATGCTGAGAGAATATAGGTGACGTGGGGCGACTGCAAGAGAATAAGGAGTGTGAAGTGAACCATTCTTTTCGGAGTCCGTGAACATGCTCGTCCATAATCTCGTGCGCCAAGGGTATGCAGGGAAATCAAAGTAGCAATTATCCTGATAGAAGGACGTGCACTTGACTCCGAACATCTCTTTCGTGAGTTCGTTGAACTCTGTGTATGTATCAACACGGGTCTTCACGAACCCTTCAAAACGCTCTACAACAGAGTCAATCTTGGCGTTGAATACGGAGTCCATTCTTTCCATCATCTTTTTAAGTATCATCTCACGGGTCTCATAGGAGTTCAGATTCTGATAATCAATCAGGTCAAACGTGTACCTAAAGTTCCGAGGGCTGTTATAAATGAAGTTCCGCATTCTTGGAGCGAGGCTCGCTGACTTATCCCGAAGCTCGGGAGTTATCATACTAAATAGGAACTTCGGGGGTTCACCATAGTTCTTGAACTTGTCTTCTTTGAAGTAATCATAAACGTAGCACGGGAACATCTCTATCGGCATCCGAACCTTCTTATAGAAGGTGTCATCAAGGTATTCGTGAATAGTCTTATGGGTGTAGACAAATCCATCATAGCCCGTAACGTCCGCTTCCGTCCGAAGACCGAGACAACCGAAGTGGGCACTCCTGACAATCTCGCCATCAAGAGTAGAGGAGCGGAGAACGCCATTATCATCCTTACCGAATACGACTTGCACCTCCGAGTGAACTAATGTTGTCGCAATGCCTTTATTGCCTACGATATTGTCCTTCTGAACGATGGAGTATATGAATGGTATCACGTAGTCAAGGATATACCTCTTCATATAAACCCTGACCACTTCGGGGTCGATGTCCAAGCCATATATCATCAGCTTGCCACTGAGATACTCGTGCGTTCTATCAACGAGGTATGACACTGACTTATCCAAATCTTCATCCGTTTCCGAAGAAATGACCGATAGCATATTATTCAGGTTCAGGACTCCGAGTATAAACTTCAGTATAATCTTCTTGTTATCTCCTGAGTTGAATACCTCGGACACTGCACGGACGAATAGATTGTCCTTCAGTTCTGTCGGTGTATCTGCCGACACGCCAACGAAGACCCCTTTCAGCTTGCTCTTCAGGCTCTTCTTAGGCTTTCCTTCATAGGGTCGAATGAAGTGCGACAGCACCTCTGCATAGTACAGCCCTATGCTATCCATGGAGCGGCTAAGGATGGGCTTTGCCGTGTGTTCCACGTACTCCTCACGGAACGTGCGCCCATTGGGTTCTATCTTAAATCTTTCCATATATCCCATTATCGTTTTTAAATAACCGAATTTGCACGTATCTCTGATACCACTCCAAATGCAAATGGTGTCTCCAAATACGGCTTATCTCCAAAGTTTTTCCTTGACAGCTTAGTGGAGCAACTGAATTGCACTGCTGACAGAAGTCTCCTTATGAGATACTTCTGACCTTCTATCGTGAAGCCCATATACTTTGACGTTTTGCATCCTGCCATCATATCTGAGCACGTACCTATTACATATTCATAGTTCCTTATAAGGGACTTGAGAACCTTAACCACACCTTCTGCTTCCTTTGTGATTGAGGAGTTTATTAGATTAAAGACCCATTCTCTTCCTGAATGTATCCCTTTGTACAACTCATCTACACATTCAGAGACAGAGTAGACCCTAAGACCGCTATTTCCATAAGGATATTCTATGGTGTGTACATACCCATCCCCAGGGCTTGAGTAGTCATACGTTTCTTCGTTGTAGTCAAAGCAGATTACCTTAGCCATCTTCAATAATTCCAAATGACTATTCATGAATGGAATCTTCATCTCAAAAGGGACATTTTCATCAACCACATCGGATGGGTCAAAGTTGAAAGAGTTCCAATTCAAAGTCCAAGACGTTTCGTCTATGTATTTGTAAATGGCTTCCATTTTATCATAGCGTCTATCCTTCAAGATACACGCATTCTCCAACTGCGAGATGAACTTAGATATACTCGCATTGGTTAATGGCGCATAATTGATGGTCGCTGATAGGTTATATATAACGTCCTTCTCGCATCCTCCTGAAATCGCCATATACGGAGCTGGGTTGAAGGACTTATTCATTCCTATCGGAAGGGACATTTCAACCTCTGAGTTGAATACTGCCAATGTACCATATATATCCATATACTTGTCTCGAATACGTTTTTTACCCGTAGCTTGTTTTGGGTAAAAAATCATATGAGTATATGGGACAACAACAGATTCGATGTACCTGATGACATTAGCATCCTCTTGTGGCGAAACCATCTTTGTTTGGCTGGTGAAAATTTCAAGGATGCTGTGCGATACAAGAGGGATTGCATATCTGCACATATACTCTTCTATGTCTTCACAAGAAGCCCTTTCACCGAGGAACTCACTCGTCATTGAGTACAGACTACCAAGACTCCCCTTAGACAAATCCTCGTGCAGTGGAATAGCTAATTGGTTCAGATACTCATTGAGAATATCTGCATTGACTTGCGAGAAGCTGTTAATAATCTTAGCCATTCCGCTATCATCCATTTCAGAGAAGATAGGCGCATTCATAAACGAAATCCGTATTTAGGAGAACATATCATCAAGGAGGTCTTTCGTACTACGACCATCCACGGCACTGCTACGTACACTTCGGTTGAGTTCCTTGAGGACACTATGCTCTACGACCTTTCTACCTTCAACCTTCTCAATGACGAACTTGGTATCAGCGAGAAGCATATCCTCGGTTATATCCATATTGTACTGAGGGTTGATAGGACGTGTAGCGTTGATGAGGATGCTTGGCTCAATGGTATATGTCCAAAGAGTTCTCAGCTCCTCAGGGAAGTTGTTGATGTCAAGCTCCACGAGTTCACGCTGGACTTGCAGACGCTCCTTTAAGTTGTATAGGATTTCCGTCTTGAGTGATTCACCAATAACCTTCGGGAGTAGGTCTACATTGTTATAGATGTCCTCTGCCTTCTTGACGTTAAGAGCCTCTACGATATATTCCTTGGGCTTAGCCGTGATACGCTTGACACGTCCCGTCTTGGTGTAGAACTCATACAGCGCAGGAATGGAGTCTCCATCATCACCGCAGAGTAACTTGTTGATTAGGATGTCGTGTGGATTGATGACATCAAGGTTGTATTTGTTTGAACTCATGCAGTTGCGGATATACACAAGCTGACGGCTACTCGTAGATAACCCAACCGAGAAGAAGCTCCCCGTTTGCTTTGATGCTTCGTTCTGCTCTTCGCTGATGTAGATGGTACGCTTCCCTCTTCTGCTCACGTCCTTCTCCTGACTTGATACGGGATTGACCGCCATGACGCACTGCCCCGTCTCGTGCTTGTATCGGATGAGCTGGCGCAGGTCTTCATCCGCAGAGACAATAACAAGGCTGTTGCAGTCTGTCTTGTTGATGAGCGTATCAGCAAGGAACGCCATCATATCATCAGCCTCAGCGTGCGGGATGGAGAGGATATTGTATCCCTTCTCACGGAGGACACTGAGAACCTCCTGCATCGTGCGATGAATGCCATCCCAATCAAAGTCCTCCTTCTTCTTCCTCCCTTCTTTATACCCAAGACCCGAGAGGCGGTCAATCTTCTTGATAACATCCTTTCTCCAAGAGCCAAGCGTGTCCACACAGAAGACGACATCACATCCCGTAGCAAGGTCTTTGATAAGCCCTGCAATCTGACATAGGACGACATTGCCGAGAAGGCGAAGGTCGTCATCAGCCGAGAAGAACAGCCCGTTAGACGCACGCTTAGAGGTGCAGGTGAAGAGTCCTCGGTAGAATATGTTGGAGTAGTCAAAGGCGACCACTACACGACTTTGATTGTTGCTCATTTGATTATATTCTGATTAGTCGTTAATGCCATTACTTGCTACAAAGGTAAAGCATTCGTAGATAAAAAACAAATCCCCACAACGAGAATGTTGCAGGGACTTGTCTTTTCCGTGTATGTGGCACTAAGGCATATTAGGGTCTACTCGTATGTCACTAATCAACAACACAGAGAATGGCTCGTCATTTCGCTCGGGTTTACCCATACACATGGAACATCCTCTCGGCTGTGACGTGATTAAGGCTGTGGCACTTGAGCGAATAACCCAAGACATATATGGGGCGATATATCCTTCTAATGTACCATCGTTCGCCATCGTGAGCTTACGGCTTGTATCAAAGCCGAATACCTTTGACATCATCTTATATATGGACTCCATTAGGCTGTGGATGATTTTCATATGTCCCTCTGCGACTAAGAGTGTCGTGCCAACGTTTTCATCGTAGGACTTCATCAACGTCTCTGAGAATATGTCTATGGTGCTTAATACATATACCTCAGACGACACGCCTTTAGACATTACAAGCTCTTCATCTTCGGGGAAGAAGCTGACGAAACTCGTATTATGCGCTAACGCATCAATAACTCTCCGAAGCGAATTTATCTTCACGCCTACATCTTCCACAGCTTTCTTCTCGTCATCCTTAAGGATTTCGTATGTTATCTCGGCTATACTCCTATCCCTATCCCTCAGAAAAGCGTCCTCCTTAAACTCCTCAATGATACACTCATTAAAGGAGTCGACACTGATGTCTTTGCGAGCAATCATGAGTGCGGTGTTTAAGAAAAGCCTATCCTCAATGTTGCGAACGACACTCATTTCTTTATTCGTCTCTAAATCGTTCTCTCCAAGGAAACATCCAATAGCAGTGTGCTTATACTTTGGTGCTTCGTCTCCATATCCTACCGCCTTGAAAACGCCATCCTTGTCACAATCAAACATACCATATTGCGATAGTGTTATGTACTCACCTCCACTTGCGGTCTCAGGGTCAACGAGACTTCTGTACCTGCAAACTCTCGTTGATGTGGCGATTGGGAGAAGAGTTCCCTTGACATATTGAAACGCAGAGTTAGCCAACGAGACCTTGTCTGCGTTCTTTGGAATGTAGGATAGTTCATCAACAAGGCAGGTGCTAAACTTCCTGATGAGGGGGTCTGCACTATCTACACCTTCAATGCCTGCTCTCAGACTGAAGTCCTGGATGTTGGCATAGGTGATGTAGCTCAACAGCTCCTTCAGAACCTTAAAGCCCTCTTTCTTGTAGGCTTTGCTCGTAACATCAACGAACTCATTCCACGAGGTACGCTTGTCAGGCATAAAGTCCTGAAGAACCAAAGCGGTGTACTTGAAGATAGTCTTCCTCAAGTAATCATCTACCTGCTTCTTCATCTCCTCCTTCATGATGCTTTGAAGAGTGATGTTCGTAAGTGCAGGAGACTTGTAAGTTAAATTCTTTTCTTCCATGTCTATACGTATTACGGATTAGAGTGATTTGTATCACGAAACAAAGGTAATAAAAAATCCCCTTACAAGATATACCTGCAAGGGGATTCATGTATCGTTTCCGAATATCTTTATATGATACGATAATCTACTCTATATTCCATAACGGGGTGTAAGACCCATTTGTCTCCGCCATTGTCATCCGTATCGTGACTTCGCATATCCCATAAACTGCTAAGTGATAATGTGGATGCCATAAGTGGACGTATTACCTTAAACTGACGACCGCTGTTGAGTGTCACTTCAATATATGGGAGGTCATCTTCTGTTTTTGGAAGAACGCTCCAAAGGACTTCTTGAACATTTTCGTAAGTAGCTCCATACCCACTCCAAGCTCCTTGCTGGTAGTCGAGGAAATCCTTATCAATGGTGTACTCTACTGACTTAAACGACCCTGAGCCTACTACAAAGTCGTCAAGTATCACTTCTTTGTTTGCAATTAGCAAATTGCTTATCACGGATTCGTCATTACAAAGCCCAAAGTATCTATACCAATTTGATGATTGAGAAGCACTCCAATGTAGCGTCTCGCTTACCACCCACATTCGCAATTTCTTTTTATCCTCTACTGACAGCTCCTCCAACACATCCTTCACGAATTGCTCTGACCTATCTGACAAAGCAATAGATGAAGATGCTTCATCTTCATTCCCGTTATGAATGTAGTCTTCTATTTTAGACAAGGAGTCCGTAGACTTTGAATTGGTGATTAGGTGTTGGATAATCTTTGCCGAAATACCAATCAGCTGACGGGAGAAGTCCGAGAACTCTTCATGAGACATAAAAGACGACACATCTTTAAGAAGGTATCCATTTGTGTTGTCGTCCATTGTCATCAGGACGGGTATATTGGCGATGTTGCCATAGTGACCATCAAAACATAGGATAAGGCGAAGGATGTCTGACTTCCTATTTTCCCATATGGTTATTAGGTTATCTTTGAAAGAACTACTTTTAAGAGCCAAGTAATATCCAAGAACAGCATAAGGATTTTCACTATTTGCTTGTATTTGAGGAGGTAAAAGACTATTTAACTTTTCCGATGGCTCTATGGAGTATCCGATAATTCCGCTTGATATGGCATTGGAAACAATTTCATTTATTTTCTCCGTACGCCACGAAATGCTTAGTGACGTTGCACTATTAACGATAGCGGCAACCAAGCTACCAATAACCCTATCTTTGAAAGACGGATTCACAAGGGGAATATACTCCTTGAACTCATCATCAAAGCCAGCCTCATCCAATATATCTCTAATCATCAAGATTACCTTATCAAGGCTCTCCTTTGATTTTTCCAACGAATGCTCTACGAGTGGAAGAACCATCTCCCTAAGCGATTTACCGCCTTCAAAGGGGATTTCATCAATACGGGAATGAACAGACCTTGACAGAGCCAAGTCTTCGTTCCCTTGATTACGACCATCAAGCAATGAGGAAAGATTTATAAACGCCATATTCCTATTTACCTATACCTCCTATTTACGTGTTTCTATACCACCAAAATCTACTCTTATCTGACACCCGTGTTTCTCGTACATGTCGTTTTCAAACAGAGCATTGACCGAGACTTTACCATTAGAGACATTCACGCCCATAGCTATATTAGACGCAGTAGCAGTCGCAATTATAGTCACATTGTACACTCCGATAAGACCATCTATCACGTTGTCAGCATCCTTCCCTCCTGAGAATAGGTCAGTTATTTCAGTCGGGTACGAGACACCAAAGAACTTTGATGGAATCTTGATTACTTTGTTGTCCTTTAGAATGAGGACATTCTTAAGTGACATGTCATCCAAGTGACTCCTGAGCTCATCCTCCTTAATAAGTCCTTTACCTTCATAGGCTAACTGACTCATGAAATACCATGACGGGTTAAAGCTCGTAGGTCTACCACTGAACACGAGGTCGGAAAGAGTTCCATAGGAGAAGATGTCACGAAGGAATGGGTGGTTTGTACCTTGGCTATTATCATAATACTCCATATCAAGAGCATCATACACACCAATCAGTTCGTTGTACTTGTCAGCATCACGTTTCTTCAGCGCAGTCATTTTTGCGACAACACTTCTTTGGACAGACATAAGTAAACTGCTATCACACACGACAGCTCCCCACCTCTTCTTCCACTCAAATGTACCCGTCTTTATGTCGTTTGATGAGTATTCAAATGACTTGTTCGCAATGCAGATACACCGATATATATGTTCCTTGCCCTTCATGTAGACCTCATTCGTTCCACTCATATTGTTATCGTGGAAGCTATTAAAATGCTGTCTCATGTGGGCATCGCCAGGGTTGTCAAAAGCACAGATAGGCTTATGATATGAGCTATCAAGGAGTATTGCTTCTGAGGTGAGATTAGAGTTGCCAATCTTATACGCTCTACCTTCAGAAGTGAACACACACAGCCCATTCTCATTAACGCCTATTGGAAGACGAAGTGCGATGGAAGCCGACATAGACTTAGATTTATATAAGAGCGAATTGGAGTCCCCCATATTAAACTCCACATCATATCCATTCTTCACAGCTTCAGGGATGACGACATCGTATAGGTGCTCAATAGCCATATACATGACCTCCTTTGATGAACCGACTTGCATGGCATCAGTTACACCATACAGACCTGCAAATCCATCTGACATTCCCTTCGCCTTAGACACGCACTCGTCAATGGTGAGACCAGCCCTCTTCATCATATCAACAGCGATGAAGGATGCAGGTGAGAATACGTGGTCTCTGATGAATGACTTTAAAGTGCCAGCTGTACGTGATTCGATGTTCTCATTTATGAACTCATACACTTTGAAGTCGTCCTCATAAGCCCCCGAGTCAACGAGAGCATTGATGATGGCTTTATAATTGTCCCTAATAGGTTTGAAAAGAGCGAACGACTGCTTTTGGATGAACTCTGATAGAGGGATTGCCCCCAACTTCATGAACGTGTCTTCGGGCTCAAATATGCTATCCTCATTCGGGATAATGTTACTAACGAGGGATGATAGGTTAATGAATGCCATATCTCTATTTTTCTATACAATTATTTCTGTAGCTCAATACCACCAAAGGACACATTAATCTTCCAATCATGCCTCTCGTTTACTTGATATTCATATAAGCTGGTCACGGACACCTTCCCTTTATGAACTTCCACTCTTATAGGTGTGTGTGATGCGTCCACCTGAGCTCTTATATTAACTTGGTATGCGCTTATCAGACCATCAATAGCATTAGACGAGTCCTTAGACCCCGAGAAAAGTTCGGTAAGTTCTTTAGGTTGCGATACACCGAAGTACCTTGATGGTATATCGGTGAGTCTGTTATCTTTTAGCGCACTGACATTATATAGCTTTTTGTTATCCAAATACTCTTTGAGTTTATAGTCATCAATCATCACTCTATCCCTATGGATACCTAACCCTACAAAGTATTGGAATGCTTCATGATTAGAGTGTTCATCCAAAAAGTATCCTTCTCTAAGAGTTGTGTATTGGAATACTTTAGATAGGAAATGGCTACCTGGATAACCATTATCAGCCCAATAGTCAGCATCAAGGGCTTTATACTCTCCGAGGAGCTGATTATACTTGTCAGCATCACGCCTTTTTAGTGCGCTCATCTTTGACGTAACGCTCCTATAGATGGGTAAGATAAACTCTTTGTTAAATCCACCCAATCTCGTATTCCACAAATCTTCCCCAGGTTTAATGCTATCCAACGATGAACCAATTCCATTATTTGCAAAGAAGATGCACCTACATATATGCTCTTTGCACTTCATGTAAGCCTCCTCGGTCTTTTTCATGTTGTCATTATGGAAGGCTTTTAGATAGTTCTCTAAGTTATCGTACTCAATAGAACTAAATGAGTGGATAGGCTTAGAGAATGAGCTATCAAGAAGAATGGCATTTGATTGGATATTTGAATCGCCAATCAAATAGCTATTCCCTTCCGATGCGAACACGCACAAGCCATCCCAATCAACCCCTATCGGTAGTCTAAGGGCTATTGATGCCGATACATAGTCAGACCTATAAATCAACGAATCAGAGTCACCCATATTAAACGAGACATCATATCCGTTCTCTATAGCCTTAGGTTGGACGACTTCATATAAATGCCTAATAGCCATATCTAAGGCTTCTCGGCATAAATCAACCTGCTCGCCTTTCACCTCATGCACACGAATAAAGTCATCTGCTACACCAGCCGTCTCGGAAAGGCATTCAGAAAGGTTTAACCCTGCCTTCTTCATCATATCAACAGCGTGAAACGATGCAGGAGAGAATATATGGTCTCTTATGAATGATACGAGTGGGTCTACGAGTTTCTCTTGAATATGCTCCTCTATGAACGAATATACAGCAAAGTCATCATCATAGCATCCTGAATCAAGAAGTGCATTTAAGACGGCTCTGTAGTTCTTTTTGATAGGCTCAAAGAGTTGGTATGCCTGCTCTTTAATAAAGCCTTCTAATGGAGTTGTATTCAGGGTCATGAACGTGTCTCTTGCTTCAAACGTATCGTTGTTGTTTGAAGCTAACACTTTGACTAATGATGATAAATTCAGGAATGCCATCGCTCTGCTATACTATTTTTCTACCTTCTGAATGAATGAATACCCTATGTACGTATTTGACGACTTGGTAAAAGATGGTGCTTTTGGTTTTGATGTCCCTCCATCAAAACTTGACACAGAGAAAGCTACGACCCCAACATTGAACATCCCGACACACTCATTATATCCTCCCACTAAATCTGAAGATATGCCATACACATCGTTCACAAAGCAGGTGAAGCTGTCGTCATTAAAAAGGAAGTCGTAATTGGAAAGACGACCTATGTATGATAGCAACTTGTTGGAAGCAGAACCACTCTGAGTTAAGGATACCGCAGGGAGCGTAATATCAAAATCAGCATCCTCATCATCAATATCGCCAATGCTTAGTTTCCTTTCACGTGGCATCATCCCCACTATAAATGGGTTCTTGCCTTCATCTTCGGGTTCTTTTATGTAATCATGGAAAGGGTATCCATTGTTGTAACTATGCCCCAAGACGCTGACTTTGGATTCATTGACTTTAAGCAACAAGTCATTGAACCTATCTGTTTCAGAGGAAGGAATGGTTGCTTCAGGTTCACCTACGAGCCTAATAAAACCAGCCATCTCTTTTTCGGGGATGTCTCCATCCGATATGCTGAATACGTAGTTGAGCTCATCATTACTGAGATGACCGAGCTTTTCATTTAAGTCTCCTTGCTCCAGCTTTGACTTTATAGACTTAGTAATCTCATCGCCAAGTTTGAAGTTTCCAAAGAGTCTTCCAAGAACAAAGCAGTAGTCAATCATAGTTCTATGCTCTAATACGTTTTGCACTTGAGCATGATGGTGGAAGAAGGTGGACATCCAATCAAAGTCTTGAAGGTTCTGTGGCTTTACGTTATTGTCAGTTTCAGTAGCCTTCGCATCAACGAAAAAGCCATCCTTCCCAAGCACGCATAATCCATCATCAGACAGATATGGCTTACCATAGGTTAATGCCTCCTTCGTTTCTCGGTCATATGAAACAGGTATTCCCGAGAAGTTCGTTTTAATCAAGAACGTAGAGTAGTTGCTATGAGCCTTCTTGAAATCATCGGCTTTACCTTGTTCCATATCGTATAGGCTCTTGTCTCGCTCGGTGAACTCTATCTCAGGGTTTATGAAGTCTCGGATATAAGGAACTATGAACTTATCAAAAACGTACCCAAACCCATTGAACTGCTTCCAATTATGGTCATCAAGAGTCATCGTAGACTTACGATAACTCTTCAGCTCCGAGGGAGAAGCGAACTTCACCCTTATGCAGTTCTCAATGTTTATGTATGGATATGCCAAAGTGAGCAACGTTGTGGCATCGTTAATCTTATCCACTTCGTCACCATACTCACCAATGCACTTGTCAGATATAGCCTTAGCCATTCTGAATGCTACCCCGTCTTTTTTATTGAGGAGGTCGTTATGGAATACATCAAGTGGTCGATTGTAGAAGTTGTCCACGAGCTTAGCTTGACACCTTAGCAGTTCATCAAAGAAGTCTTGGATGGTGACATTGGCTTCAAGTGCGCTTTTCGTGGTAGTCCTCTCAACAGCTACCAATTCGTTATTATTGTGATTATCGCCATTCAAGAGCGATGAAAGATTTAGAAACGCCATACTATTAACGGAAACTGCTATACCCCTTTTTAATCGATTCCATCTCACTACCATCCAGCACACCATAGTTTATGGATAGCTTCTTCTCCCCCGTATAATACCTGCTGTAATCCTCGGGGTTTGCATCATCCACGCTGACAATGCAGGATGAGACACAAGACGACACGGGCATGCACATATCCTCATACTCACCTCCGAACTCCTTGTTGAGTCCATACATTGAGCTTATAAAGCCAATAGGGATGCTATATCTGTTCGTCTCAAAGCAAGCAAGTGGGGCTATTACATGCTCGCTTCCCTCAATCATCTTTGATTTTATAGCCCCATTAGCTACAGCCTCAATAGAGGGCGAAGAGATGGATACAGATTCATTAGAGTCAGATACTTCAACACCTCCAAACGATGGTATTTCACAAATAGAGCTTCTTAACTGATAATTACCATTGTTATTTGATGATTCTTGATTAGGTCTAAATTTAAAGAATACATTCCCAATGCCCATATTACCTCTCGACTTTACTCTCTCTGTAATGATTCCTGCCCAACGTATATTATCATCGGTGTGCTTTAGACGCTCATTTGAAATCAATTCTGAAAGCGTACCCTTAAACCCGCTCAGGTCAAAAATGCTAAGAAGCTCATCGTCCGTGTATTTGTCTTTCTCCCCTACGTTTTCAAGGTTGCCTTTTATGTGAGCCGACAATTCAGCAAACTCCTTGTTAAAATCATCCTTGAAATTCAACTTCATAATACGGGAGCACGACTCAGCTGGCAATATACCTACACACCCATCAGCTGATGAGCCTCTCTTGCCAATCCATTGAAGGTTGTTAAGACGATACTTTAGGGATGATGATTCTTTAATAGTATGCCAATACCTTGAATGTGCTATATTCTTGTCCCCTATATACACCCCATTCTCATCAGACGTTGGCATCATATATGTCATCATAGTCCGAGCATCGCCATCTGCGCAGGACACGGGAAGACCATAAAACTCAACAAGGAGGTTGTTTGACTTGAACTTCTCCATATCGCCCATGCTCCTCACAAATTCATCTGCAACACGCCTATCGTATTCAGTGAATGTAATGCGGGGGTTCATATGTTCTCGGATATATGGGATTATGACCTCGCTCAACACCTGCTTCGCATGACCAAACTTAATGAAGTCCTTCCCATTCAGCCACTCCTTCTCCAAAGCCTTCTCCTCCCATACTCCGTCTTCAAGGAACTCAACTCTGATGCAGGTGTCCATATTGACATAGGGGTATGCCAATTCAATGAGAGACTTAATGGCTTTATTCGTAGAGGGCTTGTTTAGGGAGTTCTCTATATATGATTTTGCTATTTGGTATATAGCACTATCAGCTCCCTTCTTGATGTCTTCAAGCTGGACTCTTGCAAGGCGTGAGTAGTAGTTGTCAATGAAGTGTGCGGATAGCTCTACATACCTCCTCTGAAAGTCACCGAAAGTGATTGTAGGGAAGTAAGAGCGTGTAGCCCCCTTGGGTGCTGACAGCTCATCAAGACCATCATTCTTACTGCTGTTATTATTAAGTAAGCTGGATAAATTCAAAAATGCCATATTGAGCGAAGTATTATTACGATAGAAATGTGGATGGATTAACCCTTATACACTTCTACCTTCTTATATTTAGAATAGAACTCACACCCAATGACATACTTAGCAATGATACCATTATCAGCGTCTTGCTTCGGCATTTTCCCTGACTCTGAGACTGCGCAAAGGTGCTTTGAGGATTCATCCTTCTGCGAGAATGGGACTAAGAATAACAGCCTTGACATCAAGGGGTTAGTGATGGTAAATGTATCTCCACCTGCTTTCACGTCAATGGTGAACTTCCCATCTGCATCTCCGAATGTGCTATCTATGAACTTCTGAACAGAGTCCTTCACCCAAGGGTCATCATTAAACGGCTCGCATACATCGGTCTCATCCTCAAGTTTGTTGTGATGGATGAAGTGGTTATTGGTTACAAGCACCTTGCGTGGATTGCTTGCTTCATCAATATCAGCAAGCAACTGCTTCCCTTCAAAGTCCTCCCAACCATCAAATGTCGTTTCAGTTGAGCTCTTCTCAATGAGTCGCTTTATCAGCGTGAAGACGTTTGCGTCTAATACAGATAACTCACTTAAATCAAAATCGTGCTCTCTCTCGTCATGGCGGGCAATCGCACTTTCAAAGATGTCTTCTTCGTTGCCTGAGATGAAGATGTCGGGGGTATCCCTGAAGAGGCTTACCAGGCTTGATGCGAACTCCAAGTACTCCGCCAGCCTATCCATTATCTCTTGTTTGTTTTCGTATTTTTCAATGTCCACGAACTTCATCTTCTGCTCATCGCTATCAAAGACTACAATCGCATCGCAATCGTACCAGCCATAAAATGCTTCTCGGTCTTCGTCAAAGACACGAATCTTCCTATAAGACACTTCGTCCTCAATGGCTTTGATGTAGTCCTCCTCAGCGATAAGTTTTATTATGCCTGAGTTCAACGCCTCTATATTCTTACCCTCTTCGTACGGGATGCTAAAGCTATCAAGTTGCTTCTTTATGATAGGTCGCAAATCAATCTCGCCAACCTTCTTACCGCCTCCGTATAGGATAAATGACACCACGCTCTCCATGATTCTGCGTGGAATGTATCTTGCATTATCTTTTGAAGCAGGAAGCTCTTTTATAATAAGGTCACGGATTTTATCATCAAGCTCGTCTTTATAGGAGTCTGTTTCCGAGCCATCAATGAAGGTACTTGCTACTTCAAACGAGAGCTCCTTCATATAGTCAGGAAGTTCAACAGCCTTTATTTCGTGGCTAATATAATGGTCGCCATCTTGAAGGAAAATACCTTCGTCATTATTATTGTTATGTGTGCCACCATTGAGAAGTGACGACAAGTTTAAAAACGCCATATAAAAAGGGATTACCTATTACTCAATTTATAATAGATAACCCCAATCAACAGCAAGTGCCTGACCCACTTCTAAGTCAATATATTAAAGCGAACATCGCAATCCAAGTTCATATGTATTGAGCCTCCAACGTACGACATGGAGCACGAGGTTTTACTAATATCAACATTAGCCACTCCAAGGAGACATCCAGCATCAACAAACTCGCCATCCATCGTCATAAGGTCTATATGATAAGGCACGGAGCTTGAAGACGAGAACAAACTTGAATAAACATCACCTGCAAGAAGCATCTTGTATATAGATACAACCACTCGTGGCTTATTGAGCCACGTAAGGCTACCACATAAATCAGCTGTTGCGCTTGCTGATACCTCCTTGCTTTCCCCAATCTTAAATGCGTCTCTCCCTTTGAATTGTGATGACCATTCGGACAAGGTGCTGATTTGCGATTTGTCGGAAACGATACTTGGGATACAATCGGAAGAGGTGCTGATAAGACTTGACTGAAGAGTTGCTATGGTGGCATCCTTTGATTGTGGCATTGTCTCCAAGCAATTACCGACAAATGTATCCAAATCACAGCACCTCCCATTCTGCTGTATAGACTTGATAGTCCCTTTAAGGAAGGAACTTATTGACTTTGAAATGTCCACTGCGATGTCATCAGAAAGACCACTCTTGCTATAGGGGGAGCATACTATGCCATTCTTTTCGCCCTTCATTGAAACAAATGCCTTCGTGTGATACTTGCTAAACACGTCCATAGGCTTGTCATCCTTCTTCTCCTTAAAAGCCAAGTAGAATGCTTTCCCAAGCATTTTTGACATCTCTTCCGATTCAACTTCGGATGTTTGAACGAGTTCCATATTGTCAATATGGTTATTACAAAAGAACCCCAACACCAGCCTGCTGTAATCCTTGGTAAAAAAGTCTTGATAACGCACACCTGAGTTTAGGGATAAGATGAAGCAGTGAGCGACAAGGTTGTCCAACTTAGATGACGACTTTAGGAAACTTATTGAGTACAGCTCCTCTTTGCTTTCTTCAATGACCTTATGCAGATGAAGGGTCGCATCAGCAATGTCTTGCATTACCGACTTGACGCAACTATTGGCATAAGACTCAACCTCCGAAGATAAGAAGTCAGTTATATCCATCCAATCTAAGAATCGGATGTGCTTTGTGTTCACCTTGGGAGCGAACTCGTTGTCATCGCCTTGATGCTTTGCTATATCATTAAATCGCAACATAATCTTCTTGCGCTATATTCCAATCATACAGCAAATATAGTGATTTTATATTAAACAAACAACCCGCAGATACCATATATCCACGGGTTGTTCAATTTGATTATACGTAGTCAATACTCAGCTTGAAATCAACTTTGTATTTTCCACTCATAGAATACTCACTATACGCAGACCCAAATCTATCCTTTCCGTCATCATCGACCCCTTCAAGCCATATGGTCATGTATGGAGAACCAACAGAGTAAACAGAGATTGCATTTTTAAGCATAATGACTTCATCTCCGAATTTAACGGGTATTTCATATGAGCCATCAGAATTTGTTGGTATTATACTCCTAAGTGCCTTAAATACACGCTTTTCATCGTATTCGTAATCTCTCTCATCAGTTGTTGATGGATGTAAAAGTGCAGAGTTTGATACGTCTTTTTTAATAAAAGCACCACGACCTGAAGTACCTATTGACATACTCTGATGGGATAGTTTATGCCTAACATACACATACGTCCTATCAAATAGAGCCTTCTTTTCAAACGAGCCAATGAGCTCATGGCACTTGTCGCAGACACTTTCTATTTCATCAGAGGAACGCTCCGAGAACCTTGTGAAAACAGACTCAACAAAGTTACGAGATGTATCATCAAGGACAACATCATCGTCTTCTATAGCACGAAACGCATTGTTCATCACCTCGTTGAATTTGTCTTTGAACTTGTCCGCCCCGTACGTATGGATGAGCTTCGCTATAGAAAGAATAGCGTACGTTATACAAGAGAGAGTATATTGGAAATCATAAGCTCCATCAGCGTACCTCGTGTCAAATAGCTCATTAAGTTTCGTGTATTGCAACCCGATAAGACCTTCCTCTTTTGTCCAATGACAAGACACCAAGACCATGTCATTTTTTATCTTTATACTATTGGAGAGCTTTTCACTAATCTTTTCTATCTCAGGGATTATCTTCTTCTTGTAGTACGAGAAGAGAGGCTCAGATAATACATTACGGGTCTTCTCGGCTATGTCAGAATTAGCGAGTGTCTGTTCACCCCTCTTTCGTGCTTTCCCTTGTAATATGGAGTCAGTGAGATTCGTTTCTCCCGATGTCAAGGTGTAGTTCACGATTGACTCCATGGTATAAACATCGCTACTCGTTTGAGCACGAAAATCCTTTAGGTAGTTTGCGATAAGGTTAAGGAAAATTTTCTTCAGAAAATCCTTTGGAAGCCTCCTCTTATGCTCTTCACAGAATGCTCTAAATGGCTCGTTACCTTCCTTTGATGAATGCTTTATTGCAATATCAAAGAGCTTCTTCAGATACTCACGAATGTTGGTGTCGCACTCTTCTCTTAGCTCCATAAAGAAGAATGGCTTTGCTGTAAGATAGGTCTCCTTCTTCGCTACTCCCCTACTTCCTCCTGCAAGAATATCATCATTGCGCTCAGCTTCTCCTAAGATGAGGCTTGACAAGTTAATAAATGCCATATTGTTTATTATATCGTTGTATATATAGAGAAGTCAAGTACAGCAAAGTTTGATTCAACCAGCCTACTCCGCTCCGCTTTTGGTTTACCTTTCGTGTTGTACTTATCTTCAACCCTCATTCTTAAGAGTATATTTGATACTGCGCTCAAATCCTCATACTGAGGGAGCTGTCTGCAACCACCATAAAGACTTGTGATATACTGAAGTCCAGGTCTATTCTCCCCCTCGCCATAAAACTCTCCGCTAAAAATAAGGCTTGACATCTCATTGATTTTATCTCTGAATGCAGAGTTTGACAATCCGTAGAAGAAGGCTGAAAGCTCATCAAACAGATTTTTATAGGACTTGACTCCTGCGTCATGCGAGCTATCATTAAACCTCATGTTTACGTTTTTGTTACCCTTAGTAATTCCACTTGTGGAGAAAGTGTCTACGTGCTTTTCAGATGTATTATACCCACTCGTTGTGTAATGGTCTTCGGAGTCATATTCCCTCAGCTCAATATCCAAAGACCCATTGCTCGACACCAAGTCAATCAAGTTCCTAATCTCAGTGTCATCAACATAGCACTTGTCACCTGATAAGTCATCAGCGATGTCAAAAAGGTAAGTGTCATCAAGTTCTCTGCGAGTATCTATTATACCAAGTAAGTCTTCTCGCTTTAGATTCACCATCTCTTCGTACGTGAGCTTTCTCAAGAATGATGTTGAGCTACTCCTTAAGAACTGCATCATAGGTTTGTATATATCAAACTTATCCTTCTTCCTGAATAAGTCTATGAGGAAGTCCGAGTTCTCTGAATCAATCACGCTATCAGTACCGAAGTCGTCAAGGAACTTAAACAGATGCTCTCTGCTTACGCCATTGATACCAAACGAAACAGAGGAAATAGACATGGTGTTTGCATTCCCTACATACAAGCTATCTCCACGCTTGGTTGGCTTAAAATATGTGCTTACCTTCAAGTCATTCGCATAGTCAATAGATATAGGTATATTTTTGACAATGGATACAACATTAAACGTCCTATGGTTAACCTTCTCATTTGACCAATCCGAATCAAGCTCATAAGCCCTTGCATCTAAGTCAGTGAAGTCAATCCGTGCGTTCAGGTAGTCAATCGTGTATGGTATGATGAAGTTATTCATTACGGCATCTGCATTCATTCCTGATGGTGAAAACACCTTGTTCTTTACTGCAAAGTTAGCCATGAGCTTCCTCTCCCTTGGACTTGCAAAATTCAAACGTATGCAGTTATCCATATTGAAGAGGTTAATCGCACACCGAATAATCCAACGTGCATTATAGGCTACATCTTCATTGCCATTATAATCAGAATACGTTTTCTCGTTACTTGCGCACTGATACGCCAATCGGTACATCTCGCTATCCTCGCCCTTAGACACATCGTCATATATAACGCTGTAGAACCTTGAGAAATACTCTTGAGCTAAATCCGCAAAACCCGATGTGAGGCTCTTCATAAAGTCTCCGAGTGTTATGTTTGGGCTAAGCAACGCTTTTGCGCCTGACTGACTTGCCAATGGTGTATCTAAAACATCCTTTTGTACGTCAACTGAATCAACAAGTGATGACAGATTAAGAAACGCCATACCTATATCATTATACTTATATAAGTAGTTATAGCCACCACTCTGCCGAAGCGAAACGATAGCTATAATCAGATGTATGTCGGGATGTTTAGTATATTACTAAGCTCCCATCTTCATCAATGTAGGTTTCAAAAGTAGGGTATGTCGCTCCCGTCTCGCATACAAAAGTTATATTTTCTATTATTAGGAGAACATGCTTTCGCTTTGCGCACTTCCTGAAGGACGCAGACATCGCACTCGTCAGCCTTGAAGCTATATTCAATGTACGGAGTGCTCGGAACAATTTGAAACGCTTTCGTATGGTTGGGTTATAGCCCAATAATTGAAATGCGTAATCACTTATGTAATCATTAAGGTGGAGGAAGAAGAAAGCGCAATAATCTGCCTGCGACCTAAGAAGATTAAACCCCAAAGACTCGAACAGCTTAGATGTTGAGTACATAAGTGCATCACGGATGACCGCTACCGCTTCTTCTTCGGTCAGTATGCGTAGCAGTTTCTTGTACAACTTCGCATTATTATCCTTGAAGTAGCCAAGCATATCAACAGCCAATGGCTCAAATGCCTTTCTGATGCGCTCCTCTCTCTCCATCTGCCATATCTCAAATTCCGTATATTCGTCTCGGAAGAAGCCTGAGGAGACTTGGGGTTGCTTCTTATCTTCCATATCATTTTTTATTGATGACGTGTAATCCACATCTTGGAATACGATACAAAGGTAGCGAGAACCTTTTAGAAAAACAAATCCCCCAAGAATTGTCTTCTCAGGGGATTGCTCTTTCTACTTGTAGAGTTCTAATCGGAGCTTCTTGCGCTCGCTGTTAGGAGTATCCTCGGAACGTAGTCCTTCAAGGATTTCATTCACTCGTTCATTCCCGAGCTTCTTTCGCTTAGCCCCTACGAGAGCCGAGTGCGAGAGGTGAGAAGCGATGAGTGTATCGGTCATGTACTTCTCAAAGCCTTCGCTGAGGCGTTCTGAGATGGCACTACCATCATCACCGAATGGGATGTTGAACTTCATCTTCTTGCTGAGCTGGGTGTAGAACTCCGTGAGGTCACGCTGGGTGTTGTTCCTATCAAGGATACCTTCGAAGGCATCATCAAGGTTGTAGTCCCCATTCTCGTCCTTCATATACATACGTGCGCTCACCTTACCTGCTCGGGTGTTCCCTCGCTGAGAGTGGTCAAACTCACAGAATATGAAAGACTCTTGTCCGAACTCCGTTGCGATGTCCTCAGCTTCAAGGTAGGACATATTGTAGATGACGAATGAAGGCTCTACGCTCCCGTACTTACCAAGCACCTTGATGTAGTTGTACCCACCTTCCTTGAGTTCGTTACGGAGCTTCCATTCAAGCCGTGCAACACGCTCGTCATTCTCACGTCTTGTAAGAACCTGAGGTGCAGGATTAGCTGGTGATACGATGGTAATCGTATTGATGTTTGGGTCAAGACCCATCACCGCCTTGAATGCCTTCTTGGCTCGGCTGTTCTCAAGGATGTTACGAGAGAAGAACTTACCGCCTTGAATACCCCATCCCTTGCAGTATGATGAATACTCGTGAAGGTAAGCCTTAGCACGTGCGGACTCTACGAGCTTGACTGCACCCACGCTGGTAGCACGACCGAAGAGGTGGTTCTCGTTTACGGGTTCGTAGCTGTCCTCAATGATGTCAATGACTTCAATGGTGTCATCATAGAGGTCTTCAATGGCGATGTCTTCGCATCTAAACCCAGCAAAGATATACGCCAAGAGTTCTCTAACGCTTTCACCTGAGAAGGTGCGCTCTTCTTGCTTGCCGTATGGGTCGCTGTAAGTTACATTCACAAGCTGTCCGAACTCATCAAGATGTGGAGAGAACTCAAAGCGGAAGACCCTTCCGTCTCCCTTATCAAGGCGAGCGTCCAGGATAGCATCAAGTTCACCGACCCCTGCGTTGTATGCCACAATGGCTCTACCATATTCTCCCGTTTGGAAATATGCAGTAGGAATAGATGCAGAGCCGATATGGAACTTAGCGTATGTTCGGTCAGACTGAGGAACAACAACCAATGATATGCTGTTGATATTCTTTAGGAATAGGTCAAGCATTCTCTTGTCGTCATCCTTGTGGAGAAATCTATCGTCCTCCATTGATGCAGAAGCAAGGATGTCTTCTACCTCATTAAGCACACCACCATCTGTGTCAGAGATGTTGTTGCTCCCTACAACAGATGCAAGGATTTCCTTAGGGTCTACTGAGCTGATTTCCGTGATGTCAGGAGTATAGGTTAGGAGGCTTCTCTTTGCGATGACGCAACGGGTCTTTCCGTTTCGGAAGAGCTGTACTTCGTAGAGTTCGTTGATAGAACTCCATACGCTATCAAAGATAGCCATGTCATCGTTCCCGTCAAGAACATCCTCTTCACGAACGAGGATAGCGAGCTTCCCATCTACGGAGAACTCTTGATACTTATCTGTCGTCTCTTCAATGGACGCAAAGTCATCAACCTTGGTCATCTTGAAGAATAGGTCTGTTGTAGCTACAAGGAACTTGAGCTGATTTTCATTTGCCATATTTGGTCGTATAGTGTTTAAGTAGTTATACCCACGGAGTTGATTTGATTGTAATCTTCCCCTTCTCGTCTACATCAATATGCCCCATACCTTGCAGTGTGGAGATAATGTCTTCTGCGTTCATACCTTGGAGTAGACGCATAGCCTTAGCCTTGGTGATTGTGGCAGGCTCTTCTCCTACCTTGTTAGGGTAGGAAGCATTGCATAAAGCAAACAGCCCGTGCAGAGCCTTATGCTCGTCCGAGGCTTCGTTAGGGTTCTCCTCCCACTTTGTTCCAAGGATGAATGCGAGGTTTACCTTGTTATAGTCGTAAATCATTTCTTTTGTCCTACGTTGTTAGTTGAACACATTTCATTGCAAAGGTAGGTATTCTATTTCATCTGAGCAAATCTTTAGCCATACTACAATATAATATAGGAAAAGATACGATAAGATATAGTATATGAATAGCTGTGAATATGGCACTCTTCTCGCTGAAGCGTGGAGGAAGGTGCGCACGAGTAGTGCTACGAAGGTAGGGTTTAAGTACGAGGTCTCGCTGTCGGCATATGAAGTAGGATGTGCTGGGAAGTACAAGGCGAGTACCTACCATAAATAATAACAGAGTCAAGTCGGTTGGTCTATTAAGGCTTGACGTACTATCATATATTTCATCACCCCGAGGGCAATTAGGTGTCCTTGGGGTGATTTGTTTTTGGGAGATTTGGTGGAATGAAAAACTCTTTCTACCTTTGTAGTGTGAGAGGGAGATAAAGACCTCCACGAAAAAGAGACTAAGTAACGAATAAACTAAAAGCAATAGACAGCTATGGCACGATTAACAGACTTTGGTGGCGACTGCCCAGGATATGTAGTCACACCTGACGAACTCAATGACTTCATTGAAGAACTCACCTACGAAGAAGGCGAGTACGCCATTGACCATCTTGAGTGTGACGATTGGGGAGACTACACCCATACGACTGAGTTTGAGATTGTCGTCCTCACGGATGAAATCGTGAACCAAGTCAAGGAGACACTTGAATACTATGGTCTTGACTACGACACTATCAGTGAAGAGAAGTTAGACGAGTTCCTTAGCGAGTACACGACACGTGTAACCTATGAAACGAAGTCATCAGGAGGTAGCTTGGATTCTGACTACGAAATCTATCCATGCTATTACAAGTACGAAGATGACCCCGTAGTAAAGGCTCTGTGGGAACACAACTGCTTCCTCGCTGACGAAAAGTGGTACAAGAAGCGTGCACGACAGAACATCGCTAATGCCAACTACGAAGACGAAGCACCAAAAACTCTCTAAGACAAACAATCAACTTAATACACAAAAAGAAGCTATGAAGCAGAATATCTCTTGGAACTCAATGAAGTTCCGTATCCTCCTCGGTGTTATCGCAGTCTCTGCGATTGTAAAGCTCGGTTCATCAAGCGCAAGTGCGCAGGCAGAAGCAACCACCGAGATGGGTGTTGTTGTCGCAATGGACAATGTAAGAGAAGGGGTATATACCCTTTACGTGAAGAACTCATCCAACAACTGCATCTCCATTCAGGTGGACGAGCTGACCTACAAGAATGCTTACTTAGGTCAGGATGTGGAAATCAACAACTATAACAACTAAGGCAATGATTCCAACGACATTAGAAGACGTAAAGGAGGAGCTGGCTAAAATCAGAAAGATGCTGGAATCTCAGAAGAATCCACCATATGATATTGAGAGCCGTATTGAGGATGCTATTCAGCGTGCTGAGGATGCTATCTCCGACCTTGAAGACATCCAATCGGAGCTTGAAGGAGAAGGGTTCAGCTACGACAAGGTTCTTGACAAGCTCTCCGACCTTGAACAGACAATCAATATCCTGACATAATGGGAGTCCGAGGAGTTCGTAAAGGTACGACACAAATACAAGATACTACTACGATAGAAGCAGAAGCACCCAAGGAAGTTCGTGAGCGTAAGCATCACGACTTCTGTTTGGGTGTGGCTAATATCTTGTGTAAGTACTCTCCAAGGGGTAAGATTCCTCAGCTTGGCATCTGTGCGGTGGAGTTAAGCTCATCAACTACGGGTAGTAGGGAAGCTCCTGACATCATCGGCTTCGTCCACAACCTGAAAGTAAACTCCTACCTCTTTGAGATTAAGCTATCACGTGAGGACTTTCTTGCAGACAAGAAGAAGGTCTGCCGTAAGGCTGGCTACAAGGGCATGGGGTGCTGGCGGTTCTACGTGACACCACCCAATCTTATCTCTCCTGATGAGCTTCCAAATAGGTGGGGGCTTATCTACTATGACGGAAGGAAACTTGACTTCGTAGTAATGCCTACCATCTTCCACGAAGACGAGCGGGACGTGTGGGCGGAACAGAATACGCTGTGTAACCTTGTGCGTAGAGGTATCATCTACGGGAAGGTGTTTGACAACGATGACTTCAAGGAGGGTAGTCGTGTCCCACGTGGTAAAAAGAAATAGCGATGTTAGGATTATATGTCGTTCTTGCAGTAGTAGTCCTGGGACTTATAATAGGAATATCCACCTCCGTGATGTTTGAAAAGTCTCTTGTTAGACAGAAGCGTGAAGAAGAGGATGCCCGAATAAAGGAAGAATTATCTAAGCAGGAACAAAAGCGTGCGCCAAATATGGAGCAGGAAGAAAGACAGACCACCGCTCAGAGCGATGATGAAGCAAAATTTAATTATTGGTATGCCAACATGAACTTAAACTTAGACGAAGGAGCGGTTGAATGCGGGTTTAATATGTTACAACTTTACTTTGCTTCGGTGAATGGTGCTACTAAGCCGTTCAAGAAAAAGCTAAACCAGCTTACACGTCTGAACCACTACTCTAAGTAATAATGGATAGCCCCTCTCTGATGAATACATCGGGAGGGGTTTTCTTGTGTCCAACTATTTCCATTTTGGAAAAGGTTCAAATTGTCCAAGACTTGTCCAAGAAATTGGCGTTCTAAGTGGTAATATGGCGGGTGTGATGCGTTTAATGTCTTGTGTACTACGCACTTAAAAATGTCCAAGAAATGTCCAAAGATGGATGTATAAAAAGCAACGTGAAGTATCTCACGACACTCCACGTTGTAAACACCAATGCGGTGCTAATAGACTAAATCAGTGTTGGATATGAAAAAGCATCACATGGATTTTCAAGAGTCCTCACAGCGGGACTTGAACCCACAACTCCAAATGTATAAGATTTGTGCTCTAACCGATTGAACTATGTGAGGAATATGAGGAGAATTACTCCTCGGTCTTTTCGTCTTCTTCGTCGTCCTTATCCTCGTCTTCGGGAACGTTGTCACCTTCAAGGATGAGGGTCTCAATACGATAGCTTCTCCATTCACCCTTATCAAGGTCAAAGAAGACCTGAACAGCTGGTGATGACTTCTTTCCTACGCCCTTTGTCTCGGGTAGCTTGTCGGATTCAAGCGTTGCTTCTGCCACACGCAGGTCTCCGTTAATCTTTCTGAAGCGGAATGTGACGGGCTCTTTGCGCATCTTCTTGACGATTTCAAGATTAGCGAGAGCGAGACGCATAGCACGTTCCTGCGTCAGCTTCCCGTCACCCTTCTCTCTGTTGTATCGCACGAGTTCTTCTGCGAGTTCTTCGGGCTTATTGAGGTACTTAGTTGCTTCAAGGAGCATCGCCTCGTTGAGGCTAAGAGTCTTTTCCGTTGCTTCCATTTTCGTTACTCTGTTTATTTGTTGTGGGTAACGTTATCGTCATCCTTCACTACAAAGGTAGGGATAGTTTTTTACTCCACCAAATGTTTTTGGATTCTCTTCTTGATTTATCTTTGTAGTGTGTGACTAATCACCTTTCTATTATAGTATAGAATGAAAATACAGATTGCATCAGACCTCCATCTTGAATCTGCGAGTCAGAGGGATTGGATAAAGCGTAATCCCTTGGAGGTCGTAGGAGATATATTAGTCCTTGCAGGGGACATTGGTTCGTGGAAGGATGTCAAGGAGCTTGAAGAGGAGGAGTTCATTTCGTGGGCTACTTCTCACTACAAGTATGTCCTTATGATTCACGGCAACCATAGCTTTTATGGTGCAGGCGACCTTGGGACTATTGAGGATGGTTTCATCAAGACGAAGTACGACAATCTCTACTATGGGTTTAACACGTCTATCGTCCTTGATGGGGTTGAATTTATCTTGTGTCCTTTGTGGTCAGACATTGACCCGAAGAGGGAGATACCCATATACGTCACTCTAAGCGATTTCAGGCGCATCAAATACAATGGTGAGCCACTTACCTTAGAAGGGTACAGAGAAGTCCATAGACGCTGTTTGAAGTACTTAGAAGAAGCGATGTTCCTATTCCCTACCGAATACCCACGTGTGGTCATCACTCATCACGCTCCTTCGCTCCAGCTTGCTAATACAATGTTCGGAGGGGATATATATACCTCAGCATTCAATTCGCCCCTTGATAGTCTTATCGAGTCAAGCGGAGCGTCCTATTGGATATATGGGCATACGCACTCCAATGTATGCAAGGAGATACGTGGTGTCCCCTGCGTCTGTAATCAGCTTGGATATGTAAACCACAATGAGCATCGGATAAACAAGTGGAAGTCTAACTTCTTCGTGGAGATAAATCCATAAATCATTAGTACATATCTCATTACGAACATGTTTGATACGATAGTAGAGAAAGTCTTAGCTGTTGTAAGGAAAGTACCTTTCCTCAGCGAGAGTAATAGGGACAAGCATTTCCTTTATGCTATCCCTTGCGGTCTATTCTTGACCATCCTTTTTGTCCTTGGTCTTGCCGTAGGTATGGAATATAAGGATAAGCTGAAGGGTGGTAAGTTTGATTGGCTTGACCTTGGTGCGACTATCTTAGGTGGTCTCATCGGTCACGGGCTGAGGTTGTTATTCCTATCACTCATCTAACGAGGCGAGTAACGAGAAACAAGAAGGGGAGAGGTGTTATCACCTTTCCCCTTTTACTTCTACAGCCATTCCCTTGCCTTAGGGACTTTCTTTGGCGTGTATATAACTCTCCCTTTCTCCTCTTCTTTTCGTCTCCTCTCTTTCTCTTTCTCGCATTTACTACATCCCATAGAAGCAATTACATATCAAAAGTAAATCGTTCGTCTGATAGGTTGTATGTAATAGAGATGGGCATATCTGTTCTACCCATCTGCCTCCAAAACTTAGTGAAGGCTGTGGTACATACGGATGTGAAGTAAGCGAATGGGTTTTTTGTTTTGGTTGGGTCAAACTTCTTCCAATTCTGAATCATATCAGCCACTGCACTCGCCACAGCATCCTCTCTGTCTTCGGGGATTTGGTAGATGACTTTGGTGGCGCAGTTGTCTGCGAGCTTGCACAGAAGCTCCACTGCCCTTGGAGTAAGCTCGTCCCTATCAATAGATTTCAAAATCTCCTGATATAGTTCGGGATTGCTAACGTAGTTCTTTCGGTTCTTATTAGTCTTACTCCCTTTTGGTCTTCCTGCCATAATGATGTTCCTTCCTATACCCTATTATAGAGGTGGTTGATTAGAGGGCGTTAATTAAAGCCCTCCCCAATGTAGGGGAGGGTATTGACTCTATTTTGCCGATAGCCTCTTCTGTTCTGCGATTCTACTTCTCGAGGCTCGCAATGTCAGCTTTAAGCGTGTCACCAACGAGAATAGCTGGTTCAACGATTGCCTTTGGCGTGATGAGTTCAATCTCCGAGGAGATATTGTCAATCTTCACTTCTAACCTATCAAGTGTCTCGGTCATATTAGGTCGTGTCACGAGAAGGTCATAAGCGATGCTACCAATGACAAATGTTGAAACGCTCAACATTCCGATGATAACAGCATGGCTTCTAATTTTAGCGAATAGATTCTTCATTTTATTTTTGGCTATTTGATTATATCGTCAATTCTTTCCTTAGAACGCAGTTGCATAAGCTCAACCCTAATGGCTTCAAGCGTCTTTGCGACATCAATAGAATCCTGCGTCAATAATGATTTATTTATACTTTTAATCCTTTCTTCATTTCTGTGTGAGCGTTCAATAGCATCACGCAGGGCAAGAAGATATGGCATGTCTTCTTTGTCTGAGGACTGCTCAAGGTATCTAAGAATAATCTCATTTTGGTCTTGCAGGAACTCTGCGCTCAGCTCTTGTAACCTTATCCTCAGGTCAAGGTATGTAAGTACCTTATTGTATGAGTTAAGAAAACCCTGAATGTTCTCCATCTGATTGTGCAGTTTTTCCGTGCGGTGGACAAGTGCTCCGAGCTTGTCGGAGTCGCTATCGTACAGATGTGGACGAAAGACAAGGTAATAGAGCAATCCTATCATGACAACGACTGCAAAGCAGACCTTAACGAACATTGGAACTTTCTTGAATTGACTGATTAGGCTTTCAGGGTCAATCCTAACGAGAGCCCCTCCATCCTTCTTAGGGTCTCCTCCAATGCTTAGTATATCCATCGTTAGTCTTTGTGCGTCACGTCTTATTAGATATTTTATTTACGAAAGAGAGACCCCTCAGATTTTCACCTAAGGGGTCTTTCTAATGAATATGATGAAAATTATATTATATTTATCACATCACATAGTTAGGGGCTGTGATAAGCAGGACATCCTCAAATGGAACGTGCTTGATATGGTTATCTTCCTGCTTAGCGGTATGGACGATGACTGACACATATCCGTCTGCTCCGTCAAACGTATTCCTATCAACAGAGATAGGAGCGATAGGAGTAGACATCTCTCTATCCATCAGGATGCCGTCAGCGAAGTTCATTGAGTTAAGAAGGTCTGATGCCGTCTGCGAAGGGTTGATATACTCCTTGCTTACATAGGTTGGTTCAGATTCTTCCGTTGGGTATTCATCATACACCTTTACGGGAGAGCCTTCAGAAGCCCCTACGTAATCACTGAAGCGAACGACCTTACCTTCCTGAATGATACCCGTGATACCACCATAGTTGATTGTGCAAGGAACGAAGCTATCCATCGTGATGCGCTCACGGACATACTGCTTAGGGTAAGCCGTTTCATAGAGGTCAGAGACTCTCGTGATGAGACGGATGCGCTTGTTGGCAATACGTTCCATCTCATTCCCGCTGAAGAGCTTCACAAGGCTGTTCTCTCCTTCCTGACTTACGATAGTACCAATCTTCTTGCCATCTACGAGAACCTTATCGCCAGCAACGAAGGTAGATACCTTCTCGCCTGCACTCTCGTTCATAGGGATATACTGAACATCCTTGACCTTTCTCTGCTTCATAACCTTGACACATTCATTCTTATCAAGTGCGGTGACACTGACAGCGTCTTCAAGGTTATCAGTATATGGGTCGCTGTTATCCATATCAAGAGAGACTTCGCTTCCGTCAAACTTGGCGATGTCGTCAAGCATTTCATCCGTACCATCAATGAATACATCAGCAAACGAAGCTCTGATGAAGCTCATTGGGTTAGCCTTACCATCTTCAATGTCATCAATACCGAGAACGGAAACTTCTCCGTCTGATACAAGACCCAGGATTTCAAGAAGCGTCTTACTACCATTCTCAAGACCTTGAGGAATGTCCTTACTCTTAGAGATGTAGAGCTGGTCGTAGAGTTCAGAGTCGGGGTCATTGACGTGGAAAAGAACACGGGTGTCAGTATCGCCCTCATCAGCAAGGACTGCGTATTCAACCTCTTCGTACTCGCCACCTTCATTGAAGACACCCTTTTCATCTACGAAGAACTCGTCACCATCTTCAATGGATGCAATGAGCTCTGCAAAATCAAATTCATTAGGTTCTTCTGCAACCTTGTCTTCGGAGAAATCTATCTGCTCTGATTCAAGTACTCTCTTCGTTACAGCGGCGGCTTCTGTGATATTAGTCACCTTACCATCCTTGCCCTTAGAGACGATGCTTACAGACTCAAAGAACGAAGCTGGGTCTTCAACAGCCGTTTCATCCTCAAATGTGTCGGGGCTGAACTCAATAGGCGTTTCACCGAGGTAGTCGGAATTGACTTCGGGGAGAGCATTCTCCTCAGGAGCGACTACGCTCGTATCAACAGCTGAACCGCTATTCCATTCTTGGTTAGCATCAAGAGCTTGCTGAATCTTATTGAATACGAACATAGGAATGGTTGTATCTTCTGATGTACCAATCATACCATCAGCACTGCTATAGTACGAGAAGACATTTCCATCAAAGTTTCTATTGACAACGAATGGCTTATACTGAACCTTATCCTCTACGGCATCAATTCGCACAACACCATAAGCAGTTACAAAGCCGTTCTCGTCCTTCTTAACCTTTATATCAAGAACCTGAACACCATCATCGGCTACACCAGCTTCATTCTCAGAACCATAGTCTACAAACTCATCTTGCTCGTTGCTAATAGGTTCATCTTCTCCTACAAAGTCAATACCAGCCTCGTCTTCGTATCCTGCGTTATAATCCTCGGAGAGGTAGTTGTCAGGAACTTCTTCTTCGGAAGAGAAGTCTTCGGGAGCATTAGCCACATCACCAAGAGGCGTAGAGATTTCATCAGGAGTAACACCCTTATCAAGGATAGAGACATTGTAGAAGACGACACCAGCATCATCCTCCTTGTATCTGTTGTTAGAGCCATCAGTAGCTACGTTACCCTCTTCTTCTTGGAAGGCTTCGTATTCCTTCTTCAGCTTGTTCAGCTTGTTGTTGATGCTACCGAGATAGCCCTTAACCTTATCTTCGTTTGCACCTGCACCTTCTTCAAGGACTTCCTTGAGACCCTTACGCTGTTCAATCAGCTTGGAGATTTGAGATTCAAACTCTTCCTTCTTCTTGTTGTATCTTTCAATACGCTTCTTATCAGCCTTCTTCATGTTCTCGTTGATAGAGATATAAGTCTTACCGAAGAACTGAGAGAAGATAGGAGGCACGCCGCTTGGCTTCAGGTTTGAGTATATATTGAATGGGTCAAGCGCACTTGCATCATAAGTAATGATGAAGTACATACCCTTCAGGTTAATAAGAAGAGCCGTGCGACCATAGGTATCAAGTTTTGAATACTCAGTAGCGAAGTCAAGCTCTGCCATCTCGTAAGTGCCGTCAATCAGCTTCACGAGGACGTTGGTCACGTTATTGAATACCGAGTAGTCGTTGATACTTGTAATCTGAGCGAAGAGGTCAAAGGAGACAAGAGCGTTGTCGTCAAGACGAGCGTCATTGAGTAGTACGCCAATCTTACCTTCGTCAGAGCGTGTGATAGTGAATACAGAACCCGATGTAGTGTAATACTCTACACGAGCTTCTCCGCTTGGATTCTCGTCATAGGAGATAAGACCCTTGGCTTCAAGTGAAGCAACCTGCCTGAGGTCTTGTGGAATTTCCTCGTACTCTTCCCTTGTGACGGGGCGTACAGACGTATCGCTCTTAGCGAAGAACGCACCGCCATAAAGGAACATAGCCACACCCTTAGGAGTGGTATATACGGGAGAAATAGGAGTCTCCTGACTTAGGCTGGAGTCACTTGAAATAGCCGACTCCGTCTCGTTGGTATCTTCGGGAATGCGACCTTCCTTGATAATATGAAGGAGCTTACCAACGATAGGGAGCTGACTTGCATAATCTCTCAGAGCCTTGAGTGCGTTGTTCCTTGCAATATCATTCCTCTCCATAAGGAAAATCATTGCAGGCTCTTCAATGGCTTCGTAGTAGTACTTGAGGAGGGGGTCATTCTTAAGCTCATCAAGAATAGCGATAATCTCAACACCGACCTTATCCTTGTTCACTGCGCTTCTAATGCTGTCGTAAGCCTCCTTAACCCCCTTGAGGTATCGGAAGTCCTTCATGCTTTCAAGGAACTGCTTATAGATGCGCTCGTCACGAGGACGTGTATCTTCGGACTCATTGATGAAATTGACATAACCTCTCAGTACGGAATGGAACTCCTCGTTGTTAGACGAGCCGTGCTTCTCCATGATAGCACGGATATGATTTTCCATCCCAATAAGGCTTGCCATGCTTGAGAGGCGGGGTGCACCTACTCCGCCAGCTTCAGCAATCATAGCTTCATTGACTGCTTGGGTAGCATTTGTGAGTGCTTCCTTTACAGACTGAAGGTCTTCGTAGTTTAATTTCTTACTCATTTATATTTTTAACTTGCAAGTTATTGTTCGATATGTTATTTACTGATAGGCACTTCTCATTAGATTATAGTCACATTCTTGATAGTACAAGAGATACCATTATCCTGAGCGTCCTTTATGACAATATCAATAGTCCTATGAGCCGTGCTCCCTACGTATGGTATGTCATCGTGGTTTCTTGGAAGTGTTATGGGGTTAGCCATATCAACAATGCCACTATTTAGGTTTAGGTAAGCATCAAAGGAAACCTCTGTGCCATTCTTCTTTGTATATCTTACAAGAACACGCTTCTGCTCTTCTGTTGTCTCTCCCATAACGAAAAGCCCTTGGCTGTTCACGATAAAGGAGCTTTCGGTTATCTTCCCGTTCTCCATATCAGGGACAACAGAGATGTCAGGCATCAGGATGACTTGGTCTTTGGATATGTCCCCTGCGTCAAAGTATTCTATGTGCGCATCCGTTCGTTCTTCTTCGGGAATGAAGTCGTCAGGTATCTCCCAATCATAAAGCATCGTATTAGGTATGGTTGCAATATGGGTCTCCTTACCATTCTCCTTGTAAGATATGCTGATAGTCCTCATGTCTCCATATACCTTATCGTAGTGCCACGTGATGGGCATTACGTGCCCTGCTGGGTAAGCCTTCCCTGATATGTCGTATCTTGGGTAGATATACCCATCCTCCGACTCGTGTGCTATATCGCTCTTGAGACCATATATCTCATTATGCCCATCACGTTGCCCAAGGGTATCCTTGCGATTTGACTTATTAAGTGTAACATCATAACCGAAGGATTTGATGTAGTTGCTTTTCAGTCGTTCCGTGGTCTTGTCAAACATAGGCTGATAGGCTTCCACCTCAATGTTGAACGACAGCTCCATAGGAGAGGAATCCTGCATACCAAACTTATACTCCATAGGCTTCTGCCATTGGGTGTTCTCAGGGATACCATATCTGCATCGTATAACAATACCACGATAGGTAGTCTTGAATGACCTATTCTTGTAGAATGCTTCATTAACCTGAGATTGTATCTTGAGTAGCGATATGGTCGTATCTACAAGTATCTTGCAGTCAAAGGAGAACTTAATAGGAAGGCTATACAGATACGATACGTAGGTACGAGGAATACCATCCTCGTCTGTTCTCGTATATTCACCGAGGACAAACCTATTTGTTATAGAGCCTGATTCAATAGAAGAAGAGTTGAGTGTGATGACTCCTCTTGGTATAATATCAAAAGAACCATCCATCTTCGTCATTCCTTTACAGAGGTCTTTGAAGAACATATAGTTATCCTGAATGAACCTCTCTCCCGAGTGCGCCATATTGTAGAAGAAAGGTATATGAATAACCTCCTCCTTCCCGTCACGCACCTGAGTGTAGAAAAGCTCACCATTCAAAGCGTTAAGTAGCCCACCGATAACAACCCTTGCGAAGACATCATCGGTGTTTCTCTTTTCGTATAGTTCTTTCTCTTCGTTTACTACGTTTCTCTTTCTTGCCATCTGCTACTACCTCCCTTTCATGACATCAGTGATGTTTGGATTTTCAGTTACACAGCACTCGTGATTACCTTCAAGAACGTATCTACCATTACGGGATATGATAGGGCTTTCCCCTGCCTTAGCCACATTAGGTGGAGCGACACGCTTCCCTGATGCAGGTATGGTAAGTTCGTTGAAGGGTCTGTTGATATTTGCCGTCTCGTTAATCTCCTCAATGTTCTTTGGTGAGATATACTTATACGCTCTCTTCCTAAGCTGTGTGTCTATGGTAGACTCCTTCCTTATCTCTGCCTTCTCCACAACGGATGAGACCATATTAGTCTTGATACCCTTAGTAATATCCATCACCTCAGGTAGGGCTATGAGAGAGCCTACCACAAGGGAGAATGGATTGGATATTTCGTTATACTTGAGGATAAGGTCGGTATATTCATCCGTACCATAATAGTCAAGGGATATGAGGTCAGGTCTACACACATACCTCTCGGTAAGGGTAAGGACTTTGAAGGTTGATGCCCCGAGTTCCTTGCTCTCAAAGATTGAGACGCATAGGTCGGTCATATCCTCTCCGTCCTTCCCTTTTATGATAGGTTTATTATCAAGTGTATGAGTAAACATAAATTAGGTCTTATTTGCTCTTTCAGCGAGCTTATCAAGGTCAATGTAGTATGAGCTTCGTGCTTCAAGCGTAGAGCGAGAGAAGTTACCGAAGTCTATACCAATATCCTCTCTGTTGCTATATGCAATAGGTGTGTACCTTGGTATTGCAAGGATAGTGGAGTCACCGCTATTGACGGGTACATCTACATTATCTCCTCCAATAGACACATCGGCACGCTTCCCTACACGTGGGTTCTGCTTTTCATCCTTGAAGTCACGTCTTGGGATGAGACCTCTCGTCTCAGGGTCAAACGTACCCCATCCTTCAATAGCACGAGGTCCAACGCCATCGGAGTTTGCCTGCCAATACTTGTCCACCTTGGTGACTCTATCTGCGGATGTTCTCGCCCAATCAGGGAGGACGTATATACGACCAGCACCTCTATTGAAGATAGAAGAGATGCCATCCATATCCCTATCCATAGCGTGTTGAAGGTTGATAGTGACGGTCATTTCCGTTGGAAAATCATCCCATCCCATTTCGTTACCGAACTTAATATCAACACCTGAGCAGATGAGATTTCCTATCATTGCGATAGGGTTCATAGGGTTGCCTATGGTCAGATGCCAATCACCAACGGGGTCTCCCATCAGAAGAGCCTTACGACCCGTGAGCCATTGGAAACCGAACTCCTTACCTACAAGAGCGTAGAGTATGTCCTTTAGCTTCTTTCTACCTGCATCAGTATTGGTGAGGTTCTTCAGTTGGTTCTGAAGTTTAACCATCATCCCATTCTCCTTCTGCTTCGCCTCTTCATCACCAACTCCGATAGCGTCCTTACCGAAGTTCACCGCACTGCCTACCAGCTCCTTTGCACCGCTGAAGAGTTTATCCATAAAGGTCTGAATACCACCACCACCAACGAATAGTTGAGCAATGGCTTCAATAATCTTCTCAAAGTCATTCCCTTCAAGGAGCTTGTATAGCTTATCAAGGAAGCTACCACTTGGCATCAGTGTAGGGTCAAAGGCGTATCTGTGCGCACCCTTGAAGAAGAGAGCAGAACCCGTACCCATAGCAAGGGCATTGGCAAGGATGTCAAGCATCACCGCCTTTGGATTAGCACCACCGAAGTTACGAGCGACATAGTGGAATGACAGAGAGATAGTCTTACCACTCCCTCCGAAGGTCATCCCTTCGTCACGCATCATCACAGAGCTAATCCTATTAAGTGGACCTTGGATTCGGTTGTTCCATGGACCTTGGGTGTATGGGTCAGGCATACCATTAGCCCCAATAAGTTGCTCAGGGTTTATCTTCATTGAGTAGGAAGGGTCTGTAAGAAGACCTGATAGGATTTCAGCACCCATAAGACCCTTCTTCCAAAGAGACCCACCACCGAGCGAAAACTCATTCCCCGAGAACATATTACCCATAAATCCACCACCCGTACTCCCCGAGGTGACATCCCAAATAGCGGACGTTGTATCCTTCCATTTGTATCCACTTGAGAAGTTGATGATGCTTGGCAGGTCGTTGCTCGTCCCTTCACCAAAATAGGTAAGCATCGTTGCGATAGGAGAATGGGTTAGACCATTCTTGTTCACCACCTCAACATCACTCTCAACTCCCAGGAGTTTACCATCTAAGTCAGGGAAGGTAAGGTTATCCCTTGTGGGTTCAGAGTATCTTCTCAGTGTGATGAGGTGGTTGTTTGGTATAACATTCCAAAACTTACAGAAGATGAAGTCTTGGAACGAGTATGGTACTCTTCCGACAGCGTCAGACTGACCATACTTGATTATATTCGTTGTAGTAGGCAGAGAGAGCTTGAAATCCTCTCCATTGGTAGATGTATTCAAATCATACCACGCCTTTCTCTTATGCTTGTCTAACAGCCTTACAGACCTAATCTTCCCTCCCGTATCAACGTCAAGAGACCCATATAGTCTGATAACGCTATAAGGATTCATGATGGAGTTCACCCCGTAGAAGTTGGGATTGCCCTTCATCTTTAGGAACTTAGCCATATTATGGTAATACTGCGTATGTTCCTTACCCTTATGTGTTGTTGCTGTTCTGTTCTCTGCGTATGGAGCGAGGTGGTCTTTAAGGATAGACGTACCCGTGAGTGCTGAGTAAGCCACCTTCTGATGTATCTTCTCCGCACCCTTGTGGGTCATTATATACCTATCAAGCCTTGGGTCGTAGGCGGAGTCATAAGAGCCTTCAAGTTCACCTTCATCGTCCCTATTCCTACCATCGTCATTTCTACTTCTACCACCCTCGTCAGGAGAGATGGTCTTCCTGCCATTATCTGCAATGGCTTGACACTTCTTCTTGAAGCCTTCAATGAAGTAAACAGCTATGTTCCTACCCGTAGGGTCTGAAAGGACTGCATAGGCGTTTACATTGTCTCTCCTATCCTTGTCAAGGTATTGCTCCGTTATCATAGCACCCATAGCACCATAGAAGCCATAATCCTTGACGGACGAAGGCTTAAAACCATACGAAGGTGCGCTGTTGTCACCTCTCGTGATAAGCCTCATAACACCTTCCATAGATGGGTTAGAGGTATTAGTCTCCTTTTTAGCCTTACCCTTCTTGCCCTTCTTCCCTTTCTTGTGAGGAACGAAGTCGCCCTTGATAGTACCGAACTCTCCTATGATTCCCATCGTTGCCGTAGAGACCTCCTTCAGTTCGTGGTTCTTGAACGTAGACCACCACGTCACATTCTCCTCAGATGGAGCAACGGGCATCGTTGTCGCACTCTTCTCACTTGCATTGGGGTCTACATACCTGAATGGGATTGTCTCAGGGAAGATGAACTTACCGCTCTTCTTCCTTAGTGCAGGGATAGTCTTTCGTACGAGAGTCTCTGCATCATAGTACAGACCATACTCAGACGAAGGTAGCACCATAAGAGTTATTGAATAGCTCTCTACGGCTTCTACCTTCTTCCCCGTTGCCCGAAGTTCAGATATAGGCTGGTACAAGAGGTAGTCCTCCTCCAGCTCTCCGAGCTTGTTCACCCTTACAGATGGGAAACGTTCATCAATAGGAGCGTTAGCATCTGCATTAGGAGCGAGACCATTTCCGTCTTCTATACGTGCATTGGGCTTCTTTAGTTGCGAGAGTATCTCGTCTATCTTATACGCCTTCCTCTTCTTGGCGGTGACTAACACATCAGGCATAACCGATTGGTTCATACCATCCTCTGCCGTGAATTGCTCCACAGCATCGTCAATCATATCGCCCTTGACAAAAGCGAGGTAGGTCTTCTTACCCTTAGCGTCTGTTATAATCTTTCCGTCTTTCATTCTTATCGTTGTCTACCAACGTACACGCCACCTATATGGGATGGCAGTTCAACCGAGTCACAGATAACAGCCTTAGAGCCATTCTTTATCACTCTACTTAGGAGGTCAATCTTACGTTCGTTATCCGTAAATGGCTTGGATGATTTGTATAGTCTGATATTACTTAGGCATACATCACCTCCAAGGAGAGAGTACTGATATAGTCCCTTTGTAAGCTGAGAAAGTATATTAACCTCTGCAACTACGGATATTCCACTACCCTTCTTTGAGTATATCCTCAGCGAGCTATCACCACCCGTCATCATCGTAAGAGAGATACCATACCACTGCTCATCCTTCAATGTCGTACCGAGCATAGTCGTGTTCTCAGCTCCGTTAATGGATAAGGTCACATAGTCCTTCCCAAGGGAGAGTGATATACTTTCGTTAGGTGAAGATATGATTTGAGTTGGGTTACTCGTAGCAATCGTAATCTTTGCCTTTCTCCAATTTGGCTGTATCTTATCTAAGTTCAGCCTATCAGCAAAGGTGATATACCATTCATCGTGGTCTCCGTGTATGGCTTTCAGTGTAAGTTCTTGCTTGATGGATTTCCCTACGGATACGATATACTTCTCTCCGACAGATAGGGCTACGGGTCTCTTAGACCTACGCATCACGATAGTCTCGTAAGCCATACCATTGATACGTTCCTTACCATCCTTCAGTATCACCTCGTCATAAGAAGTCACCTCATCAGGGAAGTTAGGCTTAGCCCAAAGGGACAGAAGGCGGTAGGAGTTCTCTTCCACCTCATCATCATCCTTGTATTCAACAGCGAGATACCCCTTCTTCACGTACGATAGGTCGTAGTACGTTCTGAATACATCCGTATTACCAATGATAAAGGTCTTCTCCTTGATTATATCAGCGTCAGATACGTACTTGAAGTTATCCCAAGGAGTAGAATTGTATGGGTCAGTCTGCTGTTCTGAGGTGATGTCCGCAATCTCGTCAAGTATATCAAGACCAAGCAACTCTTCTGTACCCGTAGTGTAGTCGTCAATCGTCTCAGCAAGGTTCTCACCTTCGCCTCTGTATTGCTTCTGCGTGTACTTCTTCATCACGGCTTTGAAGTGTGTGAATTGTTGCATGAAGCCATATACCTCAGAAGTGCTATCCACTTCAAAGAGTTTATGCAGAACGGGTATATACACAATGTCTCCCTTCTGTGGCATCGTGCCTCCGCCATACGCTTCATACCAAACGACAGCGGGTATCTGTAACTCAAGTGGGACGTTATATCCAAGTTCATAGATACTAACGCCCATATCCCCTTGGTTGTAGGCTTGGTCAGAGAAGATGACGTTAAGTGTCGTAGGGCAGTCCTCCACGTCAAGGAGCGTGTAATCTTGGAAGATGACATCAGCTGAGTTCTTATGTGGTACAGCACGCCAATAGATGACTTCTACACCGAACTTCTTGACTACGTCTTTATTCAGCATATCATTCATCTTCCCTCCTATATCCATCATCTTCTTAACTGATTCAGGGGACAAAGGAGATTTCTTATCCTGCTCAAAAACTAAACCCATCTAATCTTCTTTTTACTTAGGGTATTTAACCAAAGAGGGGTGTAGGTTAGCCCCACACCCCTCAGAGGAATTTAATGGTTTAGTGTTATCCCAGCTTGGCGAACTTGCCGATTTCGCTGTAAGAGTCACAGCGGAACTTGACACCCGTCAGCTTCCAAATACCCTTCTGTGAATAGTCAAAGACGGGAGGGTTTACTGCGGAGGTAGCAAAGATGTCTCGGCAAATATAACCCCAATAGGGTCGGTTTGCTCTATCAAGTGCAACAACAGAGAAGAGGGGAATAGCGTAATTCACCTTCGTTGTCGTAGCACCCGTGTAGACGTTATATACGGAGTCCATGAGTCGTCTCACAAGACCATACGTCAGGTGGTTAGGCTGACCATTGATGTCGATAGTATTCACTTCAAAATCAATGTCAATGTCAATATGCGTATCCCCAGCGTGAGCACCAGCATAAGACCTTGTGGTATTCATGAAGTGCTGAGTTTCGGGGGTAGGCATCTTGTGAGGAGACCCAACGTTTACCTTGGTAATAGCTTCAAGTAGAAGGTTCTTCTCCTCAGTGCTGAAACCAGCATAAGCAGGAGGAACGATGTCCACAATGAACTTACCTGAGTAAACGGGTTCAAGCATCTCCGTAGAGATACGTGAGTGTCTATATTGAGGGAGCGCACTCAAGCCGTGCGACCTTGTCTTTAGTTTTTCTGCCATTGTCTTATCTTATTTCTATTCTTATCTGACGACATTACCATTCCTTAGAACCTTGACCTGCTGGACAATCTTCTCGTTGCAAAGAGCGGGGACGACTTCAACATCAACAACGCTAATACCCTCAATCTTCAGCTGTTGGTCGCTGTTGTTACTATCATCCATAATGATATTTGGAGCAGTAAGAAGGACACCCGACTGAGCAAGAGGAGCAAGCTCCGTAGAAATATCAGATACAATCTGAGACCTCGTGATGCTGTTGTCGTACTCAAAGACATACTTCTGAAGGACTTCCTCAACCTTGATTTCAATCGTGTTGAGAAGCTCTCTGACGTGGAGGTAGTTGAAGTAGGAACGAAGCGTCTGATAGCAGGTCTTGTTACCATAAATCATAATCTGACCAGCCTTAGAGATAATTGGGTTGATACCCATCTGCTCAAGACTACCTCTATCCTCATTGTCAAACGAGTATTCAACACCCGTCAGGAAGCGGTTAGAGAGAACGCCATCAAGGTTAGCGATGATAGCATAAGGATTACCACCCTTATACTTACGCATCATAGCGTTAGACACATCAGCCGCAGGTGGGACAAGAGCGGTCTTGCCACCATCATTGTACTTGAGGAACGGAGCGAAGACAGCCGCATACTTACCACCATTATCTTCAGATGGGAGTGAGTAGCCCGAGGTATAAGTCATCTCCGTGTTACCACCGAGGGGGATATACTTCGTGTCAAAGGCTGGCTTAACGCCTCTACCCGTATTGAATGTATCGCAGAAGTAAGGGTCAGTAGAAAGCTCAAACTGCTTCATTGAAGGAGCATTGAGGAGAGCCGTACACTTACCTCTCTTCTGAGCGAGACGAGCAAGGTAGGACTTACCGAAGCTCTCTCTACCGAGACCGAACGACATAGAGTCAATGATATACCTATAATCAATGAGGTCAGGGTTGGTAAGACCACGAAGGATACCTTCTTCCTCAATCATAGAGTAGATTTTCTCTACGCCCTTTTCGCTATTGGGGTTGCCATCCTTATCAAAACCTGGGAGGTGCTTGTTAGAGATGATAAGACCCTTGAGCGGAGTAAGACGAATAGTAGAAGCAACTTCGGGGTCTGAAAGCGAACGCTGTACGGAGATGTACATCGTCTTGCCATTCGTAGAGAAGAAGTTGAGAATCTTATTCGTAATATCTCTACCGACAGAGTTCTCTCTGTTGAAGCGAAGGATATTTCTCAGGATATAAGCCTTGACAGACTCAATAGAAGACTTGTCCTCTTCCGTAACCTGAATGACACCCTTGAAGTCAATAGCACCAATAGAGTCCGTACCCGTAGAGCTTGAACCTTCCTTGATGGAGATTGGGTCGCCTGCTGAGAGAATCTTGAACTGAAGTCTACCATTCGTAGCACGAGCCATAGCTTCAAGAGAAGCGATATACTCTTCGGAAAGGGTCAGCTCACTTGCGACACCATTTGCCTTAATCTGAGCGTTGAGAGACTTGAGCGTATCGAGCGTAACAACACGCACGCTATTAACACGGGTGATACCTGGGATGGTAGGAGCAACAGCACTTTCGTACTTAGCCTTCAGCGAAGGATTGACATCCGTAAACCCATAGTTATCCTCACGACCAAGGACTGTAACACCATCACCCTTGTTGATGTTATACAGATAGGTCTCCGTAGAAATCTTAGGTGCGGTAGAACGTTCAAAGGTAGAGGTCATACCATCAAGAAGCTCATCAAGCGTTTCGCTCAGCTCCTTAACAGCAGGGAGAGACGCAATACGTGTAGGAAGACCCGACACAATCGTCTTAGCCTTGTAAAGGATAGAAAGGAACTCATTAGCCGTAGTAGCCTTCTTCAGAAGCTGAAGGATGAACAGCGTGTTCTCAGCTACGAACATACGAGACACTTCAAAGTACTGAGTGACACCTGAGATGAGGTCATCAACGTCAGAAGACTTAGAAGGAAGAGCAGATACGATGTTAGCACCCTTGCGGATTACAACACCATTAGCATCCTGCTCAATGAAGTAAGGAAGCTCCTTAGACTTGTCCCAGCCTGCAGGCAGGTCTGCATTGATAGCAATACCACCAGCGACAGCCGTCAGCTGACCAGCCGTTACCTTCTTGGATTCGGAAGGAACTTCAAAGATGATGTTGCTTCTCTTACGACCATCCTCCGAAGTGGCGTTAGTCCACGTCAGGGTGATAGGAGAAGTCTTACCACCTACGTTCTTGTACATCCCATCACGGAGAGAGGTGAGTTCCTTCTCAATAGATGCGATAAGGTCTGAGACCTTCTTTACGCCATCAATCGTTTCACCTTCTACGTCACCGAAGAACTTATTGAAGCTATCAGCAACAGAGAGGTCAGGGAATACAATCGTGTTAAGACCACCGAAGTAACGTGCATCACCGATATGGTCAATCAGCTTCACGTCATTAGGAATCTTCGTAGAGTGAGAGAGGAAGGTTACTTCTCTCGTATCCTTGTGGATAGTATGACCGATAAGGTCAATGACCTTGTTACGAGTCAGCTTAGCACCCGTAACGTCATCAAAGAACATATGCGAGCCGTTGTTATCGTAATCAAGATACTGAGAAGAGAGACCATCCTTGTTCACAGAACAGAGGAGACCCGTAATCTTGTTTGAAGCGTTTACCTTGTCTTGGATATACTCAACAGCACCCGTCTTATCCTTGAAGTCAGGGATGATAGAACCAACCCACGTACCGATAAGGCGAACGCTATCCGAAGAAAGGAAATTGTTCAGTGCGCTTCTGCGGAGACCATCAGGGGTGAAGAACCTACTCCAATGGGGGTCAGAAGCATAAGAGTCATATTCAGACCAAGACCCGTCAATAGCAACAACCTGAACGAAGAAATCGCTCATTCTGTCGGTAGGGCGAATCCAAGGATAAGGAATCTTGTTATCACCGCCATACCAATCACGAGCCATAACATCATAAGCAGGAAGGTCATTAGCCTTGAAGACTGCAATAGAGATGTCCTTGCTTGACGTGTTTGCAAAGGTGAACAGAGGTGCGGAAGCGATATTACCTACGCCAGCACCCGTACCTGCCTGAGCAAGACGAAGGACGTTGTCGGGTTCGGGCTTCCAAAAACGAGACCTATCAAACAGAGAAGGGAAAGAGGCGATACCTACATTATACCCATGCTTGTTCTGAATGAAGTGGTCTGAAGGACGATACTTCTTCTTAGTGGCTTCGGCACGAGCGTCACCATCACCTGCCCCGTGAGATGCAATCTGACTTGGGTTAGGAGTAGAAGCATTAAGCCCGAATGCGGAGTAACCACTATAATCGGTATCCGTAGCTGGAAGCAGGCTGATAGCAAAGATAGGGTCTACCTGAACCATGGTACGTGCCATTCGGTTCATGAATGCCCCCCTGCGCTCCAGCTTGTCATCAATGTCGCCAAAAAGGCTTTGTACCATCTTCTCGTTCTCAAGATAGAGAGGTGTATTGAATGGTACGTTGGGGTCAAACCCAACAAGAAGACGAAGAGCCGAGACTTCAACGGGAACGGACTGAGTAGTGTCCGTCTCGAAGGTATATACACCTGCCGCTCTTAGTCGTCTGTAATCTAAGGAAACTGCCATGTTAATTTGCAAATAACAATTATGTTTTTCTTTGTTTAACTATTTAGTAAAAAGGGTGAACGGAGTAACTTTCCGCTCACCCTTAATAGGATTTATAAGTTATTAGCTAAGGCTTACTTCTTCTTAGATTCGTCCTTAGGTTCGCTTTCTTCTTCGTCACCGAAGTCAAAGTCAAAATCATCGTCCGAGAGAAGGTCATCATCAGCGATACCGCTGTCGTCACCTTCTTCTTCAATCTTAGTACCCGTGATTTCCTCAAGGTTCTTACCATAGAGGTCTACGAACATCTTGTCAAGGCTTTCCTTGTAGCTAAGGGGCACGAGGAGCGTACCTGAATCGCCATCGTCACCTTCTTCTCGGTCTACGATAGTGATGTCATCCTTATCTATATCATACTTAGCGAGAGCGTCAATACCCTTGTCTACGTTGCTGACGGGGAGACGAACGAACTTATCTTCATAAGTTTCTTCACCTTCCTTTTCTTCGCCTTCGGGTTCTTCGGTCTTTTCTTCCTCTTCACCCTTCTTCTCTTCCTTTTCGTCTTCGTCCTCTACCTCTTCGGCTTCATAAACCTTGCGGGGCTGAGCGGACTCGTTCTTGGAAGAAGCCTTCTTCTCCTTCTTCAGGTAGTCAAGACGTTCTTCAAGCATTTCAATTACCTCGGTCTTCTTGGCGATTTCCTTGTCGCAATCACGGCACTTCTTCTTATCAGATTCATCTACCATTCTGCGTTCCTTACGGAGGTCTCTAACCTTTCTCTTTTCCTCAGCGATAGCTTCACGAAGGTCTTTCGTAGACATGTTACGAAGCATCTTACCTTCATATCTTCTGTTGCCGTGGAGACCGCAGTTCGTTGAGGTAGCTTCGTGGATACCCATAGCAGAAGCAGGTACGAGCTGTTCAAACATCTCAACGAAGAAGTCTTCAAGTTCCTTATCGGTATTACCTGATACAACATCGTAGTTAAGTTCTTCAGCAAAGACACCTCTGTTAGGAGTAATGATTTCAACACGGACACTTGTACGCTGGTCATTATCTCTTTCGTTATCCTTAACGAAGAGGAAGGGGACAGCAGAGAAAGCACCTTGTTCCTTATCACCACCGATAAGAACAAAGCTATATCTCAGCCAAGCCTCAAGAGGAAACTCAGAAGAGCTTTCAATGATACCAGCAAAGTCATTCTCAAGCGTTGAAGCAACGAAGTCTTCGTCAGCTGAAGCGAGAGCCGCCTTACCGCTGTTGATAATCTGAGCGAGCTGAGGGTTCTGATTGCCCTGAGCCTGAATACGCTGAACAGCACCAGCAAGGCTTGCTGTCATCTTATTGAAGAGCTGTTCCGTGGGATTAACGAAAGCGAAGCCTCGTGCAGTGGGAGACTGATAGGGTTGCTTTACGGGTTCAGCAACGGGTGCTTCATCCTCGTAGTTATCAACATCTTCAATCTCTACGCTTTCATAATACTTTCTAAATGCACGTTCGCTTTCGTTGATAGCCTCACGATTACGCTGTGAACGTGGCATTGATGGGGTACGTCTATTCTCGAGTATAGACTTCCTGCCCCAATCTTCTTTGTTCTTTTTTCTTATAGCCATATTGAAAAGAATTTAATTTCTTGTCTATATTATTATATGTATCTATTTATCAGGTTATTCATTCCCAAGGAAACGCTCGCACTTAGAAAGACCATCGGATGCCATATATGACACGTTCAGCTTTCCGATAGTATCCTTAATGTCCGCCATAGCCGAAGACAGCTTGCCGTCTAAGCCTCTCAGCTCGTCCGTCAGTTCAGCTACACGCCTCTTAGATTTGTAGACTTCTTCGTCTGCTTTATTTACAAGACCGCTAAGCCCTGATATAGCCTTGTTGGACACATCCTCTACCTTGCTTTTGATAGCGTCATACGCCTTGTTTAATGCAATCGTTAGAGGTGCTAAGTAGCTCAGGTCTTTATTGGAGGTGTTGATGACAAGCAGGCATAAGTTTGTGCCAAGACCTGCAATGCCTATACCGAACACAAGGAGCAGAGGTCCAATCTTGACGGGGACGATAGCTATGTAGATAACGGGGAGCTTCAGGGTGAATGCAGGAAGGATTATCCAAGTAACCCATCGGTCAGGGGTTACATTGAAGAGGGTATCAAGCGCAAAGTGCCTAACCCAATACGCCCTATCAAGGAATGTCGGGTTAGACTTAGTAGGGAGAGGTAGAGCATCTGATGGAACGAATGGGGACGTTATCTTAGGGATGTCAATGCTCTCCTTACCTATCTGATATACAGCGTAAATCTTCCCGTCAATATAAAGCTCAAGTGGAGCGGGCATCTCCTTCACAAGGGAATACTTGGATAAGCTATTCATCGCATCTTCTATCCTCTTGTCGCTGTTATGGACAATAGCGGTGCAGTCGTCAAAGAACTTGTTTAGCTTGTCTGCTTCATTCTGTATTAGCCTCTTAAACGCTTCAAGATATTTTTCTCTATACACCTTGAAGAGGGGGAATAGGTCATTCTCCAAGGAGTAGATGAAGTTGCTTGACATCTTTAGTCCCATCTTCGTTACGAGCTTCTCAAATGCTGATAGGAGTTCCTTGTCATTCAGCTCACGACCATCATCATCAACACTTTCGTCATACAACGTCTCAAAGAGAGTGTATGGGTCATAGTCGGCTTCATTCATCCTCTCTTCGTTGTGCTTCCAATCCTTGTATTCAGAACGAGAAACCTTGTCTTTGCCCGTACGTCTTTTCGTAACCTCCTCAAGCCACTTCTGCCTATCACTTTCGGACAGACCTTTAACGAAGAGCTTCTTGAAAGCATCTTCATTATTAAACTTATCAATGATGTCCTTCCCCGAAGTCCTTTTGCTTGACCTTGTAGCTATGATATTCTCAAGTATGGAGCGAAGCCTATTGAATGTCTTTGAGTCGCTGTTGTAGATACGCTGACCGCCCTCTTCCTTATTCACTCTTTCAAGCATAGGGATGTAAACGTATTTGTTCATATCAGCCATAACACGAAAGTCTTCAGACTTAACTCTCATCTTCCGTAGTCTGTGATACTCGGACACAACCAAGTTGTAATGCTCGTTCATAATACGCATAGCATCATCCTTGGCTTGGTTGATGACGTTCTCGTTACCCTCTGATGCTTCAATACGCTTTTCTATGTTCAGCTTCTTTATCCTATCAAAGTGCTTTCGGTCATATCCCTTCTTCTTGTGCTCCTTGTTCTTGATAGCCTGCTCAACAATGGATGTCGGGGTACTACCCCTCTTCTTTAGGATAGCCAGCTTCACCTTATTCATCACGAGCGTTCTTACATTCAATGCGATATTTGGATATACCATAGGGATAGCGAATGCAAGTATGGCTTGCTTGGCATCCTGCACCTCGCTAAACGTATCCCTTATACCCTCTATCTCATTCTGCATCGTATCTGTAATGGTATGCGTAGCCGTGTCTCCGCCCTTGTAGCATCGTAGCCTCCACTCTTGAATACCAATCTTAGCAACAAGCTCGTTCTTCTCAGCAACGTCCTCTATTGGGTTTTCTATCGGGGACAGATACTTAGCTCCACCAACAACATCTACAAGGATACCATTAGCACCTCCCCATTTGCATTCGTCTACCTCTTGCAGTATTTCTACAAGAACACCATCGTATCTCTTAGGGTCATTAAATGGATTTCCCTTTGAAGAAGCTGTCTCGTCAGGCGTTTCGCACAAGCAGATACCCTCAATTCTCGTTATTTGGTTTACATTGCCTGCAATGGACTCTTCCTTGACTTCCTCTTTATTAGCGTTATCAAGAACCCATTTGAGCAAGGCAGAACCACTCACTCGTTCTTCAAGGTGAGAGGGCAATTCCTTTTCGCTATTTTCAAGCGATTTGAGAGCCTCTTTTTTCTCGTAGGATAAGTTGCTTCGGTAGTTCAACAGAAGCGCACCAAGGACGGATATAGCCTTGTCAAGGGCTGAATAGAGTGCGGATAACGCTTTGTCTTTTAGTCTATCGGGTGTAAAGCCTTCATAAAGATTCTTGACGACAGCTATCTTATCCTTTATCTCGGACATATCTCCAATGCCCCTGACGTAACCCATAACCTCAGATACGTTACGGCTTAGGTCAGAGGTCATAGATAAAGGCACGAGAGAAAGTAGCTCCTCGGGGTACTTAGACAGCACCCGCTTCTTGATGTCTTCAATCTGAGATTGGTTGATGACACCTGCTGCGTCAGCCTTGGCTTCCTCTACCATCCTCTTGACATCCGCAATAGCGGTCTTCATCTGCAAGGAGGTGAGAGTGTACACTTTCTTCGGAAGGCGAGCATCAACAATGGAAGTCACCTCGTGCTTCATATCGGGCAAGCATTCAAGAGGGTCTTCGCTAACCGCCTTTATCGTATCAGCAACCTCAAGGAACTTTCCCGAAGCTGTTGAAGCGATGTTGTCGCATATACTCTTGACTGAGTTTATCTGCGTGAAGAGTGGCGTTGTAAAAGCGTTGTTAGCACCTTGAAATAAAGCCAAGAGCTGTCCTTTCTTTTGGGACAGCTCCATCATTAGCTTCTCTCTCGGAGATATAATCGTTTTCTTTAGGCTATCAAGACTGCTCATTCTTTATCGTTTGTCTTAGTAGTTCTGCGCACCAATAAGCATCCACAAGGTCATCCACACCTGCCGTAAAGCGAGTCTTCTTCATCAGGATAGGTGACAAGCTCTTGAGGTCTGCAACAAGTGGATGTATCTTCTCGCACCCGTCCTTGGAAGTAAGAGCCTTTAGCATCAGGTCTTTGTCCTTCAGATTGACCCCCTTGGAGCATCCTGCGAACTTCTTTATGGTTATAGGTGGGAAGGTCTTTATGAACTCAGGTTCTATGACGTTCATAACCTCGCTAAGGAAGATTCCCTTATACGAAGCCAAATCCAACATAGACTGCCCCTTACTTGCAAAGGAGAGACCTTCCGTGGCTACATAGATGTTCACATAACTGCGAACGCCATCCTCAGGAAGGATAGGGTCAAAGACCTCAGCTACTATCATACGTGCAAGCTCCTTAGCGAGATGGATGTCAAGGACGACAGACTCGCTATATTCCCACTTGAAGTTCTCTATATTCCTACTTATAGCATTCACCGATAAGTCTCGGTACGAAGCTATATCTTTTGCAGATTGGCTTTTAGGGAAATAGTGGAAGGAGTATGAGAGTTCATTGTTATACTCCTTGATAACACAGCAGGCGGGTTTAGCGATGGAGAAGTCAAACCCGATGTAGTAGGTGGCGTTCATATTATATGTTAGACGTATATTTCCACAAGTTCAGAGGTGTCTTCCGTTCGGATAAGTAGACCTGCGATACCGATTCCATCTTCGTCCCATAGGAAGCGAGTGACATATCCCGTATACGCTTTGCCATCCTTAACCGCTGTACCTCTTACAAGGTCTCCGATAGAAACAAAGACTTTGTCATCCTCGGCATTGTCGTTAGGGCTTCCATCCCCGTAGTAGTTCTCCCTCTTTGGAGTGTAGTCTGAAATGAAGTTGGCAATACCATTGACATTGCAGGTGAGACCATCTAAGAAGAAGTCTTCATCCATATCCTCGTTGATATTCCTCTTTTTTCTCTTATTGATTTCCATAAAGTTAATCATTTAATCTCTGAAGTTCATTCCCCACTAAAAGGAATTGGTCTAAGTAGTTGTATGCAAATGACATTGTGAACTCCGTGTATTGAGATAGCTGTGCGGAATATGTCATTGGAAGCTCCGATATGGAGAGTGGCGTTACCTGAAGATACGCTTGGCGATAGCACACTATCTGATTATCGTCAAAGTAATCCACATATACGGGAGGTTGGTATAGATTATGCTTCTCAAAGATAGAGCGGAAGACCTTTAGCTGGTGCATCATAATGAGGTATGATAGATAGGACTCCGTAACCTTGAAGGTTATGTTGAAGCTCTTCTGTACGGACTCCTCCAAGCTATACCCATCAAGTTTGGTGATGGTGTTCCTTCCCTTCTGTTGGGTGACAGAACCCGTAGAAAGACTTGGCATTGAAATCGTCTTTATCAGCGAGTTCATGAAGTCCTCTACGCTCATATATGGAAGGTCAAGTTTGCGGACGAGCGGCTCCCACCTCTCCCTCACTTCGGGGTAGATATACCCCTTCCTGAAGTAGACACGAAATGATTGTGGTAGGTTTGATAATATCATATAGATGCACTCGTTTCTTATCCTATTTACGTGAAAAGCAGAGGGGGACAGCACTTAGCCGTCCCCCTCTTTTGTTTATTTCACTTACTATACTTTAATCTAAGTTTAGAAACCTGGGTCGAAGTAGAAAGTGAAGTAGCTGTTCTGAGGATAGAAACCATAGTTCACGATAGCATAACGGCTACGGATGAATGAACCGAGTTCTTCCGTCATCGTAACGTCACGTCTCGTAACCTGACCCATGATGTATGGGCAGAAGAGAACACCAGGAGCCTTGTCATTGCTTGACTTGATACCCATAGTGATACGGAAGTCACGAAGGTTGAGAGATTGGTCTCTGTAAATCTTGATACCCCAAATTTCACCTACATAGTCAGCGGTAGCACTCTTCTGCTGGATGTTGTTAGGAACGGGGTTCAGAGATTCGTTCAGCGTGCTAACGAGAAGGCTAACGAGGTCAGCGTTCATCAGAGCGAAGACTTCACCATCGTTAATCTTAGAACGATAACGCATCAGGTTCACAGCACGGAGGAGGAGAACCTTCAGACGAGAAGCAAGCGTAACACCGCTTTCAAGCATCTGAGGTGCGCTCTTGACGGGCAGAGTATCCTGAGCGAAAGGAAGCTGAACCTTCTGAACGGGGTTGTCCCACATATCAGGTTCAAGGTTAGCAACCCACAGAGCAGGAGTGTTCGTAGCACCAGCACGGAACGAGATGTTCAGGTTGATGTCTTCAGAGTTGAATGCCTGAACAGCGTGTAGCCAACCGAGCTGAGAAAGACGTTCGAGACCTTCCGTGTCGATTTCAAGAGCCATCAGGTTCAGAGCCATTTCTTCACGTTCCTTGCGGATGTCGTTACCATAGATACCACCATAGTCTTCAATTTCAGACATCGTCAGCTGGACAGCCTGAGTGATAGTCTTCGTCTTGAAGGCGATGCTCGTGTATTCAGCCTGAAGTCTTCTTGGAGTAGCGACCTCAGCGGCACCACGGCTTCTACCACGGACAACAACAGCACCATCACGATAGGTAGGAGAGAAGTTGCCTTCTGAGCTATAACCAGCGATGGGGTCATCAATAGCAGAAACAGAGTTGATACCAACAGCTTCTACAACCTTCGTTGCAATCGTCAAGTCCTTCGTTGCATGGAGCTTGGCGGGGTCAATAAGACCATCAGCCTTATAGAAGCCTGAGAACTCACCAAAGATGTTAGCGAGAGACAGCTCAGGGGTATGAGCGTCAGCAACAGCAACAGTTGGGTCTACGATTTCCTGAACGATAAGAGCGTTGTTATAACGACCTACGCCAAGGACACGAACATAGAGCTTGTTGGGAACGATTTCAATAATCGTCTTAGCGGTAGCCTTAGCCGCAACGAGAGAAGCATCCGTAGGATACTGAGCACGTTCTTCGGCAACAGCCGCACGGAGGTTACGGAGCAGTTCAGACTTTTCCTTTTCACCAGCCGCACCAGCAGTCTTGCTTTGGAAGTGGAGATAGAAGGTAGTACCCTGGTCTCTCTTACCATAAGAGTTGTAAGGGTTGGGGTTAGAAGCAGTACCTGCGTTGCCATAAGGCGTAGAACCCGTTTCCGTATAGAAAATATCCTGATAACGGAGGAAACCAGCTGGTTCAGTAACGGGACGAGTGTTTACGAGGTCAAGGAAGCGAGTCGAACGAAGAATCTTCGTAGCGATAGGCAGGTTTGACAGAGCACCGAACGTATCACCCGTACCCTTAGTACCAGCCTCAACACCATTGCTGAGGGTGGGGACACGGAGGTCGCCAGCACCGCTAACAGACGTGTTGCTTACGAACTGAGCAGGGTTAAGGGAAGCACCGAACGATTCGTTGATGCGGTTCTTCATCTGCATGTGAGCGTTGGCTTCTGCAAACTTCTTGATTGCTTCTACTCTTGCAGGTGATACACCTTCAAGAAGGGGCTTCAGACTTTCATTGATAGACTTCTGAACGCTTTCGTTAATTGTGAGATTTCTCTTCATTGTTTTTTCTTTTCTTTGTATTTGTTTGAGCTTTAACTCTAACAACCCACTTGCCGTCTCTCCCTTCAATTTTTTCCCGCTGGTGAACGTGGTCAAGAAAAGCTGTATTAAAGCAATGATACCTTCCGTCAATTCTCTTTTCCCTTGACGGGTAGGTATGGTTTTGTTTTTGTTATATTAGATTTACTATATCTTATTTATACTTACAGACCAAGGTCTCTCAGAATGGTCTCGCTGAACTTACGCTGTTCCTCTTCGATGATGAGGCTGTCAGCTGGGTCGTGGTCTGCACGCTCAATAGTCTGAGACTCATTCAGGCGAGAAGGAACGAACTTCTTTGATTCTACGATAATCTTCTCTCTCTTGAGGTCTCTCCAAAAAGAGCGGACTTGGTCAGTCGTATCAAGGACGATAATCTCTGATTGTCTATTTACCTCTTCCCTGATATTCTTTGGGAGTGCATTGTAAGACTCCAGCACGTCCTTTCCACCGAGGGCAACCCAATGAGGGGTCTTTGTGTAGTCAGGTGAACTCATCTGCTTCGTAATTGTATTAAACGATTCATTGATTGCGTTCTCATCAAGGAAGAAAGAAATATCACCTTCCGACATTTCGTAGATACGTGAAGCCACTGCATCCTGCTTCTTCCTATCAAATCCTTCAAAGATAGCTCTGTTGATTGGCTGAAGGTCTCTCACCCAAGGATGTCTATTGCAAAGGCTCTCCTTGATTTGCTTCTCCTTCTTGACGTTATTTAGGAACGACTCAACCTCGTCTTCAACATCAAACTCTTCGGGTTCGCCTTCGTCCTCGTCTTCGTCATCCTCATCACCAGCATTGGCTTCAAGGGCTTCCTTTTCGTCATTGGTGAGACCATCCTCTGAGACAACCTTAATATCTTCCGTTTCAAAGACGTTATCATCAGAACCAAGAGCTTCCTTCTCCGAATCGGTCAGCTCGCTCTCAGATGCAATCTCAACCTTGCTTTCAATGAATGGGTTATCATCATCTCCTTCCGAGCTACCCTTACCGATACTACCGCCAAGTCGCTTTTCAAGTTCATCGGCAATACGTGAGATAGCTTCATCGCTCAGCTCAACAACCTCGGTATCGGAGTCTGCATTGCGAGTATTGTCTACATAGAACTCATCCATCTTCCTGCCTTCTTCTTCGGGGTTGTCAAGTCTTGCTTGGTCAATCGTCTTTTCCTCCTTGATAGGCTTAGCGATGCGGATGTAGTCTTCGTTTTCGTTGATACGAATTACCTTGTAGTTTGTTTTAGGTGACACAATCCTCTTGTATTCTTCATATTTATCTCTTACGAACGACTGAAGACTATTAACCTGAGCCGATTCGTTTACTCGGTGAACCACCGCTTCTGAGAAACCAGGAGTAGCAACGATGTCCCACGTCATAATCTGCGTCAGTTCCAGCTTACCATTGTCAAGCTCATAGCCCTGCGCTCTTGACGAGACATATACATTACCACCTGCTTCCAAGAGAGCCTTGGCAATTCGACCCGATGGAGTGTCAAGAAGGCGGATTTTACCCATTACCTTCTTGCTATTCTTGTCGTAGTGTACGTCAAGAATCATGTGGGAAGCCTTCTCTACCTTAATTTCAAATCTATCATCAGGGTGGTCAAGCTCACCATAGATAGTTTCGCCTCGGCTGAGTCGGTCTCTAATATCCTTAATGTGCGGAAGATAGGTCTCCTCCGTGTAGATACGACCATTGCGGTTAGGCGTGTCGCTCACTACACCGAAAACCCCTTCAAGGTCAATGTTCTTTGAACCTCCTTGTACGGATTCATTCACTCTCTTGAGCTTTTCTCGTCCGTAACCTTTGATTACTATATCCGTAGGCATTATAATAGGTTATTTCTTTTTCTTCTTGTATTTATATTTGACGATTTTCTTAGACACGGGCATTTGGGATAAAGCACCGAACGTGTCACCGCTCCCAACAGAGCCTCCCTGAATGCCATTACCGAGGGATGGGGTGGCTATATCACCTGCGCTTTCTTTTACTCTTCGTACCGAGTATCGTTTCGCCTGCTTCTTCATGTTCAATATCCTTTACGAAGGTTTCGCCTTCGTCTTCCTCTTCGTGTTCGTATGACCCTCTGTGCCTATCATCATCTACGTCCTTCCCTCCGTTATGTATCATATCAGCGATACTCTTGAGGTCAGACCCTTCAATGTGGTATTTATTACTACGGAGTACTCCCGAGAATTTTCTTATACCGAGGAGGGCAGAGCCGATGGAGATAATAACTACAACCTTGTCTATCAGAGCAAGTATATTGCTCGCCTCGGAGGTCTTCAACATATAGAACACCGCAAGGATGATAAAAAGGACAAGCCCTACAAGGAGGGTTATAGACCCCATAAGACCCGATGCAGAGGTATCTGCCTCAGGACTATTTAGCTTATTTAGCCAATTCATTATCCCGCCCGATTTCTTTTCTTCTGTTTTCTTTGCTGATGGCATAGATTTATGGTTTATGTAAATTATTTATCATGGCAGATGGTACATACGCACGGGAATACCAACGATTAGAACGAGGTGGCAACTCCATTGAGATACGGAAAGCCGTTACTGATAGGCTGATAAGACCATTAGCCAAGGGACACCTCTACTCCAACCCTCGGATATTTAGCTTTGCGACACTTCTTAGGCGTGACGATAAGTCCCTTAGGATTGTACTCGTTCTAAGATTTAGACCGAAAGTACCTAACGTGCTTGTCCTTGATATAACGAGCTTCACTCCTGAGGAGATAGCCAAGGTATTAGATTTATTTGACGACCAAGGATTTCGCAATACGATAACAAAAGACGTTGGCGTTGCTGAGGTCATGGTTGGTAAGATGCTCAACAAGCAACAGATGAATGAAGATGATACGTGGCTAAAGACATATAAGTATAGCGACATATATAACATTCAGGAGGTGCGCTACGAAGACCACATCCTACTCCCGTTCCTGAAAAAGGAGATAGATATGAAAATGAAGAGAGGCTAAGGATTTTACTCCCAAGCCTCTCCTCTCGTATTATCCAATGGAAAGAGTTTTACTTCTTTTCTTCTTCAAGCGGGTTAAGTGGTAAACCGAAGTTCTCACCTGCCGCTTCTGACACCTTCTTGATGAATGGGTTGTTCATACCCAAGTCAAGAACCTTATTGCACTTAGCACAAGCAAGTAGCTGTATTGGCACTTTGTCGGGTGCTTCCGCTATATTCTCCAAGTTTCGTACTTCAACCAAGATGGTCTGCGTAACTACCGAGGGACTTCCGCAACGTGGACAATGGCACAGCTTAACATCCAGCTTGCTGATGTCGGTGAGTTCAGGACTATTCATTACCTTCAGGCTTCTTATCTGAGATGATGATTACTCCGTCTTCCGTAACTTCGGTTACATAGACATCAATAATATCATCCTTTCTGATAGCACCGCTCTCCACCTTTGCCTTGAACTCTTCGCTTGAGTTCTTGTAGTGGATAATCCCATCAAACGTTGATGCACCATTAGGAAGCATAATCTCAAGGAAGACCCCGTAGTATGCTGACCCGCTCACGATAGCCGTCAGAGGTTCGCTACTACCTGCAAGCTCCTTACAGATTGACGAAGCGATGATGCGCTTAGCTTCCTTATGAGATACGACATACGAATCGCTACGCTTATCGTACGAGAGGGCAACCACTTCAAGTTCAAGACCGATATTCGTCTTGTTCTCTTCAATGAGAGCCTGAATAGCCTTTTCTCTTTCTTCCTTGGAGACCTTATCTCTTGATGGGAGACTACCACCGAGTGAAGCCTGAGAATAAGGGAGGAAGCATTCAAGACCATCGACAAGGATGGTATAGCCACCTGCATTAACCCCCGTGATGACACCCGTATAGATGGTAGACCAAGCCGAGGATGCCTCGTTGTTAAGACGCTTAATCTTATTCTCGGTACGGACATCGCTTGCATCGTTGCCTCTGAGGTCAAGTTTGATGCCGACCATCTCCTTGCGTGCGCTAAGAGCGTTTGACGAGCGAGCCATTCTTTCCTTGACACCGAGGATGACACCTTCGTAGAACGACCCATTACCCTTCTTGTCAATGTAGACGTTACCTACTCGGGTGATAAAGTCCTGCTTACCGAACGCTGTCACAAGGCTTGCATAAAGCTCCTCTACTGACATATTGTCTCCGAGGACATCAAGGATACGCTTATCCTTTTCAAGGTCTACACAAGCACTGAGACCCGACTCGGTATGGACGATAACCTTATTGTTTGGAGCAAGGTCAATGCCCGTGATAGCAAGGAGAGAACCCTTCGTCTTTGAACTGATGGTATCCACATCCTTAGAAATCCTAAACGTAGATGACGTATAAGCCTTGTAGTCTTCTTCTACGTTTTCACCTGATGCGTAGAGCCATTCAGTCTTGCTCTTTCGGTTCTTCTTTACCTTTGAGTGACCAAGTCTTTCATACGCATCCCAATCAAAGCCTGCGATACCTTCGTTGCCAAGCTCCTTAGAGTAAGGACGAATGTCCTTGTTTTCCGAAACCTTCATTAAATGTGAGTTTTAAGGTTAGAGATAAAATTAAATCTTGATAGTAGATTCCGCCCTCTTGATGACTTCAATGATGAAGTACTTAGACTCATCACCCGAGTGACCATCCATAACGTGCGCACTGACGATACGTGGGGCTTGCATACCGCAGGCATCAGGAGTGACCTTAAAGATAACCTTGTTGGATGAGCTGTCATTGCCATAAAGGAATGCAGATAGGTCTCCTCGTGAGATGGGGAATGAGAACGGAGCTTCGTTGTGTGCTTCACCGAGCTTGACGGAGAATGAACCATCAGGAGCAGTTACGAAGAAGTCACCATTAGGTTTCAGTTCCACATTAACAGCCTGAGTAGACTTATCCTCACCTGACGTATCAGATACAATCTTCAGCGTATCAGATAGGAGCTTAATTCTACTTCCATCCACTTCAACACTCACCTGAGGTCTACCGAACCCACTGAACATTTCATCAAAGAAGGTGTTTGACACGATAGGGACGAAGTCAATCTTAAAGACATTGTACCCAACATGGACACCATCACCCGAGATATACATCTTATCATTGGCGATAGCGACATCCATATTCTCTTCGGTGAAACGCATCCTCGCCATATAGTCCTTACTCGTCTGAGGCAGAACGTCCGTAGCCGAGATAATCAGCTTAGCATCGTCTGTCGTCTTAGAGATGAACGCAAGCGTTGATTGGAACATCACGAGAGTATCCTTGATACACACCAAGTACTTCTTCTTACCTGCGTGCGTTGGGATTTCCTCTCCGAGTTCATTCTCCAGCTTGAAGGCATCTACACCAGCATCTTCAAACGAGATACGAGAGTAGCGTCCGATACGTGGAGCTTGGGCATTGATACCCGTTGCTTCAAAGAACTGACCATTGAGGTCAATTTCAATACAGAGTGAATTTTTACTCTTACTTCCAAGGAACATATCGGGAATCCCGAAGTAGCCCTTGAGCCATTCAGATAGACCTGAGAAGTTACTACTTGAACGGAACGTTAATTTGTAGTTTGGCATAAACCATACTGATTAAAAAGAAAGGTAGCAGTAGGACTTTCCTACCACTACCTTATTATAGAGACATTAAAATCTTCTTCGTTTTTTAGCGTTGATGTTCTTTTCGTATCTTCTCCATATGGGCGAGCTTATCCGTAATCGTATATTCTCCGCTATGTCCTCTCCTGAATGCTTCTTCAACGCTTTCGGCTTCATCAGGACTTTCGTGTATATCCTGCTTGGTCACTTTCCCATCCTGCTCGGAAGCGAATATGGAGACACGACCTACTCTACTATCATCGGAGCTTCCGTGGAGACGTATCGTCCTACTCGGTTGTGCCACATCCTCCGTTTGGTGAATGACGGCTCTTGGGGCGGTTGAGTATTCTTCAGAAGAGTATATATCCACCTTTCTCACCTCAGTCATTCTATCATCCGTCTTATATAGGTTAGGCGTATGTACTTGACCACCTTCTTCGGATGAATGAAGTCTTACGCTCACTTCGTGTGAATGGTCTTCTCCCGTGGCATGGATATTCATCTCAGGAGTGTTGATGCCTTCTGCGCTTTCGTACATTGATACTCCTGGGATGTCGTTATGGTCTACTGCGCTGTACAGAGGGTCAGACTTCAACTTCAGTTCTTCTTCCGTGGAGTACATTTCTACTCCTTGTACGGAGCTATCATCGTCCGTCTTCATCAGATGAACATCCTTAACATGCTCTCGTTCGTCAGAAGCGAAGATGGAGTATTTCACCATCTTATCCTTTTCTTCGGTGGAGTGCATATTGACCTCGGGTGACTGCACCTCATCTGCGGTCTTGTATATATTCGTAGTCCCAACCTTCGTGTTATCAGTTGTTGATAGGAGGTTAGGTTCTGCGATACCATTCGCATCAACCGAGCTATGGATGTTCGCTTCAGGAGCTTTGTTGTCTTCTTTGCTTGCGAATATGCTTGCGGTAGGAGTGACCACATCAGGCGATGTTGATATAAGGCTGATGTTGCTATTAAGCTCACCACCATCCTCAGACTTGAATAGGTTTTCATCACCGACCTTATCGTCTTCTTCCGTCTTGTGTAGCTCTGCAATATCTTCAATGAAATGCTTTTCTGCATAGCTCTCCATATAGCTATACAAGGTCATATTGGATAGCACCTCCTTGGACGTGTTGATGATAACCTCCTCGGCTTCATCGGAAGGCTTACGCATTGAAATCTGTTTCAACGTCTCATTGAAGATAGCATCAGATTGTTCACGGGTCATATCAAAAACCTCCATCTTCTTCCTCATACTATCTTGGATAAGACCGAGCAACCCTATGATGTTCTGCGTGCCGATAGTTTCAAGGTACTCAGTTACGGAGTGCCCGCCAATAACGGGAGAGAACGACAACCCTTCTATCGCATTCTCAAGACGAGTACCAACGCTACCTTCCACCCACTTTCCGAGTTTATCCACCCATCCACCGATAGTCCCCCAAAGAGGAGAAGACGCTTCCGAACCACCATACTTGTTATTCTCTACCGAAGGAACATCGGTAAAGTAATATGGTTGTAGTACGTTTATCTTCCTATCCTTATCGGCAAGGTGAATAGCATCTGATACCACATTTGAGCCTTTGAGGTATAGGCTGGCAATTCGGTAGTCGCTCTCGTCATTCCCTTGGTTGAGGTCAGTGTTGTTAATGGATATAATCTTATCGTCAATGATAGTTGATATAGAAGTGGGTACTTTGTCTGCACCAAGGTAGCTATACTTCTCTGCTGTTGGAAATCTTCGGTAGAATACCTCGCTTGCATACGCTTCGTCTATATCGTCTATCGTTGCGGTAAAGCGGTGTGTTACGTTTACGTTCCTTACATTAACTACGAAGTTAAAGGTATCGGAATACTTTGGTCTTGTATCATCGTAGTTGTTTGAGAAGATTTGGTTGATAGAGCGAATATCAATATCGCACATATCGCACTCAATCATCGTCACGGGAGCGATAGTATCTACAACCTCCATAACAAGGTTCAGTGCTGATGCGCTAAGTTTGCTACTCAGCCCAACAGCCTTTGCCGCACCCGACAACTTCTCCTCAACCTTTCCCTTCACCCTATCGGTAACTCCACGTGCTATATCGTTCAAATTCCTCGTTAGGATATTTGTAGCCTGCGCACGTATGCTCGCTCCTCGTGATGAAGGTATCTGAGGAACTTCAAACTCCATCACCTTCTCCATAAAGTCCTTATTCTTCTCGGGCTGAGACGTAGTCTTATCTGCTCCGAAGATGGAAGAACCAGCACGCTTGGTGAATAGTCTGTAATCGGAGATATAGATATACATCTTAAAGAAGCGAGACATATCAGGCATCGTATGCTTATGCCACTTGTCATCCCATACGATACTCCTATAAAGTGAGAGCATATGCCTTACTCTTTGGTCAAGGGTGTCACGCATCGTAAACGTGACCTTAGCACCTTCATATCCCTCTTTGATGCGAGGTCCATATTTAGGGTCAATGCTAAGAAGGTTTTGTATGCCCGATACACTTTCAAAAAGATACGGATGGTTGGTTTGTAGCTCGTGCCAACCACCGATAAAATCAAGGAGCATTTCGGCTCTTGCATCCTGATTTGAGTTTAGTAGGTAAGTGTATGCCGAGTACGCCCCTTGAGGTACAAGGCTATGGTCTACGAGTGCGCTACTCCTAATCTGTGATGTCGGTATAGGCAACTGAAAGAATGGCGTTGGCATATGGTCATACAAGATGCTCCCCTCAATCTTATTGTTATGAGCAGGGAATGTGAACATCTTATCACCAAAGAGCGACTGCCCCTTGATGATACCGAACTCCACCTTAAAAGCAAGGGCTGTTGGGTCTTCAAGGTCTCGCCTGAAAACCCCTCTCCTTAACGTATTAAGGAGAGGATACTCCATTCTTATGTTCCTCGTAAATGCCATCGTAAGTTATTTAACAACAAACCACGAACCCGCAAAAGCAAGTCCGTGGCAGTCACGTGTGTTGGTCAGATTGATATTGCTAAGAGACTACTACCACATTGCAGATTCGCTCTACATCCTTGATAACATCTTCGTACGAATTATAGTAGCGAAGGGGGACGGGGTCGTCAGGAAACCCATCGGCAAGCCACTTAGGGTCTACATCGGGTTTGTTCGGTGGATATATGGTAATCTCGTAGTCCGCCTTCTCGTTGGTGAAGACGAGAAACCCAAGTTGGTTAGTTTTGAACTTCACCTGCTTCGGTGACTTCGTCCTTCTTTTCTTCGTCTTCATTGGATACTTCAGTTGCTGGTGTCTCCACCTTTGTTGGCTTCCCGAACTGCTTTACGATGCTGTTGGACTTGAGCGTCTCAATGCACTCCTTCATATTGTCTCGTGCCATATCGTATTCCTTTAGGTCAAGGCATACGACCCAAGAGACGAGCTTGTAGAACTCAGTACTCCAAATAACCTGCATATCTTCACACGCATTCTTTGAGGAGCGTCCACCGATAAGGCTCAAGACCTTCATATTGATGTAGTCGTTGATGTCCAAGTGACCATAGCTTGCTGGTTCTGAGGATAGGGACATCGGAGTGGTTGCTGATAAGAGGCTCTCCATTCGCTTGAAGTCCACAGCTTCATAAGCCTCAAACATATCTGAGATTTGACCCAACAGCTTTGAATCTATATTCTTCAGGGCTCTTGCAACATTACCAAGAAGTACGCTAAGTCTCTCTTGGAGTACAGCGTGGTAGTCTTCTTCAAGGTGCTCGTCATCCATCTCCGTCTTACGCCCTTTAAGGAGGGATTCAACGTAGTCAATGGCTGGCATGATGAGGGATGGTTTTGCTGTCACTACAATAAGGACAAGCAAAAGGATTACGATGAGAAACATAATAGGAATTGTTTTTAGTTAGTTAAAGAGAAAAATGCCCGAACCCGATGATGAGTTCGGGCATTCCGATGTTTATTAGAGTTTAGAGGAGACCTGCTTCCTCAAGGAACTTGTTTTCAAGTTCAATGCACTTAGCGAGGTCGTGTTCGTACTTGTTCTCAACGGGGAGAGCTTCTACGCAGAACGAGATTGAAGCGAGCTGAGCGACTTCGAGCTTACGTTCAAGCTCCTTCTTGCGGTCTTCAAAGTCCTTGAGCATACTGAGAGAACGCTGAGAAATCTTGTAGAGGTTCGTAGCGTTGTCTCTGAACCATTCCGAACTCTTGATACCCGTACCCTTAGGTTCTTTCAGGAACACTGCGATGACCATAGTCTCGTAGTAAGAGAGCTTCAGGTCAGAGAAGGTCTTGTTCTTTCTCTTGCTTGAAATCTCTTCAAGGGTCTCGTGGATTGCGAGGACGGCACGGAATTGGTCGCCTGACCACTGACAATAGCGTTCAAAGAAAGTCTGAAGGACGACTGCAAATGCTTCCGACTCATTCTTATCTTCGGAGAGAGAGAGCTTGAGGTCTTCGTGGAATGCACGATTAGCTTCGTCCCATTCTTCTGCGAGAGCCTTCACTTCCGCCTCGGTAGGAATCTTCTCGATGTCTACCAGCTTGATGCGCTCTGAAGCCTTCTGAGTTTCCAAGACTTCCTTCATGAAGGACTCTCGGGCTTCAGTTGAGGCAGTAGCGTAATCAATGGGCTGATTGACCGCTTCAAGGTCTTCCTTTGGCATTTCAACGTTGCCATGTTCGTCACGTACTACTTCTTCCTGAGTAGCTTCAGGCTGTGCAACTTCCGTTGCTTCTTCGCCTACATTCTTAATTTCTTCTGCTGACATTCTAATTATATTTTAATTGAACTTGGGGACGATTCCCCTTTGGTCTATTATAGAAAGGCTTTTATCGACCCCCGTATAAGTTGAATACACCTCTATCCAATATATGTTTGCGCTTGATGAAGCTAACTTATCGGATAGGATGACTTCGGTATTCGTGGATAAGCTATCAATGGTTGGTGACTCCCACGAAGCGTCTTCAAGAGCGTCAAGGATATATCCGTAGATGTTTTCTCGGACTTGGTCAATGACATTCGCCCCGTTGAACTCTTCTGTATATACGCATAGGACTACGGAATCCACATTATAGCACTCCCCATTAGTGAGGAGCACTCCGTAGTCGGTCTTCACAGAGAAGACTCTCTGCGAAGATTTTGGAATTGAGTTGGGAGTGGTGTGCTGTTCCTTCTTTTCGGATTCATTTGATAGGATAACTGATACCGCCCAAAGCGTCAGCAGTGAGAAGACGATTGCGATGGCGACCTTTACCAAGGTCTTGAGACTTTCATTTGACATGACTCTTTTTTGTTGTTTTATTTGTTAGACATCCCGATTGGGTTTCTTTATACCGCAAAGATAAGAAGAAAGTTCGGGAGAACCAAATCCCCCGAACTTTCATTCTTCATTATATTAGCACAGACGTTTAATACTCGTCATCCTCTTCGTCAAGCATTTCCATAAGTGCGAGAAGTTCAAGAACATCGTCTTCGGGAACTTCGTACTCAACACCATCTTCGTTTAGGAAGACGATATGGAACTCTTCTCTACCATTGTTGCTCTTAGGCTGAGACTTCTTTGCGCTCTTCTTACGCTCAGAATTTTCGCCTTCAGACGCTACATTGAAAGCTCCATACTTGTCGGATGAGACCTGCTTGCCATATCGTTCCTTAATACTGCGAGCGTCAGGAGCATTACCATCTTTGAGCTTTTTTGCGCATGGCATCCCTTCCAGCTCCTTGACAGCATCAGCGAGGAATTTATCACCATACTTCTCTGTAGGGGTCTTCATCTTCAACTCGTGAAACTCTCTCGGAGAAAGTACGTCAAGAGGCTTGTCTATTGTGAAGGCTTCATCAAAGTACTGAATGGAAGGTTTCTTCTTTGAGACTGAGATGCTTTTGTCAGAATTGACAAGACCAACGCAAGGAACACCCCTCTTGGCTTGCTCAAGTGCCTTAGCTTCCTCTTCCTCCTTACGCTTCTCAAGTACCTTGGGGTACTCCGTGAGGAAGGCACAAAGATTGGGATACAGCTTCTCGGATACCTCTACGCCCGTGCCGTCAAGCTCGTGTTGTAGGTGTCTGTATAGGTCGCTCTTTGCCTCTTGGACAAATCTTTTCTTATCCTTGTAGCTGTCAGTAACCCTATTGATGGCAATAGTGATTGCATCCAAGAGAGAACCTTCAGATTCTTTGGCAATCTCTGCTATTGAACCATATAGGTAATCAACGATGCCACACTCGTTCTTCTTGCGTATTGCATTGTTTCCGACCTTGGTGAAGGAATCAACCGCCAAGATGACACTATCAATAGAAGAGCTTAGCTCAGTATAAGCAGATGAGTTGAACTCATCCAGCTCGTTCAGAGCGATGATGTCATCCTCTGCTCTGCGTAGTAGTTCTTCTGAGTAGATAGGAGATCTACTACTATTGAATGAAAAATTAGCCATAATTCTTATTACTTGATTTCGCATGCTCCCCCTGCGCAAGACATTGCACCGAGTTCGTCTGCATTACTGAATTTGTCGCCACCGAAGTCTACCGAACTCCAATCAATGGGGTTGTAGGTCTTCTTCAGTACCTCGAAGTAGTGAAGGTTATTAACCACCTTTAGGAGATTAACAGCCTTGTAGACATCACCTGCATAGTAGTTCTTTGCGAACTTCTTAACACGTCTTACGATGTCCAGCTTCTCGTGGAGGTTGTCTACCTTGTTGGAAATCTTTTCTTCCAAGATAACACGGATGCTCATCTTGCAACTCTCGTCAAGAGGAAGGTCAATCTTATGTTCCTGAGCGTAAGCGTTGATATGGTCTTCAGTTACGGAAAGAACTTCGCCACGACCGAGGATGGTCTGACATGCCTTCCAAATATCGGGAGACTTAAACGCCTTGATGACATCCACAACGAGACCTGATGCAAAGAGCGAAGCAACGCCATACTCACGAGTGATTTCCTCCATGCTGAGAACTCGGCACATTGGAGGCTGAGGGAGGTCAAGGTCTCCGTAAGTAGAGAGGAAGGAAACACCAGCAATATAGTCTTGGTTGTCCCAAACCCATTCCTTCACCTTATCCCATTCGTTGTCGGGAACGTCAATCGTATTTGATACGTTGTTCTTTACGGGAGACTTTTGGTCTTTCATACCAACGAGCACCCAGCTCTGCTGAACGAGCTTGACGTATTCAAGGAGCTTCAAACCCTGCAAGTCACCACGGAGGATAGTAGAATCATCTTCTTCAATAGGGAAGAAAATCTTCTTGTCCGTAGCAGGCTTGAAGATGTTGGGCTGTACTGCCTTTGGATTAGCCTCTTCGTAAGCCTTGAGGTTGGGCTCTTCGTTGTTAGCTTCTACGCTACGCAGGTACTTCTTAGCGTAAGCTCCGTGGATACCTGAGGTCATCCCGAGAAGCAAACTGACCGTCCCATCGGGCTTTACGCAGGTCGTTCTTGACGCTGGGTTGATGCCGAGAATACGTGCAATCTTAGCGTTCTGCTGACGCACCTGAATAGCTCCAACGGCAAGAATGTCCTTGTTGAGGAGGATGGCAGGGTTGTTCATAATACCACCGATAGACACACCAATAAGAGGGTCAGACTTGATGATATTCGTTGTAGCCTCACCAAGGTAGGGGAAGTTCATGTAGCTCGCCTGAATGGTAGCGAGAGTAGATGCGCAAGCGCAAATCTTGTAGAACTCATCCTCCGTGGTGCATTCGCTACCATTGATGGATACAAGGTTACATACCTGCCAACCCGTATTGCCGAACTCATCTACGGGAGCGAACCCAATCTCACAGCAAGGGTTCGTGCCGACACCGAACTCGTCTCTCCAAAAGAGACCAGGGTCTCCGCTTGTGCGCATTGCGTGGAAGAGCTTGTCATAGACCTCTCTCTGTACCTGACCTCGGTCAAGAGCCGCAGACATATTGAATCGCGCACGCTGTGGGTTTTCAGTAAACCAATCACCCGTCTTACACTCAACCATCTCCGTATCTTCAGGAGAGAAGAGAATCATAAGAGCTGACCTACGTACGCCACCCGAGAGAACTGAATCGGAGAGGTGAGCGATGATGTCTGCACACTGAAGTGGAGATAGCTTGGTAGCACCCGAAGCCACTGCACCTGCAATAACCTTGTCAATACGACCGATGCTTTCACGAAGACCATTAGGTCCTGGGGCGATGAAGCGACCTGCAATCTTAGCACCCTTCGGACGAATCTCCGAGTAGTCAAACATAGGCTTCTTTGAACCCTTTACGTAGTAGTAGGTAAGAAGTCTATGGATAGCATCAGCCCATCCCTCAATGCTGTCTTCAATCAAGAACAGCTCCTTTTCCTTTTCAAGCTCTTCTTCCTTCAGGAGGTTAGGGAGCTTTTCAACGTGAGCTTTCTCTACCGAAAGACCGCAACCGCAACCGCTCAGCAGAAGCCATTCGATTTCTCGGAATACTTCTAATCTATCGCAGTGCGAGTAGCTACAATTATATGATTTTGCGGAAGACTTGAGTACGGGGTCTCCTCCGAACTGAAGGTTACGCTGAGAGCCTACGAACTTCTTCTTTTCGTAGTATTCAATAGCCTCTTCAAACTGATTCATGAACCACTCGTCCTTGAGTGCTTCGGGAGCGAAGGTGGCGAGGTGCGTGAGGTGCATATCCTTGATACGCTGTACACTTTCCTTCCACACTTCCTTACGACCTAAGTCCTCTCGGTAGAGAGAGTACTTACTTTGGTACACGTAGTCAGATAACGCTTGTTTGCTTTCTGTCATTTGATGTTTGGTAATAGGGATGTGAATGATGATTAAACGATGATGGGAGCAAGCTCCCGTATGTTATTATAGTAGTAGTCGGGAGGAGACCCGCCCCTCCCGATGTCTTGCTACTTACGCCACTTAGGTTCGAGCTCCTTGAAGGACATCATGGGTTTGATAACGAAGGAATCATATAGCTTAGCCTTGATTACTTCGCTAATGCTCTTGCTATCCTTATAGGCTGATGGAGCTTCATCAATGGTATTCTCATTGATGGTATGGCTAATGATGCCCTTGGTCTGTTCCTTGTATTCCTCCAAGGAAATATCAAGGACGGCTTCGCCACGAGACTTAGAACGTCCTGCCCCGTGAGGGAGGTTGTATCCCCACTCTGCTACGTCGCCACTCGCACGACCTACGATAGTGCCATCACGCATATTGAGAGGGATAGCGATGAGCTCTCCAACGCTTACGCCCATTGAACCCTTGTGCAGTACACGCAAGTTCCAATCAACGTAATTGTGGGGCTTGTCTACAATCTTCTCCGTCTTATCCTCTCCGAAGAGAATGATGGATGCGGACTTGGCGATGGCATCTCGGTTGAGTGAAGCATACTTCTGTGCGAAGATTTCCATCTCCTTGTAGATGTCAAGGACTACACCTCGCATTATCGTGCCGTCAGGGCGTTCAAGAGAGGAGATAATATCAGATATGACCGACTTATCTTCTGCCGTTGAATACTCCCGTACGACATCCGATACAGCGTTGGAGTAGGCTCTCTTTGCGCTCTCCTCTGCAAGGTCATTCCCTCGCTTCAGAAGAAGACCTCCGATATTACGGCTACCGCTATGGATGACGATGTAGTGTTCACGCACTCCTGAGAGTTCATCAAAATGTTCTCCAATCTCAAAGAAGTGGTTTCCACCACCAAGGGTGCAGAAGCTACGCTCAAAGAGCATCTTCTTTTCCTTGTCGTTATCTATCAGCTGGTAGCATTCAAGAGCGTCTAACGCTTCCTGAACGTACATCTTCTTCCCGAAGTCAAGGACATCCTTCATATTCTTGGAAAGCTCAAAGAGCATTTCTTCGGTGACGTTAGGGATGCGGTATACCGAGACACCGCACCCTGCGTCAGCCGAAATGATGGATGGATGGAAACCCTTGACATCGGAGAACGTCAAAGCAAGACCAACGGGGGATAGCCCCATACAGAAATGAGCGTCAGGTAGCAGGTGAGCTGTTTGCTCTTCGTACGTTTCCATACCGAGCAATAGGTTAGCCTGAGCTACAGCCTTCTCGTCAATATCGCTATAGGTGGTATGAAGAGTACCACCACCACGATGAGTTACTCCGACATTAGCCATTTTCTTTTTTTTATTTGGTTAGTGTTTTGTCTTTTGATTTGCTAAAGTGACATCTTGCCTGCGGGGTCAATGATGGTGCTGACAATCATGTTCCTGCGGCTTTCTAAGTTCGTCTTGATGACGAGGTTGTCAAGAACCTTCTTACTTCCGAACTTCTGAGAGAGTGTGCCGAACGCCTGAGATGCGAAGCTGGCAGGAATGCCATATACGTTGTCCATATTGACGATTAGCTTCTCGTTGTTCTTGAGGCTTTCCTCAAACCTTGGGAGAAGCAGTGTCTCGTAGAACAACTCCCCTGAGTGAGAACCATCGGTCTTATAGCGACCGCCAGGAGCATCCGTGAACTCCTTGCTAAAGTTTATTTCCATATCTTGTGTTGTTGTATCTTTCGTCATTCAAAGATAGGCATTAAATTAGTATTCACCAAACGCTTCTGCCTTTTCGTTCATTCTCTTCACTTTACGTTGGGCGGAACGTTCTCGTCTCCATTCGCAAAGTGAGCAGTTGCATCTACCCATAGAGACATGTTTATGTTTATATATTCGGACGTAGTGAGGATTTTTGCCTCGCACCTCGGCAGTCGTCCTGCCACCATACTTGAATAGCTTATAACCACTTCCACGAGCTAACTTTTCCGTACATAGATACCTATCTACTTCAAATGGGATGGACAGCTCACCATCGGTAAGAGAACCTCGTTCTAAAGTCTTCTTCATTAGTGTTGTGTTGTTTTGTGACTGAAACAAAGTTAGCAATTATAATCGGATAAAACAATAGCGAAGAGACCCCGTATGGAAATCTCTCCGCTATCATTTATGGTTGCCAAGGTGTCCTTACTCGTCAAAAGCTCCTCCTCGGTACAAACCTTCAAAGTTATGCCCGTACTGCAAATCTCTATCAGTCCATTCCTGAATCTCTTTCACCTGACCATTGGCAATTACGTAAAGGTCATCCTTCGGTCTGTTGTTTCGGAAGTATATCGTATCAATAGGAGCTACGATTACCTGCTGTGCTCTATCCTCAAGGAAGGTAAGGATAGATGGCGTTTTGGTAAGGTCGTTGATGAAAGGAAGGTCATCAACGTAGATGAGCGAATACTTCTCGTCTTCAAAGTAGCAGTCACAGCCTACGCTATTAACCAAGAGGTACAAATCTATAAGTCTCTTGTTTGCACACTTAAAGAACGGAAGAACAACCCCATTCTTCTTAAAGTATAGCTCGGAGTTTATCTTGACGAAGTCCACTTCGTAGCCGAAGCTACTAACAAGGAACTCTTCAAAGTCTCTGAGGAAGTCATCGGAAGGGAGCAACTCGCCCTTCAAATCCTCTGCCCTCATAGGAAACCTCTCCTTGCAATTCTTGATGAAGAGCATTGACTGAGCGAAGTCTGAAAATCTTCGTCAAGAAGCACTACGTTTTATTTTTACAGAATACGTTCTGCCTTGTAAAGCGAGAACTTCTGTATAGCGGGGTACTTATAACCCATATCTCGGATGAACATCTTAACAGCATCAACTTCCGAGTCCGAGACTATTTGGTACATAGGCTTCTCAACACCCTTCTTGTGGAAGGAGTATCCATCTTCTGTCTTACGTACTTCAATCTTAGAGTCCGTGCAGATATAGAATAATGCCGTTTCCTCCTTCTCGCATTCAATGACGAGCTTGTCATTCTTTAAGACCAAAAACATATTTGAGTGATTAAGTTAGACTTTTAGATAGGCAGGTCGGAGTTGAACCGACAAAGTCCTATGGACACCCCGATACCGAGGCTCGCTTGCCAATGCGCCACTGCCTTTCTTAGAAAGTACCCCCTGCAAGACTCGAACCTGCGACCCACAGCTTAGAAGGCTGTTGTTCTATCCAACTGAACTAAGGAGGCAAATTTAGCGGAGAGTATAGGATTTGAACCTATGGTACGTTTCCGTACGCCTCGTTAGCAATGAGGTGCATTCGTCCACTCCGCCAACTCTCCGTTTTATATAACTCACAAGAGAAGCGGGTGAGGCTCTGTCGTAAACCCTAAACGCCCCTACGAATAACCCGCAGACCTTCCACCTTCATGGTCTAACCACTTGGAGTTTTAACTTTTCGGGTGGTGTCATTTCACTCTAATGAGTTAGACTTTCTTGGTAGTCTGACGTGCTACTGAGGTTGTACTTGACCTCTCGCTTAGCGCACTCCCTAATATCAAAGTGCAAACGAACGCATAGGATGCTTGTTCTATAATCCCGATACCCGTGTGACACCGCAACCTATAATAAATGCCAATCACAGATAGCTACTATATATCGTTTCAAGTAGCACTCAGTCGGAGTATTTGCGGAAAGAGAGGGATTCGAACCCCCGAGCCCTTTCAGACCTTCGGTTTTCAAGACCGATGCAATCGACCACTCTGCCATCTTTCCATTGTCGGTTCTGTATTCCTTAAGAAGATGATTATGATAAACGCAATGTCCCGAACCGACAAGAGACATCCGTATGTGGTAGAGTTATTTATGTCCGTACTATATAAGCATCGTAGCCATATCGCAAATCGTCAAAATATGAGCTTAGATGCTTATAGCATCCACATATAGTTTTGTATGCGTAGTAGTCCGATGTAGAGTCGTAGTTGCCTTTTTGATAGCTATAACAAGCATCAACGAAGTCATTTATCAACCGCTCCAATTCTTCTGACTTCCAACGAAAACTACTTAGCTTAACTCCCATAATGAAATCATTGATTTCTCGTTGATTTCTCTTTATCGTGAGCCTAAACTCGTAGGGAGCATCGTATGGGTCTTCTTTGATGGGTTCACGTGTCTTTGTAGTTGCTATCTCAACTTCAAACATCGGACTCCCATTATAATCTAATGTCTGCGAAGATTGGTATATCTTGACGTTCGTCTTATACACCCCTCTATCAAGACCTTCGTAAAATTCGTTTGGGCTAATCATAAGTCTTGTTGTTTTAGCATCGACTCCTTTACCCCAAGTTCACTTTCGGGAATATCAATAAGTATTGACAAGAAGAAATCACCACTCTTGGTCTTCAAGATGGTTGCACTCCTTATGCTATCCTTGTATTTCTGCAAGCGGCTGTGATATAGGTCAGAACAACTAAATTTGAGGTTCTGAATGGAAGTAGTAAGCGTAATACATTGGGTCTCAAAAGTGTTACACTTTGAAACTGCATCACGGGGTAACAAGACTGACTGATTATCCTTCTTTGCCTTGAACTTTGGAAAGCCATTGTTCTGTTTGAAGAACTTTTGATAATCATCATCCATTTGATTAATCGCTTGATTCATCACATGCGCATTCTGTTCTCTCAGCCAAGCATATTCTCCGTCCTTTCGCAATGTCCCATAAAACCACTTTGATAAATCATTTGCGCCTATGGTCAGCTTGTCCGTTTCATAAGCAGTCAGCCTTTTAGCGAGCATTTGATTATACACAAAACGATAAGCACCAAGAACCTTGTTGAGTTCTTGCTCCTGCTCTTTGTTTGGATATAATCTCACTTTGACTGCTCGTAACATATTTGCTGTATTTTATATTCACTAATTATCGCTCTCGTTCAACAACATTGGCGAATGTTGAGCTTTCTGTCAGACTTGAACTGACGACCACTTGATTACAAATCAAGAGCTCTACCTACTGAGCTAAGAAAGCAGTTTGAGCCTATGAGGGTAAATCAAAGAGTTGCGAGAGTAGGACTCGAACCTACGACCTTTGGGTTATGAGCCCAACGAGCTACCTCTGCTCCACCTCGCTATCATTATGCGGAACGTACGGGAGTCGAACCCGTGACCACCTGCGTGACAGGCAGGCATTCTAACCAACTGAACTAACGTTCCATTGTCTGTCAGGCATTACGTATATACTCAGTACTCGTACGTACTTGGAACACTCTTATATACGCATCACGCTTCAGCCTTAGGAGCGGTCTTTTTGTACGATGTGGAAGACATTCCACAATTACCAGCCTACCACGACAGACGATATGGTAGCTCTTTTACGTTATGGACTGCAAACAACCTAAGGAGTTGCTTGCTTCGGGCTTCACAGAAGAATGGCTTTCCGAAAGGATGGCTCTTACTTCCCCTCCACCCGTGTAATCGGCAGTCCCTGCCGATGTTTCAATTAGTATCGTTCTCGCTGTTCAAACGAAAACCCATCACGTGGGTCGGTGAACGTTACGCTTGATTCCGCCTCATCAGGTCGGTCGTAGTGCGAGCAGACGGATGTGTCTACACGAATTGCGTGCAGGATTTCATCTCGGAAGGTATCAAGCACGATGTTTCGCACAACACCCGAGAACATTTCGGTGAACAGCCCTTCAAGCTGTGACTGACGAGAGCGAAATACTTCAAGCTCTTCTGCTTGTCGGGCGATAGTGCCCTGAAGGTCTTCAACGATGTGACGCTGTTCACGTACTTGGTCGTTGTGACGTTGAATCACTTCCTGATGCTGTGCAAGAGTGATTCGCCCACGAAATGGGTATTCGAAAGTTTCCATTGTAAAACTCTTTTTGAAAATTAAACTTATTAGTAGTCTATGGGAGAATCGAACTCCCCTTTCAAGAATGAAAATCTTGCGTCCTAACCGATAGACGAATAGACCATCAGGAACTTCGGTACTTCTCAGTGCCTCTACTCCAATTCATAAAACACAATAGTATCTATGGATGAACCAAAACCAGACCGCAAGGCAGGTAGTGAGCCTGCTTCCCGACTTGCCGTTACCGACTTATCGGTGCTTTATCATATAAGCGACTTGCGGGACAACCATTAAACCAATTAAAAGCAACTACATCATGTACTCGTTCCGAAGGCGAGAGTCGAACTCGCAAAACCTGCATCCTAAGTGCAGTATGTATGCCAATTCCATCACTTCGGAAGATTTGTAGGTTTACCTGGACTCGAACCAAGATACCCCCTCGGGTCTTCCGAGGACTCTTCCATTGAGCTACAAACCTACCAGCTTGAAAATTGCGGACTTGCTCGGACTCGAACCGAGAACACCTTGGTTAACAGCCAAGTGCTCTACCATTGAGCTACAAGTCCCCTTGGTTGGATTTGAACCAACACCTCCTCGGTTAACAGCCGAGGTGCTCTACCATTGAGCTACAAGTGCCCGTTCGTTGTTGGATTTGAACCAACATCTCCTTGGTTAACTGCCAAGGTGCTTTACCATTAAGCTATGAAAAACGGATTAAAACAGAGAAAAATGGTTAGTATGGATGGCAGGACTCGAACCTGCGACCCCCGCATCCCAAATGCGGTACGCTACCAACTGCGCTACATCCATATCAGAAGCTACCGAACGTGCGTCTACACCAAACTATCACGAGGGTAGTTGTCGGAGTTTCACCGACCCCTTTCGGTATCTTCTTTTTATTGTATCATCAAGAATGTCAAAGAGCGAGGTGGGTTTGTCATCTCCCACACCACAAAGGTAGGAAGAGTTTTTCATTCCACCAAATCTTGATGAAAATTTCTTTTCCGAGGCTCTCAACCTCGGTTGAATTGCTAACAATGTCAAAGAACTCGGTGAGCCGTGTTGTTCGTTCACATTGCAAATGTAGGAAGGATTTTTTAATCCGCCAAATCTTTGGGCGAATTTTCTCCTGCTGGTTGTGATGAGCCGCCTACGTTAGGGTTCTCAACGTCCTTTGTTTCAGTACTTTTATTATCTGATTCTTCGTCAGATTTTTTTTCTGAGTTACGTGCCTTTTCTTCGTTTCTCTTGACCTGCTCCTTTCGGATTAGCTCAAGTTCGTTGTTCGCTTTGATTACTTCATTGTTGTATATCTTTCGTGCTTGGGCTACTCTCGTATCTATTGCAGACACCCTCTGCTGGAGGTCTACATCGGTGATGGGTATATTCCCGTGTCCTACCGCATCATCAGCCTCAAAGAGCGGTTTGCTCTTTGGGCTTTCCTTGATGGTTACTTTATACTTCTTATTTGCCATAGTCATTTATAATGTGGGTTCTCCTGCTGTATCAGTTCCCGTATCTGTTCCTCCGAGGTCTCCTCCACCCATATCGGGTTCGCCACCGAAGTCACCACCGCCCAAGTCTCCACCTGAGCCTCCAACATCAAATCCACCTCCGTTGTCAAAGTCTGCGATACCGCCACCGAAGGAATCCATCTGACCGAATCCACCTCCGTTCTGTGCTTCGCCTTCTTCCTTCATCTTCTCCTGCTTCTTCTTCCTTGCTTCTCTTGCGGCATTCAGCTCAATCATATCATCAGCTGATAGGTTCAGGAACTTGCTTATTGCAAAGCTGGTAGGGATATATGATGAGTCATTTTCCTCTTGGATGCTAAGAAGTGAGTTTACATACTCAGAAGCATTCTTGAGTCTTTCGCTCTCCTTCATATCAACAAAGATATTCTCATCAATGAACTCAATAGTCGTTGCGGTTTTGAGCTTGACGTGCTTTGCGTATTCAGGGTGCATAAGGGCAAACTGAATCCAAGTAGGCTTAATAAGTATCTCCTTGAAGATTACCCTAAGGCGATTGATAAATCGGTGGAAGTTATGCTCTTCGTGCGTAATAGCTGAATTGAAGTCATAAGGGTTAGCCATTCCCTTCCCTACTGAGTTAGGGAATCTGTTACGTGGTATCTGCGTATCTTGGATAAACCTATCCCAAAAGTATTCAAGCGTTTGAGTTGAGTTCATGTCGTACCCGTCATCACCGATAGAAGACACATCCGTAGTCCCCTGCCCGTTGGACGGGAAGACCATCGTCTTAGCGAATGGGAATTTGGCTCTGCTGTTGTAGTTCACCTCCCCACTCAGCGAGTCAATGCTTATATCCTCCTTGTAGAATGCCTCAAACTGAGCAAGCTCCGTACGCATCTTCTGTGGTGGCATTGACCCCATTGGTACTACAATCTTGGTGCGCTTCTGAGCGTTCATCAAGTTCCAAATGACACGAGACCCTTCAAGCTGGTTGAGGATGTTGTACGACCTTGAAAGGCGTTCAAGGTAAGATACGTTAAGGTTGTTGTACTTACCCGAGTATGAGATGTAGATGATATTTGAGTCAGGGATTTCAATAGAGCCTCCTGATGTTTCTTGTATCCATACCTTAACATCCCCGACACCTTCTACCTTCTTAATCTTAGTGTATAGCGTAGTTGGGTCAAGTTGTTTGAACCCTGCTATACCCGTAGCCTTCATGATACCATTCTCCGAGGTATATTCGTAGATGATTTCAAATGCGAGGATACCATCAATAAGGAAAGACTTGAAAAGATTCCAAGCGTCATCCGAGACGTGGAAGTTATATATACGATATACCTCACGGAATGCCATGACGAGACCATCCAGCACTTCCGACTTACGACCTTTCTTGTCAGGCTTGATGACACTTGAAAGGAGCTTAATATCCAAGTTAGCAAAGTACCCATTCGTATCATAGACGATGGCTTCGTTGGATATAATATCAAGACACGTCTCAATCGTTGGGTTCTTGGCAAAGTCCCTGAGCTGTTGCCTCCTTACGGAGTACCTCTTGTCATAATATGGGATATACTCATCTTGTCCAACAACATCGGCATATGGGTTTAGGTAGACGTTGTCTCCACCATACATCGCATTGAACGAGTTGAGAGCCGTATTAGACGTTTCAGTAGAGCCCTTTGTGAAGGAGTTTTCAATGAGGCTGGTGTTCCACCTTGCAGATGTTGATGATAGGTCTACGAGGTTACGAGCCTTAGCCTTCTTCTTGTCTCCTCCGTCACGAGCGTGTTCTTCTGCGTAGACAGCATATATAGGAGAACGTCTATCCTCTCTGTTCTCCCTTGATGGGTATATGTATTTGATTTTCTTTGCCATAGTAAAAGCTCCTTACTAAGAAATAGCAGGTCGGTGTTGTATTTACCTATCTACTTATTTTAGTAAGGAGCTTTATCTATGTTTTTTGAAGACTACAAGTAAACCTTCTTATGGGTCAGAGGGAATTTCCTATCCTTGTAAATTCCGTCTCGTTCCTTTGCGTGCTTCATTAAGTAACAAGAAGAGCGACTTGACGATACCTTCTCGCCCTTGGGCTTGTAGTTTAGGTTGTCCCTGAAGTCATAAAGGATAACCTTCTCTTTCCCCTTGAAGAGACGCATACCACGACCGAGAGCCTGAGCTACGATTCGCTCACTCTTCGTTGTCTCCACGAGAAAGATGTACCAAAGCCTTAGCAAGTCCACACCTTCTGAGAATGTCCCGAGGGTAGCTACGAACACTGAGTTATTGGTCTCGTCCTTTTCAAACTCTTCCTTCATAGCATCACGTTCAGCGACACTCGTACTTCCGTCTACGTAGTATATGGTCTTGTCGGTATTCTCCTCAAGCCATTTGACGATTTGGTTTCCGTAGTCACCCTTAACATCCGAGAAGAGTACGAGGCTGTTCATGTCTGAGCTGGCAATGCAGTTGCAGATATACTCAAGTCGCTTGTGCGATGCTCGTATGTACTCACGCTCTTCGTTGTACAGCATTGATGCCATTCGGGTATCACCCGTAGGACGCATCATTCGGTGGTTGTATAGGTTGGTTAATCCACCATACGTATTGTCGTGGACAAGCTCAATAGCTTCAACCTCAATGGGAGTTGCCTTCTTCTCCTCGTTGATGAGCTTATCGCTCGTTAGAGTATATACGATTGGACCCATGTACGACTGAGAAGTAAAGGATTCAATCGTACCCTTCTTCTTGTGCGGTGTACCCGACAGACCTATCTTGTATCGTGCATTCACACAACGGCTAAAGACAACCTGCATCCCCGATGCTGTGATATGCTGACACTCATCACCTACGACAGCCGTGACCTTCCTAAAAAACTCTACGTTTACCTTCTGAAGGGATTGGAATGTACCGAATACGATATTGCACTTGTCGCCCTTGAACTTAGCCACGGGCTTACCTCCTCCGACAAGTTCATAATGCCAATCCTTCTTGAATGCAGGGTTAATCTTCCCATCATAAAGGACGAACTTCTCCATTGTCTGTTTAGCCAGCGCACCGCTTGGAACAATGAATACCATCTTGGTCTCGTCAAGATGGTCAAGCATATACTTAAAGATGAGATAGCTCGTTAGGGTCTTACCTGCACTCGTAGACATCTCAGCTACGCACCTTCGGTATCTAAGAACGGCATAAGCCGCATCTTTCTGATAGCCATAAGGTTGTATCTCTGAACCCTCAAAAAGGTCTGATACGTATTTCTCAAAGTACTCCTTCGTGATTTGCGTATCAATGAGTGTTGGGAGGAAAGCATCTGAAAGGACAACCTCTTCCTTATATTCGGAAGCAAAGTTGTATAGCTCCTTCCATAGCCCCGAGGAGACGATGAGGTTTTCGCTCATAAACGACTCTTCAACGGGGATATTCGGATTCAGCTTCCGAAGGATAAAAGCATCCTTCCTCTCCGCTGTCATATAGGATAGAAGCTGGAAAGTCTTATGTTCTTGGAGGTCATCTACTTTAATGTACTGACCATCGTTTGATATTTTTAATAGCATCGGACATATGTCTTGTAGTTAAAAAAAGTTCGCTATTCCAAAATGCAAAGATATGGAACAGCGAACAAATATACAAATATGGGCTGGTTATTTAGGTTCTCTCAATGTGAACAACCAAAGATGACCTGCATCTTCTTCCGCACCTCTACCCGTATGTGCCTGCGCAACCCTTGGTGTTATAGTGACCGAAGAAGCAAAGTTCTCTCGCCACTTATAGGATAGGCGACTTCTATCAAGGCTGATTAGAGGTCCAACGGGATACTCTTCACCAAGGTCTATCTTATATGGTGATATTTCCACTTCACCCTTGATTTTATCTTCCTTCACTTCGGAGATACATACCACCTTGTAGGTCATCTGCTGTTTAAGCTCATCAAGTGAGATAGGTATCTCCCTCGCCTTCTTAGCCGTTTCCGCTGTCACCTTCTCCTCGTCTTGGAAGAGGTATCCATTGGAATGGGCGTGCTTGTTGGATGGTATCTTCCTGAATAGACGTTCAAATGGCGATGATGGAAGTGGCGAATGACTTTCCTCGTTATTCCAAAAGGCTCTCGCCTTCAGCTCGTCATCAGTGAACAATGGGAAGCTCATATCCAAGTCAAGCTCCACCTTGCCTCCAATCTTCTTGTAGACATTTCCGTTGTAAACAACGTCATTGGAATATCCTACATTTATTTTGTACCCTTGGAATGTACGCTTAGGATAGTCAAGGGTTAATAGCGTCTTGTTCGTTTCCGAGATAGACTTAACGGAGAAGTGCGTGTCATCATCAAAAAGTGAGCTTAACGTTGGCAGATTGAACTCGTTTGAGAACGTACCTCCTGAGGCAAGCATCCTTTCTGTGAGGTATGGCTTGATGTAAATTGATGTCGTCTTATCAACTCCACTAAACTCACCCCAAGTCGTATATTGGTCGGGCACGCTATTCAGTTCTTCTTCCGTTAGCTGATTAACTCCTATCTCAATAGGTATCACAGAATACACGCCCCTTGATGACACGACACTACTCTTAACGTACTTCCCGTACATTGCGCTCTCCTTGTTTATACCTGAGGAAAGGTCTACGCTCGTTTCGCTCATCAAGGTTGGCTCTTCGTTTAGGTAGTTGAAAGTCTTAATCACATCATACTGAGGGTTGAATGATATGCTACCTCCATCATCAACTGAAGGCGAGAAGAACATCATTCGGTCTACGCTTATCGGCAGTTCAATATCCGTGTATGTAGGGTTGTCCATCTTGAGCTTCAGCGATATGTTTACCTCGCTATGCTCAACGAGGTAGTTCATCGTTGATATGATTAAGAAGAAACCACTTTCATACCTACCATTACCGAGTGTAGCAATAGACGTGATATTCTTCATATCCCGCTCTTGGCTCATCAGACCAATCTGATGTGCAACACGCTCGCTGGTTACATCGCTATCTCTTACGGCTGGTCTTTCGGAGATGAGAATATCAAGGATGTTCTTAGCAACCTCCTTGCTCATAGATGAATCAACATTCTTTTCCCTAAGTATAGCAAAGGGAACATTATCGTTCATGAAGTCCGTTATGGAGACGCTACCCTTCGTTATCTTTACGTAGTCGCCCTCAGGTATGATGACGTTGTTTTCTGCAACAAGAGAGATGGATACCTGCATCGGTTCTCCGTCTCCTGATTGGCTGAACTTGTTCTTAATGAATGGAGATACAATCTTCCTCTCACCATAAGCCAACGCCTTGTTCATCTTACCTGCACCATTTGAAATGCTCCCATCGGAAACCATAAACGGACTGATTGTCCCCAGCCTACACAGAGTAGCGACATAAACCTGAGACCTCTCCATATCCTTCGCTATACGAGACCAATTAGTAGGGTCTAAATTGGAGAAGGTGAGCTTGTTAGATATATCTAACATATTGGAACTCAGATTTTTGTTTCTATTGAGAGCATTCATGAAACGCTCATCAACCCCTTCAAATGAAAGTACGGGCTTCTTTCTCTCGTCCTCGTAGAAGGGCTGAGAGATAGACCAATCATACGTGCGCCCACCTTCCGTTGTGAACGATATATTCAGCACACGCTTTGAGCCTTCTTCAATACTCTGATAGAATCGGTTCGTGCTCAGCAGAGCCTCCTTTTCATTAGTGTACTTGCTTGGGATATTCTTCCCATAGATATAGGGTATCGCTACGCTGTTTTCAAGGTAGTATGGCTGTCTGAAATGGACGAAGGAGTTATGTGCAATGTTTGAAAGGTTTACCTTTTGCACACCCGAGTAGACCCCATCAGCATAGTACAGAGGAGCGTTGGACTTAATATCCTTTGCGATAGGGACATCAACCCCATTAACCTGAACCTTAGCAATCCTATCATACAGCACCGAGCCGTCAGAGTTCTTAGCCGTTGGGAAGAAAATCTTCAACAGCTTTTGGTCTGACATAGATGTCGTTGCGCCATCAACAGCAGGGATGATGTTCCTCTTCAAGGAAGTATCAATAAGGGTAGAGGAATCCGTTACAAAGGACAATGCTCCTTCGGACTTATTCATGAATTGCTGTATTGGAGAAAGGGCTATTGAACCCTCCTTTTGCTCTACCTTAACGCCTCTCTCAATAGGTCTTTTGAAGATGCGCACTCCATCATTGAGGGCAAAAGGAACAACAGAGAACGTGACATACTGCGAGTTTTCAGCTGTTACATCTCGGTAAAGCTCCAGCACGTCAGCCTCTTTCATTTTTATGGTATATACCCTTGATGGTGCTATCTCGTAAAAGTCCGTTGGCTGAATAACGAACTTCCCCTTTGACGTGTTGATTGCCATGATGCGCACGCCACCCGATATTACCGAAACTGCGCTTGGTGATATTACGAATGATATGCTACTATCGTCTCCGTGGATATAAACACCCACCTTGCATACGGGCTTATCTTCATACACGTATGGGAGCTTGCTTGTGACATACTCGTCAAACTCAATAGGGAAGGTGCACTCTTTCTCCAGCTCTGATGAGATAGCCTTGTCAAGAGTCTTAGCCTCGTACAGCTGACGCTCGTTGAGAGCCTTGTTTACATGAACCCCCTTGACATTAAGAGTGACCCCTTCGTTGTTGCTTCCCATTCGGAAAGAGCGTAGGTCGGCATCAATAGAAAGATAGTTGCCTCCCGATAAGGCTATGGTCTTTCCCTTGCTAATATCAGAATCAACGATAGCACCTCTTGAGAGAAGTGGTAAAGACGAAAATCTATTTGCCCTATAATCAAGGATGTTGATGAACTCGGATGTTGAAAACGCTGGGTTCTCCCTCTTGTAGTGAGCCGTATGACCACTCTCCACACGCCCTGCATTGCTAATCCCGATTAGTGAAGAAACGCAAACTCTCCCGTTGCGATTCCAAAGGCTATCGCTGATAAAGTTTGGTGCATCTTGGAGGATGCGATTGAATGTCTCTGAGGAAATATCCTCCATAGAACTATCAACCTTCACTTTCTTTAGCCCAATGCCAGCGAGGACAAAGAGGTCATCACCCTTTGCGATATTGGGCTTTAGCATCATTCTCTTGCTAAGCAAAGCCCTGAAGTCCACGTTGGAGTAGAAGTAATGCCTTGGATTACCATCAATAGGAATAAGCATCTCCTGCGTTGGTTTTACTCCGTATGGGTATCCATATACATAGTATGGAGAGTTAGGGGCATTCCATTCGTATAGTTTTGAGCGAAGGATGTTAAACACATCCGACCTCATCGTACCATTTGCGTTGAATAGCTTTATGTCCTTTGGATTGATATACAACCTACGATACACTTGCCCCTGAGGCGATTTCTTATCACCCTTTCTGACAAGGTACTTCTGATAGTCATCATCTTCATCATCCGTGACCATGGAGTTCTTATATCCAATATAGTCAAGACCACTCATGAAGAAGTCCGATGGATGACCAAAGATGGCACTATATCCGTCCTTCCCTGCATCACCCTTCTTGCCTGATACACCAAGCGATGGTAATCCCGTCTTTAGCATTCTACATATAATCTATGACGACCTCGACCGAATCAAGGATAGTTAGGTACATTGCAACGAGGGAAGATTTCTCTTCCTTCTTGCTTTCTATTTTCTTTACAATCGTGTCCCTTACGGCATCAATGCTCTGCACATATTCCGTTGCCGAAGAGACACCCATTTGGCTAATGTCATCCCTACGAAGGTTGATGCGACCAACGAACTCACTTTCCACGGGCTTGCCTTCCTTCTGCGTGTTGAGATAGACATAAGCACCAAGCTCGCCACCCGAATGAATGTACTTCATAAGATAATCGGGGGACACCTCCTTCTTGGCAGGGATGTTCACCGACTTGGCAAAGAACGAGTTGTATATGGAACGCTTCATCCCGATGGAAGATACCTCAAGAGGTTCGTACCCATCCACCCTCTTAATATCGGGACTACCCGACCTGCTTGAGTATATAGGGAGGTCAAGTACAAGTGACGAATTAGATTCAATACCCCAAGTACCAAGGGACTTGTTGTAGTATATCGTCAAATAGGTTGGAAGACCATCCAAGTCAAACGAAACGAATGAACTCATAGGTACGATGCTGTACCCATTGTATTGCATTGGGATACCGCCTATAACACGGAATACGGAATCTTGTGCAATGTTCTCCGATGCCTTCAGGTCTTCTTCGCTTACGCTATGAGCAACAATATCAAGTCCCTTGAGCGTTGGAGATATGATAAGCCTATCATTCTTTCTTACAAGGACGGAATCGCTCACCTCACGACTAACGTCAATCGGGATGACCCCGCTGAGTGCATTTGCACCCCAATTCTGAACAGATAGGAGTGGTTCTGTTGATAAGTCAAGACGACCATTGGCTTCCGTAACTCTGAAGAAAGAACCGCCACCATCAATGACTATATCACCAACGTTATAAGTCACCTTGGTCTTGTCGCTCTCGTAGTTGTTAATAGGAAGACCTTGGTTCATCCTTTTCGTCACCTCAACTCGCTCTGCGTTCGCTTCTGCCGAGTCAGAGATGAAACTTGAAAGCAGGTATTTCGTGTAGTACAATGACGACCCGTCCTTGCCATTACCACCCTTATCGCCCTTCACCCCGTAGGTGGGGAATCCAGGAGCGTATTTTATATTGTCGTTTGCGCTCATTCGTTGTGATTTTCTTTAACCTATTATAGATGAAATACCTACCGATACAAAGAACTTCCTATCGTCAATATCCTTTATATCAATGTAGTAGATAAGGTTGTTATTTACTTCCGCTATTGACGTAGACACGTTCTTCAGCTGTTCCATTCCATCCACCTGCTCAGTGAATAGGACATCCGAGGTATCCGTTGTAGTCCTTACCCTACTAAACACTGATACGGATAGGTCATCCTTCAGTGATAGGTATTTAGTAATAAACGAGTTAATATACCTATTACGTTCTTCTTCAGAGGTTATCCAAGCAATCTCCGAGGAGAAGATTTCATTTCTTCTGAGGGCGTTAAACGCACCCTTAGTGATATTACATTCAATCCTCAGGTTATCTACTTGCTTCCCTTCAAACTGAGAAGTTGATATATCAAAGGTGAGGTCGTCACCGATAGTCCACTTATCTACGAGGATGGTGATACCATCCTTCCCCTTGATGGCGAACCCGTCTGATGACATCATCTTCTTTGAGGAAAGAGTTGTCTTTATTGAGCCGTTGTTGATAGGTGAAGTGGAAATAACATTAAGGTCAGTTACCCTTTCCACGTTGTCACCATTAAGTCTGAATGCCGTAGCAGACCCTACCGACTTAACTACAAAGCCTCCTCCTACCATAGAGCCATACTTGAACATAGGTAGCGTGCAGACATCATAATGTCCTAAGCTCCTGCTCAGCGCAGACCCTACGGGAAGACGCTCAATGCTAATCGTGAAGTCATCACCGCTCGTTAGGTATGTTTCCTTGTGCTCCTTGTTCCTAATTGAAATCCTCATTGGGGAGGACTTTATCAGGTTCAGGATTTCCGATACGCTGAACGATGATGGGGCTTCTCCTGAAACGACAAGCGAAGAGGTGAGTTGCCCGATATTCCCTACCGAGAAATGTGACATAGTAGGCTCGGTGAACGAGCTTCCCCTTGACCTCAACATCGCTGATGGTATAACAGAACTTGGAACAGAGAATGCGCCATTTGATACGTTCACACTATCCGTTGGTATTGACAAGAACCCATTCTCCCATTCTTGTATTAGGTAGCTACTCTTTCTGTATGAACCTCTGTACCCATAGATGTCCGTGCCTTCGGAGCTATCCCCGTCAAAGTGACTATCTATGGAGATACGCTTGGATGGGTCTATGGAGTAAGACGAGGTTGATACGCATCTCCAATCCTTGTCCCCGTATATGTACGAAGTCCCCATCACTGCCGAAGTCCCCGTCAGCGAAGTTAGGATATAAACCCTTCCTAAGAATCGGTCAATAATAACCTCAGGATAAGCCAATGGAGTAGACACTCCAAGGACTGCAACCGAACAACGAGATAATTCACTGAGTGGAATTTTTGACTTCAGATTACCCTTGACTGATATGGTAGCAAGACTATTGTCAATGAAGAACTGAAGGGTCTCCGAGTTAGGCTGGTAAACCCCATGCGTGTAGTCTATTGCCCTATCAAATACTCTATCAAAGATGGAAGTGTCACCATACTTCTCAATGTAATTGTATATTGATATACTCTCGCCATTCGCTTCAACAAGCAGTGCGGTATCCACTGATGGTATCTTCGTTGAGCGTAGTGAAGAGCCATATACACCGACAAGCCCGCCATTCTCCTCGTGTATCCCGATATTCCTGAAGAGGAAGTCAGAAGAAGTAAGAAGAGAGGTTTTATCGGGGACTGACTTGATGTACCCTTCCCTAAATGCAGGTGAAAGACCTTGCGATGGGTCTGTATCAAGTGGATTAGAATTAAAATCAACCTCAACTATCTGAGTATCAGACGAAAAGCTAAGCTCAATGTTATAATAGTTGGGGATATTGCTTCGTTCAAGGTCTTCCTTGACGTACCCAAACACCGATGGTGGATATGTGGAGAACTTGTCCACACTAATCCCGTTGATACCCCCACTTACAATCTTGTATATTCGGCAATCGTTGAGGTCAATACTTGGGTTCAGCTTCTCAGAAGATGCGAAGTTATACACAAATGGAGACCTCGCAGTCGTCTGTCTGATATTCTCGTAAGTAGATGTAACCAAATCATGGAATGGGTGCACTGCCATACGGGACAGCTGAACGGGGTCGTTGCCATAGAACTTAACGTACTTGGCTTTGTGGCAGTCATTGTTCCCGTTGTAGACTACCGAACGTCCTACACCGAATGGGGATATGATAGCCTTCACCTTGGTCTCGTTAAACGCCAAGCGAGCGAGTTCAATATCCACATACTCCCCATCCGTACGCAAGGCTTTGTCCTCACGTATCTCTTGGGATATATTGCTGATGGCAAAATCCTTTGATGGTGATATTGTCCCATTACATACAGATACCCAACCTCCGAGAGACACAAGTTCATTGATTCGCTCAGGACTTTCGTAGACTTCAACCATGTCATCCGATATGGTCATAAACCCAACGCACTGATGATACCTATCACCCATATTTTGGAAGTCTGAGTTCCCGAGTATGGATGCGACCTTCTTGTCTTCTCTGAAGAAGAAGAGTCTATCCTGAATTGAAGCGTTGGCGGAATCCTTGTATAGCTCAACCTTTGGGGTGAACTTATCCCTTCCAAAGAACGTATGCGAAAATCCTATGTCATTACCCTTGGGGTATATAATCTGAACGTACGTAGCCTTATGCTTCGTGAATACGTCAAGCCTTGTCGTTCCATTGTCTTTCACTTGGAACGACACATCGTCTTGCTCGTTCATCACCTTACGGAGAGCCAGCTTAATCCTTTTCAGGAATGTTTCAACATCCCCCGTCTCCGTTATTGAAACGTGATAAACGATTGGCGTAACCGAGGTGAGGTCGTCCTCAGGAGAGAATGGGAGGATAACGTTGTCACGCATCTTCCTCCTCTTACCGAGGTTTATCCTCTCCTTATAGATGAACATATTTGGTATATCAGATGGTACGACATACTTATTTTTGAATGGGGTATGAGTTACCTTTAACCCTCCTACATAGTCTTCACTCCTCTGACCATCAAGACCCGAGAAGTATCTAAAGACGTGCCCGTCATTGTGGTTGTCGTTTACAAGCCTTTCGTTTGTAATGAAGCTGACATCGTCTTTATGAATCTTGTAGTAGATTGCATTAGCATCAATATGCTCCTTCTCGGACTTAGCAGAAAGCTTAGCGAGTAGTCTTTGCCTTACCCCATTAGCCGTCATTTCGGTTCGGAGAACGTGCGAAACCCCATCCTTGTACTTCTTCTTCACTACGGAAATATCAACAACAACGGGAGCTTTGTCCGTTTCAATAATTGTGCCGCTAACGACACGTCTATCGTATTCACCCTCTCTTGAGAACAAAAATCTGAGGTGTGAACCTTCAGTGTATGGCTCTTCAAGGTACATCGTAAGGAACTCGCCATTGCTTTCTTGGGGTATGGAAGAAATGCGGAAAGTCGCCTTTACGTCATTATTTTTTGATAGAACCCCCGATGTGATTGCTTTTTTAAGGTCAGCTTCGTTTCTCACACGGAGTAGATTTCCTCCTGATGATAGACCATAGATGATGCGCTTATCCTTCATCTCCTTTGCGTAAAGGAATAGGTCGTTATCCTTGTAGTCGTCACCATTGCCCTTATAGCATCTTGCGTCACCATTGGGCATAAGGGTTATCATATCGTACTTGACAATCTCCTCCTCGGTGAGGTACAGACCGAAGTACGTGTTTAGCGAAAGAGTATTCACCTCGGCATCATCAAAGTAGTACTCCATATTGATGATGTGCGGATGCAGAAGTTCATTCCTTTCGTAAGCACCCGAGATGAATTTGTTGTACGTTTCCGTGGAGTACGCACTTTTTTTAGCCCCCGTAAATGCGTGGTAGTTTAGCTCCGTTGCGCTCGTAAAAAGACCACTCCTTACACTTACGCCACGAAAAACATTCTCCCCGTCCTCGACACTTGGCTGAAGAAGATATGGAGATGGATACCTGATAGCTTCGTTGTAATGTCTCCTTAGGTAGTCACCGAGGAGCGTACCTTGCTTCATTGACCAAGAAGAAACAAGCCTACCATTCTCAATCAAAAAAGATGCAATGTTGCCACTTTGGTTATCAATTAGTCCTAAGTCTTTCGTTGGCACAGAGAACACAGCGAAGAAATCAGGGAGCTTTTCTTTTAAGTACAGCGGTGCTAAAAACACAAATCCCTCCTTGTGGGTTGGATTTACATTCGCTGTCCCCCCATACATGTAGGTCATGTCAAGCCCACCCGTATCAGCCGTCCTATCCTTTGCCGTCTCGGAAGAAGGCTCGTCATAAAAGACACCCTTTGGTATCAAAGAGAAAAGCCTACGTACGTCATCACCATACACCCCCATTCCACTTACGGGGTTAGACGAGTACTGCCTTGACCCGAGGAGTGGATTGACGGGAAATGTGTCAAGGCTTATCTTCCCTTGCGAGTCTATAGCGAGCTTAATGTTCCCCGTCAGCTTAGGATTCGTCCTAAGGAGCATAGCCGATTGGAATGAGTAGCCATAGTATGGAGTCACTCTATCCCCCTGAGAGACCACAGAACGGCTCTCGTAGGCTCTAACGCTAAACGAGTAAGCCCTTGCTATCAGTTCATCATTAAAGAGCGTTGTGAGGTCTTCTTCTTGACCGAGGTGGTAATTGGGCGTATACCTTATCGTCCCATCACCTACCTGTTGTGATAGCGAGGAAATCGTATGAGGGGCTTGGAGCTTGTCTACACGTTCAAATGGGTTAGACCTACCTATCGTGACAATAAGCTCCACCTGAAGCCTGAAAGACACGTTAGACGACCTTCCCCTCATCGTGACAAGAAAGAAGTTATCAGAGAGCGTAGGATAAAGCACGTGGGACGATACAACCCTACCATCCTCATCAAAGAGAAGAGGAACGCCATTGATATGCAGAGCAAGCTGTTCCATCTTGACAAGGTCAGAAGGGTCAAACTTCACCCTGAGGGAATACCCATAGGCATAGTCATCAATACGCATATCCCCCGAAGCCTGATTAGGGAGGGTCTGAATGATACGAGGTACTTGGATGACTATCCTTGAAGAACTCTCGTTAAGTATTATCTGTTGGGACTTGAAGTTCATTGGGTGAATGTGAATGTAGGGTATTTACCCGTTGGGTTTGGTGGGTTGGGTGGGTGAAATCAGAATTGACGCAATACCAGTAGTTAGGTAGTTACTATAGTATTGTATTCTTTATACTATATATATTACTATATAAAAGTTATACCTTATATATATAGTAGTGGCGTTGATGTGTCTCACCGCTTGTTCGGTGAGCTATAAATTCAATGGTGCAAGCATCGATTACAGCAAGGTGCACACCATTCAGATAGCCGA